AGCACATCATCTAGATGACGCTGTAGAGACCTGGATCTTTACTTCTCTGCATGGTGAATCACGATTGATTCCATATGCAAGTGGAAACGTGGTTCATCCGTTCCTCATCACACCGAAGGCAGAGTTTATCTCTTGGTGTGAGAGGAAGAAACTTCGATGGATCGAGGATAGTTCAAATTGCGATCTACGATTCATGCGTAACTTGATTAGACATCGTATCGTGCCAGAAGCCTTACGTGTTAATCCAGGTTTGCACAAGGTTATTAAGAAGAAATATCTCGATGGGTTGAATATTCTTTTAGACAAGAAGTATATTGATAAAACTCTATGAACTTGCAACTTACACCCGAACAATTTGTAGTATTATACGAGCTAGTTTCAAGCGCGTCTTTTTCTTCTAATGCATCTTCAAAACGTGAATCTCTGGTTCAAATTAGAGAAAAATTATCTGAAACGATCCAAGATTCATTAGAAAAGTTGTACCAAAATCAAAACAAAGAGAAGCTTTCGACTTGGGTAAAAAATGAAGAAAAGAAAATTTCTCAATTAACTCAAGATTTATCCAAACTAAAGAATCAAAAATTTGATTTTTCATATCCTTCTGATGATGGATTACATTTTCCACCTGGAAAATAGTGTATAAAATGTCAGAGTGATATCAATTTTTACTCCTACTAATAATACAACTTGGTTAAAAGATGCATGGGAATCATTAGTTGATCAACCTGTCGAATTTGAATGGTTGATAGGAATTAATGGAAATCCTGACTTAGATAATATTCCTAAAGATCCTAGAGTTAGGATTATTAGTACAGGAGAATGGAAAGGCGTAGGAGATGCAAAAAAGCAACTATGCCAATCTGCTCATGGAGAAATTCTTCTTGAGTTAGATCATGATGACATTTTAGCTGAAAATGCTCTTCTTGAAGCAGAAAAGGCATTTGAAGATCCTGAAGTCGGATTTGCTTATTCAGATTGTGCAGAATGGGTAGATGCTACAGGAGAACCCTTCACATACGGTGAAGCGTATGGATGGGAATCTTATCCTTGTGAAATAAGAGGCAGAAATCTTCTTGCTACAAGGTCATTTCATCCCACTGCTAGATCTATATGTCAAATACTTTATGCTCCTAACCATTTCAGGGCTTGGAGAAAATCAGTATATGATGAAGTCGGAGGTCATGACGTTACTTTGAACGTTGCTGATGACTTTGATTTAATCGCAAGAACGTATTTAAAAACAAAATTTCGATATATAGAAAAGCCTCTTTATGGTTATCGTAGACGGGCAGACGGCGAAAATACTTGGCTTAAAAACTGTGATGAAATTCAAAGACTTTGCGGCCAAGGAAAAAACTTAGAAATACCTGCCGAGGCTCAACCTATGTTGCTCCGCGACAAGTACATACATGACTTAGTCGCAAGAGAGTGTGACGTAAAAGGATTGCCTAAATTTGATCTAGGCGGCGGTATCTTTGGAGCTCCTGGATGGAAAACGCTAGACATATCTGGAAATCCAGACGTGTTTCATGACGTTTTTGGTTCAAAAAAACTTCCTTTTGAAGATAACTCTATCGGCGCTTTCAGGGCATTTGATTTTCTTGAGCATGGCGAAGATCTTGATGCTTTCTGGCTGATGGATGAAATTTATAGATGCTTGGTTCCAGGAGGATGGTTTTTATCATATACTCCTCATGCATTAGGAATAGGAGCAACCTGCGATCCGTCTCATAGATCAAAATGGGATGAGAGAAGATTTTTGTACTGGTGCCACAAAGGTCTAAGACCGTTCCTTGAATCTGCATACCCGCCAGCAAAATCAAGATTTCAACCTGTAAGATTATACAAAGAAACTAGGATTATGGGTCCCAGTCCGTTTTCTTACGAAGTACCTTATGTTGTTGCAGACCTTGTTGCATTAAAAGACCAACGACAACCAGGCGCAAAATATATTTAATCTTATAATGAACTATAAATCTATTTTAATTTTTATAGTGCTAGCAACACCGTGGACATTCGTTATACCTGGGATTGCCTATGCCTATAGGCGTTTAAAAAATAGAAATAAATAAGGCCAACGTTTCCATTGGCCTTTTATTTTAGATTATTTTAAATTACTCAGAATCTCAAGAGTCTCTCCAAAGGTTATTTGAAGCGAAGACTAAAATCTCTTCTGCTGATTCTGCAGAATAACCATAATCTTTGATCATAGTTTGAACCATGTCGCTGTATTTCTTTTGTTGATCTTCGTCACGAGTCTTGGACTTAGTGACAATTCGTGCCATAGAGCGAACTGAAGAAATCAAATATGATTCAATTGCATTCTTCAAAGGTTCATACGTAGCATAAGAAACCTTTTCTCCTCTGCGCATCTTTGCAAACATGTATGCAGTAACGTCAGAGCGGAATCCGTCACGAGAAGAACCTGTAACTCCAATTTGCTCTTCGATAGAAGTCATAAATTGTTCATCAGGCTTTCTTTCTTCTTTAGTAACTCTATCCTTAAGCTTTGCACGAGTTGTGTAAGCCTCTGCGTTATCTAAATAAGATTCAAACAAAGATTGAGCTTGTTCTTCATAAGCAGTAATGAAAGCTTTTGCTATCTCTGTCTCTAAAATCTTTAGATATTCTTCGCGGATAGTCTTCTGAAGAAGCTCAAGGCACTTTGACTTAAATTGTTCATCGATTAATTGTTCTTTCACCATCTTGGTCAAAGAATCCATGACAGAGATTGGTGTGATCATGTTCTTGTCGGATGCAGTAAGAGCATTGTCAAGAGCCTTCGTAATGAAGCGTGTTGAAATTCCATCCATTCCTTCATGCTTAGCTTCTTCTCTGAGATCCTTGATGTCGACCTTACGAACGCGTCCCTTTTCAAGGACGTCTTCACCGTTGTAGATCTTCATCTTGGTGAGAAGGTCACACTTAGCCGAATCCTTGAGTCGACTCATGACGGAGAACATTGAGGCAATCTTCAAGGTGTGTGGAGCGATGTGTGACTTAAACTCTGACTTACCCAGCATCTTCTCATAGATCTTAACCTCTTGGTTAAGCTCAAGGCAGTAAGGAACTGAGATCTTTACGATACGATCCATGATGGCTTCATTGGTGTGTTCTGACTGGAAACGATTCCACTCAGCCTCGTTACAGTGTGCGAGGATGACACCATCGAAGTGAAGCATGTCTGACTTGCCTGGTGATGGGACGCGCTTCTCTTGGGTCGCGGTGATGATCGTGTGGAGGAACTCAATCTCGTTCTTGAAGACCTCGACGAGTTCAACGATGCCACGATTACCAACGTTGAATGCACCATTAAGAGAAAGAGCTCTTGGATCATCCTCTGCAAACTTATCAAGCTTTGAAATATCGACTGATCCGATGAGAACGGAAACGTCTTGAGAGTTAGCATCCATCGGAGGAACAGAAGCTACACCACGACGACCACGTTGCGAGAAGGTAACTTCTTCAACCTCGAAGTCCTCGTACTTGCCAGCGTAATCGTTGAGAAGCTTGTGACGGGCGACAGGTGAGATGTCACCATCGATCTTCACATTGATGGCTGACTCTACTGAAGGACGAAGAGATCTTGGAATTAACTGAAGAGGTTCGCCACGATGGGGATCACCCTTTAGTGTGTAGTACTTCTTGCCTTCAAGAGACTTCTTGATGTGCTCTGTTAGGGCAGACTTACCAGCGCCGACTGGTCCCATGAGGAGAAGAACCTGACGTGACTCTTCACCTTTGTGAGCTGCGGATGACAAGAAGCTCATGACCTTCTCGATGACGGTTTCCATTCCGAAGAACTCGCCTTCGAAGTATTTGTGAATCTTGATGTTCTCGCCATCAAAAATCTTAAACTTTCTTGGATCTGAATCCGGCAACACGTAGGAGCCGTGTTCTTCGATAGCGTCATGAAGACGTTTGTGGGCGGACTTGACGACGGATGGATCTTTTTCGACCATCTCGATGTAGTCCATTAAGTTTCCAGAAAACTTTTTGGTCTTGCTAGATTCTTCGCGTGCTGTTTTAATTTGTTGTAAAAGTTGTTTCTTGATGCTGCTCATAATTTATATGTATCCTCTTCTAAGGCTAGAGTTAATCAATTTCCCAAGGTTCGTCTTCTAACATCGTATAAAACTTAACCTGACCATCCCATAAATTTTTTATGTGTTCAACTACTTCATTTGCATGCTTTATGTCTAAATCTCTACCTTCATGTTCATGACGAACAATTAGCATTCTATCTTTTTTTACTTCATCTACATATACGACAGGAATTGATCCTCCCGCAACGTTTGAAATTAAATCTTCTTTTACTTGTTTCCATCCTCTTTCGTCAGAAACGTCATCAACCGTGATTCCAATCTTTTTCTTGAAAGAATAAGAAAAAAGATTTAAATCGATGCAATCTTCTTCAGTAAGATACTGACGCAAGAACGATGAGTCGTAACAAACCTCGCGAGCCAAGAAGCACTCTTCAATTCCATGACGTTCCTTTATCTTTTGGAAAAGATGGAATCCAAGGTGGTAAGGATTAATTGCTCCGATGTGTGGTCTGACGACGGCATTGTGCATCTTGACGATTGGAAGGTGAAGTTCACCAGGAAGCTCGAGCTCGTGGCAAAGCGTGTAATGCCAGTATGAAGCCCAACCTTCATTCATGATCTTCGTTTGAATTTGTGGCCAGAAATACTGACCTTCTTCTCGGCAAACATGGATGATATCGCGCTTCCACTCTGGAATCCTAGCGTTTTCTTCGATGAATCCAAGAAGATCGTAGTCTGGTTCTAGTGGAACGATATCGATGTTGAAGTTTTTGTATTTTCCGTCTTTATCGTTGTTGATCAATTCGATGTATTCTGCTTTTATCTCGGCATGAGGGCGACGAACTTGACCATACTTTGTCGTTTGAAACTGAAGAGCCTGACATGCGTCTAACGTTCTTTCTACTGCATCAATTCCGATGTGGGGATCTTCCACGTACTTTTGAATTCTCTTCTTGGCAGAACGCAAACGTTGGATCACGGATTCTGGACGTGTGTTCTTGAACATTCTGTTGTTCTTGAAGAAATCTGAATGTCCAACGCAGTGAGCCATGATGAGAATCTGGAGGTATAACGGATTTTCTCTCATGAGATAAGCAAGAGAAGGATCACTGTTGATGATTAGCTCGTAAGGTAGTCCTTCGGCTCCGAGATTATAACGATTCATCGTTTGTTCGAAAGACTTTCCAAACGACCAATGAGAATACATGGATGGCATGCCATGATGGACCATGGCACCGATCATTTCATGATAATCGATGACCTCGTAATCTAGTTCAAACCAATCTAGATTGTGCTTTTTAGCTAGAGCGACGATTCTTTCATCCCACACTTTTAGGTCTTCTAATTTATAATCCATCACTCATCCTCCTTCGCGCCGTTCATTAAACTCATGAATGCTGGCCACACATCTTCTCGTTTTTGAATTCTAACTTCTTTTAAAACGTTTCCTTGAAGAGGCCGCAATAACCCATACAATCTTCCAGGTTCTGACATCCAGCTTGTTTCAGGTTCAATTTCGCAATAACCATATAGCTGCGAAACTGACATAGCTTTTTGAACTTCTTGTATAAATTTCTCATTATCATCGGAAAAATTATCACCATCAGAACATTGAAACAAATAAATGTTCCATGATGAAGGATGATATCTCTTCTCTATAATATCGTTCGTCATTGATATAGCTGAAGAAGCTCTAGTTCCTCCTGTCGAAGCCTTTGTAAAAAATTCTTTTTCTTCAACTTCTTTAGCTTCGGTATCATGAGATATGAAGACGATGTCAATCGTTTCATACTTAAGACGAAGAAATTGGTATAGAAGGAAGAAGAACGATCTTGCGAGAAACTTCTTTTCTTGTGACATCGATCCGCTAACATCCATGACGAAGAAAATAACGGCATTTGTGCATGGCTTTTTCTTCATCTTGTAGTGTCGATAAACAAGATCATCTTCATGAAAAGAGAAGGTTTCTCCGTCTTCGGCTTTTTCAGGATCAAATCCAGCAGCCTTCATTCGCTTGATGCGAGCAATTGCAGACTTCTTCCTGTCCAACCTCGGCATGATTCCTTGTGGACGATAACCTTTTCTTTTCAGCTTTTCTGATTCAATGTTTTTTAATTGTCTTCTTTGAAGTTCTGGAAGTTTTAATTCCGCAAAGAGATATTCAGCTAACTCTTCGTGCGTAATTTCAACATCATAATATTCTTCACCTTTATCGCCACCTGCCTTGTTTGGTTGCCCTCCCTGGCCTTGAGGCGGAGGATCACCAATTTTTTGATCTCGTTTTACATCTCTCCCAGGAGCAGATCCAACTTGTTTACCGTTACTTCCGTATACGAAACGATATTCTTTTATTCCTCTTACTGGGATACGATATTTTTGTTTTCCATCTTTGCTGATAATGCTTTCATCAGCAACGATATGATGAATACCTTCTCGTATGGCTTTTTCAATCTTATGCTTATGTCTTCTACGGTCAGAAGCCGTACGATCAGCGACTGTCTTGTGTTCTCTAAAAATACTCATTAGATACCTTGATTATAAGTACCTATCAGCAAAATGAATATTCGATAAATAACATTAATTCCAAAAATCAAAATCGTCGGGAAAGTCAACGCTTCTGCTGCTAGAAAATGATGGCTTTGGAATCTTTGGATTAGACTTTATTTTTAACGTGCAAACGAATAGACCAATTGCTAGAGTAGCAATGATCATATGACATGCTATCATAATCATGTAATAATTCTCAAAATTTAATTAACTTAACTTATTTGGTCAATTTTTTCCAAGCTTTTGCGTCAGGATATCCCTTTTCGCCTGGTTTGCGACGTTTTTTCCCTGCTTTTCGTCTTTTGTGAATGTTATACCAAAGACCTCTTTTTTTCGCTTCAGAAACTTGAGAATCGATGTTTGGCAACATCATTCCATGTTGATCGTATTGAATTCCTTGATGAGATTCTGACTCAATATATCCGAAAACATCAGATAAATCAGTATAAGATCTACCTAACTTGTATTGTACCCAAGCAGGTAACTCATCATTTTCTCCAATGACGTCTAGTAACATTTGCGCCATATCAACCAACCGATGAAGCTGAGAAACAGCCATTTCTCCTTCATGGTCTGGATGACCTTCATTCCAGTCTTTTCCATTCATGTTATCGTGCATATCTTTACCTTAAAGGATATATATCAAATATCGTATGAAGATATCAATCACAAATTTAAAGCAATTAATTAGAGAGTCTTTGTCTCAAATTAACTATCCTCCTGGTCGATACGAACCATCCACTGGAGAACCATTAGAACCAGACGAGCTTGACCAGCTTTATTATGCGGGGTTTCCAGATGGAATAGAAGAAGAAGATCTTCCTGAAGAAGTAGTAGAACAAATCGTTGCTGAAGGAATCATGTTACAAAACTTGAACGTTTTTGAACAATTTGAACTTGATTATGAATCAGTAAGAGAATGTATCGTTGAAGCAAAATACAAAGGAAGAGAAGTCAAGTTAGGAAAACCTATGAAAGGTGACGTAAAAAAATACAAAGTATACGTCAAAGATCCTAAGACAGGAAACGTTAAAAAGGTAGAGTTTGGTGATCCAAACATGGAAATTCGTAGAGATAATCCAAAAGCCAGAAAATCTTTCCGAGCAAGGCATGGGTGTGGTACACCAAGAGCTTCTAATAGAACAAAAGCAGCTTACTGGAGTTGCAGAATGTGGTCTAGAAAACCAGTTTCTAAAATTCTTAAAGGAAAATAAAGCTTTAATTAAGTAAAAAATCGTTTTATAGTGTTGTATAATGTTTTCATCTCTTGTGAGATGAAAGGATATAAAATGTTTAAGAATACTTTTGCTTTTATTTGTTTGGCTTCTCTAGTTGTTGGGTGCGAAGAGAAAAAGTGCGATACAGATGAGTCTTCACCTTCATCAGTCGTCGCTTCCTCAGCATCTGGTCAAGGAGGAGCTGGTGGGACTTCTGAGTCTGGTCAAGGAGGTTCTACAGCTTCTTCTGGAGGTCAACAAGGTACAGGCGGAATGTCTAGCGTAGATAGTTCTTCAGCTTCTAGCAGTGTTGGAGCTGGAGGCGCTCCAGGAACTGGCGGATCTCCTGGTGCCGGTGGTGCTGGCGGGACTTGATTAGATCTTTATAATCAGTAAAGAAAGCCCCGTAGTTACGGGGCTTTCTTGTTTTTTATGTCGGGTTGTGGACATCCCTTGTATACGTCAGCCGAAGGATCGCACGGAACCTGAACTTCTATTAAAAATATTTCTCCCTGTGGCCCAATTGATTCAATCAATTCATATCCACATACCCAAGGTTCTTGTTTTTCATCTTCGTGTTTATCATAATTGATAACATTCGGATATGGACCATACCCCTCCATTCCTGATGAAGAAGATGCAGGGTTTTCATCCATTGCTGTTTCTTCTGCGCAAGACATTCCAGTGCTAAGAATCAAAAACCCTATAATGATGCGATGTTTTTTCATTTGTCCGCACCTCAAACATAAGTATCCACATGAATTTAAAAGAAGAGCTTATGTTAAGAAAATTAATAAGAGAGTTTGTAACTGCGCATAAATCTAGGGGTGGTTCACATCCTGAAGAACAATATGATGAAGAACTATTAGATGATTCTGCTTTTAATGCTGGAAGCGTTTACGTTCCAGACGATATAAAAAAGAAAATAAAAAAGTGGGCAAAAGATATGGGTCTATCGACTAGCAAGAAATAATTACCCTATGCCTTATAAGATAAGAAAACAGAAATGTAAGCAGTCTTCAGGAAAAAGAGGAACCCACGTTCTATCTTATACTGATAAAAAGGGGAAAAAGCACAGAGCTTGTCATACGTCTCGCAAAAAAGCTAGAGGGCAAATCGCGGCAATAGAAGCAGAAAGTGTAGAAAGAAATTCAACCATGCAAATTCGTTTATCAGAATTACGCCAGTTAATTAGAGAAGCTATTACAACTTTAATGAGCCCCGAAGGTAAAGAAGCTGCATTTCTTGCTGCTCCAACAAAAAAAGATGCAAAGTTTTTTTTGTCAAAAGATGAATTAGAAAAGCATGTTTTTTCAATCCCCGGTGGATATGACGATGACTTATTGTATGATACTCTCGAAAACATGCTTGTTCGTGATGACAATCTTAAAAAAGATTCACCATTAAAATTAGATCCTGAGTTCAGAAGATACATCGAAGAAAAAGTTGTTCAATGGCATATGTCAGTCGATCCTGGACGTGGTGAAGGCACGAGCGGTGGACACGAGTTAAAATTAAAAAAGTTTATTCGTGATACTATAAACGGGTTATATCAACAAGAAATTGAACAGCCTTCAAAATATATTGCAGGATATGGAAAACAAACTGAGATTGCTCCTGAACTTCAAGTTCCCATGTATTCGAAACAAACTCCAAAGTTTTTAGAATCAATAAGCATTAGTGATCTTAGAAAGATGATCAAAGAAATTGTTGAAGAAGAAAAAGAATTATCAGACAGTAAGCATAATGATGAATTAGATATCGATAAAGATGGTGATGTAGATTCTGCTGATTATAAGATGAGAGTATATGTTTCTGGTGGCATTCCAAAGGAAAAAGCATATAAAATGTCACGAAAATATGATAAAAAATAAATATTTTTTATTTAGTGTAATTGTTACTAACATTGATTTAGTTTATAATCATCTTCTATAGAGGATGGAGATTTAATATAAATGTTTGGAACGAATACTACTTATGAACAAGCTTCAGTAGATAATAAGCTTAAAATGAGAACTAACGGCATTAAAGGTCAAAATACAAAACTTGGTTCATGCACTGAGTTTACTTTGCATGTTAGTCAGCAGACAATTCTTTCTGGAAAAAGAAAGAATTTAATTGATTATTCACAAAAAAAGCTTGAGCGCTATATCGACACTATTGATGATGCTCAACAAAAGATGGTTCTTTACGCTTTATTACATGACTATATGAAAGGTGATGTCGCACTGGCATGGAGAAGAGGTCAACCGGTTTATATTCAAGTAACTAAAGCATAACCGTGTACAAGATTGATAAAGACCTTACTATTATCACATTATATGAATGTTGAAACTAAAGTAGAAGGAATTGTCTTTTCTAAAGACGCAAGAAAAAAGCTTTATAATGGATTGAGATTAGCTGCAGAAGCAGTAAGCTGCACGCTAGGACCCAACGGAAAGACTGTTCTAATCCAAAACGGCAATAATTCTCCTATCGTCACTAAAGATGGAGTTACTGTAAGCAAATCAGTAAAACTATCAGATCCTCTTGAAATGATGGGAGCTCAGCTACTTAGAGAAGCAGCTTCTCAAACCAATGATGTTGCTGGCGATGGTACAACTACTTCTACTGTTCTTACTCACGCGTTAGTAAAAGAAGGAATGAAACTTCTAGATGCTGGGTATAACTCTAAAAAGTTATGCGAAGGATTAGACATAGCTACTAAAACGATAACTAGCTTTTTGTCAGTAATGTCAACTCCAGTAGAATCATCAGAAAAAATTAAACAAATTGGCACGATCAGTGCAAACGGTGATGAAAAAATAGGAGAAATCCTCGCTTCGGCAATGGAAAAGGTTGGAAGAGACGGAATCATTACTGTAGAGGACGCAAAAGGAACGACAACTGCTCTTGATGTCGTCGACGGCATGCAATTTGATAGAGGGTATCTATCGCCTTATTTCGTAACAAATAATGAAAAAATGCATGCATGTTATAACGATGCATATGTTCTAGTTACTGACAAGAAAATCTCGACGATTAAAGACATCCTTCCAGTTCTAGAAAGAACTTTAGAAGCAAGAAAACCTCTATTAATCATCGCTGATGATGTAGAAGGAGAAGCTCTACAAGGATTGGTTTTGAATAGAGTAAAAACTCAGCTTCAAGTGATTGCAATCAAAGCTCCTGGATTCGGTCCATCAAAAACAGATTACTTGAATGACATTTGCGTCCTAACTGGAGCAACTTTAATTTCGAGCACAAACGGAACTTCTCTTGAAAAAACGACATTAAATGAACTCGGCAAAATGAAAAAAGTTATCGTTGATGCAAAATCAACGACTATTGTTGGTGTCGAATCAACTCAAGAAAACGTAAGTTCTTATGTAGAAGATCTAAGAAACAGATCGGCTGATATTACGCTAAGCCAAGAAGAACTTTCAATTTTAAAAATGAGAATTGCGAGATTAGCTTCTGGTGTTGCTATCATTAAGGTCGGTGGTGCAACAGAAATTGAAATGATTGAAAGAAAGTATCGAATTGAAGATGCTTTACATGCAACAAGAGCAGCAGCTGAAGATGGAATTGTTCCAGGCGGCGGTTCAGCTCTTTTTTACGCAGCAGAAGAAGCAAAGACAGTTCTATTGCAGAATGATTATGATAGAGATATTCTTGCTGGTATAGAAGTTGTTCTTAAGGCTTGTAAGGCGCCTTTAAGAAGAATTGTTGAAAATTCAGATAAGTCTGCTGACGTCGTTGAAGAAGAAATGGCAAGAAACAAAGAACAAAGACTAGGATATGATGCATCTACAGGAAAGTTTATCAATTTAATTTCAGCAGGAATTATTGATCCAGCAAAAGTGACTAAGACAGCATTGAAAAATTCAACTTCTGTAGCAAAACTTTTCATGACTTTAGACGCCGTAGTTTTAAATGATTCTAAGGTATAATTTGTTAAGCAAAATAAACAACGGAGACTTAGTATATCATATCTTTAAACCTAAATGTGGTATTGTTGTGTCTTCGAAACCATCAAACAATTATCCTAGTAAACATGTAGAAAATGTTTCTGAAAGTTATTGTTGGAATCATTATGTTCTTTTTGAAGATTTAATAGAAGGTCCTTTTCTTTCAAGCGAGTTATCAAAGGTAGTTTAATGTCAGAAAATAGTCCTTCATATTCTATCCATGGAAATTGCGAAATTGATCTTCCTTCATATATGAATACATTAGAAGTTTTTTATGATGATGGAAACAGCGCAATTGTTTCGTGCGGTATACATCCTAAAACCCAAGAATTAATCATTCTTACTTCTTCTGGACGTTTAAAGGAAATGAATACTGATCAATTTTTTAATTGCAAGAAAAATATTCTAGAAGTTTATCCAGTGAACAATGGTTCTATTTTAGAATTTATTTTAGATGACATGATTGTTACAGTCGATTCAGAAGACATTTTAAATTCTTCAAAAGAATTACAACTCATGAATCTTGAAATAGGTATGAATCATGAAAATAAGAATGTCAAATCTGAGAAAGATGATAAGGGAAGAAGTTGAGAGAAACCTTAGATGGTCTGCTGGTATCTCAGCTGATGGTGCAAAACTTAATAAACCCAGCAAGGGAATAAACTACGGTGTTCCACCAGGTCTAGGATCAGATTCTGGTGATGAAAATGATATTGATAAGGAGAATGAAGAAACAAAATATGAAAAAGAGTGGTCGTTATCAGGACATGAATGATCGTGAAGATAGAATGGAATTGATTGGGCACGTCGTCGAATCGTTACCAGGAACATTATTTGAAGTAAAAACGACAACAGGACAGACTGTTTTAGCAACATTATCAGGTAAAATGAGGCAAAACCACATTATGGTACTTCCTGGTGATGAGGTTATTATTGAAGTTTCTCCATATGATACGACGCGTGGACGGATCATGAGAAGAAGGTAATTAAACATGAATGCATGGATCGAACATCATCCTTACATGTTTATGATTTTATTGATGTATGCGATAACTTCAGTCAATGTTTGCGTTTCAAAAATCGCAGAGTCAAAACAACATAAAAAGATGAATAACTGCAATAGTTAATCTTGATGAAAAAATTAAGTGAATCAGTCTTACGACATTACATAAGATGCTTCTTAAAAGAAGCATATGCTAGTAATATAGATGGTCCCCATGTATCAAACGTAATGTCAACTCATCTTGCTCAAAGAGATGAAATTCCTTATTTAGGAAAAAAAAGAAAAAAAGAAGAAGATGAAATATCTGCTCACTTAATGGAACCAGAAGCCGACATGGAAGATTGCTATGGTCCAGTTCCTCCGACTGCAGAAGAACCAGGGGTCTTTATAGATCCCTATACAACAAATTGGCATGTCACGCCCAAAGCAGACCATAGAAGATAAAGAGTTATGTTTTTAAAATTAAAACATAATTTTAGAGTTTTCTCTTCAAGAATCAGAGAAAAGAAGAAAGAAAAACAAAGATCTTCTGAATGGGCAGAAGTAAGAGACAATTTCCTGTTATTACACCCAAATTGTGCTGCATGCGGAGGAACAGAAAAACTACAAGTTCATCATATAATTCCATTTCATGTAGATGAAAGTTTAGAACTTGAAGAAGATAATTTAATAACTTTATGCATGGGAAAAAATGAGTGTCATTTAGAAATAGGACATGGAGACTCTTGGAGATGTTACAATCCTAAAGTAAAAGATGATGCAAAAAACTTCTTAAAAAACCCTGATCATCGTAAGTTTTTAACCGAAGAAATTAAAGCAAGAAGAATTCACATGTCTAAGCAGTGAGACAAATTCCACCAATCAGTCCACCCCGTCGCTGTAGGAGTCATGATCTTTACCATGACTTCTCCTATGCTTTGCATATCAATTTTTATATCGACAATGACAGCAGTCGTACCATAAACCCATGATGGACATGATTCCCAATTAGAAATTTTTTCGTATGGCCCTGATCTAAGCAAAATTGGATAAGATCGTTTAGACGGAATGACGATGTCTCCAACACAAAAACGAAGACCAGGATGCAAAGCTTCATCCATAGGGGTAATTATTTCTCACAAAGACTCCCAAGCGATCTTAAATAAAGTTTTATGATATGCCAAGAGCTGCACGACTTTTGGTGGATTTGATCCTAACATTTCAAGACCATACACATGAGATCCATTTGAAAAAAATTCAGTTAATTTCAAGATAATGTGAGGATTATTTTGATTTACGCTTTCTACAAAATTACAATCCGGAACGCTGAATAAAAACAAATGAGGATTTTCCATCGTGGGAATAAACATATCCCCAGGACTACAACATCCGATTATCAAAAAAACGTCATTTTCATTGGGGTTTTTAGAAAAAAACCCCCAACTTTGCATCTCTTCAGACCAAACTCTTGACTTATTATTCTTTTCATTGAGCTTTTCGTTGGCAACTCTTTTTATCAAGTCATATCCATGTACCTCGGAAATGCCTCTCATAAAATTGAAATAATTTGTTTATTGTTGTACTGAAGACATTTTATCGATTTTTTTCTAAAATCATGCAGTGGCATACTTGTACAGGTGGAATTCGCTACCAACGTCTAAAGTGCTGGATGTACCCGACGTGATGACTAATGAAGTCAAATTTGTAGAAGTTTCATTCCAATGTCCAAAAGCCGTGCCAGTAACTGCTGTTGTTGCAGTGTATCTAATAGAGAATATTCTTTGCGCTGATGTTTGCGCAGCTATTTCGACCATTCCGAACAGCGTCGTACCTTTTGCGTTTCTAGATAATAATATAGGAGAATAATAACCACGTCCTATTCCTGCAGAAGAAGCTACGTTAAAGAAGCTAACTTGATTTGTGGTTAAATTGTTTGGCCTTATCGAAATGTCATAGTTGACTCCCGTTGAAGGGCCACCAACTTTTATTGTGTAGACCATGAGATACATTCTATCCGTGTTTCCATCTAAGTTAGAAAACGTAACTGAAGATGCCGCAGATCCAGTAACGTATATGCTTTCTAATAAAACTAAGTCCTGGTCAGAAAACCCAGATCCTTGTACTCCTTGTAACCCTATTGTTCCTTGGACGCCTTGTGCTCCTTGATGCCCCTGTAATCCTTGAGGACCTTGTACTCCTTCTGGACCTTGATACCCTTGGAATCCTGGATTTCCATCAGGTCCAGTAAGTCCTTGTACACCTTGAGCACCTTGATATCCTTGTGGGCCTGATGCTCCCTGGTGCCCTTGCGGGCCAACTACGCCTCCGAACCCTTGATAGCCTTGATATCCTTGAGGCCCAGCTGCACCAGGAGATCCTTGCGAACCTTGAGTGCCTTGGGCACCCATTGGACCATCTGCATATCCTTGATATCCTTGAGCGCCTTGAGAACCTTGAGGACCTTGAACGTTCGAAGATTCTCCAGGTAATCCCTGAGCGCCTTGAAATCCAGGAAGCCCTTGAGCTCCCTGCGCGCCAATTTCTCCATCAGATGGATCGCCTTGTGGACCGGTTTGCCCAATCACACCTTGAGTTCCTCTTTGGCTTACTCCAGAACTTCCTTGAGCTCCTTGAACGCCTTGTGGTCCTCTCATGTTCTCTGGAGGTGAATATGAGCCATCATTTCCTTGATATCCTCTAGCGCCTTGGGCTCCTGTTGGACTAATTCCTTGAGCCCCTTGAGGGCCTATGTCTCCTTGAACGCCTTGAGCACCGCTTCCTGTATCACCTTGAGCTCCTTGAGAACCGACGTCACCTTGAACACCTTGAACTCCTTGAGTCCCTCTGTCACCAGGAAGTCCGATGAAACCTTGTGCTCCTTGCGCACCTTGTGCACCTGACCCTCCGACACCAGAAGAGTTTGTCGCTATCCAGCTAGTTCCTCCTACGTTTTTGTAAGTAATTCCAGTGGATGCAACTATTGCTAGAGATCCGACGGTAGAACTTACAGATCCATCTGGGTTTGAATTAACTCTTAATAATTCAATGTTACCAAAACTTCTTCTAGATAAGACTGACATTATGCTACCTCATATTTGTAAAGATGAAACTCGCTACCAACTCCTATACATGAGCTTTCTACCCCTGAACTTGAACCAAAAACGACTAGAGAAGTCAAGTTTGTTGTCGTTTCATTCCAGTAGACCGCATTTTCGGCTGAAAAGAAAGCAGAAAGAGCAGGAGAATAACCTACATAGTTTGAAAAAAGGAACCTAGGAATTCCTGTTTTTCCTGAAATTCTAAATGTTCCGAAAGCATACCCAGTTCCTCTAACGGAAGTGATCAATGGAGAAGACAAACTTCCGTTTGTCGTCGTTGAAGAATATGATGTTCTGTAAACGCCTGAAATATCTGTCGTTTGTCCGTTAGGTCTAAGATCAATATTGAACAACGTTGAGGAAGATCCTTCAACATATAATCTATACACTAGAAGGTAACTCTTTTCGACATCTCCATCTAAATCTGAAAATGTTAAAGATGAAGCTGCAGAGTCAGTAACATACTTGCTTTCTATCAATATCAATCCGCTATTTGGAACTCCTGAAGATCCTGCTGATCCTTGATTTCCAACATCACCTTGAGCTCCAACGTTTCCTTGAACACCTTGAGCGCCTTGAAGTATTGGACCTTGAGCTCCTTGAGATCCTATTATGCCCTGTGGGCCGATTGATCCTTGCGACCCTATGACCCCTATAGTTCCTTGAGGTCCTCTATCCCCTTGAGCTCCTTGTTGCCCTTGGATTCCATTTCCTTGAATACCCTGGGCTCCTTGATGACCTCTAGATCCAGAATTACCAGGTTCGCCTTGAGGCCCTGGATCACCAGGGCTTCCTGCTGGTCCTTGTACACCATCTCCAGGAAGCCCTGGTGATCCAGTATGTCCAGTTAATCCTGGAGAATTATTAGAAGATCCCTGAGGACCAGTATCTCCTGACATGCCTCTATGTCCAGCATAACCAGCATAACTTTGTCCTTGAGGTCCTTGCGATCCAGGCAACCCTTGCGGGCCAATTGACCCAATGCTATCTGAACCATCTGCACCTTTGATTCCAGGATTTCCTTGCGGCCCTTGTTGGGTAGTATCGCCGTTTGCTCCTTGGACTCCTTGATGTCCTTGCGCGCCGACCATCCCAGGACGACCTTGTGGTCCTAATAATCCTTGAGGCCCTTGTAAACCTTGCGCTCCGGAACCAGAATCACCTCCTGGCCCACCTAATCCAGAAGTTCCTTTTGAACCTTCATTTCCGACTGGTCCTTGAGCACCTTGAGCACCTTGTACGCCTCTTGCTCCTTGAGCGCCTTGAGAACCCGCTCCTCCGCCTCCTTCTTGTCCACCTTCATCATTAGAAGGAAGAAGTAACGTTGAAGAACTCACTAATTGCCATGAAGTCCCTCCTACGTTTTTATAGATGCTTCCATTAGTCGACAACGTTGCCAATGAATTAACAGGAGCCGTTATTCCATCAGGAACAGCATCAACTCTTAACAAGTCTATGATGCCAAATTTTTTTCTTAATAAAACAGCCATATCATGTTCCTTTCATCAGCATACTAATTTATAAAGGTAAAGCTCAGTTCCAGCAGCAAGACCGCCAGATCTATCACAGTTAATTTCTATTGATGTTAAATTCGTTGTAGTTTCATTCCAACGAACCCCGCTTCTCCAAACATCAAATTGTTGGTTTGATCCATCAAAAACTCTTCTGCTAATAGCGATGTCGAAGAGTCTAGGCAACGTTTTTTCAGCAGAAATCCACATCTGAAGATCAAATCTTGTTGTAGAAGTGCTGCTACCTATCAAATACCCACTAGATCCTGCGCTGGTTGAGATAGCGTTTGATCCTGCAGCGGTGCTATAATATCCACCGTAGCTTATATAAGCTAAATTAGTTGTTAATCCATTAGGACGAACTGAATAAGTAAATGTAGTTCCTGCAGATCCTGCTGGTCTTAACACTCTTCCTCTAATAAAATAAATTCTATCAGAATCTCCATCTAGATTTTCGAATGTTACTGTTTGAACTCCAGTGCTGATTTGTTTTGCTTCAACTAGAATCAAAGCTGACCCGTTAGAATCTCCAGTATTTCCTGATAACCCATTCGAACCGATTCTACCTTGATGCCCTTGAGCACCAACGTCACCTTGAGGACCTGGTATTCCGTATCCTTGAGCTCCAGTATCGCCTTGTGGGCCTATCCCACCTTGTGGGCCAATTAATCCAGCATATCCTCGAGGGCCTGCAACTACGCTTTGAACTCCTTGAGCACCTTGAGCTCCAATTTCGTCAGATCCAGGATGTCCTTGAGCGCCTTGAGTACCTTGAGATCCAGCTGATCCAGATCTACCTTGCGCACCATCATATCCTTGTGAACCTTGTTGACCGATTCCGCCTGATCCTTGTCGTCCTTGGGCACCTTGAAGACCCTGAGGACCAATAGACCCGTTAGGGCCTACTCTTCCTTGAGCTCCTTGAACGCCTTGAGCTCCTTGAAGGCCTTGAGTTCCTGACGTTCCTGCAGGTCCTGTATTACCTTGAGGACCTTGATAACCTTGAGGACCAGGTTCAGTTGCATCTTCTCCTTTATTTCCAGGTCGGCCTTGATATCCTTGAGCTCCAATACCAGTTGCTCCTTGAGATCCTGGAACACCTTGAGGTCCTTGGACACCATCATCACCTTGGACGCCTTGAAGGCCTTGAGGACCTCTATTTCCTTGAGGTCCATACCCAAAAGCGCCTTGTGCACCTTGAACACCTTGTGTGCCCATAGTACCTTGGCTTCCTTGATATCCTTGAAGGCCTTGAAGACCTTGATGCCCAACTCTTCCTTGAGCACCTTGTGCGCCTCCGGAACCTGAACCAGATCCGGAACCTGGCTTCGGAACAACTGGAGGTAATATAGAAACAGAATTCAATAATTGCCAGCTAGTCCCTCCGACGTTTCTGTAAACGTTTCGACTAGTGGATACTGTCGCAAGTGAATTTGTAGGAGCAGATATACCCTCTGGATTAGAATCAACTCTCAATATTTGTATATTGCCGAAGTTTCTTATTGATAAGATTGCCATTCTTAAGGCCCTTTCTTTTTATGTTCAAGCGAAAGGCGTGCGATGGCGAATTCGCCGTCTAAATATTTATCAAATTCCGCGGCGATTTTTTTAAAGTTCGTAATTTATTTTTATTTTACTTCAAAATCATTGATTGAGATGAGAGCTCAACATAGAGTATAAGGTATTTTTCACTTGTTCATAAAGTGTTTGATCGAATGATACGTCTGTAAAATTAACATGAGTATATTCCTTTGGAACATACTGTCCATTTGCATCATCATAACCTTTTGAGTATTGAACCATAACGGCGTTTAACTGAGGGCTGACGGTAAACTGTTCAATACGAACTTTGTCTAATGTAACTGTGTTTGGCGTAATATCTAAAGGCATTGTTTTCTCCAATTATAATGCTAATTTTAATAATTCTGTGAGTTCTTGAAGAGTTAAAGTTTCGCCACTGTCTAATTTAGCTTTTAACTCTTGTTTTCTTGCTTCACGTGATTCAGCAATTGATTGTTCAGCAAGAATTTTTTGTTGATGTTCCTGTTCTCTGGTTATTTCTTCTGATGATGGAACTAATAGGTTTTGTAAGTAAACTCCATCTTTGTTTATTATTGCGCACCATTCTCCTCTTTCATTAGTGATGTGGCATCTATCACCGACTATAGTAGATACGACTGCAGGTGGATTACAATTACAAGGATGATTCATGGATTAACCTCTTCTAAGTCTATATAGATGGAACTCAGAACCTGAAACAAAGGAATCTGCTGCGCTTCCTCTAATCTCAAGGGAAGTAAAGTTATCGGAACTTGTCCATCGAGTAAAAACTTCTAAATTATTATACAAAGAAGATACAGAAGTATAACGAGATTTTAATGTAAAAAATCTATTCCTACTACTTTCGGCATTAAAAAACATCTCGATATCTCCGACAGATCCTGATGATAAAGAAGAACCCCAGTAAAAATTTGCTCCATAAGCAGTAGATGCAGCGTGTGTTACAGTCGAACCGTTGGTCGCAATTATGTGGTAAACCGCGAAAAGATTCGCATTTGACTGGTTCGGTCTAACTTCGTAAGTTACCGTATTGACTCCGTTGATTCTTCTACCAACTAAGTAATAATTTCTATCTCTGTTCCCATCTAGGTTAGAAAATACGACTGACTGCGTATTACTTTCAATATATTTACTTTCAATTAAGATAAGATCTGAGATATTTGATAACGTCCTACCGCTCGGGTTTGAAACATCTACGAACGTTAGATCAGAACCATTCAATTGTATTCTGTTAGCAGACGAACCGAACTGAATGTCATTCGACGTAAGCGTTATAGAACCTGATCCTATCGTCAATGATCCACTTATCCTAACGTCTCCACCAAACAAAGTTTTATCAGCAGATGATCCGCTTACATAGAAAAATACATCAGAGCCCTTGTTTCGCGGTGAGCTAACTAATTCGTTGCCTTTAAATGCAGTCGATCCTGATGTAAAAATTGATCCAGCTGCAGTTGAATCAAAGTAGTTTATTCCTCCTGATCCCCCACCAGCTCCTGTAGCGGCGATAGTAACATTACCTCCTGCACCTCCATCTGTGATGCTGATACCAGATCCAGCAGTAAGAACTCTTTCTGATGTTAATGTTCCATTGCTGGAAAGAACTACATATGAAGCATCTGTCGGCGCTCCAGATCCGCCAGAAGCCGTAGACGATATTGTCACTGCTCCGTTTGATCCAGTTGACAATGTAATATTAGATCCTGCAAGAAGGTATGGGGTTCCGTCAGTTAACTGTGTCAATGAACCACTGAATCCTTGATTAAACCTTGCTGATCCGCTGATGGATAGTCCTGAAGTTCCAGCTTGAATAACGACAGGAGAAGCCCCTGACTTCGATCCGATCATGATTGCAGAAGTTCCAGTTCCAGAACCAATGTTGATCGTTTGTGTATTCGAAGTGTTGTTTCCAGAAGCTCCTATCGATATTGAGTTGCTTGCAGTAGAACGACCGATTGTTATACTTCCAGTGCTGGTCGTGCTTCCTACAGTCACAAGACCGCTGCTGAGGTCATTTAAGTACAAATCACCAGCTCGAATTCTTGTGGTCGTCGCTGTCGTCGTGTTTCCAATAATGATTGAATTTGGAGAAGAGTTGCTACCTATGTTAATCGATTGCGCTTCTGACGACGGCGTTCCAACGTTAATAGTTCTTGCGATGTTCGAAGTGCCAATGTTTAACGTGCTAGCACCGTTCAGAAGATTAAACGAAGCAGCCGTTGTTGTTATATCTCCGCCATTAACTGCAAGATCTCCTGGTGTTGTAATGTTGCCAGTCGTGTCTGCAATTGTTACGACCGAATCTTGGATTAGTTTTCCAGTTGTAAGATCGAAACGTACTACAGCATTGTCAGTCGCTGAAGCTGGCCCTACTACATTTCCCATTTCATCTGTGTGAGCCAGGGATCTTACAGCTCCTCCTATGAAAGCAGATGGGCGGCCTGTAGATACATTCATCCCAAGATCACCAGCGGCTAATGGGGTAGAGGAATCATTAAATCTTAGAACTACACCGGGAGCAGAACCGCTAACGTTTATAATTCCAGCTCCAGCTCTAATAAATCCTGCATCTTTTGTTTGGCCTAATCCTGGTTGAAATCCTAAAGTTTTCCCAGGAGGCAACAAAATGTCTGCGTTGGATTCTAAAGTTGTTGTTGAACCTCCTCCTGTAAATCTTTGTACTGCAGAACTAACTTGAACCCATTCAAGATAGTTTGTAGTCCCAACCCTGATTCCAGCTGGAACGTGTAAGTTTCTTGCAGCCGTTGGAACGTTGATACCAAGATAGCTGTTTGTACTATCCCATGTCAAATTCGAAGCTTGAGATATCGTTCTAGTCGAACCAGAAGTAATCAATACCTTGTCTGACAGGCTTAAATTAGAAGCAATGATACTTCCTGTTACGTCAAGGATAGATCCGTTAAAGTTTAAGTTTGATTCAGCGACAATTGCTCCGCTTCCATCAGCGGTAACTAAGTTGTTATTAGTCCCATTCCCACCGACGAAACCTCCAAGGCTAGATATCGTGATTGATCCAGCTGATCCAGATGTTATAACAACGTTATTACCAGCGATTAGATAAGAAGTTCCGTCAGCAAGCGTTGTTAATGATCCGCTCAGTCCATTTAAATGAACTGTTCGTCCTATAAATGTTGTTCCTGAAACGGTCGCAACGATAGAATCATTTATCGCTAAAGTAACGTCGCCGCTTGTCCCACCACCGCTCAATCCAGTTCCTGCAGAAACTGAGGTTATGTCGCCGCTGCCTCCCCCACCACCACCACCTGCTGATCCAGATATGGCGAGATATTGAATCGATCCAGAAGAACCGACAATGTTGAGCGTGATATTATCACCAGCTATGATCTTCGTAGAAAGAAAGTCTGGTGACGAATCACCTGTTGTTACTCTAACTCTGGTAAAATCTTTTTCAAGAGAATCATCAACATCTTCTGATTTGATAGAACCATCTTGAATTTGGCTTCCTTTTATTTGCGTCGTAGTCACGGTAATATGTATCGAGTAGTTTAAAAAAGGCTATCGATAGATAATTATCATGAATAAAAATGATGAGCAATAAAAGAACACTATCAAATTTAAAGGTTCTCATTAGAGAATTTGTAAAAGAATCTTTATTAAATGAAGATGATAAGCCAGGTGGTGGTCTAACTAAATTCGGCGCAGAATATAAAATAGAAAGATCAGATGCAATTGCTGATGCAATGAAAGCTCTTGCAGCTTCTGATGGTAATGCAAGAGAAGCTGCAAAAACCCTTGGAATCAGCATAAGAAGAATGTACGATTATATCAATATGTCTTCAAAGCTACAGAGAGCTCAAGATAAGTTTCAAGACGAAGAAAGAAAAGAACAAGAATCAGATAAAAAATTGTCTAAAAGACCAGATGAACGTGATACGTTTGAAGACAAAAAATCATAGATTTTCTAATTTTTGAATTAATTTTTTCAAGCATCCTTGATTCATTTTATCTGAAAGTTTAAGTTCACCTTGCTTTCCTCCTCCGAACCAAGTTCCTTTAGGGCATAAGGAAAACCACGAATTTAATGTATTTGGATCATCTGCTGGAAAACCTTGCCAAGAATTTTCTGTTGCAACTACAAAGAACACCGAGTCAGGCTTAATGCCAACTCCTTTAAAAATCTCAACTCTTTGTTCAAAATCATTTTTCCATTCTTTCCTAGCTCTTCCTAAACTAGTCTTACATTCAATCACTCCAATTATCTTATCGTCATTCCAAATTGCTACATCTGGTTTGATGTATTTCCCATCCCCTATTTTGATATTATTTTCTGATGAAACGTGAAGTGATCTATGAATAAATTTTGGTGATCTGATAACCGCATCAACCATCATGATCGTGCATTCAGTAAAAATCTCTGAAATAGGAGGTTCTTTAACTCTATTGATTACTTCTGAAAGCGATCTTGATCTTCTTGCTGATTGATCGAGATAATTGCACATAGCAAACTGTAATTGATCTTCATCGGCAACTCCTGCTGCGTATTCATCACAAACTAATGCGTATGATATCATCTCTAATGTTGGAGACAATCCGTCTTTCAACATAGATGCAGAAATTCTTGAAAGTAATGTTTTGCTCATTAAACAATCATATTACATAGACAATAAAAATTGCATTATAGCATTTCAACAAATATTTACTTTATGATTTATGAGTCGATAATTAGACGTTTACTTTTAGAGTCGAAGCTTGATTCTCTTGCTAGCAAGATCAGTAGAATTGCAATGAAGAAACTTGCTTCTTCTATTGAAAAAATCAATGATCTTCCAAGAATGAAAGAAGGAAATTTCATTGTTAGAATTGCAAAATTTCTTATAGAAATAAGCAATGATATTGCACCACAGACTTCTGAAAAAATTTCATTAAGTATGATCGTTAAAGTTCTTCATACTAAGAACGATAAAGCTTTAGCAGAAGCATCATGGGACTGGCAATTAAATGAATTGAACATTTCAATCACGGTTCAATCAACTACTGGAATGCTCATGCCTATTCATCTAAGAATGATTCAGCCTTACCTACACAACGCTATCAGACATGAATTAGAACATTCATCTCAAGGTCCTGAATTAGCTGTTTCTTCGATACAGACAGGATATGAAATGATGCAAGATAAAAAAGACATAGAAAAAAAGAAAAAATACTATACTGATCCTTCTGAAATACCAGCATTTGTTGCCGGAGCAAGACAACAGTCAAAGAAACAAAAAAAATCATTTTATGAGATCATAGATGAAATGTTACAAAAAATTGAAAGATCATTCATCAATCATGGGATAAATGATCAACAAATGATTGACAAAACAATTGAAGACATTAGAAATTCATGGATTTTATATGCTGAGAAAAATTTTCCTAGCGTAACAAGAAAATTTCTTGATAAATAAAAATCAGTTTTTTAGTACGTTTAAACTACTGAGATTTAATCTTTCGTTTTTTACTTACATAATCATACATCGCAATTGAAGAAGCAGAACCGACATTCATGCTTCTTACAGATCCAAAACTAGGAATTTCTACAAACGCATCACAAAGATCAAGAATTTCTTTTGGAATACCGTTGCATTCTTCTCCTACGATAATGCAAGGTGGTTTACTTAAATTCCAATCAAAATCTGGTAATGATACGACACCATCAATATTGTTCTCTAAAGCGACAAAACAATAGTCGTTTTTGATCTTGATAACTTCATCAAGATCTCTTAAAAATTGCATTTGAGTATAGTTATGAACCCCTACACATCCTCTACGATCAAATTTCTTACGACCATAGTAGAAAAAGTCTTTAACTCCATGCGAGTTTGCAGACCTTAGAACTGTTCCAATGTTAAAGTCTCCATTAACATGTGTCATAAGAACAGCAAATCCGTTTGAACGTTCTTGAATTCGCTTACAAATTTCATCATTTGTCAGGTTTTTAAATTCATCAATAACGTTTCTAGCCCATAGAGAATAAGGGCTTTCTTGATCATGCTTGATTTCTAACGAGTCCATCACCTATATGATAACACATAGGTGATGGATTTTTCATTCATTCATCGATAAATTATCGTTATCGATTGCAGCATCGATATTTTTAGCTACAGGAGGCGGAGAATCATGAATGTTTTGTAATATTCCGTCTGTTTGCTCTATCAAAAAATCTATATGATCTTTTACATAAGGCATCCATGTCCATTCAATGCCTACATGAATTTTTGATAAATCAGTAAGTGATAACTCCGTCAGTTTTTTCTTAATTTCATTTAATGTCTTATAGACATTATCGTATTCATCACTTCTTTGCTCTATCATAGATCATGTTCCCGAAAGAGGTATTTTTACTTTTGCTTTTGTTCCATCAGGCAAAATTACGATTGCATCATCAGTATTCGTTGATGTGTTTTGAATCTCTTCAACATTAGTTTCAAGACTTTTCTCTTCATTGAAGAACCACTGTTTTGCTCTTTTTTCTGAATTTTCTACTACAATATCAATCATCTTTACTACTTTTTCATGTAAAGTTTGCTTCAATGTATCTATCGAATCAAATATTTGTCCGTCTAAATCAGACAAAGAAATAGTTTCTCCCTTAGCTCCTGTACGAACAACGTAATTTGTAGTTTCTCCGTTTAAACTCTTTTTAGTAATTTCTTCTACGACTTGAACTGGACAAATTTTTGTTTCACGGTTCATCAAAACATATAAGACTTGACCTATAGAGTACTTCATTACTCCTCCGAATCATCTTCTTCTAACATCTGTTGAACTACTGTAGCAGCCACGGCTTCATCGTCAGAAATCATTTCAAAAACATTAAGTTGAGGTGGAGCAGATATGCTTATGACGAAATCAGGAGCATATTCTCCCATTGGAATTTCAGCCTCAGAACATAAAGAAATAACCTTATTCCAGAGCTTTGATTCGACCAATTGTCTATCCTGGCTAGAAGCAAGAGATTGACTGACTGTTGACTTCATGTCTGCAGGTAGCATCACACCAAATAAATCTCGCAAGTGAACAAGCTCTTGCTTGGAAAGCTTTAAAGAAAAACTTTTCTTTGGCTTCAATTCGACTTCCTGCTGAGGTTGCGTTTTTTTAGGAGATTTACTCATGTATCACCTTCTGATGATGATCCCAATTCTGGGTCTAAAACTTCCAAAAAGAGATCAAACGTATCTTTATGAGCGACTCCTTGCTTAATCTTAACAACCCTCATTGCAGCTTGGAGTACTTTTAAGTCTAACTTTGTAGAATATTCTTCAATAATTTCTTTTCTATCTTGCTTTAAGAGTTCAATTTCATTATCAACGTTTTCAATTCTAGACACGAACTCTTTTACAAGTTTTTTGACTTCACCTAGTTCATCTGGCTGCATCAAATCAACATTATAACTTTTTTGTTGTCGTTTCGGCATAATGTAAACTATACAAGATGTCGATCACATGTTTAGAACATTTCATTTTAATGATGAAATTTTTTCGTTAATTGTCACTATGATCTTATCGTATAATTTAATGAAACTTTTAGATCCAGTTATTGCAGACTCAGGAACGTTAGCTTTTTTTGCATCAGCTATTTGTTTTTCTTTGTCGACTTTTACAGTATTAAGAATTTCATTCAATGCTAAAGCTTTACAAGCTTTTAATATTTCCGCTTGATTTTTTGAATCTTTCGAAAGCTGCTGAACTATCTTATCAGGAATTCCAAGACTTTTAACATCTGCAGCAGATGAAATTTTTTTAATCTTATCATTTATTTGTTTAAAATACAACTCTGTAGATTGTTTAAACTTTTGTTGTCCTTCTCTTACCCAATCTTGTCTTAAAAGGTCATTACCTTTATTTTTAGTTTCACTTTGTTCTTCATAACCAGACCACTTATCAATGGCTTTTTGTGCCTGAGATTTTAGATCTTTAATCTTTGGCACAACTTCACCTTTTATTTTTTTAGATGTTCCAGTAGCCGTGCCTTCTAAGGCAATAAACGCTAATGGGTTTGCAAAGAAAAATGCTGTAGCTGTTGCTCCTAATCCTATTTTTGCTGCAGAAGTTAAAGGGAACAAGGCTTTTGAAAAAGTTTTTTCAGCTGCATCAATTTCAGCTCCATATTCTTTTTGTATCTCTGCCAAGTTTTGGTGATATTGACTTTTTACTTTATCGTAGTCAGCTTTAAATATCCCCAACGAACCTACTTCTTTTATAGCTTGATACGTTAAACCTGTTAATTGTTTCACTGAAGCTAATATAGTTGCAGCAGATCCAGCAACGACTTTCCCCAAATCTGAAACAGCAGATTTCACGCCAGAAGTAAAAGAGCTTTCAACAATAATTTCATTAGAAAGCAAAGATTCTCTTATAAACTCTCTTATAATTTTTTCTTGGACATTCATTTCATTCGATAAGTATAGGACGTATTCCTGTTTTTTTATACCATTTTTCTGCCACAATTTTTTCAAAGTCATTCATAGACTGCTTTTTTGTGATAGGGTCTCTCGTGGAAAAATACATTCTATCTTGAGAAGACAACGACTTTAAAAGCTCTTTTTTTATAATAATCCAATTATCTGTTTTTCCAACGTATGAAGACACAGCTTCAATGGCTTCATCTAAAATTCTTTTATCCATCGAGGTATCCTCCCAAAATAAGCATTGCTGCATCGATGATTGGCTTTTGATAAGAATATATTTGAGGAAGATTTTCGATATCAAACCACTTTACATCAACAACTTCACTCATTTTATGATCGCAACGAGGAATTGAATTTTTTGCTTGAATTGCCAAGTAAGGAATAACGATTTTTCTATAGTTCCTTTTTTCTAAAACGACGTGAGGAAGTCTCGTCAAAATTTTTACGTCTGCTCCTGTCTCTTCTTTTACTTCTCTAATCGCTGTTTTTATGTAAGTTTCCCCTGGTTCCATATGTCCCTTAGGAATTCCCCACCCAGGAACCGGTCCAGATTGTTTTACAAGAAGAACGTAAGTTTTTTCTTCCTCTTTTTTATAAACAACTGCTCCGCATGATATTACGGTTTTTAACATAACATAAACTTATTATTATTTCAGGATAAATATAGGATTATGAAAATAGGTTTAGTTCCAATGGCTGCAAAACCATACCATGCTGGTCATGATATGCTCGTTAGAATTGCAGCAAAAGAAAATGATCAAGTTAAATTATATGTTTCTACTGCAGATAGAAGAGAAGATGACATAGGAATAAGTGGAGATACGATGCTGTACATTTGGTTAACGTATATTCAAGATACGTTACCTAGTAACGTAACGCCAGATTATGATCGTACTTCTCCTGTCGCAAAAGTTTATAATGAATTAGAACGTGCTGAATCTGAAGCATCAACAGATGTGTACACAATTTATTCTGATGATGAAGACATCATCAGAAATTATAATGAAAAAAGCTTAATTGAATCTGCACCAAATTTATTAAAGAATGGCCAGATTATTCCAAGAGGCATCAGCAGGCAAGAAACGATTGACATCAGTGGAACTCAAATGAGAGATTTCTTAGAAGATGCAGCTGAAGAAGATGAAAATGAATTTGACGACGAAGATGATGTCGAAGAAGAAAATGACAATAAAGAACTATTCATTTCTTTTTTGCCAAAGTCAATTCAAAAACATGGCAATGAAATATTCGATATATTAAAGAATGACATTATTGGTGAATCATTGATCCGCAAATATGTTCGTCAAGTCCTAATAAAAAGTTAAAAAACTTGTAAAAACTTTTAATGAAGTAGATAGATTTATTCCCACATTCTTTTATAGGTGACTTATGGATGACAGATTTGCGAATATTAAAAAACTTTATACTCAAGCAGACGTTGAAAAACTTAGAGGAAAAACTAAGGTAGAACATACTATTGCTCGGCTTGGAGCTGAAAGATTATGGAAGCTAATTAACGAAAAACCATATATCAATGCTCTTGGAGCGTCGACTGGAGCTATGGCCGTACAGCAAGTTAAAGCAGGTCTAGAAGCTATCTATCTATCTGGGTGGCAGGTCGCAGCTGACGCAAATCTTTCTGGAAACACATATCCTGACCAAAGTCTTTATCCAGCAAACAGCGTACCAGCAATCGTTAAAAGAATCAATAATGCATTGTTACGCGCAGAACAAATTGATCATGCTGAAAATCCGAATAATGATAAACACTGGATGGCTCCTATCGTAGCTGATGCAGAAGCTGGTTTTGGAGGTCCTCTTAATGCTTTTGAATTAATGAAAGCGATGATTGAAGCAGGTGCAGCAGCCGTTCATTGGGAAGATCAACTTGCATCAGAAAAGAAATGTGGTCATTTAGGAGGAAAGGTTCTTGTCCCAACATCTCAATTTATTCGCACACTAACTGCAGCTCGTCTTGCTGCTGACGTCATGGATGTTCCAACGATTATCATTGCTAGAACAGATGCTGAATCGGCAAATCTTATCACTAGCGACGTTGATCCATATGATCACGATTACATCGAATCTGGAAAGAGAACTCCAGAAGGATTCCATTACCTATGTAGGACAGGAATGGAGCGTTCTATTGCTAGAGGGCTTGCATACGCGCCTTATGCAGATATGATCTGGATGGAAACGTCAACACCAGATCTTGAAGAGGCTAAAACATTTGCAGAAGGCATCCATGCAAAATTCCCAGGTAAGCCTCTTGCATACAATTGTTCACCGTCATTCAACTGGAAGAAGAAGCTTGATGATACGACAATTGCAAAGTTTCAGAGAGAACTTGGCGCTATGGGTTACAAGTTCCAATTCGTTACTTTGGCAGGCTTCCATTCATTGAATCATGGAATGTTTGAGTTAGCAAGAAAGTATCGCGATCATGGTATGGCGGCTTATTCTGAATTGCAACAAGCTGAATTTGCTTCAGAGGAATTTGGATATACTGCAACAAAGCATCAAAGAGAAGTTGGAACAGGTTACTTTGATGAAGTATCAAAAGTAATTTCAGGAGGAACTTCATCAACTCTAGCGTTAGAACATTCAACTGAAATGCAACAATTTATCAATAAGGGTTGATATGCAAATTTTAAAAGTTTTATACGTAGCATCTTTCGCAATTTGCATCTTACCCAACGTTCCTAAAATGAAGAACGTTTCTTATGATGAACCACAAAATCAATTATCTCTTTTCGAAGAAAAAATTAATGAATTAGAAGAAGGATCTTGCTACTTTTCTAAAGATGAAACTAAAAAAGTAAGCCTGCAAGAAATCTTGCAAAGCGATCAAACGTATCATGAACTTGATTCTAATATTTGTTTAGACGATTGATTAAAGGTATAAAAAATCAAAAAACTTAACAAGAAATCCAGAAAAAAAGAGAAATTTCCAGAAAAAGTCTAAAACTTTTTTTAATATCTCTAGGGCAAATTGCTGCATATAAGATAATGTATCTTATACATTGCAACTTTTTTGCTCTTTTTTATTTTTTGTTTTTATCAAACTTACTTGATATTTAAAATCGCGTAGGTAACGTTATGACGAGCAAACGCGAATCTCTTGTCGAAGAGATCAATCAATTAAATGATCTCATTCGACACTTGCGAAGTATTGGCAAAGACTGTTCTCAAGAAGTTCAAGAATTAATTAAATTAATCATAGAATTAGACAACCTAGAACAAGATAAGGAAATAGAAGAATATAAAGAAGTTTAATTCAATAAACGAAAATCTATTAAATCCAGGCGATCTTGTCGTTCTAGTCGATTTTGGACAGCCTAATGGATTAGCCATCTGGGAAACTTGGGAAGGCCATGAAGAATTATTTGAAAATTTTTGGCCTAAAATTATTGGCAAATTTAATAAAAATGAAATTGCTGTTCTTTTAGAAATTTATAGCCCCTTAAAAGGATCCGTCGGCGCAAAGATATGCACTGAAAGAAACATAGTAGGCTGGGTTAGTGCAAAATACCTTAGCAGCTTAATAGCGTAATATACAACTATCAAATAGTATAGTACGTTATTTTATTATGGCTGATTTAGAAAAACCATTTCCACGCAGTCTTTTCCTTGCGCAACAAGTCGATCAAGATTCGATGAATCAACTTTCAAAAAGCATTTTAGAAATCAGGCAACATGACGAATTTCTAAAAAAGTTTTATCCAATATACGGAATATCTTATGAACCAAAGCCCATCGTAATTCACATCGATTCATATGGTGGGGCTGTTTATCAATGCTTTGGACTTCTTTCAATTATGAAAGATAAAGGAACACCTGTTAACACCGTGGTGACTGGTTGCGCTATGTCTTGCGGATTTATGATAGCGATCCATGGTGACCATCGTTCTATTCATAAACATGGTACAATGATGTATCATCAAGTTAGCTCTGCCGCCTGGGGGAAGCTAAAGGAAATAGAAGAGGATGTCATTGAAACAAAACGACTTCAAAAGAAAATTGAAGAGATGACATTAGAAAGCACAAAAATTACTAAAGAAAAACTACAAAAAGTCTACAACAAAAAGAAAGACTGGTATTTAAGTGCTAAAGACTCCCTAAAGTGGGGTTGTGTAGATGAAATTATAATGTGAATGATGAATCTTTTGATAAAAAATTTGACATAGGCGACTTAATCGTAATCTTACCTAAAAGAAAATTTCCTGTTGTCCTGAGAATAGGACCAGGATACGTTTTTTCTAGAATAGAAAATTTAGAACCTGGCCAAATTGGTATAATTATTGAATCACGACTAGGGCATGGCGCACAAGTTTGGATAAAAATCCTAACAGGTAATTCTGAAATGGGATGGGTGCCGTACAGTATGGTCGATAACGTAAAAAAATAAAGCTATGAATTTTGTTATTGTTCTATCACAACTTCTATTTGCAGAATGCACAGAAAACTGCCCTCGAATCGAATCAAACATTATAAATTGGAAGTTTATCGATAAGAAATACTGGATTGCTGAAAAAGATCCAGGAATTGTTCATGAAGGTTCACAAAATTGTCCTGGAAATGATATGATAGAAATTAAAGGAAAAATGGGAATAACCCGTGATTCCAATCCATTTTCATATGACAATATAGAAAATTTGCAAAAATCTACATGTAAAAAATGGTCAGAAAAAAAAGAATATTGTCTTGAATTTGATCAAGCAAAATGGGAAAAAATAAAAAAAGATCTTCCTAGAAAAGATATGCATTTTTGTATCGACCCATACGAATGGCCAAACCGTGACGGTGCAGCGCCATGGGTTATGACAACATGGGAAGAATCAAAAGAATTGTGCGAATTAAAAGGAAAAAGATTGTGTTCAGAAGACGAATGGACATTTGCATGCGAAGGTGAAGAAATGTTACCTTTTCCGAATGGATACATTCGAGATGCTGAAAGTTGCAATATCGACAAACCATGGAAGGCTTATGATAATAGATTAATGTTCCCAAGGGGAACGATGAAAAGTGGCATAGAGTTAAACCACTTATGGCAAGGGTATCTTTCAGGATCACGAACTAAGTGTGCAAGCCCATTCAACGTTCATGACATGATAGGAAACGTTGAAGAATGGACTGTGACGTCAATTTCAAACAAATACCGGTCGATATTAAAAGGAGGATATTGGTCTGGTACCAAAGCCCAATGTAGAAGTTCAATTAGAACTCATGGAGAATTACACACGTTTTACCAGCAAGGATTTAGATGTTGTAGCGATCCTGAAGTAAAGTAGGAAGTCAAAATATTCCTATTTTATCGAAAATACGCAGTGTCGTACTCAAGCAAGAAGTATAATTAAGATGATGAAGATGCGTATTAAAGAATTACGAAGCATAATAAATGAAGAGCTGTCTAAGATGATCTTCGAAAAAAAATTAACTGAACAGTCTCCTAATAATGCTCCTAAATTTGATGAATTAAATAAATGGGTTGATTTTCCTAGTGATGTTCCGCTGAGTGGAGAAACAGGCGTTGGACCAGGTGAAAATCGCCTAGCTGATATTTTAGGCGGAAAAGTACAAGGTCAATCAGAATCATATGATTTAGACATCCCAGATGGTCCATTCAGCGGAAAATGGGAAGTAAAAGCCCCTGATAAAGACAGCGAAATTAGACCTGGTACGGAAGGAAATCTAGCTGTAGGTGCTATAAATAAGACTCTAAGAATAGCGTTTGATGAATTACAAGAATTCATAGATTTTCCAGGCATTGAAGAAATTGTAAAAAGTAACGGAATGTCATCAGAATACAATCAAATTGTGTCTTTTATGAAAGACGCCGTCACAAAATCAGGTAAAAGCAATTATGATTTGTTACAAAGCGGAGAGATAACTGCTGCACGTTTCAATGACATTATGAAAATCATTATGGCCGCTTCAAGCATAATCAAAATTGCAGAAAGCAAAGTGATGAATGTCAAAATAAACGATAAAACATATAAAGTTGCTCCAACGAACATGTTGAAAATACTTAGATTGTTAGGCATCGATGAAGATGAAGCTTCAAGTAAACTAGGCGACGTTTCAAGCATAGCTGCAGCTCTATCAATACTAAACAGTCCTGTTTTTTCAAATCCAGATATTTTAAAGTCTCAATGGGAAAAAACTATTTTAGCAGAAGATGTATTTGATTTAACAGGCATCATTTTAGTCACCCCTGAAGGATTTATGATGATTAAAAGCCCGTATAAAGACAAAATAAAATTCAGCAGGATATCGCAAGGCAAACCAAAGTTTAAAGTACCTGTTAAAGGACGATCAGGGAAAGAAACCTGGGGATGACATTTTAGATTGATTCAGGGTTTAAGACTGAACCTTTTCTTCCATATTTGAATAGACCTAAAATCTGATTCGCTGAACTAAAACTTCCTGTAAATTTGTATGCATTACCTTTATAGATGAATACTACACCCTCAACTGGTGATGTGATATTTTCCAACGACTTCAATTTATTCATCTGGTTTTTTAAAATACTCATGGCTGTTTCATCACCAGATGATTCGATAGTAGAAATCGCTTTTGCAACTTGATTACGTAGTCGTAACACTTCTTCTTCAGCGTTATTAACGAACGTTGACTCAAGGCCTTTTAAAAGCTCAATAGCAAAATCGTTGATAGCCAATTCAATTGGCAACACGTAACTCTTCATCCTTTCAAGAGAATTACGAACAAAATCGTTGATTGTATCATGGTCTGATTTATTAGCATTTTTTTTAATTTGAACAAGGGTCGGAGAACCAGGTTCTGCAAGACATCGTTCAATCAACATACCAACGACGTGAGGCTGAAGATTTAGACGTTCCGCATCACGTCTAATCTTTTCTCCTAGATATTCTCTAATCGTAGAATTACCTGATAATCCCACCGTAGATAACTCATCTTTAATCTTTACAAGAACATTATTTAAAAAAGCTAAGTTGGAAAAGTTTTTAAGTTTGACAGAAGTTGGACCTTGAATGTTCCAATCCTTCATGCTGATAGACTTTTGCATTCTATCAATATGTTTTGTCAAAAGGTCAAAGCCACCAAGGTCATCAGTGGTCATCTGCACTTTTCCGCTTTTGCTAACAGAAAATACAGGCCATCTGTGAAACACTACGTTGTTAGAATTGTAATTGATGACGTTAGGATTGGCTGCATAAATGATCTCAACAGAATACCATCTGTTGGAGCGAGGTCCAAAAATTTTCAACTTTACTTTTTTTGGCAATCCAACAAGAGATTCATTTAGAACATGAAATGCAAAAGTAAAAGCCTCTGTAAGATTACCCCTTCCAGCAAACTTAGAAGCTAATGCTTTTGCATCCATTCCTCCACGCTTGATGTCTCCTCCCGCCCTAGCAACCTTTAAAAGATTTGAAGAAACATCCCAAGAAAAAACTAGGTTTAATCCATCTAACTTTTCTGAAACTTTTTCAAGCTTGCCTGTAGCGGCAGAAGTAAGAATGTCTTGTATCTCATCGAATGTGAGATTACGATCGTCATACAAGTGCTGCAAATGCCCAACGGCACCACCCATGATTTATTCCTCTTCTTTTTCGTGAAGTTGTCTATGTTGCGCAGCTTTCTTTGCAGATTTTAATTCATTTTTTAGGTGTTTGAGAACTGTACCGTAATGATCTCTTTTTGCAGAACCTCTTGGGTACTTATTTCTCCAATACTCAACATTTGCGCAGCGATTCTCTAAGTCAGAAACGTGATCTTCAGATCCCCATGGAACCTTGCGATCACCAGTTATTTCAGCTTCTCTAATCCGAGATTCTTGTAAGATAATAAGTTTTATCAGCTCTTGCAACATCGGAGTGGTCATGTATAATGATTCCTTTCATGCTATTGCTTATCTAATGCGCTTTTAAATGCACCATAAATATACATTCTAACATGATCATCATTGACTTCTTCGACATTACTCAAAGAAAAATGTTCTTTAACTTTTTCTAAAAAACCTGGAAAAATAGAAACTTCTAACGTGTTTCCATTAGGAAGTTTAATAAACTTGGTGCTATCGGTATTCATGTATAACAATATACACCAAGTTTATTAGACTTTACTTTTTCTTGGGTGCAATAGGCACAGGAGGAGTCGTATCTTCTTTGCCTTTCGCGCCAGAACCTGGTTGCGCTTCTGGTTTCTTAATTACGACTGGCTTAACTGTAACTTTCTGTGAAGACGGTTTCTTTTCCATTTTTACATTTGCTGGTGAATCTTGAGGTTCTACGGCTTTGCTTCCTTCAACCTCGCCACCAACAACTTGAGAAATTCCTTTTAGAAATGCAAATAAAGCTGTTTTCTCTGCAGAATTTAAATCATTTAAATAAGATTCCATCGCAGATTTTATCTCTTCACTTTTAAAAGACTTTCCAGCTCTAATTGTATTTAGCTTATCAATGACTTCTTCTACGGACACATCGCCAGTTTTTAAAGCTTCTTTCTCTTCATCTTCTTTGATCACTTTTTTCGTTGAATGAAGAGATTCTTTAATTACACCGCTTAAAAAATCTTTTAAATCTATTTTAGTTGTAATCACATCACGTTTCAACATCACGTCACCTTTGTGTATTTGATTCTATTCGCTGCTTTTTCAATGTAACGCTTTACGTACTTGCGTGATGGAGTTTCTTCTAAAAGAACTGGCTTTTGTGCAGATTCTTTTATCAAGATATCATCCATGAATTTATCAAATGTGAAAGTAAGATCTTCGTTGTCGTTGTCTTGTGACATGATACGCTCCTTTAATAAATAGGATGAACAAACAAAAACATAACTTACACGTCTTTGATTAAATCTAAACGTAATAAGAATGACTTATCAGATTGGCTACTTGGTTTTAACGATACGTTTAAAATCTTAAATGGCCCTTCGAATGAAGAAATGAACTCATTATAAATTAAATTAAATTCTTCTATTACAATTTCATTATAATTTTTTGTAATTTCTAATGAAGATTTCAAGTCGCAGAAATATTCTATAAAAAATGTATTTCCTGCCGAAATTGAATTTAAGTAGAAACTAAAAGCAGATTCATTTCCTAAAAGTTTATAAGAAATAAACGGCTTATTTTCTTTATGATATTCTTCAAGATCTGGAATTAAGCCTATTAATTCCTCACTCATCATTAGCTTATCGTCTATGTCAATCATTTTTAAATTTATATACTAAATCTCTTCGGACCGTGTCCGCATACTTAGCATATTCTTTATCAAGTTCAGTTATTTTTTCTACGCCTTTAGTCAACAAAGATATTTTTATTTCAAGCTCATGCATCTCAAAAGATGCATGATGGCCTAATTGAAATTCGTACGATAACATCGAAGTAAGAAATCTATTTCTGTCTTCGTACGATTCAAAGATAAACTTTTTTGTAAGTTTCTTATCTTTATCAATCTTCCATTTTTCTATTGGAATGATTAATTTGTCAGGATTTGAGACCTTAATCGGTAGACCAGAAACGACAGGTTTAACTGTTCTTTCTATAAAATCTCTATTTAAATCAACTAGCTTCATAAAAGAATGACTCCACCGACGACTGCTGATTCGGTAAATGATGAACCATTAGACCAAATCTTTCGATTTTTATCGATGATGCATGATCCGCCTTTGAAACTTAAGTCTCTTTCTTTGCCAACCCTGTTAGAAACGATGACGTTTGAACATGTTTCTTCAGCTAAATCAACCCAGTTATTATCTGGATAGCCATACTCACCGCTCCAGTTGGTTAATAGTGCTAATGTATCTATAGATCCTTTTTTATAGAAACGATGGTTTTCATTAAAAAACTTATAAGAATTTCTATAATTGTTCATCGCGTCGCGGCAAATAAGTGTGCCTAATCTTCCAGCTCTTGTAATCACTACTGGATTGATTGCATCAGATGGGGTTGCCCAAAGATAATCACTACCCCAAAGATTATGTTTTTGATGGTTTGAAACCAACCCAGTAGGACCTATTACTCCAGCAGAATTATAAAGATTACCGTCTCTAAGTTCTACGTATCCTAAAACTACATGACAATTATAATTTTCAGCAATTCTTTTAAAGGCTTGAGTTTGATACCCATCTCTTGTTTGAGCACATTCCATTGCCTCAGAAGAATTTCTTAAAGCGTATCCGCTAATACAAAGTTCAGGAAGAACGATAACAGAAGCTCCTTTAGCAGCTGCTTCATGAACAAGCTGAACTGCCGTACCAAGGTTTTCATGAACTTTAAGTATTTTAGGTTCAAACTGAACGGCTGCTACTATGGCTTCTTGAACATTCATATTATCATTCTTCGCCTTCGTTGGATTTTCTTACTTTTCTTAATTCTTTATCCAAAAATTCTCTGAATCCATCTAATTCTCGAACTATTCCTGGGTTATCTTTTAATATCTTGACTTCTGCTGTGTCAAGTTCTCCTGTATTCTTCAATACATCAATGTAATCTTTCATGCTTTGAAGAACGATAATTTCTAATTGTTCTGGATCCATTAAATCCATTTTCATAACGAATTTTGCTTTTGATAATGCTTTCTCTACAGCTTGTTTTGCCCCTGACTCAGCTGCAAAACCCATCTCTTTTGCTATATCTTTAAATGATGCACCGCTAACGTCTGTCATCATTACGTTTTTTCTTCCTCTACCAGCTGCAGGCTCATCTGCTCTAGGTTGTTCATAATCTTCATCTCTCATGGATGAAAACGTTTTTTGTAATCCTGCTTTTGACTTCTCAAATCTTTTCATGAACTCTGAACCATGTTGTCCAGCTGGAATTTTTGTTACTGGTGGAAGACCTGGAAGATCGTCTTCACTATCATCATCGTTCACTTCAGTTAGCATCTTTCTAATTGTCATACGAATTGCTTCTTCAACGTTAGCCTTTTTCATTTCATCTTCCTTTTCTTCTATTGCATCTTTAATTGCGACGTATACATCGTTAGCATCTTCATCATTTACAGAATTTACCAACATTCTTAATGCAGACATTAATTCTATTTTATTGTCAGGAGAAAAATTTTGATTTGTAGGATTTGTTTCTGCTGCCTGTGGATCTACTACTGGGTTTACATTAACAGGAGCAGATGAGTCCATTATTTCTTTTAACAATTCTCGTAGAGATGATTCTGTTATTAAAATATGATGCATGTCGAATGTCGATAAGTATTATCAGACTGCGTCATTTTTATTCGTAACGTTGTATTTTGCATCAGTAAGTCTTCTGCCGAAATACAAAGATAATACAGGAATAAAATATGTCATTGCTGCAGATACGTCAAACGGCCTAAACGTGATTGGACCTATTTTTTCAAATGCAGATCCTAAGTAAATTAAAGTGGTAACAATAAAAGAAACAGCTGAAAACGTAACTGAAACAGACTGAAGTCCCTTATCATTTCTCATCCACCACCAAGGAACTTTATTTTCTTTTTGCTGAGCGTCTTGAACTTTTTTATCTTCTTGCGATTTTTTTACCATTTTTTCCACCATTCTATTTCATTTATTTTCCAACTGAAACAATAACTGCAGCCGTTAGTGTTGTTAATACAATTCCTGCCCCTGCTCCGATTGATGCCCATAGTAGTGGATCAGGACGGCTTTCTCTTTCTTTTTTTATTTGAAGATCAAGCTTTTCAATTTCTTTCTTCTGTTCTTCAATTCTTAGTTTATCAATTTTTGAATCTGATTCATTTCTAATCTTTAAAATTGATATTTCGTGATTGTGCAATAAATTAAGCTTCTTTGTTACTTTATTGACTTCAATTTCAATTAAATCTTGTTTTTCTTGAAGATCATACATGATAGAAGCAATAGCTCTTGGAGAAAGCAATAAGCCCGTAAAAGGAGCCCTTTGCCATCTTTTCATTGGAGAAATTGCTTCACCAACATCAGGTTCTGATTCTGGAATTTCTGGAATTTCTGGAAATGTTAACGTCGTTGTTTTTGGAACGACGTTAATGTCTATTGCTTCTTCAGGGTCTGGACTCAAAGAATAATCATCTGCATTAGAGACTGAAGACATCGTAATAGACAAAGCTACAACTAAATTAATTAATTTATTTTTCATATATCTCATTCTTCTGGCATTATAATTTTAAATCCAGTCACCTCTGACAGTTTTTTTGCTAATCCGACTGGATCATTTTTGTGCATTTCTAAAACGTTCTTTATTTCTTCTTTTTTCTTTTGCGTCAATTCTTTCTTTTGTTGCTCATACTGCTGTTCAACAACTTTTAATCCATCTTCAAGAGTTTTATCAACTGCATCTTGTTGATCTCGTTCATCTTTTCTTATAACGTCAATTTGGTCTAATTGATTGTTTTTTGAATCTCTAGAAGATTTTTGATCATCAGAAGCAACTTCTTTTTTTCTAAAAATTATAAATCCAAAAATACCAACAAAAAATAAAGCAACATATTGCCAATATTTTTTTGCAGTTTTTAAAACTTTATTCCAAGTCATTTAGTTAAGTTTATCCTTTTTTGCGTCTTTAATCGTAGGTAATAAAATTTCATCTTTTTTAGCTTGCTTCGCAGCATGCTCAAATGCAATGCAAATATCTTCTATGATACCTTGATGAACTTGTATGACCTTTGATAGTGCCAATAGTGTATCGCGTAATGAACGTATGTCTTCAGTCAATAAGACTAACTCAGCAACAATACCTTGTATTGTTTTTGAAGACTTGATTGAAGACTCAAAGATATAATCAAATAATTTTATCTTTGGTCTATCTTCTTTTTGTTTTTTTTCTTCAGTCATCGTTGATCATATTATACAACGTATTATGATCTAGTTCATTAATGCGATCTCTATTATATGAAGTTGTCTTTTTTATAGGTTTTTCAAGTTCTAATTTTGCTCGTCTTAAGCAAAGATCTTCTAATACTTTAATTGCAACTTTATCATCTTCTATTATCAGTCTTGCAAATTCATCAAAAACTGATTGCATTGAAAGTTGATACTGAAATAATTTTTCTCTTAATTTTAAATGAGTATTTTTCGTTAACTTAACATGAATGCACTTTTTATCGTAAAGAATATCAGTACGAATCAAGCGGCACCTCCACCACCTCCGGCACGATCAGCTGGTGGTGCTTGAAAATTCTCATCTTCAATTTCTGCTTTTGACTTTCCTATTTCAATATCGTGTACTTCTTCTAATACGTCTTTGAATTGATTAACGACGTCTTCTTCATAGTTTTCAATTAAAAAATTGACAGCTCTTCTAGCAAGAGTATTTCTTACTTCAAGCAAAGAATCATAATTCTCAATCATTCTTGCCACGTTTGAAGCAAATTCTTCAACATCAATATCTTCAATTGTTAATTTTTTCTTTTCTTCTGAAGGTTCTTCTTCTTTTTTATCTTCATCTTGTGCTTCTACTAAAGTACGAGTTGTTGAAGATAAAAACCTGCGAGTCATCATTCTAAAATCTAAACCTTCATTTTTCTTTGATCTTGATTCAGATTCATAGGATGCTAGCAGATCATCAACTTGTTGATCTAAAGAATCTTCAATTTCTTTTTTTTCTTTTTGTTCAAGAACTAGCTTTACTTGTTCCTGAATTATTTTCTTTAATTTAAAAACGTCTAATTTTCGAGTCATCGGTTCACCTTTAGCGTCTGGGCGAATAGTTCTGCTTTTTTAATTCTTTCTTCGATAACTTCCCAATCAAATTCTCTCATTCTTGCAACTAAATGACTCTTTTTGTCATTTAGATAATCACGATAATAAGCATGTTCCCACATGTCTACAACGATAATGGGATAAAGTCCCAACATTACATTATCACTGTGATTGCTTATTACTGTATTAACGTATCGTTGAAGAAACATGTGATATCCGCAAACTGCCCATCCGCTACCGGCTGACATTGCACATGCCATAAAATCTCTTTGCCAATCTTCAAAAGTTCCGAAATCGCGTTCAAGCCTCATGTATGATAAAGAATCCATGGTAATTTCAGAATGAGGATCAAATGCATTTGCAAAATATAGTTCATGAAGCCATGTTGCATTTAAATTATAAACTTCATCAAGCTTTAAAGAACGATATTGAGAATGCTTTGAATCAGCAGAAGATCGATCGGCTGAATCTAATTCGGCAGAAATTTTGTTTAATGACTCTACATAACCTTTGTATAACGCATCATGTGAATCTTTAGTTTTTTGTGTAGAAAATTCTGATACTTGCTTAAAAACCTTTGGTTCAGCAACATAAGCTTCATCTAACTTTTCAATAGTTGGTAACTGATTTGTTTGTGTTTTAATAGAATTTTTCACAACATCTTTTAAGATGTTATCTAAATCTACGCCTAAAGATTTAATGTTCATGATGTTATTATCACTTTCTTTCGTATTCGCTTTCAAAAGCTTGTTTAGTTATAACTATTGTTTTATCTCCGTCTCCTGATCCTGGACGTCCTAACGTTATTGTACCATCTCGTTCATTTACTGAAACAACCGTATATACTAAACCCATGGAAGGATCACTTTTTACATTGATCCTTTTATCGTCAGGCTTCTTTTTTTGAACTCGTAATCCAACGTCTATAACGTTTTCTTTATTTCCGTCGCCGTCAACATCAACCTGCATGCGAAGACCACGCGGCTTTTCTTTCTTTGATTCTGAGATTAAAGAATTAATTTTTTTTTGCCATTCTTCTCTCATAATATTGATAATGTAATTTTCTGTAAGCTTATGCTTCATAACAACTCCGCTTCTAAGTAATTATCGATCAGGACTCTAGAATATTCAGGATAATAGCTGGATTCTGCAAAAGTTGATCAAATTTAACACAAGAAGTTCCAGTAACCTTAAAAATATCATCGGAAGCGGCTTCTGCATCAATATAATCAGAATAATAGATAATGTTCTTAATCCCACTATTGACAATTCTTCTTGCGCACATTGAACATGGTTTATGAGTGCATAGCATCAAAAGATCACCTCTAAGTTCATAAGGTTTGCATAAATGGAACAATGCATTCTCTTCAGCATGCAAAAACCCTGATTTTCCTTGTTCTAAAGATGATCTTTTATTAGGACCGCCTTTGTATCCTCCATTATATCCTATAGCACAAACTTCTCTATAATCCTTCGTTATTATTATAGAAGCAACTTTATATTTGTCATCATATGACAGCGTAGACAATTCATTGCACATTTTCATGAAAACGCTCAATTTTTGAATACTACGTTCTAAAGAATTTGACATAAATCAATCCTTCATGGCATAATTTCTATCTTGATTTAGAATTATAGGATGGCATCTAGAACATCTAGGCTCATACAATTCAACGCCTCCTACTTCAATCTCATCTCCGCCTGTTTGCTTTTTATATGTGTAAAAAGCATCTTTATTACATACTGTACAAACTGCGCTTAGTTTTTCGACCTTAGTTGCCCAAGGAAGCATTTTTTCGATTTCATTAAATGACTTTCCAGTTGCTGACAAGTCTAAACTGGAAACAACGATAGAATAACCGCTTCGATACAACCAAATAAGAACATCGGCAACTCCAGGAATCATAAAAGCTTCATCTACTGCAATTACATTAGGATTTTCATCCATATTTGCAAGATGCTCAAGAATATCGGTTCCTAATTTTACGCAAGTTGCAGGAATTTTCCATCCTCCATGAGTTGATATGTTATCTACACTGTATCGATCATCTAGCATGGGTTTAAAAACTGCAATCTTCTTACCTTGATATTTAAACCTGTCTAAAACAGACAACAAAGATGTGGTCTTAGCAGAAAACATGGGTCCACAAAATACAGTAAATGTCGTAGTCATGATTTTATGAAATACCTGTATCCTTCAAATTTTGTATTAGAAAGTAATTCGTTACAAGCTTGTTCATCGTTTAGTTTAATAGCTTTATGAGATGCTAAAACTCTACACCAATCGTTCCAATAATCACTTTTCAAGTTGATGTTATTAATCGCCCTTGAAAGAACAGGAACCGTCATACACTTTTTAATCTCACGTTCCGCTACCATCAGATCATCAAGCGGAGGCATAGAAGGCATAGGAGGCATCTCTAAAACATTTCTATAATCCTGCTTCTTATCTTCCTCAAGTATTTTTTCTGCCATTTTAAAATGCCTCTCGTACAAATGAAGAGAAGCGCTTAAATGAGTGTATGTCCCAAGACCAATAGGACGACCTAGCTCTAGAGTAAGTTGAAGAGCCAAAAGTTCTTGGAAGATAGTAAATGCTGGAACATCATAAGCTAAACCAAGGATAACATCGGATGATCTCATGGATGTTACCATGTGAACCTTGTCATTCCTCAAAAAGAATTGAAGAGATAAAGTACACGGCACATCAAGGCTAGCAAGAATGGAATCCTGCGGAGACCTGATATGAACAACGGCACGGCGAGAATCAGGGTCGGACTTTAGTTCATTTACGACATAATTCCATTGGGTCCAGTCCTGTTTTACCTTAGCTGCGATTCTATCATGAGGCTTGAAAATACGAGCGCCATAAGCGCTGTTGGCCGTCTTGCCGTCATCTGAGATCTTTGACCAGAAAGCAGAATAGTTCGAGATCCAATCCGTTGAATCATTTCCGCTCAAATACCAAAGAAGCTCTGCGATCATGTAGTGGATCGACAGCTCTCTTCCAGGAACATAAGGAATTCTGTTTCGAGGATTAAGGATCTTGAATTGGTATCCCAAGATCTCCTTGATCTTCATTCCGCGAGGAGACGAAATGAATTCAGGCTCTGTATAGACATCTTTGACAATGTCGACGTAAGCTTCAGTGAAATTCTCGTAAACTTTCATTTTGAAAGACCTAGAGTTTTAATCATATCCCAATTTTCATCATACCATTTAATGGTTTTATCAATCCCTTCCCAAGGAAGGACTAAAGGCTCATAACCTAAAACTTCCTTTGTCATAGAAATATCAGCTAATGTATGCATTACGTCACCTGGTCTCCATGGTGCATCATAATATTTTGCATTTGGATATTTGGATAAAAGGTAAGAAAGAATTTCTTTATTCGTAGTTCTTACTCCGCAAGCTACGTTTAATTTAACGGCTTTTAATTCTTGTTGGGACTCTGCTGCTCTTATACAAACGTCAACAACGTTATCAACATAACATAAATCTCTGGATTGTGATCCGTCTCCATCAGATCGCATTTGATTTCCAGAATGGATTGCAGTCAACCAAGCCCCTAAAGCAGTAGAATACGGAGAATTTCCAAGCTGATGAGGACCGAATACGTTAAAAAACCTTAAGCAAGCAGAGTCCAATCCATACAAATTGTAATAAATTTTCAAATAATCTTCTATGATAGATTTTTGTAATGCATATGGAGATTTAGGATTTTTTTCACATGTAACAGGAGTTGGTAAAATATTCGTATCGCCGTACACTGATGATGAAGAAGCAAAAACAAATCTTCCTACATTACCTCTACAAGCATCAATTAATGACAGGGTCTTAGATACGTTATTGTCATTTGTTTGTACTGGAAAATCTACAGAATAGCTGACTCGAGGAATTGCTGCAATGTGAAAAACAGCATCATATTTTTTGTTTTTAATCAAATCTAAAACATTTTGTGATGAAAAATCCTCTTTTATTAACGTTTCTTGAAGCTGCTGAGGTAAAAACTCTACATGACCGCTTGAAAGATCATCAACAACATCTAAGTCTACGCCTTTAGACAAAAGTTCTTTTGCCAAGTTGCTTCCAATAAATCCAGCTGCGCCTGTTAATAGTGCTTTCTTGGTTTTCATAACATTTCCTATATTACGCTTTTTTATTTTAAAAGTTCATTGTTAATTATGAATATCTATGAAAACTTTCAACGTCATAAACAAATCAAACAGAATATCTCCTCAAGATGTCGAACTTATGGTCGAGGCGTGCAGAATTCAACTTAGAGATCATGCATGTCCTATTTTAGGAAGACTACCATGGGAAATAAAAATAGAAGGCAACGATGGATTTCCAATGGTGATAATGGATGATTCAGATCATGCTAGCGCATTAGGATACCACACACAAGACCCAGATGGAAAAGTTTGGGGTAGAGTTTTTGTTAATCCTGTTTTAGACAATGGAGGAACGGTATTATCTGGATCAAAATCCGTCTCCGTAGTTCTTTCTCATGAAATACTTGAAACTTTTTATAATCCTTATATCAATTTATGGTCGCATAGAGGAGACGAAACATTTGTAGCTGTTGAATTATGTGATCCTGTTGAAAGCAATTCATATGAAATTAATGTCAATGGTACTAATGTCAGCGTTTCTAATTTCGTTCTAGAACAATGGTTTGACAAAGAAATGATAAATGCAGGAAGATATGATTATCTATCCACATTAACTGAGCCTTTAAAGCTTGGAAAAGGTGGATACAACATAATATTGAATTGTGAGACAGGAGAAATCAAACCTAAATTTGAGTCAAAAATTGATGAAGACGAACATAATTTAATTAAACCATCTCATCCTGCTGCTAGAACAAGCAGAAACATCGTAAAAAAGTTGGGATCTACTTCGAAGGAGTAGAAGAATAAAGATCCTTGTACCAACCTCCACCCTTTAAAGTAAATCCTCCTCCTACTGAAATCAAGCGTTTTAAGCAGTTTTTATTACAATGAGGACAATCAGATAGAGGATCATCCTTTATTGATTGAACTTTTTCCATAAAAAATGAACAAGATTCGCATTGATATTCATAAGTTGGCATAATATCCTCAAGGTGAAATTGTTGTTGGAAATAACACAACTTGGCCAGAAATCTTTTGAACTCCAGGTTGTCTAGTATTTTTTAATGTACCATTGTGGTTGACCAAATTACACAATGAAGAATCTTGCAATAGATCAGAAAATCTATGTTCTACTCCATTAATCCAACATTGTTGAGAAACCAATTGACAAATTTGTGAATAATCAGAATGCTTTGCATCATGAGCAGTAGCATTCGGCTGAATCACTTTGATTGGTTTACCATCTAACGTTTTTTGTAATGTTGTAGAAGGAAATCCATTAATTCCTTGAAAATTAGATCCTGTAAAATGCCATCCATAATTGCAAGCTTTACTAGGTTGCTGATCTATTTTTTTATCTAAAATCCAATGTTTTCCCACTGTAGAAACTATTCCGCCATTATAAGACTTCAATTGTTTAGTCACTTTATCATCATGAGATATCATAGAAGACACTGTTGATGATATCGGTTGTGGAACTGGATTTAGGATATTCGACGCGTGAACGTACATCAAATCTGCAACTAACGCAGTTAACAAAGAAGCATCAAAAACATCTGCTAGCTGTTGTTGGAGGAACGCAGAGACGTTTACTCTAATTCCTCCAACTTTTAGCGCGTCTGACATAACGTTCAAAATAACTTTTTTACCAGAAATATCATAGGTTAAAGGAACCCATGAAGCATCAAAGTTTCCTAACAAAACTTGATCAAAAATAAATTTCTCTCTATCTTTTAAATTTTCAGGAAAAGATAAATTCGTGATCATTTTGTGTTCTTCCAAAAAGAATACATGTTCTTTTCAATTTCATAGTTCATGCTCTTTGTAGGACGATTTGGCTGTTCCATGGCCCACTTAAACATCTTCATAACGGTTTCTCGCAAATCTGTTTTGTCCTCAAAAGACAAGAGCTTATGAGCCTTAGTATGATCACAATATGCTGTATGAACTTCATTCCTCTTTTCTAGATGAACTTTAGTTGCGTTAATTCCTAGCTCTTTTGCAACGCCGATTACTGTGTCTGCAGCTTCATTAATTGTGTAATGTTTGTCAGCACCGATGTTGAAGATTTCTCCATCGTAAGAATCCATTAATTTTTCAAATGGTTCCAAATAAAACTTAATGTCTGAAAATGCTCGAACTTGTGTACCATCTCCAAAAATCGAAAGTGGTTCGCCATTCATTGCTTTTCGAATCCAAATTCCAATTACGTTGCGATAACGATCCCAAATGTTCTGGTAGATTCCAACTACATTGTGCGGTCGAACAATGCTGTATCGAAGACCAAACATTTCATGAGCCAACTTCAGATCCATTTCAACTGCATATTTTGCAATACCATATGGATCTTCAGGCGTTGGTAGTTGCTCTTCGGTAAATGGAGGATTTCCTACTCCATAAACAGCCATTGACGACGTAAAGATGATTTTCTTTACATCATGATTTACGCAAGCGTTGATTACATTGGTTGAAGCTAATACATTATTTGTGTAATTGTAATTTCTTATGAATGGACTAAGACCTTCAGCTGCATATGCTGCAAAATGAAAAACGTAATCAGGCTTTTCTGCGTTAAAAATCTCGTCAACCTTCTTTTGGTCGGTCAAGTCAAGCTTATAAAAAGTAGCATCCTTTGGTACTGAATCTTCATACCCGCCGCTTAAATCATCGATTCCAACTACTTTATAGCCTTTATCAAGCAAATAACGAGAAAAGTTTGCACCAAGAAGACCAGCAATACCTGTAATTAATACTTTCATTTTTTCCTCACTTAACCGACTCAAGAAAATCTACAACATTACTTACTGAAAATACACCGCTAGATTTTAAATTATTTTCCTGTTCTAAAATTAACGAATTTCTTTCTTCTAAATTCATTGAAAAAATTAATTTGACTTTTTCAATGACAGAATCTCCACCTTCAACTGCCCAGTCTTTCCCTAATAGATTCGACTTCAAAAATTCTTTTGGAACCAAAGCTGGCACGTTCGAAACGATATTCTCAACATATCTAGGAGAAGCAAAACCTCTTTGAGCATATTCTGGTTTTGTAATATGTGTCGTACAAATAAATGAGTTTAATCTCTTCATCGATTCATAGAAATTCAATCTTTGAGCAAATGAAATACTAGGGTGAGAAGAAATCAATACTTTCGGAGATTCTCTTTCTGGTGAAACTTCCAACCAATTTCCATGAACTGTCGTTTGAATTCCATAATTGCGAAGAGTCGACGACGGAAAAGAATAATACTTTTCAAAAGCTTGAGGACGCTCATAGTTATTTCCTACATACCCATATTCAAATGATGTAGAAACAGCTGGAAGAAGCTTTTTCCAATCCGTCCAGAACATTATTCTTTCTCGTTTTCTTGTAAGATACCTGGGCTCAAAAGCTGGATCTGCGATAATCGCTTCAGGCCACATCATTTCATCTAAGTGTGTGACTTTATAATCACAATCCCAAATAACGACAGGAATCTTTCCATGATAATGAGTCAATAGTTCAAACTGTCTGTCCAAATCTTTTTCAAACTTGTTTGGTCCAGAATTCTTGTATGTCTTCCAACGCCATTCTACAAATAGAACGTCAATATCAGGAAATCCCATGTCATATGTGATTCCAGGATATGGAGTAGATTCTCTTCTTTCCTGCAGCGCATACACTTCATGCCCTTGATTAAGTAAGGCATCTACCATGATAGGCCGACCGTAACGATGACCATCAGGAGTCTTTGCCTCTTTAGATGCTTCAAATGGCTCACAAAATCCCCAATAACTGATTCCTAGTTTCATAATATCAATTTTTCCCAATAAATTTTAGAATGGTTTTCATTTCCCAATCAAGGTCTTCTGAATCTACACACAGACGTAGGACATTACACTTCGTCCATTCAATAAACTCGATATAAACGTCTGAAATCTTTTTCATTTGTTCAGAATCTATGTCATGCATATCATCATGCAATCCATCGTAAGAAGTACGATATGGAACAATAATCTTTACTCCAAACGATGCAGCCAAAGAGTCGATATGCCTCAACGCTTCTTGATCAGTCTTTCTTCCGTAAACTTTAGAGTACACCCATTCTGAAGGATATGATCTATCTAGAATGACTGATGTCCCTGTAGATTTTAGAAAATTATAAAAGTATGGATCACCGTATCTTAAAGCGTTAACGAAATAATCAGGATCATCAGAAAAAGCTTTCCATTCAGATTCATTCTTAAACGAAGGAACGTTTAGCCTTTTAGAAAGTTCTTTGACCATTTCAGTTTTACCGACCTTGTCAGGCCCGTCAAATAAAATAACCATTCCCATATTATACCTCTTCAATCAAGGACTTTAATCTTACTCATGAAAGTTTTATTACCGTAGCCATCTACGGTGATTTCTGAAAGGCAAACGCTGTACTTGGGAATTTCTGTTTCGCCATTCCATCCCCAACAGAACAACCTATGGTTTTGTCCTCCAAGCCCAGTAATCGTTAACAACAAATAGTTTTTTCCTGTCTTCGTTTTCTTAGGCTTTGTATCAGAAACGATAAACCAATAGATGTCGCTTTCAGATAAATCATCAACAGACTTGACTCCTCTGCTCTCAAGCTTTTGTAAGATCTCTTCTGGCATCAGCATCGCAGCGTTGAATGAACCGAGATACTTTATGCTGTTATCTACCAATTCTGATCTGGACCATTCATCCATGTTCTTCGTATCGATCAAAGCTTCACGGAATGCTTCGATTCCTGCAGTCGGATTCTTCTTTGTATGTTTCTTGATATCGCCGTTTCTGTTGATCAAGATCTCACTCATGTGTTTGTATCCGGTGAAAGTCCTATCATGACCGATACAATCAAGAGAATCAAATGCCTTAATTGCAATGAGGGCCTCCAAGGCACGTTTATTGAACTTGGAATGCCTCCATGACCCATCCTCATTCCATAACATATCTTCCACTGATTTATACGGACGATTTTCCATGATTTCTTCTACTGCGGATTCCCCTACACCCTTACATGAAAGGAAGCTAGGCATGAATCGTTTACCATCCAGGATCGTCCAGCTCTTCGTTGCATAGTTGATGTCGATGTTGACGATCTTGTAACCTAATGCCTTGACTTCAGAGAATGCCTTAGCACGCTTTTCATCATTTCCTGACATCGACTCGAGGTAAGCGCATAGCCATTCCTCCTCAAAGTAGGTGAGAAGCCAGGCACAGTAATATGAATCAATTGCGTAAGACACTGCGTGAGAAGCGTTAAAGCCGTAGCCAGAGAAGAAGAGAATCTTCTCGTATAGTTCATCAGCCACCTTTTCAGGCACACCGTTCTTCATCGCTCCGGCGACGAAGTCTTCTTTTGCCTTCTTCGCGTCTGCAGCAGCTGCATCCTTTTTAGACGCAGAACGCTTCATGATGTTTCTACGAATCGTGTCAGTTTCAGCCTCCGGGAACCCAGCAACGACAGAACATAACTTCATAGTTTGCTCTTGAAAAATTATGCAATTATGAACTAAGAAGCCATTTGCAATGAAGTTATGATTTTTCTTGGTTTGAATATCATAAACTTTTGCAGGTACGTCACGTTTAATCGACTTTATTTTCAAGGGTGTTAACATAATTTTCCAACTTAAAATCTTTTGACTCTGATGCCCAAACTCTTATTATTCTATACCCAGCAGCTATTGCTTTTTCATTCCACACTTTATCAATCTGATATTGACGTTTCATTCTAGAAGATAACTCGTATAGCTTCTTATTGCCATGCCAATAATCACCATCAAACTCTATGATAACATTTTTTGAAGGAACAAAAAAATCATATTCATGAGTAATTCCTTCAATTTTAAACTTGTGTACAACATCATCACCCAACAAAGACTTTAATTTTTCAAAAAATTCTAACTCTGATTTAGAGGTAGTCTGACATTTCGTTCTTGTTAGTAGAGATTTTTGAAGAGAACTTGTAGTCTTCGATCTCCATATTAAATCATGACTCTTAAAATGGATCTTGTACCCTCGCGTAGAAAAACTCTTATTGCATATTTCGCAACAAATATGACCTTCATTTCCAGGAGTACAATATGATCTATGAGATCTAAGCGAAGTGTTGGTATCAAAATGTTTTTGACATTTATCACATGAAAAATCTCCATGCTTTACAATTTTGTCTTTAGTCTTTGACTTATTCTGATTTTGTCGCCACTCTTCAGTTATTTTTCTTCCTGCGTATAATTTCGATAATCTCTTAGAATGACATTTCTTAGAGCAAGTTATGCGTTGGTTCTCTGTATCATTTGTTATGATTATCGTACCACAAATTTCGCAAATCTTTTCTACTTTTTCGTGTATCCTTCTATCGATGTTTGATTGAGATATTTTTTTTGATCTTAATATCTTATAACATTCTGCGCTGCAAGTCTTTGCGGGATAATTTTTTCCTTTTGGTCCTGTATAAACAAATTTTTTATCACAACATTCACAAGTTCTCATCTTCCAAGAGCCTCTTTCTTGGAAGATAAATATACCCATATGTCTATTCAATTCCAAAAATTTCGTCTTCTGCAGTCAAATCTCCAGCCTCGACCCAGCCTCTAGTTGTGTACACTCTATGATCTGATGTTAAACGAATAGTTTTTCCATCTTCAAGTTCAATCGTTAGAGTCTCTTGAACGCCAGTGCAAACTGCAGCAACAATTTCGTCTTGTTCAATCTCGCAAGATTCTTCGTTAAAAGATGGCAATTTTGTTCCGACTAACTGATCTTCTACGATTTTTTCAATCGTAATATCTCCAATATCAGTTGTAATAACAGTTGATCCATGTAAACATCCGTATGTAGACTCAAGCACCTTCTTGATCAAAGGGTGCTGGTAATCGATCTTATCAGGTTCGTTCTTGGCGCCGATATAGATCTTATCGACATTGGCCGCTAGAGGACCAGGACGATAGATCGATGTCAAAGTTGCAATGTCGATGATGCTGCGAGGCTTTGCCTTAGTGAACAATCGTTGAGCACCAGGTTGCGTACACTGGAACACACCAGCAAATCGTCCCTCATGATAAACGTATTCATACACCCTTTGATCATTGAGATCGATATTCTTAGGATCCATATGCTTGTCGAACCAAGCCTTCACATCCTTAAATGTTGGATTTGCTACACCTTCTCGACGTTGCAGAATCAGGTAGATAGCTCGTTCGATAATGCGCAGGGTTTCAAGACCTAGTAGATCGAATTTGATCCAGCCGAACTCTTCTAGGTGTTTATAGTGCATACCTTCGACCCATGGGGTTTGAGGTTCGCCACGAGCAAGAATAAGAGGCATCCTCTCTGCAACGTTCTCCGACACGATGACGCCACCCGCATGTCGGCCGAGAGATCGGTTTTGTTTGAATAAGATCTCGATAGGTTCTGCAACCTCTGGATGCGCTGCGACGAAGTCTTGCATCGACTTTGAATACTTCATCGCATCTTCATAAGTCAAGACGAAAAGATTCTTATCAACTCCTGGCTTAAAGACCTCTTTCTTTACGTCATCTTCAACGGGAGCTAAGGCTGCATTGACTTCTTCAAATGGGATGTTGTAGAACCGCGCGATGTCTTTAATGAGGCTCTTTAACTTAAAAGTATTGTAGTTAGAAATTGGGATAACATTGTTATTACCAAAGTTTTCGCGCATGAGCTCGATTAGTTTATCGCGATCTCCAATGTCAGAATCGATATCAGGAGCGCCTTGTCGAGATGGGTTAAGGAAGCGTTCAAATGATAAGTCGTATTCAATAGGGTCAAGGTTAGTAACACCAAGAACATAAGCAACGAGAGAACCTGCAGCAGATCCGCGACCTGGCCCGATCAACATATGTTCTCGTGCCAAATCCATGATCGCCTTCATCGTCAAGAAGTAGCGTGAGAACTTCTTACCTTTGATGATCGATAGCTCATACTTGATACGTTCGATGTACTCAGGCTTGTCATCGAGCCCTCGCCAAATGAGACCTTTCTTACATGCATCGACCAATGCTTTATCTTCAGTGAATCCTTCAGGGATGACGTAGGATGGTAGCTTCATCTCCTTATCAGGATGGATATCGCCGATTTCATTGTGGACGATGTCATGAGTCCGCTCGATTGCTTCACGAACAACATCATCATCATAGAATGACATGTCTTCAGACGTGGACAGGTAGGAATCCCAGACCTGAGGTGCGTTCTTTGGATACAACTCGCACTTCAGATCGTCCTTCGACTTCGGCAGCATGTTCGGATCGAAGTTTTGGTAATTAAGCCATCCTAGCTTCTTGTAGATCTCACGCTCTTTCCAGTTGTCTGGACGAGAATAATGAGAATCGCAAGTTACAACGAGTCGATCAGTCAATGAATTCTTCTTCGCAAATTCAAGAATTGCGCGGTTAACAAGATGTTGGGCTGGAAGTTTGTTGAATTGTAGCTCAAGGCAAACATTGTCTCGTCCTACAGCATTAACCAATTTGTCATATGTGTTACCCATCTCAAGCAAGGTTGACTCAAGCAAGCTCCTATCATCAAGAAGTTTGTGTGATAGGTCATCGAACTTGACGCGTTGAACCTTTGAGAAGACGTCATAGCTCAGCACACCACCTAGGCATGCTGTTGAAATCATGAGATGACCTCCCTTTGCGGCTTCCTTCAACATCGCATAATCAACTCGTGGGAACCTATAGAAGCCCTCCAAATAACCTCGAGAAACTAGATGGAATAACCTTTGTAGGCCAATTGATGTTTTCGGTAGGACAACGAGATGATGCCGACGTTTGATCGGGTCGTTGTACTTGCCTGATTTTGTTTCCTCCTCGTTTTCGATGGTCAATGCGGCTTCATCGGTACCGATGTCAGTCGTTTCATCGTTACCGTCAACGATCGCAGCGAGGGGTGTGAGGATAGATTCGTCCTTGATCGGTTTTTCTCTCGACTTATCGAGATCGATCTGCCATTGTTTTAGATCAGGATGGACGTACATCTCGCAGCCAGGAATGAACTTGAAGTTCTTACCTGATTTTTTCATCTTCTCGGCATGAAGATATGCATGGCAGAATCCGTTCATGTGACCATGGTCAGTCAACGACCAGGCATCCATACCGTTCTCTAGAACGTAATCGATGTGTTCTTGCGGATAATCAAGTCCATCAAAGGTACTAAACCCCGAGTGGCTGTGAAGGCCTACGAATCGTGAAGGAACTTTTGTAGTCATTACCTATTTTCATATTGTAACCTAAAGACAAGATATTTTGCACCAGTAAGATTCTAAAATGAAAAAGGGCTCCACACGGAGCCCTTTCCAAACAACTCGACAATAAACTTACATAATTTGCGCAGCGATTAGGCAACCGCGAGCAACAGCATGAAGTGGATCAGCTGCATGACGAACTTCTTTGACAGGAAGCGGAAAACCATTCTCATTAAGTTTCTTTGCAAAAAGATCGACGAATCCTTTTGCTTTTGAGGTTCCTCCAGCAACGACGACTGGAAGCGGATCCTTGAACTTTGGAATAGACTTATGTCCTTCCATGGATGATGCCAATTGCTTCGTCGTGTAATCGATTAGACGATCATAATAAGAAGCAACCGCAGCAAGAACTTGATTGTCATTCGGCTGACCTACGGTAAAATCTCCATTTTCCTTTTCTGCCTGAACGATAGAATCAGGTTCTCCAGTAGCCACTGCAGCCATGCGATCAACCCAGTCACCAGACTTCGTTGTAGAGAAAGTAACGACAGGTTCACCATTGAGCATTACGCAAACGTTAACCATTCCCGCGCCCCATGATAGAGCCACTCCAGTATAATCATCCTTTTCTAGTTCAGAATAACAAAGAGCTTCGGCCTCATTTATTGCACGTGCTGAATACCCAACTTCTGTAAGAAGTTTTACGATTACGTCTTCATGGTATCCGACGTCAAAATCCTCATCTTCTTGATCGACAGGTTGAGCTGGTACGCAGAAGACTAATTTTTCTCCTGGTTCTGCTGGTGTTCCTGATACTTCTTTAAGGATATAAGTCAAAATTCTTCTTGCATCTTTTTCTTTTGAAGAAACTACGCCTTTATACATCGGTCTCTTAGCTGAATCGTTTCTCTCGACTGCCTTCTCAATTGCGTCTTTTCCAAGGATGATGAAAGAACCATCGGCATCCTTAACGAAAGTTTTTCCTGCTAATCCCTTTTCAATCATCTTTGTTGCAATTGGAGTTGTAGGTTTGATGACATAAAAAGCATCGCGGAAATCTTTGTATGTAACTTTTCCTTTTGCGCCTTCTTCAGCAAGAACTATAAATGATGTACCGACGTCTAATCCTTTAGCCATGTTTGTCTCCTAGATGAATTATATACTACTTGTTTTTCTTTAACATCGCCAATTTTGATGCAGATGTTGCAAGATCATCTTCTACGATAGTTTGCGTTCCTAAATCTTTACCTTTTCGTTCTAAAGAATCAGTAGAAACAGATGTTACAAATTTCTTCTCATCAATTTCAACTTGCTTTCTTTGTCTAATTTCAGGTTTAAAAAATGATCCTTTTGCATCGATTCTATGATCGCTGATGTCAGGCTTTCCAGTTATACGCCCTACGATGTATCCTAAAACAAACGCGGTGAAATATAAAAGGATATTCATAGAAGCAATATCAGATTCCATTTGTATAATCTATGTATTGAGAATATTTAATTTCATGAAAAAGAACGTAGAAAAAACAATATTAGAAATGTTTGGCGACCCTATTGACTCTAAGATGGGAACAAAAATTGGAGATGTTCCTGGAATAAAGGTTGTCGGAGCTATTGGAGCAAGAGACTTAGACGAAGATAGTATGGGTGACATTTGTCCAACATGCGGAATGATGTCCGTCGCCGGAAAGTGCGGATGCATGCCATCAGAGCAGAGTTGCGAAGGATGTGGATTACCCGTTTCACAATGTGTTTGTGACATGAGCGGAGTTTGCCCAGCATGTGGAATGATGGCTACTCAAATCGAACAACCATGCGGTTGCGCAATGACTGAAGCAAAAAAGAAAAAGCAAAAAGGCCCAAGCAAAAAAACGGCAAAGAAAATATTAAAAGGAGCTGATACTTTCGCTAAGAAAATGGAGAAAGTATCAGGATGGGCAGAAAACCCTGCAGCTGCAGCAGCATGGATGATGCATAAAGCTACAGGGAAATGGCCACGAGAAAAATGATATAATTTAGATTCATTTACCATGGGGTCCGTTTTCTCGGACCCCTTGTGCTGTCACTGTGATGAATCTAGCGCTGGTTCTTAGTTCTCTAATGGTTCTAGCTCCAGAATAAGAAAGACCAGATCTAATACCTTCTAATAGATCAGTTATTGTGTTTGATAATGATCCTTTGTAAGGTATTGTTGTTGATTCACCTTCGACGACTGAAACTCTTCCTCTCCATTGAATTTGAGCTTCTCTTGACGCCATTCCTCTGAATTTTTTAAATAGGCTAATTCCTAATGGCTTGTTTTGATAAGATAATCCGTGCGAATCGATCAATTCTCCAGGAGATTCATCATGACCTGCTAGTACTGAACCAAGCATAATCATATCAGCACCTGCAGCAAGAGCCTTAACAGCATCGCCAGAATTGCGAATTCCTCCATCAGCAACGATAAAAACATCTCTATCAGATTTTGCACAATCCATAATAGATTGTAACGTCGGAACGCCATGACCGGTTCTGATTCTTGTCGAACACATCGAACCTCCTCCGACGCCAACGCGGATTGAATCTGACCCCCAATCAGCTAAATCGTTAAACGCTTCAAGGGTTGCAACGTTTCCTGTCATGATGTGAACTTCATTTGCAAACTTTAAACGCATTTCTGATAATGCATTCTTTACAGAAGAATGATGACCATGCGCTACATCGATACAAAAAGCTCGACAACCTGCTTCGTATAATGCAGTGGCCCTTTCAAGATAATCGCCAGTTGCTCCAACAGCAACCATGATATTAGGCGTTTGACTGCCAGGGCATTTGCTGACAGTTTCTAAAAACATTTTAACTGATTCCTGAATCGTACAGTACCGATGAAGAACTCCAAAGCCTCCAAAGTCTTCTAGAATTGCAGCTGCAGCAGGACTGATAACTGTATCCATCGGAGATCCAACAATTGGACACTTTAAAACAGGATGAGAAGTAGTCAGTTGTGCTTCAGAAACGTCAAACCCTGAAACTGATAAATCAACATTTTTTCTTGATTCAATTTCAGAGTATTGAGGGACTAATAGTACATCATCAAAGCATAAAGTTCTTTGCATATCTAATAAATGATATACTATTAACTTATCTTTGTATCATTCATTTTCTTCTGAAACAAATCCCCAATCGCCACGCATCCAAGCATCCATCTCTTCACGAGTAACTCTGTTATGAGCTTCTGTAAGATTCTTCTTTGATTCCATCACGCCATGTTCCATTGAATGTTGCTTACCCATAAGGTAACCATGAACTTGTTGAAGGTTCTCATGAGCCACAGAGATATGATCTTGAACCCAACCAGGAAGTTGATCCTCAGGTTGAACGACATCACAAATGTCTTTAGACATATCTTTCATTGAATGAAGACGAGACTTAACCATTGCACCTTCATCATCATGACCATCCTTACCATGTAGGAAGCGGTTAGGATCTTCACTGCCCGTATCCACATGATGCGGTTCATCACCAGAAACATAACCCCAGTCTCCGCTCTTCCAAGCTTCAACTTCGTCAGGTGTAATTCTTGACATTGCTTCATTCATTGTGTCTTTGGGGCACGATTCATCTTCTTTCAGAGCGCGTGAAAGTTCTTCTTTGATAATTTGACGAAGTTTTGCTGGTGTGATTTTCATATTGTTCTCTTTATAAAATTGTATCAAATTTCCATTGACGCTTTAGAGATTGCATCGCACAGAGCCTGTGCATCTTCAACGTTTAGATTAATAGAGAAAGAATTTCCGAAAGAAATTGAAACAGAATAAGGAGTCGTTCCTTCTTGAACAAAAACAGAATATTGCTTTCCATTTTCTGTATCTTGAACTTTCATGTAAGAGTCAGATGAAGCTTCTGCAAGGATAGTTGCGTTTTTTACTTCTTCTTTGATAATTTTGCGAAGTTGAGTTGCTGTAATTTTCATGTTGTTTTCCTTATGGTCTTGCAGGATAGATACCCTCAACGCAGATTATTGCCTTAAGTCCATTTAGATCAGGAATCTTTGGAAGGCAGAAAGTGTGGATACCATCACCGCCAAATCTGTTTCCAAGCAAAGAAAATAAGGCTACGTTTTGTTGCGCCTGTAACGTAGAACCGTCGCAAGGCATCCATCCTTGAGGGATAAAATTTCCTGCGAAGTACATGATTGTTGCTAACATTGGATCCATGATAAATTCCTCAAACTAAAGGCTTAGAGATTCTTTGCTTCAGTAAGTATACATGGCCTTCATGAACGTCTGCAATGCCTTCAAGCATATTTGAAAGTCCTGAAGTTAAAAGACCACACTCTTCTAGTGATGAAATAACATGATCAATTACTTTAATAAAGTTCATTTCAGCAATCAAAGATTTTTTAGCTAAATCAGATGATTGAGGAATCATGCTAGCAGAACCTTGTCCGCAGATTAACTTAAGAACTTGAGAATTAACTAATTGAAGATCAACATTTCCTGTGCATCCAAGGCCAATTGCTTTTTCGGCAACTGAATCGACTTCTTTTAAAATTCCATCGTAAAGGCGTTGAAATAAAAGATGATCACCATAGTAAGGATCTCCCATTGCTGTCCAATGATGATTTTGGTGAAGAGAGTAAAGGTACTTAAGATGAACTAACAAAACTGAAAGAGCCGCATAAGGAGTTCCGCCCCATTCAGCAATCATATTGTCAGTCATCACCATTAAGTTTGGTTCAACAGTAAGCATCATTTCCATAGACTCAGAAAGCTTTTTCTTTTTCATCACTTTAATTCCACCTTGAATGTAATCTTATTTATTGCGTCTGGGTGAGAAGACCACTTAATTTCGAATGGTTCACCATTTAAACGTTGCTTATCATTCCAGCTTTTTACGTACGTATCTAAAGCAATTTCATCTATCCGTCTGGGAGCTCCGCCGTGAGGCAACGTACACGAAACTGGGATTTTTTTAATCGTATATCCTTCTTGAATTTTAAATTTCATTATAGAAGGAGGTAGTTGAGAATATTTGATGTTTAAAACTTCGTTGCAACGATCGATAAATTTTTGTGAAGAGAGATTTTCACACATCATGTCGTCAACAGGATCATAAGACTCAGAACCTGGAAATTCTACGCTTTCGTTAATTTCTAAATACTCTTGTCTTGCTTCATCATGATTTTTAAGAAGTTCTGACATTTTTTCCATTAACTTTGATGGATCTACTGGGAGTCTTGTCGTTGCTCTAACTGAAGAACAAAATTGTTTTACTGCAGAACCTTGCCATGTTGTATCTAGGGTTCTTGCATAATCTTGAATTAATTTTCTTGCTACTCCTTCATACCATTCATCGCTAAGCATATCTTCATCTTTATGGCTAGCAGATGCTTCGATTGCAGATGCTTTTTCTTTTTTCTTTTCTTCAAATAAATCTTTTAATGCTACGTCTTTCGGAAATTTCTTTACAGCTTCTTCTAATACTTCAACTTTTGCTTTTTTTGCTGCAGCTAAACGAACATTTGGTTTCGGATCGAATAATAAGATTGTAGAAGCGTTTTCAGGTAGCAACCTTGCAGCGAGTTTTCTGACTTCAGCTGATTCATGAGAAGACATTGCTAATGCGACTTTTCTTGAGAAGTTAACTGACTCTCTTCCCATGTATTCGATTACATCTAAACGCTCATTTGCTGCTTCTGCTAAAGATTGTAAATCATCTTTTAGAACTACAGAAGGACCAAAAGCTTTTTTTATCTCATTACAAAATTCTTCAGATTGCTTTTTTTCTTGCAACGTTTCTTTGACAACTTTCTGTAAGTCAGATAACTTCAAACGCATGTGTAAAAAACTCCTAGCATAACTATTCACTTCAATCGCAGTTTATGTAAATGTCAGTAATTAAACATTCACGAAAATAGACCAATCATCATGCCATGCAGTAGACTTAGATATATCCCAAAAATGAAGTGGCGATGGTTCTGTTGGTCTCTTTTTTAATTTCATTCCTGATTCTTCTAATGTTTTTCCACCTTTTTTACGATTGCAAATCTTGCAAGCCGCAACACAATTATTCCAAGTTGTTGGGCCTCCCTTACAAATTGGTAATACATGGTCGACCGTAATAGAAGAATAACTTAATTCTATACCACAATATTGACAGCACCAAGAATCTCTATTAAACAATACTCGCTTTTGAAATCGTGGAGGTTTTCTATCAATTTTGCGAACAATGTAATTCTTCAATCGTAAAACAGCTGGAAGCTTAAAAGCGCTTGAACACGTATTGTATTCATCATCCCAGTAAGAAGGTTCACCAGTAGATCCGGTTTGCGGATCTGCTCTTCCGCTAAGTACAAGCTTAATTGCCCTTACTTCACTAATGAACTGTAGTGGTTCGCCGTTTGAGTTTAGTAGTAGCGATCTCTTCATAACCGCCCTTATATAATTAAACAGATATCGAAGTTGCTAGCTGCGGATTTCCATAAATTGCTCTTCCAACTTTCACATTTAAGTTATTGAGCAAATCATCATCATAATGACTATGGACATGTCCAGATAATACTGTAAACTTAACGTGAGGATATGTTTTCGCAGCATTCAGCAACATATCACCCATGACTTTTGAAGTGTACCATGGTAAAATGTCAGTCGATGGTATACCAGAATATTTTTCTGAAGCATTAAATGATTCTTTAAACGGAGGGACATGCGTCATCACAACAATGTGCTCGCTGCTTTTTATCACTGCTTTAATTGCGTTAGCAACATGATTTACGGATTGTTGAGCAAGCTGTTTTGATATTCCAACGATTACATTTTTGTTTATTGCTCTTCCATCATAGGAAGCTCGAATAGAAGAATTAAAATCTCCAATTCTTATCCAGTCATTCATTAACAATGTATCACTGTACGGATTACCGTTTTGCGTATCATACCACCCATCATGACCTATAATGTATTTCCCTTCGTCAATTTTAATAAAAGGAACGCTGGACATGTATCTTAGGAATGAAGAAGAATTACACATGTTCGTAACTTTTCTTCTAACGATTCCTATATTTGATCCATAATAATCATGATTTCCTAAAACAAAATATATCGGTTTTTCTATAACTGTCTCCAGCATAGAAAGATGAGGAACCAACATCTCTGAAACTGATATATCTCCTGTTATCAATAAAGCTTCACAATTTTTTAATTGTGAAGATAACATTTTTACTTTTCCTAAAACATCACCTGCCATGTCTAGGTGAATGTCAGTTGCCCATCCTATTTGCACCGAATAACTCCTCTTGATGTTTTCCATTCGTCATCGCAAGAATCGCACAAGGTTTTAATGTACCCGCCAGGCCTATGATCTCCTGGGCAGCCACAATGTTCACAAGTCCTATGTGACATTGACTCAGCCATTGATACCATTCCTTCAATAACTTCATCTCCACCGTAGTAATAAAACCTAAGTGTACCGTACTTTTCTTTTACTTGATCAGCGACGACCTGGAATGATTCTCTTTCTTCTTCAGAAAGATCCTTTGATTTCCAATCTACATGATGCTGAATCTCATGACATAAAATATCGATGATGTCAAACCATCCATCTTCACATTCAAATCCCCATGACATACATGTTTCCATGATAGAACCGTTTCTGTTCTTAAATATCTTTGGGTATTTTTCACAAAGAACTTTATCAAGGTCAGGAGACATTTAAATAATAATAAAAAAATCGTGTCATTTGTATAAATGACACGATTTAAACTATTAATCTAATGCCTATCAGAATCCGCTAGCGCCACGCATCTGGCCAGACCCTGTTCTAACCCGTGGGACAGGACGGCCGATCATTTTTTTCTGTTTTTTCGCAGCAGGATACTCGCCAGAAGGTCTTTCTCCCGTTTGAAGCCATGCGTATGTATCTGGATCTGTGAAATCTAATTCTATATCTCTTTCCATTTTTTGAGCAACAGGCTCAAGACTTGGAACAAGTTTTGATGCAGAAATTGTCATTAATGATTGTGCTTTTTCTGCTGCATCTTCCATGCTAAGATTAGCTTTAGATTGTAACTCTCTAGCTGTCGAAGAGAAAAGGTCTTTCATGGACTTATCAAGTTTTGATGCAATTGAATCCATTGCAGCAGCGGCAGATGAAGCTAAAGATTCTTTACGCGCAGAACCGAAAGCTTCTTTTCCTGCTTTAAAAGTTTTAACAAGATCTCCAAAAAGACCTTCTTCAAGGTTTTCGGCAATCAATCTCGCTTTTTCATCAGAAATCGTTTGACCGTTTGATTCAAACAAAACTTTTACGTATTCTTCGCGAATAATTTGTTGCAAATAAGCTTTTGTTAATTTCATATTTTCCTTAAAATATTCATCATTGATTTAATGCTGATGCAATTGCCTGGCTTAGCGCTGGTCCGATAGCTTGACCTGCTTCTTTCTTTGCCGTCGCTTCATCTTTTCCAGAAGCAACAAGCTTTTTGATCATATCAGCAATCGATGTCTTTAAACTTGCCTGAATAGACTTCTTTAAAGACTCTGCTGCAGCAGCAGCGGCAGCTTTAACTGCATCATCTTTTACTGCCTTAATAGCTTGTGCTGCTTCAGTTCCAGCTTTGATCATCGGAGCAACAACTGAATTTGCAGCACTTCCTAATGCTTCAGCTCCTGCACCGGCCACTGTTTTTACAGCTGCTTTACTTCCAGCAGCTAAAGCTTTGATGCTGTCCCATAGTCCTTCATTAATTAACTCTTCTGCGAGGTGCATTGCTCTATGTTCAGACATCAATTCGCCAGCAGAAACTGGTGTTAAACGGAGGTATTCTTCTTTGATTATTTCTCTAAGCTTAGATTCTGTTATATTCATGATATCACCAAAAGTTAATGTAAGTAATTATATCGTAGAAAATAAAAAAGCTCAATAACGTTTATTATTGAGCCTTGAGCACCATCAAATACAACTTTAAGTAGACGAAACCGGAATCTTTCTTACAGAGCTTTCTTGCTTTTTAGGTAATGTAATCGTTAAAAGACCATCTTCAAGTTTTGCAACAATTCCAGAATCATCAACAACAGATTTTAAACTATAAGAATAGCTAAATTCTTTTCCATGTCTAGACTTGCCTGAAACTTTCAATGTTCTACCTTCAACGGATACATCAACATCAGTTGATTTAACTCCGGGAAGTTCGATTTTAATGCCTTCTTCGTCAATCGTGTCTAATCTTGAACGATGTTTAGAGGCTTCAAAATCATCAAAAACCTTAAATGGATCGAACAAATCAAACATGGGTGTACGAGCGGTACCATAATACCTAGTCAACATTTTATTTCTCCTTTAGAAATTGATGAAAATTTAATTTTCATCGTTACAAAAAGATGATAATCACCTTATTAAAGTTGAAAAGGGGTGCGACGAACTTTTTAATATCCATTTTCAATTCTATTGATGTTAATTCTACCTTTCTTCATGTATGCTTCATGAAGTTCATCCATAGTAACACCACTACAAATTGCAATTTCAAAAAAGTAGTGAAGAGCATCGACAAGTTCTTCAATGTAATCTTCACGATTAAATTCTTTTACGTCAGTAGCTCTATGGTCTTTTGAGTTTTTCAAAAGAAGATTAGCTTCAAATAACTCATGCATACATTCATGAGTAATTCCTTTGAGGAACTTTTGACCGGTTTTTGATTTCATGTCAAGTGGAAATTCAGGAAATCCTCTTCGTGATTGAAGCAATTCCATAAATTTTTCTTGTTGATTCCACATTTCTTGAAGCTTATCCATCAATCATCCTCAGAGATAAAAAATTTAAAAACAACTATTAGGGAAAAAATAACAGCTACTGACGCCAAAGAAAACGTCATATCAATTCTCAAAAATTAATTTTGGGAAATCTTGTGTTGCATCAGTTTGTGTCTTAAGCTTCTCTGCATCCTCTAAATACTTCTTATGTTGAGACTCAACCATTCGTTCATATTCAGGACAAAGAGTTAAAGTATCTTCATCAGTAGAATCTACAGTTAAACGAACTTGCCTCATGAGATCCGCACCATCTACACCAAGAAGAACTGCTTCTTGAAAAATTTGAATAAAACGCATTGCAACTGAATCTGAAATCTTATAGCTCATAATACCTCTTTATGCTTTTACAACTAATTTTATACTTTGTATCAATCATCTATAGCTGTCAATGATCTTTTTTGATTTCAAAACTTCATAAATTTGAACTGATATTTTCTTCTTATTTTGTTGACAGTTAATCATTGTCGTATCATTTGGATGATTAGCAGCCCATAAAGAATATCGAATTCTTACGTCTTCTTGCAAGTTTTTATCAGCCTCGTAAACATCTTCTGCTTCATGAGGAAAAGACATACCTAATAAAATAAACGTATGATCTGGTTGTCTAAGATGTTTTGAAAGTTTAACAGTAAAATCTTGCGACACTCCTGAAGCACCACCATAAACAATTGTCGATAAACTCCATCTATCAAAAATGATAGCGTCATATTGCTTCTCTAGACCAGGCAGGTCTAATAATTGAAAAATCTTTCTATTTAAGAACTGTAATACCTGGAATAATTTTGGAAATTTTTTGGCCAGGCCGTTTTGTAGCATCCAGTAAATGATCCTATACGTTACAGCAGACCTTACTGGAACTTCAACTATCGTTGACATTATTCCAAAACTAGCTAAACGTTCTCTTAAAAGCTTTGCTTGTGTTGCTTTTCCGCAACGATCAGGCCCTTCTATGACAATAATTTTGCTCATGTAAATGGACCTCTAACTTTCCCATCGACAGTTAATCCGAATGCATCCATTGTTGCTGAAAATGATTCAGTCTCTTGAACCAATTCCAACATTTGCTTTGCAATGTCTTTAATCTCTAATTGAGCATGTTCTGAATATCGTAACCTAATGAAATGAACGAAACTGCGAAAATTGAACATTACATCTGCAGTGATCTGATTTCCATACGGAAGATAGAGCCTAGCTGATTCCTTAGCACGTTTACGACTCATTCCTTTTTGGACAAGTCTTTCCAGAGTTGAATGATACTTTTGCAAGCTTGACTCTAGATGCTCAATGTAAGCTTCGCGCTCTTCAAGATCCCAATCGACTGGAACGTAGTATTTGTCTTCCTTAAGTTCCTTGTAACGTGCTGATTCAGCGTTGATAGAAACACCAATTCGATGCTTAAGTAGATGAATATGAGAAGCGATATCTGTCGTTACTAGAAAGTGGAGTGAACTCTTTTCAAAGGGAGTTTCATGTCCATTTTCTGCTAACATTTTAAGCAACTTTGGAATTCTGTCTTTTTTGTCTTCAGTCAGGTCTCTTGATGTTGAAGTCCATGCTGAAAGTGCATGCGATTCATCTGACCCATAAAAACCAATTAATTCTACTTTGTTTGGTTGCGATGGCATGGTTGAATATTATAAATTGTAAAAATTAAATGAATAAGAATCGTCTTACTGTTTGATCGATAATGTCTTTTAATTCATCTTTAATGTTTTTTGAATCTATAATTTCTTCTTTCATAGTTTCAAAAACATTATGCATTTTTAAAATCTTCTTTCTCATATCTGCAGGACCTGATGAAGTAGAATTAATATGCATCTTAAAATAATGCTCTAATTCTTCTTTGCATCTATCTGCAATTCTTTTTGGACTTTTTAATTTTATTGAAGAAGAATATGCTTGCTCAACTGCATATTGAGGAATTTCCCTAGCATAATTCTCACGAATTAGTTTTCGCAGATCAGCAATTTTTATTTTCATAAAAACTAAATATTACTCAACATTTGCTCCAGCCACACGACGCACAGGTAACGCATCCTTCTTTGTAAATCAAACCTTCAACTCCGCAAGAAGAACAAGTCTTGTCTGATTGAGACTTGGTTCCATCAGGAATGTAAGTCTTTAGGACTCTAGAAACAGCCTTAGAGAAAGACTGTAGACCACTGTGCTTATCCTTTTGTAATTGTTCAACGACGTATTGAACTGGTACACCATGTCGAAGTGCTAGCGATAATGTCCTTGTCATGGCACCATGGTTGGGATTTGCGAACAACTCAACAACGTCCTTGAAGAGAAGATGGTCATCGTCTCCAATTGGAATCTGGAGATTATAAGTTGCTACGCCGTCTTTCTTGCCATTCTTAATAAGAACTCCGGTCTTAGCCTTCTTTGGAACTTCGACGTGTTGAGACAATCCGCAGAAAATCTCATAAGGCTTACCAGCTAGCTTACCGACCAACACAAGATATGACTCGTTGTCATTTCCTGACCTCACGTTAATTCTATGAATATCACATGTTAGTTCTTTTGGTCGTTTTGGCGCGTGGCTTTCTACCATTGTTTCCGGTTGGTCAGAAGCATCGACCTTTCTCTCTTCCTTCTTCGTCTCGGCCACAAGGACGCCGGTTCGACAACCATCACGATAGATAGTGACGCCCTTACATCCAGTCTCCCAACCCTTCATGTAGATGTCCTTAACAACGTCGACAGAAGTTGAGTTTGGAATGTTAGTGGTGTTAGAAATAGAATGGCAGATCCACTTCTGCGCTGCCGCTTGTAGATCCACCTTGGCAACCCAGTCGATCTCATTGGCTGTACCGCCATGATATGGAGACTCTGCGACGTGCTCCTCGGTCTTATGATTGACCTCCATCCACTTCTTGAAAGCGTGGTGGTAGACCATGAACTCTTGCCACTTGTCGCCGAGCGGATCGACGAAGTCGACTCTGGTGTTTGGATCATCACAGTTGACCTTCTTGCGGCGCTTGTAGAAGAGCATGAACGCCGGTTCGATACCACTTGTCGTTTGCGTAAGAACAGAAACAGAACCAGCTGGCGCAGTCGTCGTTAGAGCGATGTTTCGGCGACCATGCTTCTTATAATCCTTTACGAGGTCGGGGTCTGACTCGAGAATTTGTTGGATGAACGGATGCTTCTCCTCAAGCTTGTGAGAAAAGACAGGGAATGCACCACGCTCTGCTGCCATCGTTACCGTCGAACGATAGGCAGATAGAGCCAGCGCCTTATAGAGAGACTCTGTCATCTGGATAGAAATCTTTGAGCCGTAGACGAATCCCATCGCCGCTAGAGTATCGCCAAGGGCCGTGATACCTAAACCAGTCCTTCTTCCACCAAGAGCTGCCTTCTTAATCTTGTTCCAAAGATCGAGCTCGGCTTGTTTGACTTCTTCAGGTTCTGGATCATTTTGGATCTTGGCGATAATCTTGTCTACCGCCTCGATCTCCAGGTCGATCAAATCGTCCATGAGTCTTTGGGCCTTGACAGCGACGTCCTTGAATCTTTCGTTGTCAAAAGCTGCGGCTGAAGTGAATGGATTTTTGACAAACTTATAGAGATTGACGAGAAGCAATCTGCAAGAATCGTATGGAGAAAGAACGATCTCTCCGCATGGATTTGTAGAAGTCGAACCATAGCCACAAGAAGTGTATGCCTCAGTTGGAGTTCTCTTCTTGACGGTATCCCAGAAGAGCAAACCTGGCTCTGCAGAAGCCCAAGCTGCCTCGATGATCTCGTGCCAAAGTTGCTTGGCATCAACCATTTGTTCGATTGAGTGCTTTGCATCCTTCTCTACTGGGAAACGAAGTTGAACTTGTGTGCCATCCTTCACTGCCTGCATAAACTCGTCAGTAAGACGGATGGAGATGTTAGCACCGGTAACCTTCTTAAGGTCTCGCTTGATGTTGATGAAGGTTCGAATCTCTGGATGATGAACATCAATGGTCAACATCAAGGCACCACGACGACCACCTTGAGCAACCTCACGGCAGGTATTGGAGAACCTCTCCATGAAGACGCCGATACCATCGGTGGTACGAGCTGCGTTGGCTGTTACGATACCCTTTGGACGAATCGTAGAGATATCGAAACCAACACCACCACGACGCTTCATGATCTGAGCTTGTTCTTGGTCGGCCTTAAGAATACCTGCGTAGGAATCGTAGGGTGACTGAATGACGAAGCAGTTTGATAATGATTGGTATTGGAAATCATTACCAATTGCAGACATAGGAGAACCTTGGGGAACGATTGGACCTAAACCTCTAGATTCCTTTGCAAGCTCTTCAATAGACATCCTGTCTCTTTGTGCAATGTCGAGGTGTTCGACGTCTGCCAACAGACAAAAAATTTCCTTCTCAGAGAGTGGATTAGGATACTTTGCCTCGATTCTAGCAAACTCCTTAGCAATGCGACGATGCATATCAGATGGAGTAAGTTCTAATAACTCACCCTTTGGAGTTCTTAGAGCGTACTTATCGACGAAGACTGATGCAGCCAATTCGTCTCCATTGAAATATTCCAACGATGCCTTAAATGCTTCATCTCGTGTGTGTGTCATTTGTTGTTCTCTGTTTAGGGAAATTTAATTATATAACGTTAGCTTCTAAGTTGTTCGGCTTTTGAGTCGAAAATTCTTTCTTTAATTCTTGCCATTTTGCTCGAAGTGCTCTTTTTTGAGCTTCATCATCTGATACAGTAGCTGCTTCTGGAACGTCTGCTGCACCAACAATTTCAAATTGGCTTCTTGCGGTATTAATCTTTGCAGGAAAAACAAGACCGTCTCGACCAGCACGGTTCTTTGCAACGAAAAGTCGACCCCATCCTGTAGCCTTTTCATGAGACCGGCGAGAAACTGAAATGATGAAGTCACAAATCATCGCCTTACCATAGGCCTCAGACATGTTTGTCATGTCGATAACTTCAGCATTTGCTCCTTCCTTGTTGGATTGTGATGCAGTCCAAATAGGAACGCCATATTCCATTGCTAGCCCTCTAAGCTCTTCATAGACAAGCTTAAGTTCATGTCGTAAAGAATCGAACTGACGCGTCGATCTCATGATATCTGCATAATCTATGACGATGATATCAGGTTTAAACCCCTTAAGATCCAACCTTTCGACGTGGGATCGAATCGTGAAGATCGACGCAGTGTTCGTAGGATACTCCTTGATGAATAACCTTCCTAATCCCTTGTTGTCATCATAGAATTTCTTGACTTCTTCTTTGCGATCCATTACTTCATTGGAATCAATATCACATAGATTTGAATCATAACGAATACCGACAGCAGTTTCAGATAGCTCAAAGGTATAATGAAGAACATTCTTTCCATGACGCAATGCATTTGCACCAATCATAGTCAAAAAGTGTGATTTACCAGAACCAGAACCACCTACTACGCAAAGAAGTTCACCTTTTCCAGAACCACCATGCAAAATTTCTTTTTTATCTAACTCAGGAATACCAGTCGGGATAGTATCTCTTTTTAGACGAGTAAATCTAGCATCTAGTTCATTAAAAAAGTCATGACCGACAGAAGGAGCCGTTCCTACCTGGACAGCTTTTTTGATAGATTCTACAATCGACTCGTATTTATCTGCTTGCATTTGATCGACAGCATTTTCTAAAGCTGCCTTCAACGCTTGCTTGCGGCAAAAGTCCAAAGATTTTTCACGAACGAATTGTAGATCTCCTGCGTCAGGATTGCTCTTCATTCGTTGAAGATAGTCAATGATTTGATCGCGAAGAATAACATCTGTTCCTACCTTAAGATCTTCTTTGATAATTGTAGCAAGAAGTTGTAGAGTCGGAAAAACCTTGTATTTCTTAGAGTATGAGAAATACCTGTCTGCGAGGAATTGAAGATATTTCAATTCAAAATATGAAGAATTGAAAACTTCAGTCATTTGTTCTGCAAACTTCCAATCGGTTAACAAAGCTTGCATGATCTTTTCTTGAAAAGACTTGCCGTAAGTACCGAACGTAGGAGTTGTATTTTGTGTAGTCATAAAAATGTTAATCAGCGTTTAACTAATGGATTCAGATCGTAAAAAAAGCCTTCGATGTCAAAGTCTTCAATTCCTTCTTTGACTAATGCTCTAATCAATCCCATCCTATCAACCTTAGGAACAAATGTATCGATAACATATTGCACTTTAGAAACTTGATCTGCTGATAACATTCCACCGTCTAAATGAACTAATTTCCAGTTTCGTTTTACGTCGTCAACGTTTTCCATGATGCGACGATAAATAATAGACTCATCAATTCTTGATTGACAAAAGTCAAAAACTTCCTGCAAAATAAGCTCTTGATCTCCAGCAAGAATTGGAATTTTAGATGCAACCTTTTTAAATCCAACACCTTTTACGCCAGGAACATTATCACCAGAATCTCCACAAATTGCTTTTGCTATTGCAAAATTGTGCGTCTTTATCCTGTAATCTTCAAAGATATTATCAGCAGTAACTATCTTTTTCTTATGAAGACTGTATATGTCTGTTTTGTCATCTAACAATTGATACATGTCTTTATCTGAAGAGACAATTACTTTTTTATCATTCCTAAACGGACCTTTACAAAGGTGAGCTATGACATCATCACCTTCACAATCTGAAACATAGATCTGACAAACAGGAGTAAACTTTAACATCCCTAATAGGCTTATCAGTTGATGCTTTCTGTTTTCTTCTGAATCCGGTATATCGTCGCCATAAAACCTGTTCAATTTTTCAGGTCTTCGTCCTAACTTATATTCAGAATATAAGTTTCTTCTTCGTTGTGAACCGCCACCTTCCCAAGCAACAAACACTTGGGAAGGCTGAATTTCACGACAAATACGTTGAAGAGATTTTAGAAAACCGATGCATCCGCCCATCGGTTCTCCATTTTTATTCATAGTTGGATATGCAGCCCAACTTCTTAAAAATAAGTTTTGAGCATCAACTATTAAGATCGGATGTTCAATGTTCAAGATCAAACTCCTGTGCTACCAAATCCGCCTTCGCCTCTGACGGTTTCAGTTACTGACTTTGCCTTTTGAAAGATGGCTTGAAAAATGGGAAAAAATAAAAGTTGTGCAATCCTATCGCCTTTTTTAACAATAAACTCTGACTGACCTGAGTTGTGCAGAATTACCTTTATCTCTCCTCTATAGTCGGTGTCAATGATACCAGGAGCATTCAATACTTGAATACCGTTCTTTGCAGCTAATCCTGATCTAGAACAAACCATTGCTCCAAATCCGCTAGGAATCTCTAATTTGATGCCAGTTCCAACCACAAACCTAGATCCTGGTGGGATGACAACATCATCTGTTGACTTTAAATCACAAGCAGCAGAACCTGGTGTTTGATAAGCTGGTATTTGGGAATCATCATCTGTTAAAACTTTGACCCAAATTGGATTTGTGATTCGTTCACTCATCTGAACCTCCATCATCTGTAACGTTATCATCACTATCTGATTCAGCTGCAGGACCTGTCGTCAACGTAAGAGCACAATCAACTACTTCCATGATGAAAGGACCATGAACTTCATCTCTCATCAAAGATCCAAAGTCAGATTTATAAAATTTCTTTTCTAATACGACTTCGCCTGTTTTTTCATCTACAACGCTCAATTCCTTCCATGCACCTTCGCCTGAAATATTGATAGCATGTCCCTTGCGTTTAACAGGACCATTTTCTTTGCAGTGTGATCTACATTCATCAAAAAGGTATTCATCTTCGACGATTCCCTTACCAAAGATGATGTCAAACTCCATCTTTCTGAATGGAGCAGCAACTTTATTTTTCTTAATTGTTACAGTCGTATGAATGCCAATTGGGTTTCCGTTCTTGTCTTTGACTTGATTTCCACTACCAAGTCGAATACGAACAGAAGAATGGAAGGGAATCGCCTTACCACCTGGAGTTACAGCGGGATCACCATGCATCACGCCGATATTATCGCGAAGCTGATTAAGGCACAATAGAGTGACGTTATTCTGCCCAATGACTCCAGTGATCTTTCTCATACCTTTTGAAATCGCTCGGGCTTGTAGACCAATCGAATTTTGATCATACTCTCCATCAAGCTCGGCTTTTGGAGACGTCGCAGCAACTGAATCCCAAATGACTAAGATGGGAACATTCTTTTCAATGATCTGCTTCGCTTTAAGAATCGTCGACTCGATGATAGAGAAGACTTCCTCTGTACAGTGAGAATCGCAGTAAACAAAACGTTTACGAACGTCGATTCCCATGTCTGACAATTTTTGGACAGGTACAGAGTTTTCAGTATCGATATATACGACTAACCCGCCCATCTTTTGAACGACAGATGCAGCATGATAGGCTAAATGAGACTTGCCTGATGACGGCAACCCAGAGATTTCGATGATTCGGCCTTCGGGGTATCCACCTCCAAATGCGTTCTTAATTGCGTAATTCAATTGAATTGATCCAGTATCGATCCAACGTTTTACGATAGTCGGTGCATCCATCTCGGCGAGATTATAGGCGATTCGAGTACCAAATTCTTTGTTGATATCGCGAATTAATTCTGCGGCAAAATCAACTTCATTGTTTTTCGATGACGTCTTCTCTTCTTTGTTTTTAGCCATATGTCTTGTTATTATCTCCTAAAGTGCTTGAATAGTACAAACGCCGGAAACCTATTTGATCTCCGGCGTTTTATATGATCAGTTATCTATCACTCGTCGTTCATCAAGTCAGCAAATGCATCATCAAGCGATTGCTTTTTTGTGTCTTCATCCTTCTTGGATTTCTTTACTGCTGGCTTAGAATCAGATGACTTTACTTCTGCAACAAGATCATCAAGAGCATCAGAAGTAACAATCCCTCTAGACATTTCTGGTGTTGCATCTGCAGCAGACCCGCCATTCAGCCAGTTGTTAAGGACAGTCTCAATCTCTTGGGTCGACTTTAGACGATACATATCATCAATGTTTGGAATTGAATTTAGCCATGTTTCCATCTGCTTTGAATCTTCGTGAAGCTTAGTTGGCCTACGAGCTGGATCAACAGTTGTATCATTAAACTGCTTACCTGGTTGCTTCGTAATCGATACCTTCAAGTCAAAACCTTCAGTAGGCGAGAGGATGTCACCAACCTCCTCATCAAGAAAGAACCCAAGCATTCGTTGATAAACAAGCTTTCCAAATGCCCAAACTTGAACGCCCTTATCCTCTTCTCCACGAACGATGACTGGTGCATAGCACCGCATCTTTGGAGCAAGCTTCTTAGCTAGAACGCGATCATCTGGCTTTCCACTGCCGTAAAGCTTCTTGATAAGATCGTTAATTGGATCTGGTTTTCCAAACTGATGTGGTGCAAGAATACCTGCATTATCGCCGATATAATAGAACCACCTCTCAGCAAAAGGTTGCCCATCAGGTGAATTCTTCCATGGAAGACATCGAATCTTGTGTTCACCAAGACTTGGCTTCCATAGTTGGACAGATGATGTCTTCTTCACACCTGAAAGCTCAGCCACACGACGCTTAATTGCTTCTAGATCAATTGCCATAATATTTTTTCCTTTTCCGTTTCCTATTCCTATTTGTAGCAGGAATATTTTTTCTCCCTGCTCCATGCAGGTGAGTTCTACCCTACTACTAACTTTTAATTGTGTTCAACGCTTTTATTCACGTCCAACTTGGCTTTTTACGCTTTGAACTCTTTTTTCGCTTCTTTGAACCAGCAATAGGCATATCAGGACTCATGCCCAAAGGCAATGCAAATCCTTGAATAGATCCTACTCCGCTGAATTCTTCAATTTCTTTTTCAAGATCTTCTTCGTCATGAGCAGGTTTAGCACTTTTATTTCGAGGTTCAGCAACAAGCTGCGATGCTACACGAGGATTTTCAGAAATGATTTCATCAAGAATGATCCTGATGTAATGACGAAGTTGTTCTTTCATGAAATTAAGTATGCTCAAGGAGTCCAGGGACCGCCGACTTTTTCTTGCATCGTAGAAATATAGTCAGCTGTCATCACTGCAAAAACCAATGGACTTGTCTTCAAACAGTAAGGTTTGTTTTCATCAAGAACAAAACCATCATTCAATAAAATTGAAAGATACTCATCGGTTTTCAACTTGAGACCGAATGCTTGACACATGTTAACGCTTCGTTGAGGAGTTGACATATACTGCATGTCTTTGTTGTGCTTATAGAACTCTCCAAGTTTCTCGCGGTGCCATTCTGAATCCTGAGGAACATAATAATCGGTGACTGTTCCGTCATCATTTGCAAGACCTACCTTACCAATATCATGAAACAGGCAGCTAATGATCAATGATTCTTTTGAAACATCCCATCCATAAGTCTTGACAAGCTTCATTGCATTTGACAACACACGAAGAGAATGTTCTACAAGGCCTCCTGGATAAGCTGCATGAAATTCTTTTCTACTTGAAGCTGGACATAAAGCTAGTTGTTCGCCTAGTTTGTCTACCATTTCTAATGCAACAGTTGAACGGTCGCCTAGCTTCTCGCAAAGAGAACGAAACTTATCAAAATTTGCAGCAATTTCTTCAGGTGTTAATGACATAATGAGGAATCGTAATTCTTTTTTTATTTCTGTACAAGTTTTTATCTTGAAATTTCTTCGAATTTTACTGGAAATGCCTGATCATATCCAAGGACATTTACATTACGAACGTCTGAAACATCTTGTAGTCTGTCTGGATGGACATCTAATAATAATGCATCATGAAGGACGAAGATTGGCCTTACGCCATTCGTCCCTAGAGTTTCCATGATCTTTGAAAATCCCATCAAAGAAACATCAACTCCTGTGCTTTGAGCATAGTAATTGATGAATATGTTGTCCTGTGTACGGTCAACAGGAATTTTTCTACCAAATTTGTTTTTGATGTACCCTGTTTCTTTATGCTCTTTTTTTAGCCTCTTCAAAAGAGAACGAGTATCGATGTATTCTTCAATCTGAAGAATCAGCTTTGCTATCTTGTCTTCTGATACCCCTAAATGAAGAGCAACAGAAGATTTTGAAGATCCGTATAACACAGACAATACGGCAGCTTTCACCATCTGTCTTGGAAGACCTCCAAACCTTTTGGATAACATCTCGTATAGATCAAATTCTAAACAATCTTTTCCTGATTCATACAACAAAATTCTAGCTTCCAAAGACGAAAAATCAAGTGATACTATCCTGCCATCAGGATGAGATGGCTTTAGTATCTGTCGGTAATCTTTTTTTAACAATAGAATGTTTGGTCCAGAAGATGCAACAAGACGACCTGTAACAGTTCCAAATCGATCATAAACGATAGGTGATGCATACCCTCCTGACCTTGGGCGAAAAGATTCTACAACTTGAGAGTTTACCGCAGAAGCTTGAATGATGTCATTAATCTTATTAGCGTCTGTTTTGGCAGGCTTAATCAAATTTAAAACAGCATTTCCAGGTACCCAGGAATTCTTATAATAATCTTTCGAAACGTTTTCATGTGTCTTTACATACGACATAACGTCATTAAAGAAATGCCTGTATTCATCCTTTGGAAGAATCATCGACCACGGAGGAGAACCTTTCATCAATAATGACATCGATTTCTTATATTTTTCATGAACAGATGGAACAGGAGGCAAGCTTTCTAATTTGAAGACCGTGTCAAGACAAAACCCAAAACTTTGCTTCAACTCGCCTGACAAGAACCACGTATCGTTTTTTTCTTTATCGATCCACGTGAATCCTTCATCAGAAGTCAACAAACTCTTTTTAGATCCAAGTAATGATGATCCTATAACGACATCCATGGTACAAACATAACATGAATAACGAATCTTTACAATCGTTATTTCTATTGTTACGGGGCCTGCTTCTTTTTTTTCTTTGGGCCTCCGTTTTTGGCAGCAACGGATTTTTCGTCATCAATTTGATTAACAAGCTTTCGAACAATTGTGTTGACCTTGGTAGCAACGTTTTGCGCGCCTTCGAACTTTCCATATGCATCGGCAAATGTGAACTTAATATCTGAAGTGAATACTCCAGGAGCAAAATTATGAGTCAATCCAGTTATGTTATAAAGATTGTCAATCGTCGTTCCGGTTCCTAAATCTATGAAATATTGTTGCATGTACTCTAACAACGGACATCCCATTGTCGTCATTGACAATTGACCAGGGGTTACTCTCATGGGAAGATCGCCTTGTGCAGAAGTGTTCGCGGCATTTGGATCTTTGCCTTCTGTTCTTGAACGAATGATGAATATCGTTGCCAGTGCTGCATCTTGTTCAGAGGAATAATTTATGGTTTTTATCAATGTTCCGTTTGATCCGACGGTTATTGTAGGAACAGATTCTGCTATTATCCTTTTCAGGTTTTCGAATTTTGGTATGCCTAACTGGTTTTTTATTTGTAAATTTTGTAATTCGACTGTTTCAACGTAGGCATTATCTTCAACATTAACCGGGGCAGCAAGCTTACTCAATTTTTTTGTTCGGTTTCTTTCTGCAGCTTCGCGCGCTTCTTGTTGACGTTTCTCCTTTTTGATTTTTTTTGATGCTTCAATTTCTTTTTGATATTCATCATCTATCTTTCTTGCTGCTGCTTCTCTAGCATCATTAGATGCTCGTGCCTTGTCGGCTTTTGATTGTTCATCGGGATCTTTCAATTTAATTTGGGTATTTTCCCTACTTGTTGTAACTTCTACTTCAGGAGCTTTTCCTAACTGTTTTCGTAAGTTATCGCTAGCATTTTTTACTCTATTTCTCCAATCATTTTTTAATCTCACGAATCCTTCAGGACCTTGAAGAATCATGTAAGCATCATCGTGAGGAATCGAAGATTTATCATAAATGTGTATTCGAACGATTTTTTTTAATCCGTTTTGCTTCGCTCCATTTATGCTAGCTGACGACAACCTGGACCCTGTATCATAGGTTGATAACAGATCTCTTTGACTTATTCCTTCTGCAGTCGTAGAAGATTCAACGTAGAAATCTACTGCAGGCATCGTAAATGCAGCCCCCAAATTGTTATTGTATATTCTTTTTCTTAAAAATTCAGCATCTTTGTCTTTCAAGAGTTTTCCTTCAGCATCATATAATGAAGAAAATCCGAATGCCTTGTGCCTAACGTTACCAAATTGTGAATTTCTAACGATCTCTAAAAAATTTAAAAGAGTAAAGTTTTCTCCTCGCTTCTTGGTAACTTCTTCTGCATATGCTTTTTCTAGCGTCGATACATCTATCGGAAACTCCCCAATATTCGTTGCTGCGACAGGACCTGCATAGTTGTTAAAACTATAAAAAATAACTTGATATTCATCAACAGCTGCGATTCCAAGCCCGTCAAGCGATTTCATCGCAGATGCAAAATACGTAGCGAATAATCTTGCAAAAGAAACATCACCGAAGCTTCCGTATCCTGTGTCAGCTTCTTTGTTTAAATCTTTATATAAGTACTTATAAAATGGATGATCTATGTTTTCATTTTGAGAAAATTTTCCATCTTTGTTTGGAACTGACCAGACGTCTAATTTTCTACTCTCTGGTTTTTTTAAGGACGCGAACCTTTCATTCGCAGATCTTATTGCTGATCCTTCCAATGCAGCGGCTCCTGAAGATTTATTCGATCCAGCTCCTGCGGCAACTGAATAAAGCTCTTTTATTAACGACTGAAATTGTTTTAAATCAGGATTGTTGCCTGCATCATTTTTTAGTGCAGTTTCCAATGAACTAAACTCTTTTTGTAATGCAGATGCATCTAATTCTGGCAATTTTCCATTTAACGCAGTTTGTATAAGAACGCTTCCTCTTACGTCTGCTGCGCCAGAGCCTCCTAGTCCCAGACGTTCTGCAATATCTTTTATGTTTCTTAGCTTGTCGTTAATCTGATCTTGCACCACATCATACGCAGCAGTTGCACTGGTCGACGAAACAACAGAAAGCTCATTAGAAAATTTCATGCATAAGCTCAATGTCACCGTGCATGAACCATCATCTGCTATGGAAATAGAAGTATTTATGATGCTATATGCTTCTTTCTTGAGCATACTTTCATTAATCATTGTGTGAAATCCGTTGTTATCACGAGCAGACGCACTTTGAGGTTGACCTGGTGCACGCCACCCATAAGTCATCCATATAGTTGCTCGACTATACAATGATGGATTTAAAAAATCAGCAATTTCATTTAATCTTGAACGATCGAATACTTTTAAAGTTAAATTCGCGGTCTTATATGAGAAAACACCGAATCCTGCTGAGGTTACGTTAACAACGAAAGTCTGTATCGCACCAAAAGGCATGGTAGAATTACGTACTGATTCATACCTTTTTGTTTGATCATATTCCATGTTCACTAATGTTTGTGGCATCGTAAACATTTCCATTCCTGTCGTTGTAACTTGAGTATATTCACCAGACTGAGCATATTCATCAGTCAAAGTTACCTTGCCGCGGAACAAAGCATCTGCTTGTTGTTGTCTCTGATTTTGATCTCCAGATTTGAGCCAAATTTCAGCATATTGCCTTTTAAAATCTTCACTTAAGTTTACAGTTGAATAAAATTTCTTCGTTTTCGTCGCTGCATATGAATCATAAATGAGAGAAGTTGCAGTTGTTAAACCCCCTTTGTCACCCGCAGATGCATCTTCTTGCCCCAACAAAAACGTTAATGGAGACATAACTTTGTTCGATTTTACAACTTCTCTTCCTGCCGAATCTCTTTGTCCAGTTTTTGTTCTTTCAAAAGAGAAAGTTGCTTCAAGATAAGGTACTAACTGAGAAGCAAATATACCGGGTGTGTAATTAAGAAATGTTGAAACAATATCACAGTTTCTTAATTTCAAATCAATCAATGGTGTATCGACTAAAATCATAGACAGCGCCGAGGGCAAAACTTCATTAACGCTATTAAACTGAAATTTCTCTTCAGCCAGCTGTATTTTAAATAGCTGTTCTAAAACATCTCCATCCACAACAGCAAATCCGCTTTTACTTTTTTTCTGTTCTTCAGAATACGCATTATATGCAGAAGGTCTTGCAGCGTTATCTTCAGCATAAAATTCTTTTATTTGTTGCGGTATGCCATTAGTTTCTAACTTTCCAGGATAATGATACATCCTTAAAAGAGATGATACAAGCTTTTTATTATCAATAGTTTGTCCTGATGAAGGCGATGTCGATCCTAAATTTTTAAATTTTTCCCAAATTTGTTTTGCATCTAAAAATCCAGCTGCAGATGTAGGAAACAGAATGCTTATAAGATCTCTTAATCCTTTGTCTTGTTCTTGTGGAAAAGAAAAATCGGCATACACGTCTTGATAGTTAGAGTTAGCGCTAAATCTATCTGTAAAGCTTTTTGACATAGCTCAATTATACAACCTTTTCAAGTCACGATTGCGGCGACGGCGTTGATGTCAGGTATGTTTATTATCGTTCCAGGAGGAACTTGTAATCCCCATCCTATGTCTGAACCTGCGGCCAAAACCCACCAAAATCTTGCATCTTTGTAATATATCGCAGCAAGTTGATCAAGCCTTTGATTTTCAGTCAAAACTATCGTCTTTACGATGGGTATGAATCCTTCATTGATTGCGCTTCTTACAGCAGATATCGAAGTTGATGTTCCATATTGAAACCCAAAGCCTAATGAAGGATCGTTTTTATATCGACTGAAAATTGCCATTTTTATTGTAAGTAATTACTTTACTTAGATGATTTCTCTACCGTGTTCGCAGAAACTTGATTCGGAGTTGTGGAATTCATGGCATTACCAACTGAATATACCGGTGCACGATTATAACCCATGTGATCAATACCTGGTGTGATATCATGTATCGGTGAGAAGTTAACCGTTACCTTACACATTTTTGGAGCAGTTGATCCAGGGGCTATCTCCCATGTTGTTTGGCTGTACCAATCAAAATTCATAGACTCGATAACACCGGCAAGTCCTTTTCCTCCTGCGGATTCAAAAGAACGAACAATTGCGTTCGTGTTCTCTTGCATAAATGATACGATGCTATTATATCCAGAAATGGCAACGTTTTGAGGTTGGGTATTTAACCTTTCATTTAAGGCATTTTTTACGCCTATAGAACTGTTCACTAATACAGATAGTTGCTGAGGTGTGATGAGATTTCTTGATTCTACCATTTTCATTAATTTCATATTGAAATATTCTACAGAAATTAAATAGTCAAATTCTTGTACCCCTAAAACTTTTATTGTTGTATTTCTAAAAGGAGCACGATTTTTTCCATAATATGAAGGATTAGAAACGTCATCATCAGCAACTGTTTCTAAGGTTTTTCCATTGTTTCTATTGGAATTATCAACTAATGTTATTCCTTGAGCAACATGACTAGAGTTATAAGGAATACTTAAACCTCTAAGGTTATCTGCAAAAGCTTGCGTTGATGTCTTAGAAAGATCAGATATAAACTTTTTAGTTGCATCATTAACAGTAACCAAAGCCTGTAAATTTTTACCAGCATTTGATTGTTGAGGAGAATCATTCGAAGGAGTGGCGGACCCATCGGTGGCTGGTGTTGGAATTGTTGTAGATTCTGATCCTGCGCCGAACAATCTTGCCAATCCGAACCTAGAATAATTTGAGCGTAGCAAATCTCCTAATCTTATTCTGATTAGAGGAGATGCTCCTATCATTTGACTGAATGGAGCCTTAAAATCATATCCAGGACCGACCAAAGATCTACCTGAAGTATATTGTGGATAAGCTAACGTGACAAGCTTATTGATTTTGAACCACATATCGTGAAAATCTTCTTCACTCGTCGAGGCGATGATGAAACTTAGGCTTATCTTTCTTTGCGTTCCTTTGTATATCTTAACTGGTTCGACACGACCAAAACCTTCCACTGAATCATACGATGCAGTATAATCATCTGTTAAAGACGTCAAGAAAGCATGAAAAGAAATGATTTCATTCGTTCTGATATCATGGAAATAGAAAGGAACATATTCTGCATCCAAAAGCTTCTCCATGCTTTCCCTGATTTCTTTACTGAACCTTCCTGAATCAGGTGCTAAAGAAGATATCGTTTTTGATTTCCCTGTGCCATCATGTTTACGTAAATACCCAGATCCCCCGAATGATCCTAGGGGATTTCCTTGGCTTGCATCACGATTTTGAATTCCCGCGATGGATGCAGGAACAAGATACAGTGAAGGAGCTCTTCTAGACGACCATGCAAGTTCAGGATCGTACTTTACCGTTCCTTGACCATCGTCATACGTCAACCGACTTTTCCTAACAGTCGAATGAGCCCCTAAGGGATCCTGTCTATCTGCGCCGCTTGAGGTGCGCGGAGACCCATCTGGGCCTAAAACCATTGTTGATTGTCTGCTTAGTAAAGCATCACCTAGAGACATGAACACGTTTATTGCAGAAATAAGCTTAGAAGTCCTAAACAACTTACCGATAGTCGCTATTCCAGAGACCTTTGACAACGCTGGACTTAATGAAGTTTCATTTGCATTTTGTATGCTTTCAACCTGTTGAGCTATTATTAAGCTGGATCTAACTATCGTACGAGCTACGACTATGTTTGCTCCAACAGCAGACCCTTCCCCAACAATAGAGTCTATTCCTATTCCAGCAACTGCAGCTGCAATTTGAGCTATCGTTACATCAGCGTTTGAAGCTCCTATGAAAAACGCTTTAACTCCTGCGTTTAATGCAGAAATTGCAGGATTAAATGTTTCCCTTATTCCTAACATGTTTTCAATCGTTAAAACTCCGCCTCCGAGCCCGAAAAGACCGTCGTCTTTGCTTTTGAACTTATGATTTCCAAGAGCCAATTGTCCGTTTGGATCTCTGCTTGGCTTCAATGGATCGGACGTTCTTTTATCTTGAGGAGTAAAAAATCCGAAGAACCCAAATAGCGTAATTATCGCGGTCAAAAGCAACAACATAAGAACAATAAAACGAGTATTGAGAGGTTGGTCAAACTTGCTATCAGGAGTCGTTAAAGTTCCCCATGATTGTCCATTACCAGAATCGTCGTAAATGCCGCTGATCGATGTTAGAGATCCTTCGTCAATTTCATTATCAATAGACAATGAATTTATTGCGTCTGCTGCTTCTAAAAGAATATTGTTGACTTTTGCTATTCCTAAATCAGGGCTTGAAATAACAGGATTTTCAGCAAAGTCTACTTCGGTTGCCGATCTTTCTGCTCGTCCCGTTGCTCGATTAAGTAGTTCTCTTGCAACGTTAGACATCTTTAACTGAGAAATTGTCTTTCCACCTGGAAGCGTCAAAGTAGGATTAAATCCTCTTTCAGGTCTTGAAGATCCAATGAAACGATTTGCTCCTACGTTAAGAACTGTTGCTCCACGATTTCCTACATACTCATAAAGCGGGCTAGATTCTTCAATTCCTGTAGGGCTTTCGTTAGATGGAAGCCCAGTCAAAACGTCATAGTTTCCAGGAACTCCATCCTTTAAAAGAGTATGACCTGTCGTAACGTTGTCATCATTGTTTAATGATTCTTTACCTTTTGAAAAATTCTTTATCGTTGCATCACGAGATAAAGGCTTGATATCTTCTCGTTTTACGTAAGAATCATTGTTTTTTTGCGAAAGAGGAAGCGGAAGAGAAGTCGAAGGATCATTAGTATGAATTAAATCTTCTAAAGAAAGATCAACTGAGTATTGATTTACTTGAGTTATTTCAGAAGCTTTCTTTCTTTGATCTATTAAGTTCCACTGCGTTTTTAAAGATTCTTGTCCAGAATACTTTCCAAAAGTCGTTCCAATGTTTATGATGGGTTCAAAAGCCCGCGGAGGGGATGATATGTCAATTTGCTTCAACAAAAAAGCTTTTTCATTTGAGTCTTTTGATAAAACAGAATTTGAAATATCAGGATAAAAGAAATTAACTACAGCAACATTCTCAAAATAATTTCGTAAAGATGGATTCAGTCTAGTAAATCCAAAAGAATCTGTAATGATGCTTTTGGACAATAAAGCATGTCCATCTACCCCGGATGTGTTTTGCTTGCCTTTCTTAAATTGACCAGAAACGCTATCAAATTCTGCAGAATAAGATGAAGGCAAATTGTCATTAAAAACAAACGTGTTCTTGTTCGTTCCAACATTCCGAGGAGATGGAAATCCGTCAGTCGTTATCGGATATAAACTATCTGCAGAAAACTTATCAGGTGCAGAAACAGGATAAGAATTTTTTACCGAAGTTGTTAATGAAATAAACCCAGCAGCTGGATTTGTCAACTTTGAAGCAAAATTGAAAATACTAGAAAGGGTTAATGTTAAATCGCCTTGTTTAACAGCTTCAGTTTTAGGCTCAACCTTTTGTAAAGAGCTGTAATCGATTAGCTTGTAATCAAACTTACCAGAAGGAGACAATATGTCTTCCGTCGTAAATTGTCCTGCTGCATTTCTATAATTCGGGGATATTGCGGAATTTGTATAAGTTTTTAAAAAGTCTAATCCAGTTCCAGCTTTTATACTCGTACCTTCAATTACGATCTTTGATAAAAATGAATTTCCACTGGGCTTTGGGATTGTGGGATCTATCGAATGTTCAGTTTTGCCTTTTTGCAATCCGTCCTTGTTATTGACGCTTAGATCCGTATAATCGTCAGTGTAAGAATTCCTTAACCCGCTAGCAAATACTTTCGTGTTTTGGCTTTCAGCAGTGGCTAGAGTTGGAGGAACCTCATTCACCGTTATCGATTTAAGAGTTAACGGATCTGGAGCTGAAACAGAGAAAAAGTTTTTTCCTGTTAATCCTGATGCAAAATTGAAAACTGAAGTATCAGTAGTGACAACTTTGTCTAATCGCAAACTAAGATTTGAGCTGTCGACTGTAGTAGAACCAGGATCTGGTGCAAATGAAACTTTATAATTTAATAGTTTTGGATTAAAAGCCTTTGGAGGATTTAAGATATCACTTTCAGAAAAAAACTTGTCTGTTGGTGCTCGATAGTTTGGTGTAATTGCAGCTGAAAAGTATGCCCCTAAGGGAGATGGTAGCGTAACTACGTTTTGAACTTTAGTCACGCCTCGAAGCAATTCGTTACCGTCCAAGAGCTGTTTTGTGGCTGACTCTTCACTCTTTCCTTTTGAAAGAAGAGTCGTAATTGTACCTTCCGTATTCGTTCCTTTTGCATAATTGTCTGATATTGACGAAGGTATTTGGTGGTCTTGGTCGGCAAATTTTTTAGAATTTCCTGAAGAGGCAGGGGTAAGGGGGGATGGGTATCCGGTAGGGGTTGTAAGCGAAGATTCTATTGTTGATAGTGTAGATCCGTCGATAGGATAAGCATTTGCCGTCGTTGAGGCACCGGCTTGACCCAATGTTGCTTTGCTAAGATAGTTTGCTAAAGTTGTCTTTACTGTCTTACTGATGTCTTTGACTGTCTTATCGACAGTCATATTACCTGGATCATACGTTTCAGAAACAGGATTAATTGGATTTTCTGGATCTTCCTCACCGTTGACAATGCTATAAACCTTATTATCAACTGGATTGACAAACCCTTTATTTCCTGTCTTTATTCCTGACATTGGTGCTACTTCGCTTTCGGATTGATGGGTTCACCATCACTTTCCTTAATTATGTTGTCGCCTGTTTTCAAAGCCTCCATTATTTTTTCAGCAGATTCAGGGTTTTTAGCTGCTTCAGAAGCCACCATGGAAAAAGCATTGATAAAATTTTCCATGATGTATTCAATGGTGTTGATAGCTTGCTTTCTTTCTTCTGCGTCAGGAATTTTCTTCAACAAAGATTGATATTCTTGATTAGAACGAAGCTTCTTAAAATATTCTTGTTTTGTAGGTATTTTCATTTAATTGATGGTCCTTATTAATCAAGGCGTTCCATTTGCTGCTGTTGTCTTAGAAACGTTTAAGTCATACCCAGGTGAAGCTTGAACTTTTCCTTCACCAAAACCTTGTGTAAGAGCCTTAACAACAAGAGAATCAGTTCTTGTGACAAGTGCTTTTTCTAATGACTTAGCATCCATGACAATATCAAATTTCATGTTTATTTGAACGCCTTGCTTCGGTTTAACAACCTGAGGAGACACTTTCGTAGCAACTACGTTTGTACTGGCTGATGGCGTCGCAGCAACAGTGACTTGATTTGGCATTAATGCATCTAGATCTAAAGTCAATTGTTTAATCTCAGCAATCTTATTTCTAAGTTCGTTGATTCTTTCTACTGAAACTGAATCAATCGCGATAGATACGTGATCAGAGAATTTTTGAAGCGTATCACTGAGGAAAGACATACCTCTAAGTGTCGTATCCGCGTCAAGCTTAGAAATAACGCCTGATAACTCATTAAACAGTTCAACTGTCGTGCTTACTGCGCCTCTTGTCTGCTGCATCGCTAGTTCTATTTTAGACATTCTTGATACGCCTTTTTCATCTGCAAGCATATCGCTGCCTAATTGTGATCCTATTGTTGACCAAAGGGTCTTAAGAGGAAGGCTCATTTGTTGTATATTGTTTTGAGCATCATTCGCTATTTTTTCAGTTATCGCATTCTTTGGATCAGCCATTGCAACGATAGAATCTTTTACTTTGGATATACTAGAAAAAGAATCTTCAGCTGATTTCAAAGATTCTTTCAGATTAGACATATTTTCTTTTACTTGCGAAACGGGAACAGATTGTCCTTTTGTCGAATCCTTCATGAAAGCTTCGGTTATCTTATCAATTGTAACTTTTTGATTTTCAACAAATTTTACGGCCTTTCCAGCAATTGAGTCTCCTTTTTCTGGATCACCAAATTTCTCCAATTGTTTTGCAGATTCTTGAGATTGGCCTGAAATAAGCGCCATCGTTTTGATGATCGTTAACATGTGCATCATCGTCTCACCGGCGGCTTTCATTTCTTCAACTTTTGCTTTTGATTCTGCTGAATTTGCTCCAAACAAATTAAAATTCATCGTCTTAAGATGATTTCTTATAATGTCGAAATTTTTCTGCAAATTTGACGAACCTTTTGTTACATCTTTTGCAAGCTTGTCAATTTCAGCAATTTTTTGTTTGAATGTCAGCATGTTAATTTCTCCATTGCCGCCGACACCCAAAGCTTTCATAAATGCATTGTATTCATCTTCATCTTTTTTCTTTTGAGCTTCTTCTTTTAATTGCTTCTCTTGTTTCTTTTTTTCTTCAATTAGCTTATTTTGCGCTTCTTTTTGTTGTTCTTGAATTTGTTTAGCTTGATTGAATTTTTGTTGTAATATTCTTCTTATTTTTTCTGCATCTTCAGTATCAGAAGAAAGCCAGCTAGCTCCTCCTATTAATTGCCCATATCGTTCTACTAATTCTTCATTTGAAAGCTCAGACCATCCTGCTCCTTCTCCTGATTGACCTTCTCCTAACCCTAATTTATATGTTAACGTTTCAATTTGCCCTGATTTAACTAAATCATTAATTTCGTCAACTGCACTTTGTTGTTGACCTGCAATAATCTCTAAATCGTCTGATAAAGCCATAGCTTGGTCTATCGCAGCCGCTGTTGCCCCTATTGCAAGAACAGCAGCACCAGCTGTCGCACCAGCTGTCGCAAGACCTGCTTTTGTAATAAGAGGTGCAGCTCCTCCCACCGTAGCAGCAGCTCCTCCTGTAGCCGCGGCTTCTGTGGCCGCTGTTCCTGCAGCTGCACCTGACGTAACAAGCTTGGTTAATTGGTGCATTTTGTATGCCATGGCACCTTTTCCAAGTAATCCTAATATTCCTCCATCACCTGAAGAAGCAAAGCCGAGAAGACCTCCAAGAAGAATCTTTCCTTTATTTTCTGAAAACTTTTCTTTTATGTATTCCCAGATATAATCGATACCTTCTTTTAATGACGTCTTCAATGATTCTTTCAATGGTTCCCAAATTCTACCGAACTGTTCTCCTATTTTTCCAAAGCTTGCCATCGCAGCTTCTCCAATCGGAGATAATTCTTCACCTACTTTCCCTAATCCTCCTTTTGCTGCAGCAAGAAGATTTTTTCCGCTTGGAAGTTTTCTCTTTCCTTCGAAGAAATCAGCAATAAAAGAAAGTCCTTCTGCGATAACATCTCCTATTCCAAGGATTGCTGTCGCAATAACTTGCTTTATTGCATTCCAAAAATCTTTTAATCCTTGTAGGAATTGGCTGCCGGCAGGTCCTTGAGCAGTGAAATAATCTGTCAAATTTTTGGATAAATCGCTAAACAGTTCACGAACATCGCCTGTTCCTGTTCCTAGCTTTTTAAAGAAAGCTTCAAAGGATCTTGTGAATCCATTAAACATGTCTCCTATCTTCGTAGGATTAAAAAACTGTGCTAGAGCATCTAGCATTTTCTTAACACCTGGAAATGCATTAACGAAAGCCGCGCCAAGTTTATTTCCAGCTATGAAAACCATGTCAAGGGCTCTAGAAATATTCATGAAGATTTTTTGCATTTCAGGCGTTCGTTCAATGCCTGTCAATACACCGTCAATAAACGTGTCAAAAAATCCTTTCGTCTCTCTAGTAAGTTGTTTTAAATTCATAGCGATGTCTTTTGTGGCTTGGCTTAAGACATCAGCCATCGTTCTAGTTTGCATTGCTACAGCGCTTGATGCATCTTTTACATCATCAAGAGAATTTTTTCTATTTTCGTTAGAAAGAAGATTTTTTGTGCTTGCTTCATCTAATCCTATCAAACTAGCAGCATAGTTTAATTCTCTACGGTTCAAATTGTCTAAAGATTTTCCAGCTGTGTTGAAAGAATCTTTTAACAATTCCAAACGTTCTTCTGGAGTTTCAGCCTCAAGAAGCTTCATCGTATCTAAGTTAAGGCCGAATGCTTGCGAAAGTTTAGAAACGTTATTTGCAGCATCTTCAAATGTGTCAAACTTGTCAAGAACCCCAACGATCTTGTCAAGAGATAAGCCCATCTTATTTGCATAAGCTGCAGATTCTGACATCGATTGAACCGTAGCTTTGCCGAAATGTTTGACGTCTTTTGCAGCAATTTGAATATTTTTTGCTAAAACTTTTGCATCTAAATTAAGCCTTTTAGCTAAGCCTTGCGACTGTTGACCTATTTGTTTATAAATGTCTACTATGTCAGTTCCAGATGAATAAGCCATGTTCATCAATGCAGCAGACTCTTCTCCAGTCGTTCCCATCCCTTTTGCGAACTTGATTATTTCATTAGAACTTTCTTTTAATTGGCCGCTAAGAATAGTCGCCATTTCTCCAGTACCAGCAAGTTCAAGAGCAAAATTTGCTGCATCATCAACAGAAGCAAATATGCTGTCTCCAAATCTGTTATACATTCCAACTGCAGTAGAAACGAAAGACTTTATATCAGCTGCAGCGCCTTTTGATGTGTCTCCAAATTTTTCTTTTACTCGTTCTAATGCTTGTCTGACTTCAAATGAAAATTGACGAACATCTTCAGAACCTTGGACCATAGATTCGAATATGCTCTTTCCAAAATTTAAAAATCCTCCAATCAACCCTGGGATGGCTCCTAATATAGAAGTAAAAACGTCGAACACACCACCTATGAATGTCGCGACACCCTTTATAGCTTTACCTAAAAGGTTAAAAGCACCAGTTAAAAGAGTAATTCCTACCTTGGCAGCTTTTGAAGATTTTGCCATTTGTTCAAAAACGTTGTTTCTTCCATCTCCGCCTTTCTTGAAACCAGCTTCTTTGTTGGCTTTTTCAAAAGCTTTTCCTTGTTTTTCTATAGCTTTTGTTAATCCATTAATGTTTTGAGATGTTGATTGAGATGATGAATCGATATTTTTCATCTCGTCTGCTACTTTTGAAGCTCCTTCTGCTGCAAGCTGAAAGAAAGCGCTCGATTGTTCAGTTACTTTTTGTAACTCTTGTGACATCTTTATGTTTGCTGCAACAAATTCTTCAAGCGTGGTCTTCGCTTGTTTCATACGTTCAGCTTGTTCCTGAACCGTTTCGCCTGTTCCACCTGGTAGCTTCGACTTAGCCATTTAATTCACCGTCTCAAAAAATCCAAGAAATCCTAAAAACTTCCTTAAAAGAATTAGCGGCTGAGTGTTTAGAAGACAAATTTTCAAATACTTCTTTTAAAGTTGCGTCTTTACAAAATAGAACATCTTGAAATTTTTTTGTTTCAAGCATGACAAGTTTTGCAGCGCTAATCTGTTCTTTTGTTCCTAAAAAACATATGTCAAATTGATCACTTCCTTGCAACCAAAAAGACATAGATTCGAATAAAGCTTTTTGTGATTCTACATCGTTTTTTAGATCACTTAAATAAACTTTAATCTTCTCACGGTTCGCCATGCATATATCTACACACTAAAAAAAAAGATATGCCTAGATAATCAAAATAAATTAACTAAACCTTCTAAGCCTAGAGGGGGTTTCTGTACGAGCATGGCCTGACAAAGCTCTAACATCAGGAGAGTTATCGTGCAATGCTCGTGATTGTGTGTGTCCCTCGTCGCTTGTTCTAGATAGTTCTTTGCTTATTCTTTGAACGAACCAATGCTTGTGAGATACTGGAAGATTATAAGCTTCTTTGTAAGTAAACCCTCCGTAGTACATCAACAAGAATATGGGCTCTAGAATTATATCGGCTTTATCTTCAGGTCGTAGGCCAAAGAAAGCTAACACCGAGCGGCATATTCACCTCCTCGGAATGACCACATTCTGGGCATGTCATATCTTGTTTCATGGTCAATCCTGGTTCATTTTGGCGAATATAATTTCTAAGTGCCAAAGAATCTCTTGCAGGCATCATCTTTATGAAATTGTTAATCTTTGATCGATCTTCTATTCCATCGATTGAAACAATTGCTTGCTGTAATGCAGTTGTAACCGTTGTATCAGTCTTTAAGCCAAGCTTCTTTTGCTTCTCTTGAGTTATGCTTAATTCTTCTTCATCTTTTCCAGTCGTGAACTTAAACTTAACTCTCTTCTTTGTATGAGGAAGAGAAAACTCAAATAAGTTTTGTCCGTCCGCAACTGGCTCTATCTCGAGGCGTTTAATAGGAAGTTCTGCCAAATTAAAAGTTTGCTGATTTTTTGCATCACACTCATTGCATGTAACTTCCGCTGAATATTCAGGGCCGTATCCTGTGATTCTAACAGCAACCATTAACGCGTTTCTATCTCCAGCAAGAAGATCTAACGTATTGATAGACTTATCCACTAGGCATGATTTAATTAATTCAGTTACAACAGTTCCTTTTTTTAATAAGGCACGAGAAGTTAAAATGTCTTCTTCTCTTGCTGTCATAGGACGAATTTCAACTGTTTCTTTTGCGTAAAGAGACGATGAAGGAGGATAAACTTTACCATTAGAAGGAAGAGGTACCAATTCAGTTGGAATGTCTAGGCCGAACTCTGCTTTTACTGCGTCAGCTTGAGACATCGAAGGAATCCGTGGATCATGGTTGGGTGCGCCTTGTGTAAAAACTGAATTTTTTATTTCTCTATTATCGGACATGTTACTCCTAATGATTGCTTAAATTATGTAATCATTTATAAGAAAAGTAAACCTATATAATAGAAAATAAAAAACAAAAAAGGCCTATGAAAACATAGGCCTTTTGATTCATGCAGCTAGCAATTTCTCAGTATTGCAGCACGCAATTGTCATAACGAAGAGTTAATGAGATTTCAACTGGGTTGCCATCTTCATAGGTAACTTCATTGAAGTTTGCATCCATGATGAATGCTCCCTTAATGTCCCATAATTCGACGACTGTACCAACGGGATCTAACATTTTCAATTGAATGTCGCGTTTGTAGAAGTCAGCATAACCAGAACGACCTGAAACTGATTCAAAATGCAAACGAATCCATTCCATGACCTGTTGTGCTCCAGATGGTGCAATTGGATCATGAAGTGTGATGTTCATTTGTCCGAATGTAGTTCTTCCTGCAAGATAACGAGTTGAATTGATGAATGGAATTGCAACTTCTTCAGTTGATATTTGAGGACGTGCAGCGGTCTTCATTATATAAGCATCAATACCTTCAATCATAAGAACCCAACGATTCTTGCGCTTTGGCTCGAATTTATTGGGAATCATTGATGTAACGTCTAATGTCTCAGCCATTGTAAGATTCTCCTATATGAGGTGAGTATTCATAAATATTCTTGCAAGAAAAGCAGAGATATTTTTTGATCACTTTTTTTCAACTTAAGAATATATTATGAGTGATGGAAGAGCAAGAACGGATGGCTACAAATAAAAGTGGCCTAAGAATCGTAAAATGTCCGCTATGCATCGGGTTTGAGTCAAAAAGACTGACTGCGTTTGAACGTCATCTTCAAGAAGAACATCAAACAACTTGCAAAGAGTTATGGGATCAATTGAATGATGGTCCAGTTAAGTGTGCTTGTGGATGCGAGGCCTATACAAAATGGAATGGATGGTGGAATGGGTATTCAAAAGTCATTAATGGACATAATGCTTTCATCTATAAGGTGATGGATCAAGAATCTGCAAAAAAAGTCGCAGAAAAAAGATCAAAGTCGTTAAAGGGAAAACCAGGATGGGCTGCAGGATTAACAAAAGAATCTGATTTTAGAATCAAAAATAGAGCAGAAGCAACTAGCAAAGGAAGAAAAGAAAGGTTTGAAACAGGAAAAATAAAGGCTTGGAACAAAGGATTGTCATCTGAGACTGATGATAGAATAAAAAAAGCTAAAGAACATTTAAAAAGCAGATTTGAAACAGGGGAATTAACGCCTTGGGCAAAAGGTCTAACCAAAGAAACAGACGACAGGGTCAAGAAGATATCACAAAAGGTTTCAATAAAATTAAAAGAAAAACAAATAAGAAATAGGTTAGATCATTTAAAAAGATTATCACATGATGAAATAAAAGGAAGAATAGAAAAATCAGGACAACTTACTGTTATAGGAGGTCTTGAAAGTTATATAAACGATGCACAAAAGGTTATCATAGTAGAATGTAAGGGATGCGGAAAACAATTTCAAGGATCTTTAAGAAGTCTTCAACGCGGTCGTTGTTTTTCATGTTCTCCAGGAGGTTCTGCTGCTCAAGAAGAACTTGCAAAGTGGATTGAATCATTGGGATTCAACGTTAAAAGAAATATAAGAAAAACGTTAGGAGGTCTTGAATTAGACATCTTTATTGAAGATAAACATCTTGCAATAGAATACAACGGATTGTATTGGCACAGCCATGTTAATAAAACCCAAAATTATCATGACAATAAGTCTGTTCAATCAGCATGCGCAGGAATCAAATTGATGCATGTATTTGAAGATGAATGGAGAGACAAACAGGACATAGTCAAATCGATGATATCTTCTAGATTAGGAATGTCAATCCAAACTATACATGCAAGAAAATGCAAAATTAGACATTTAACAAAACAAGAACGAAAAACGTTTTTTGAAGAAAATCATGCAGATGGAGACGTAACATCTATCATAGCGTTTGGCCTCTTTGACAATCAAGAAAAAATAGTTTATGCCTTGTCTTTAAGAAAACCTTTTCATAAAAAGCATGAAGGAATAGAAGTTGCTAGATGTTGTCCTGCGTTAAATCACAACGTGCCAGGAGGCATTAGTAAGCTAATAAAATATTCTAAAAAATGGTGTAATGAAAATGGTTATAAAAAAATAATAACATATGTTGATAGCCGCTGGGGAGGATCTGGCGATGGATATCAACATGCTGGATTTGTATTGTCCTCAACCACTCCTCCTCGATTTTGGTGGACTGATTTCGAAAATAGATACAACAGATTTAAGTTTAAAGCTGACGCTTCTGAAGGATTGACTGAAGCACAAGTAGCTGAACACGCAGGAGTAGTCAAAATATGGGGATGCAAAAATTATGTTTTTGAATTAGAAATTCAAACTTCAGACTGTAGTTTATTCGATACAATGTAATTTATTGATACATAATCGATGGATTTAGCAGGCTTAATATAAATTTTTCCTCTAATCGTGTTGTTGTCAATATCATTTTGCGTCGTCGTAGAAGCATCAATTTCGATTTTATAATTTTCTAGTCCAAAAGAAGATTGCATCGAAGACAGAGCATCACCAGCTTGCAAAACAAATTTTGATACAATAGAATCTCTATTTGGATCGAACAAGAGTCTCATTGCTATGACTCTTATTCTTCTTCTTGCTTCAAGAAGCATTCTTCTAACATTGATTCTAGATAGTGAAGATAATGAACTTCTAGATTTACCCAAGGTTTTTTGTCCTTGAACAATAATTCCTGTCTGTTCTCCACCGACTGATGTATTGCTAGCTATTAGATAATTGATATTTTTTTCGTATAAAGAATTTTCATCTGATTTCTTTAATTTTGAAACAGTAGATAAGACGTTTAGCGCGGCGCCTCTAGAATTTCCTGCTGGAGCTGAAAAAGAACTTTGCGTATCATTTACAGAAAACGCTCCTAATGCTGCAACCGTCGCAGGAACTATAACTGTAGAAATGCCATATAAATTTTCATCAATTTTCAATTCTACGTCAGGATAATACGCAGCTGCATATGAAGTATTTAAAGACCTAGAGTCAAATTCATTTATTGTATTTTGTATATCAGGAACGAATGATTTGTCATACGGCAATCTTGTTGAAAGATCTATTCTATTTCCTGATCCATCAAATTGTTCTATATCCATCAGGTATAAACAATCCATCCTGCTTTCTGCAACATTTATAGCAGCATCAGTAACAATCGGAGCTCTAATTCCTGGAATTGCTAACAAGCTAGTATCTATGGTTGTCGTGTCATTTATTATTTCTAAAGCCTTTAGATAAGACATGACAGACGGACCGAATTCTCTTCCTCTATTGGGATCATTCATGTCAGATGCAACTGCTGCATCAGTCATGTTAAATTCATCAACGTCGAAAATGCTTGTTCCGTCAAATCCACCGTATAAAGAAGTTTGAAATGTTAGATAGTTTCTGCTGATTATGTCGTTAAAATCAGAAACATTGACTCTTCTTGTTTTAGCTGTCATATCTTCTGATATAATACCGTTTCTTATATACACGGCATTTGACCAGCCTTCTTTCGTAGCGTATCCAGCTGAGCCTGTTGTAATTTTTATATTTTCTAACGTAAAGACATTGTTGCAAAATCTATCTGCATCAACAATTCCTAACTGAGAAGTATCCGGTGTTCCTTGATTATCTGAAACTGAAAAGTTTATATTTGTCGTCGAGTGATTCGGAAAATGTTTCAAAATTGTTGACAAATTTGCATCGTAAAAATTGTTTTGTTGTTCAACATTGGTGACATGATCAAACTTAAGTCCCCACCGTCGAACGTCAGACGGGGTTTTTGTTCCGTTAGAAAACGTAGCAATATTCTCAGTAAGAGGTATTGGAGGTACGACTAAATTAGTTAAAAAGCTTGAATTTATTAATGCAGAAGCATCATGACCTCCCAACGGAGCCATTACGTTTGATCCAGATGTGATTATATGAGGTAGTCCTCTAAATCCCATAGGAAGAATATTTGAAGGTAGTCGATCATTTGAAACTTCGTCAGAAACTTCAACTCTAAATCTTGTCGATCTGTTTGGGTAGTTTCCTTCGACAACAAGCTTTTGATTGTTATCAGGCCTGTCAAAATCAAAATATGTGTATTTGTCACCTATCACTTTTGAAATGTAGATGTCAGATTTTGGGTCTAATGAAACAGTGTATTTTTCTAAAGCTGAGATTGTTTCATCAAAATCGTAAATAGATCTCACGATGATGTCGAAAGTGCAAAAATCGTATTCAGAATCTTGACTTGCTGGTTTTATATTGCTTATGATTATCTTATAAGATCCTTGTTCACCATCTGATAGTGAATGAAGCTTAAATAGGTTTATATACTTGCCGTGTATTTTTTGAGATATTATCCACGGAGTTGTTGCACTAGAAAATCTATCTCTAAAGTTTTCATAATTTGGAACAGATGTACTTCCTACATCTCTTGATAAGGACGATGTAAGCAAAAAAGCAGATCTTTCAGTAGAAAACACTCTTGAAGAATTACTCGGTGAACCTGCTCCTGAAGCAACGACGCCAGATCCAGTTAAAACTGCAATCGCAGGATGTATGTCCCAATTAGCTGCAAGATAATGTCCTGCTTCTTGAATCAATGAAGCTGTTGTGTTTAAAACCCTTGTAAGATATAGATTGGATTTTATATCAAATGATGCAGTAATTACGTTGGGATAATCTTCTGTGCCTTTATGACCATTTAATAAAATTACGAACTGTTGCAATGATGCTCCATTGTCATTGAACAGTTTAACATCGCCTAAAGTAGCACCTTTTGCTGATGAATCAATAGCAAATTGTGTCGATAAAGGAGCAGATGAATCTTGCCCTGTTGCAGAAGCAGATAAACGCAAAATGACTCCTGAAGGTGCCATCAATATGCCTCTGACAATTGGAACTGACGTGTTTACTCCAATTCCATTGACGCTTCCTGTTCCTTGTAGTCCTGCTCCATTGAAAAATGTAGAATTTGCAGATTCTGACATGAAGCATCCTAAAAAGTATGTTCTTCCAGGAACACCATTTTCATTTGCATAAGGATTTGAACCAAGAGCTTTTAAAGATCCTGAAGGTTGATTTTCACCGACAGTGAATCCAGCGCCAATTACATCACCAGCATTCGTTCCTAAAGTTACTCTTCTCTTACCGTTTCCTACTCCTAAAACTCTCATAAATGCTAGAGAATTTTGATTCTGTAACCATTGATATGCACCAAAAGGAGCATAGTTTGTGACTCGTCCAATCGGCGTGATAGAAGATCCTACAACGTTAGGTACACCAAACACTGATCGAAAATCTGCAGCATTTGAAAATCCTACAGGAACAAAAGCTGGTCCGTTTGGTGACGTACCTATAACCAATGTATACGTTTGTGAAGAAACATTTACATCAACATTTGATATGCTTCCTGCGTCTTTAGATGAAACTCCTGGACTATTGTTATTGTTTGGCATTTAACAAGATTCTTTGATTCATAACTATGCAGATTTTATCTATGCATACCAATAAAAATAAAGGCCTCATAAGAGGCCTTTAAAATTTATTCGATATTTTAATGTCTAAACATATCGAACATTTTTATCGAATTAATTTCACTGTACTTGTTGTAGGTTATTTGCCACAACGAAATCCAATGATACGAATTCAATCGTCTTGGTGGGTTGTAAGAAGATCTTACCGCGAACCGTGTTGTTCTCAACGTCTTGTTGCGTCGTCGTTGAAGAATCAATAATCACGCGGAATCTCTCAAGACCTGCAAGAGCTTGAATTCTTTGAAGACGTGGAGTAACTGCAGCTGTAAATCTTGCCAAGGTCGCTTCGCGGTTTGGCTCGAAGATGATTGTTTGAGCAATCTCTCTAACTTGTCGACGAATGTCGATAAGAAGACGTCTTACGTTAATTCTATCAAGAGCAGATGCTGATTGAAGCATCGTCTTTTGTCCCCATACAACAACTCCACCCTTTGGACCCGTACCACCTCTTGTCGTAGTGGTTGGAGCATAGATTGGATTGATGTCTTCATCGTATAGAGAATCCAAATCTGAATCCTTCAATTGGATGCTTGTTTCAAGAGTAGAAGGTAGATCGCCTCTTGTCAATCCTGCTGGTGCGAACCAAGGATATCCTAATGAATCGTTCAATGCTAAAGCGCCCATGACGACGACTGAAGGTGGAACGATGACTGAATTTGTTTGTAATGATGGATCCTTGATTAAAACGTCAGGGAAGTAAGACGCAGCGAAAGATGTGTTAAGGTTTCTTGCCTTATGTTGCGCTACTGTCTCAGTAACTGAAGGTTTAACATTTGAAGTAATGTTTATCAAGTTTCCGTCTTTATCAACTTGTTCTATATCCATGATATAGAGAGCATCAAAGCGTTCTTCCGTTGCTCTTATTGCTTCATCAGTAACAATTGGAGCTCTAATTCCAGGTATTGCAAGAAGTTGAATATCAACGTTTGTTGTATTCTTCATAACTTCAAGAGCCTTCAAGTATGATGATACGCTTGGGCCAGATGAACGGCCTCTGTTTACATCATCCATGTCTGCAACAACGGCTGCATTGTTAATTTCTGCTTCATCTTTATCGAAGATATTAACTCCATCGAATCCTCCTTGCATGATGAAAGAGAATTTAAGGAACTTTCTATTCTGAGAATTAGAAAAATCGCTTACATTAACAGCTCTTGTCTTCGCTGCGTCATTTGCAACAATGTTTCCTTGTCTAATGTAAGTTGCATACTTCCAATCGTCATTTTGTGCGACTGTTCCATTTGATCCTGTTAAGATCTTGACATTTTCTAGAGTAAACAAGTTATTGCAGAATCTATCAACATCAATAATTCCATTTGCAACAGTGTCTGCAGCACCAGAGTTATCTGCAACGACAAAGTTCATGTTAGTAATCGAATGCAATGGGAAATGTTTCGTAAAGCTATTGAAAGATTTGTCTTGTAAAACAGAGCTATTTTGTTCTGTTAAACTGATTATGTGTTCAAACTTTGAACCCCAATGATATCTTGAATTAACTTGTGTCTGTTGTCCAGTTCCGTCATTTAGATGATTTCTAAATGGAAGTGGTGGTTCAACAGTGTTTCTAGTGAATGTTGCATTTGATAAAGCCGAAGAATCAACTCCTCCAAGGCTTGCAAGCGGAGATGAACCTGAAGTAACCAAATGTGAAATTCCTCTGAATCCCATTGGGATTGCAGTAGGATCAACTGCTTGTTCTGAAACAGCAGAAGAAACTTCAACGCGAACATATCTTGATCTTAACTCGTAATTTCCTTCGATAACAAGCTTTTGAGCTGCTTCATCACGATCAAAATCATAGTATGCGTCAATATCTCCAATGACCTTACAAATGTATCTATCTGAAGAAGGATCTAGGTTGATTCCTTCCCATTTTTCTAAAACCTTTTGATCAATATCTGTGTCAGTTAAGTTTCTTATTGCTAAGCTAAATGATCCATACTTGTTCAAAGGATCAGAAGATGGAGTTATATTGTAAATAGAAATCTTAAATTTATTTGAAACCCCACCGCCAGAATCAAGTGCGTGAAGCTTAAATAGATTTTCTGGCGTTCCACCAAACTTTTGAGAAATTACCCAAGGAGTTTTTGCATTTGTAAATCTGTCTCTGAAACCTTCATAGTTTGGAACTTCAGAAGATCCAATGTTTCTTGCTAAAGAGGATGTGAGTAAGAAAACAGATCTTTCGCTGTTATTAACTGGAGATTCTGAAACTGCTCCTACTCCCGTGACTACAGCTAGAGTTGGGTGTATATCCCAATGTGCTGCTAAATAATGTCCTGCTTGCTGGATCTTATAAGGGTCGGTATTTAAAACCTTGCTAATATAGTTTGCAGATGTTACATCAAATGATGCAGTCAAAACATTCGGATATGAAGAATCTGTTCCTTTGTGTCCGTTAAGGAGAAGAGTAAATTCCTGTTTTGAATGTGTCGATCCAAACACCAAAGAACCTAATGATGTTCCTTTTGCGGTTGCATCTGATCCAACTAAAGATGAAGATGGTTTGTTTGAATCTAATCCTGCTGCAGAAGCAGACAAGCGTAAAACTACTCCAGAAGGTGCCATCAACACACCTCTGACGATTGGAACTGCTGTGTTTATACCAATTCCATTAACGCTACCTGTTCCTTGTAATCCTGCGCCATTGAATAATGTAGAACCTACTGATTCTGACATAAAGCATCCGAGGAAATATGTTCTTCCCAAAACGCCATTTTCATTTGCATAAGGATTTGATGATAATGTTCCGTTTGAAGAAGGAAGTTGCTCTCCAACTGTAAACCCTGCATTAGTTACATCACCTGCAGTTTGACCGCTAGAAGATCTTTTCTTACCATCACCAACGCCTAAAACTCTAAGATAAGTAACTGATGTTGCTCTTCTAAGCCATTCGGCAACAGCCATTGGTCCAAATTTCTTAGAATCACTAGCACCGAATTTTGCAAAAAAGTCATTTAAAGTACCATAAGTTAAAGGAACGAATGCTGGTCCTTTCACTGCGGTACCAATTATTCCTGCAGGAACACCTGTAGGTGACGTTTCAACTGGTCCTGTTAAATCAATTTCTCTAGTCGTTACCCCTGCGCTTCCAAATTTGAGCTGTGCCATTTATTTCGCTCCTACAACTTGCTTGATAAGTATCAGATTACCTAAGAATTTTTAGCATCAAACGAACTGAACGCCTGAATTTGTTACGATGAAGTCAATTGCAATAAATTCAATTGCTCTTGTCGGAACAACGACGATTCTTCCATTTAGTCTATTTAGATCAACATCTTCTTGCGTATTGTTCGTTTCATTCATGACAACTTGGTATGCTTCAATACCAGCTTGTGCTTGAATTAATCCTAATTGAAGTATTGCGTCTGCAACAAACTTGTTACGAACAGCTGGTGTGTTTTGTTCGAACACAATTCTGTTTGCTATGTTGATGATTAAACGCTTGACTTCTAAAAGTAATCTACGAACGTTGACTCTATCCAATGCTGATTTTCTTATTTGTAATGTCTTTTGTCCATAAATTACAAATCCCAATCTTGGGAAAGTTGCAATTGGATTAATTCTAGCATCATAGAGTCTATCTCTATCAGAAACGTTAAGTCTAACTTCTACGTTGTTAACGAAGTCTAAAGCTGCTCTATTGAATCCTGCTGGTGCGAACCACGGATATGCAACTTTATCATTAAACCCTAACGCTCCTAAAGCAGCGACAGATGATGGAACTTTAACGTATCTATTGTTAGTTACATCATTTACGTAAACATTTGGGAAATAAGTTGCAACATAATTGTTGTCAAATGATCTTGCCTCAAAAGTTGCTGCAGTGTTTTCAATGTTGATTCTTGCTGTTGAATCATCATAAATACGATTGTCATCGTCATCGTAGTTTGGAAGATCCATGATATACATGCCTAAGCCATAGTCTCTAATCTTCTTTGACGTGTAGTTCGTTATGTAATCTTCACGAATTCCTGGTATTGCCAATAAATTGACGTTGACTTGTAAGGGATCCGTCATAACATCAATTGCAGTAATGTATGAATTTACCGCGTTATTATCTACTCCTACTCCGGCAAGGTTTGTTAACATTCCAGGAGATGTGAAAGTAGATGATGCTCCTCCAAGAGGAGTTTCGAAAGAAGTTGCTTTATCATTCATCCTTGATGCAGCAGGATCTAAGATGTTTAATCCATCAAATCCTCCTTGCATGAATGTAGTGAACTTAGCAAAAGATGAATACTTGTTAAACTCGTATGGTTCACCATTTGATAATAGAGAAGCGAATGTTATTCTTTCTCCTAATACAGCATCATTAATCGTGTATGTTGTTGGATCAACTTTTGCATTTCTGATGTATGCAGCTTCTTTCATGTGAGATCGAACGGTGCCTGTTAATTGAGCAATCGTTCCTGCTGAAAATGCTACATTAGATAATGAGAATTTGTTGTTGTTAAATGTATCCGCGCCTGAGCCAGTTACAAGAACATCTAACTTTTTGATTCCGCTAAACTTCGTATAGCTTTCTAAGAGGCTATTCTTTACTTCAGAAATGTTTGAATTTAATGGTGAATCATTTCTTTCAAACTTAACGCCCCAATAGAATTGAGGAGATGCAACCTCTTGTGGTCCTGGATCACCATCCCATGCGGGTGTTGTCATCGGACCTTTCGTTACCTTGAATCTAAAGGGGACAGGTGGTAATATTGATTGTGAGAGGAAACCGACTGCATCAGAAGCAAACAATCCGGTTAATCTCTTTAATGATGAGGCAGCAGCTCCAGTTGCTGCAATTTCTCCGTCTTTCAAGGTATCATTAGTCTTTAGTAATTCTGGCCCTCTGAATCCAAATGGCAACGAGGCAGCTGGAACTTTTTTATCTTCAACATTTTGAGAAATTATAACTCTAATGTATTTTGACACATTGTCATACTTGCCGCTCGTGATGATTCTTCTTTCGGAAAGAATGTCTTGATCAAAATCATAAGTTACTTTTCTATCGCCTATAACTTTTCCGATGTAATTGTCTGAATCAGGATCTAAAGAACAGTTGACGAATTCTTCTAAAACTGCAGGATTTAAATCTGTGTCATTCCAATCGCGGACTTGAACGTTAAACGTTCCATACTCATATGCTTCATTCTCAGAAACCTTTAAGTTTGTTATTGAGATCTTGTAGAGGCTATTTGCATATGCACCATCATCTAATGATTCAACTTGGAATAAATCGTATTCAGTAGAACCGAATGGTTGAGAGATGAAGGATGGAGTCTTTGGTGAAGTAAATCTAGTATCAAAGGCACCAAAAGCTTTTCTAAACTCAGTAGTTGGTTCACCTGAAACATTGCTTGTTGATGCAGATCCTGACAACACTGCAACGTAATCATCATCAACAACTTTTGCAATTTCATCATCAACTGCAAAATCAGAATGAAGTAAATGTTGGTATTGCTCAAACTTTTCAGGATCTCTATTTAATACTTTAGCAAAATAATCGTCGCTAGAAGGATTTAAGGATGCAGTATAAACCTTTATTCCAGGTAGCTTATCATCAAATGCGAATGTTGATCCTAATGCAGATGAAATAACTAACTTAAATTTTCCACTTTTTACTTGAGCTGCGTCATCAATCGTAGTAGCTCCTACGAATGCAGGTGGAACATTTTCATTTCCATTGAGAACTATCATTCTAGCACCAGATGCTAACATGACAACTCCTCTGATTAGATTGACGTTGCTAGTTTGTGAACGTGAATCATTATCAGTAAACATGGGCATTCCATACGCTTCGTTAGTTTGTAGGGTATGATCTGCAACTAAAAACTGAACTGCACCAGCATGACGACCTTGAGCATCATGAGATGCTAAATTACCTTCAAGCTTAAACCCAGCATTTTTTACTCTTCCAGTTAATGCAGTGGAAGAAATGTCAGTAGCAGTTTTATTTGATCCTGCGCCTAACACTCTCATATAAGTTAATGCTGTTCTATTCTTTAAAAACTCATTTACGGCATAAGGACCGAACTTTTTAGGATCTAAGTCTCCAAACACGCTAACGAATTCATTAAAATTGGCAACCGTGACCGGTACAAAAGCCGGTCCTTTATTTGACATTCCGATTACACCAGCTGGTACGCCTACAGGACCTCCGCTTGGTGGTGCTTTTAACTCTATTTCTCTCTCAAAAAAATTAGGAGACCTAAAAACTTGCTCAGCCATTATCCTGCTCCTTCATGCAATGAATAAACTTCTCTTATAAGTATTTGAAAAAAACTAAAAATACTATTTATTCATCATCTTGCATCGTATGATATGTTAATCCCCCTAATAAAGATTCTGCTAATGACGGAGCTGGTGTTGATCCAACCTGAGTAGCTATTTTTATTACAGACTCTCCTGAGGGCTGATTAACAGAATATACTCTTACGTGATTTATCGACTTGTTTCCGTTTAAATCAGTAGAAACTATCTTTTTATAAATTGGGGCATATTGTTTTGAAGATCTGCTTTGTCTTGCTGGATCTGCAGAAGTTATATCTTTAGGATTATACAACATAGTCCCTCCAACATTACGTTGCCCAGGAGTTGAGTTTTTAGAATCACTTAAAGGAAGCGTTGGGTCGTCAGATCCTAAAAATGGATCTTGAGAACCTGGCGCTGGATATAGACCCATTCCTCCTCCTGGTTCTAGCCCCGTATCGAATGTGACAATAGGATATGATACCCAGCGTTTGATAGGAACTCCATTACCAGGATGTTGAGAAGCAAAAACGTAAGATTTTACATTAACTGAAAATTTATACTTTATGACTCTTTCTTCTTGACCTATTTCGTCTAAGTTGTTTTCAGGTTCATAAGAATTATTGTCTACGGTTGCTACGAACCAATATCCTTTAGGGGTTTGTAGCTTCCATGAATTAGCCTGAGGTAAAAATGATGAAACAATTTGTTCCAGCAATTGATTCATGTGTTGAGTATATTGCGTCCACATCGTTACTTCATAAGTAACGTTATAAAACTGTGGTGATGGTATGACTATCGTTTCATAAATGTTGTTTGTTTTGACGTCAGCAAGCCAAGCTCCATCATCAACTAAAGATTCATTAGAATCTTCTCCGACTGTCCTGTCAGTCAATAGTTGGTTGTCTAAATGTTCTTTGGTGGGGTTTGTTGCAACGTTCTTTTGATTTTTTAGCAAAAATCTATTGATTAAATTTTGATATCCTCTGTCAGATTTATCTAACCTTCTTCGTATGACAATTTCTCCAGTTTGTTGGTTGATTCCTCTTCCAGCAATGTCTGAAGAAATATCTTGAGAAATTGAGGTTCTAGATATCGTTATTAAAGGTAATATGAGAGAATTATTCTTATCTCTTAGAGCTTTTTTTTTCTTTAAAATTGCCCATTTTTCTCCTGTTGCAAAAATGACAGGAACCTTTTTAAAATCAGAATTATCTCCTCCTACCTGCAAATTAATTTCATTTTCAAATAATTTAAATAAGGCAACGTCAACATCTTCTATGCCTACTGGGGGTATTGTCAAATCAGCAGTACCTTGGTGATTGTCTGCATTAATACCTGCAACACCAAATCTATCTTGACTTTTAGAATTAAATCTAGTAGGCATAATCAATCCTCATCGTAAAATGCGCTTCCAGCACCGGTTAAGTCACCTTTTGGAGATACTTGTTTAGGACCTGTCAAAGGTTCATCAAGAACTCCGTTTTTAACAAGATCTCTAACGTCTCCTGTAGGATCTCCATTAGCATCATTTTCATAACCACGTTGCTGAACGAATGTATCTTGTATGGCGTCTTTATCAGAATACTTAATGTCAGTTGGACCATTTGTAAGAGCTTTAAATTGGCTTTCACGAACTCTAGTTCCAATTAAAGAAACTCCATCTATGTTTTCAGCTTGACCGTAAATGGTCCTCATGTATTTATATTCTGTAATCTCGTAGAATATTGCACCAAATGAAAAATAATCTCCTATTGATGGATTGATAGCTTTTTCTACCATGTCTCTATGCTGTATATACACTTCTAATGTAAATTGAGCGTCAATTCCAAACTTGTTAATCTTCGTTTCAGTTTGAAATTCGCTATTTACTAAAACATCAACTACTATCGGATTATCAAATATTTTTTGCAAAGCTTCATCATACACTTCATGAGATTTTGTTTTTGTTTCAGAAACTGGATAATAGTAGATCTTTTGTCCTACTACATCCTTGACTATTTCTTTTGTTATATCAGAAATAAAGTTTATTTCTCTTTGAGTAATAAAAAGCCTTGCCATGTTATCCTTTCATCAACCTATAACGATTGATTTACCTAACGGCATTGGGATGTATCGTAATTGTTTTTGCATGTTCTCAGAAGCTAACGCATCTTGTTCTAGAAGTTTTGCATGCGTCAAATTTCCCAAAAATTCTTTCATTTGAGTTGTCAATTTATCTTTGTCATCTCTTCCTTGGCTAACAAGATCAGCACCATTTAATTGTAGATCTGCATTTGGTATTGGGATAGAAGAAAACTTAGATCGAATCAACCCTAATAACTCTTTGCATAATGCTAAAGTGTACTGCCTAATCCATTGCTTACCAGGTTGGTTTATTGTAGCAAAAGGTATATTTCCAAATGGTATATTGCTTGGACCTGATATACCATATATTGAATCATCGGTATACGCAGATGGGCTTAATGGATTATGTGGAGTCATTAACTTTATGAAAAGTTTTCCTGTTTGTAGATCAGTAGATGGCACAGGATAAATTCTTAAATTGCTTCCTATTATTTCATAGGAATAATTTGAACGCCTAACTCTAAATGCCGTTTCTAACATTCCTCTTCTAAGAACATCTTCAAAGACGGGTAGGACGTAGAAAACCGTTGAGTTAACATATGATTCATAATTAAAATTTGTAGCGAGGAAGTTTGTTATGTTTGAAGCGTTTAATAAAAACTGTTGAGATGCTAAAGGCTCCATATGAAATAACTCAACAACTTTCATTTTACCTTTTGACCCAGAAGGTATTGTGTCAAAAACGACTTGATCTTTGTTGTTTCCTGTTGCAACCTTAACATCTTTATAGATGTTATAATCTTGTTGACCAGAAATAAGGTCTATATATCCTAATGTTGCATCGTATGATCCACCAACATATGCTTCTGTTGCGTATGGTTCTGCCATGCGTAGAAGATATTCAACGGTTCTCTTTGCGTATTTATTCGTTAAATCAGTAGATCCAGTTGGCATTCCAAGTACGTTGGTCAAGTCAGAGGTTATTTTCATTTCATGTATTAATCGTGAATATTCGCAGCATGCTTCTTCAAAACATGCCCAAATTTCTTTTTTAGTTAATTCGACAGAAAGAACATCATCTCCTAATTTTCTTTTAACAAAAAGAACCATTGAATCAGCTTCTGTCTGAAATGCTGCCTCAGCATCAAAAAAACCAAACGGTGTTGGATTAATCGTTGTTGCAAATGTTGTCATAATGAATTTAAACCTCGGCAAGCGAGATGCTTAAATAAAAGTATGGTACACAACTAAAACGTCTCAAACATTTTTGAAGCTGAATTAACTTCTTAAGCTTGTAATCTAAAAAAAGAACATTATGACAATTTTATGACAATTAGTGTGTAACTATTCAGATAGCTCAGTTCGTTAACGAATACTTATCATTGCGTAGAAAATCAAGCGTGGTGCTTGATTACTATGCAAAAATAACTAAATTAGGTGGTAACATGGCTTTTACTAAAGTTCAGCAAGCACAAATTAGTGGTTCGCTTTCTTTTAATGATGCACTCGGAGCAGGTTCATCATTAGCTTCAAGATCTACACTCGCAGGAGACCTTGACGCACTTCGTTCGCAGGTCAAGCGCGTACTCGGTCAAACAAACTGGTACGACGACCTTGCTGGTTCACAAAACCTTTCAGCAATCTACACAGCCGTTCACATGGACGGAACAAAAGCAAACTTCCAAGGCGCAATTGACGTCGCTGGAGTTGCTGATTTCGATTCAGCAGCATACTTTGCTGGCGCAGTTGGAGTTTCCGGTTCACTTGCAGTTGCTCAAGCAGCTACATTCGCAAACGGCGCTTCCATCAGCGGTGCAGCACTCGATGTCAATGCTGATTTAACTGCAAACAAAATCAGCATCGATGGTGATGTTGCTTCTCGTCTCTACATCGTTGACTCAGACGGTTCAATCAAAGATGAATCAAAACTCGTTTTTGATGGTTCTGCAATGTCAATCACAGGTGGACTTTATGCAAGCGGTCCAGCAGGACTCTCTGGTTCATTAGACGTCGCAGGAATTGCAAAATTTGCTGCAGCAATTAGCGGATCAGCAGGCCTCGAAATTTCCGCAGGAGGAGCTTCAATCTCCGGTGGAGCTGCTATCACAGGCGACCTCACAGTCACCGAAGATGCAGCAATCATGGGCGACTTAAGCACAATGTCAGATCTCGCAGTTGCAGGAAACTCTGAACTTGTTGGTACACTCGCAGTCACCGGCAGCGTTCACATGTTAAGCTCTGCAAGAATCGACGGCATCCTTGATGTCAACAACGTAGTTTCAGCATCTGCACTCAAGATTGATGGCGATGTTGCACAACGTCTCTACATCGTTGACTCAGACGGTTCCCTCAAGGATGAATCCAAACTCATCTTCGACGGATCCGCAATGTCAATCACAGGCGGAATCTACGCTAGCGGACCAGCAGGACTCTCTGGTTCACTTCAAGTTGCAGGAATGGCTGGATTTGCTCAAGCCGTTTCTATGGCAAGCACACTCACCGTAACCGGTGCAACAACACTTAACGGTGGATTGTCCATGGATTCCGGTGCATTCTCCGTACAAGACGGAACCGGAAACGTTGCAACAGCCGGTTCATTATCCGTCGCAGGAGGAGCACAACTCAATGGTGGATTAACAATGGATACAGACAAGTTCGTCGTTGCAGACGGAACAGGTAACACATCCATTGCTGGTACACTCGGAGTTCTTGGCGCAGCTCAACTCGGAAGCACACTCGGAGTAACAGGAGCAGTAACACTCTCCAGCACACTCTCCGCTGGTGCATCTACACTTTCATCACTCGGCGTTACAAACAACGCAACAGTCGGTGGAACACTCGGCGTAACCGGCGCAGCTACATTCTCTGCAGGTGCAGCTATCAACGGAGCAGCCCTCGACGTCAACGCAGACTTGACCTCAAACAAGATCAGCATCGATGGCGACGTTGCACAACGCCTCTATATCGTTGATTCAGACGGTTCAATCAAGGATGAAGCCAAGTTAACATTCGACGGATCCAAGCTCGACGTTACAGGAGACATTCGTGTTTCTGGTAATGCTCAAGTCGATGGAAACCTCCTCGTTAAGGGTGCATTCACCTACGTTGAAACCGAAAACATGAAGGTTAAGGATGCATTCATCTACCTCGCAACAGGATCTAACGGATCAGTTGATTCCGGTATCGTCCTCAGCAAGGGTGCTGGTGCTTCTTATGACCTCGTGGTCGGACAAGACGGTGGAGCAGGAGAGCTCATCTTCGCACAAGTTGCACACAATGCAGACGGTACTACGCCAGCAGACCTCAATGGTGCAGCACTCGTCAAGGCTTGGATGTCTGGTTCTTACTTCGGAAACGCAGAAGGAACAGAACTTGGCCATGCAGGAATCAGCGCTGGTGCAATGGAACTCAAGTCTGCAGCAGGAGTTGATCTCATGCTCGTTGCACGTGGCGATGAATCCTTCAAGTTAGCAAGCGATGGCGACCAAGCACAATTTGAAGCACAATTCGGAGCTGGTGTATCACTCGTTGATGCGATCATCTCTGCAGCTTCAGGTGGTAACTTCAAGCAAGATGCCTTCTTACCAGGAGTCGTCGCAGCTGACACAAACATCGCATTCTCTTCAGTCGGTACCCTCCGCGCTGCTTCAGTCGCTGATGATGCTGCTAAGAAGCTTGCAATGGACGTTTACCTCAACGGCGTTCGCCTCTCATACGGAGACGACTACATCATCTCTTCAACAACACAGCTTCAACTCAAGGTAGCTACAGTTGCTGAAGATAGAATCTTCGTCGCAATCCACAACGCAGCCTGATATTAGGAAACTAATATCGACACAGATCTAGACTGACTGATCTGGGAAGGCCTGAAGGAAACTTCAGGCCTTTTTATTTTTACTAAAGAATATTTAATAAATAATTTAGTAATACTTTTGAGGCTTTCATGAGTGAACAACAAGCATTTGATCCAAAAACATTAACAACTAGAATAGAAATTCTTTCAGAGATAGTTGAGACTAAAACGTCACAATTAAACAATCTAATAGAAGGCTTAAAAAGATTGGACGGTTACGTTTTAGGTTCTAAAGAATCTGTCGAAAAAATAGAAAAGCATATAAAGCAACAAAAGAATGAACTAAAAGAATTAGCTTCACAAGGAAAAGTTTCTAAAGAAATTTTTTCATTTTTAGACAGCGTTTTTAACAGTATGATATCATTCGTAAAAAGCGTATCATTAGATGCTGAAAGATTGTTTTTCTCAAAACAAGGAGAAACAGTATTCCTAAAACAAGATATTGAAAAAATGGTTGTCTTGAAAAAGAACCATGAAGTTGCTTTAAAAGCAACTGAAAAAAATGAATTGAAAAAAGAAGTTGAAGTTAAAGAAGAAATTCAAAAAGTTAGACCAGACAAAAATCCAAACACAAAAATTGGAAGAGCAGCAATCGATATTGCTGAGCGAAAAAAGAAAGCAAAAGAATCCTCAATCCTTAATAAAGAAAATTCATTAAAAAAAAGAGGAAGAAAACCAAAAGAAGTTTAAGCAAATAATTTAAGTTGCTTTTGCGTATGTGACAAGTATCTTTGAGTCTCTACGAGGAGGGGAAGTAAACGTGATTGTTTTTCCAACAAGATTATAATCTGCTGAAGAATCATGACGTTCTTGTAGAACTCCGTTTACGAAAATAAGAACTTTTCCATTTAACTCAGGAGTATGTTGCAAATCAAAAGAAGCATTGCTTCCGTCAACTGCTCCTGAGGGTATCTCATTCCAAACGATAGCATCAGATGTAGAATTAATGGTATTGACCATTTGCCTCATCGCTTCAACTTGCTTCATAGCATCATTAACATTATTCATCTGTTCCTCTGTAGCTATAGCTCGATATATAGGTCGCGGTCTATAGTATGAATATGCTTTTCTAGACCTTGATATATCTCTGTTGATTATTGCCATTTCAATGATTAACTATCATCATTGATAAAAAAATGACAATTCAAAGTATTTTAAAAGCTTCAAAGTGCATACCGTCAGGTCTTTTTTGGAACCATCCACCCCAATAGAATCCATGATTATATGCAATCTCTACAAGTTCTCTAACAGATCCTGTTTCACCTCTTAAAGCAGGTTGAACACCTAAACCATTCCATTGAACATTAATATCAAATGCTGTTGCCCATGCATGATTAGATAATGTTGTTCTAGATCCTCTTATAAATCTTGGAGACCAAGAACCTCCCCAAGACATAATAAGATACAATAATCCAGCATTATCCCATTCATTAAAAAGATCAACAAACTGTTTTGAAATGCTATTATGAATCGTAATATTACACGACTTAGGAGCTCCGGGAGTTCCACTTAATTGTGGAATGTTTACATTTGAAATATTCTTTTTAATCCAATCTCCCGTAATTGTAATCGCTTCTGGATTGGATTGTGTAGGAGCTGCTACATGTGAAAATTTACCAAAAACTTTTTCTCGTTCAACTGACGATAAAGGATTTTCAGAAGGCCTAGGTGGCCAGTTTGGACCATCCATCGATGCAGTAGGGTCATCCATTAAAGGATATCCTGCTTGTAATGCAGTTGACAAAGTCTTAGGACCGACAATTCCATCAGGAACCAAACCTTTACGAGATTGAAAAGACTTAGTCTCTAATTCAGTTTTCGAATCAAAGTTTCCTGTTACTATAATAGAACTATTTGGAGATTGGCCTCGTAAAAAATTTTGCCATCTTTCTACGTCATCTCCTGAAGACCCTAATCGAAGAATTTGAATCATAAAAATCACATAGATGAAATTAAAGCTTGTATAGCAGTTTTAACTCTTTCTTTTAATTCGTCTGGCAATGCAGATAAAAGAACATATGCTTCTGGTCTAATTGCATTTTCAATTGGACCTCCCATCGTTTCTGCTCCTGAACGATTCACTCCAACGTTGATAACAAGAGGAGGAGCTCCTACTCTAGAATGAATTAGTGGTTGGTATAGATCTACTCTTTGCATAATTATCCTTTTAAAACATTTTGGTTTTTATTTAATGTTTCATTTAAAGACGCAAAACGATTCTTTAATTCAAATAAAGAATCTTCTAAATTAGTACAATCTTCACCTTTTAGTTTTGACTCTGCTAATTTTTCTTCTAATGAAATAATTTGTAATAATAACGTTTCTGTTGTTGCAGACATAAAAACAAAATACATCAATTGCAAGATTTTTAAACGTTTGCTGCAATTTTTATCATAGCTTCTATATCTTTAATAGATTTTTCTAGTTTTGCTTCTAGAGGTAAAATTGCTATAGGAACGACACCAGAACCATTAATACCCTTTAATCTCCAGGAACGAATCAGCTCTAATAGACCATTTAATTCGTCTCTAGTTTTTAATAACGTTATTGCAACTGTAGAAGGTTTAATAATGTGTGCCACGTTACCAATACATATCAAATTAAAACTAGTAACGTGGCACAAATTATTTGTTACAGTGTCAATTTACTGCCAGTTAATAACTCTAAAATAGCTTGAGTCTTGACCAAAAACCCTAGCCCATGATGAAGGAACATTCTCAATATCAAAATAATGCCAAGTTCTATCGCTACCTTGGCCTGTAGCTACTTGTAGCTCTCTATCACACAACCTGATATACGTAACTGGACCGATTGAATCTCTTCCTTTATCAATCATAAGGAAAGTATCAATTTCTTCTGAATCATCGTGAACAACGTTTTTAAATGAAACATTCACATCCTCTCCTGATTCTCCAATGCAAGAGTTATTGATGTGACCATTTAATGAAGGTAATTCGCACAAAGATTCCGGGTAAATATCACCATCGACCCTAAAAAGGTCAGCAAATGTTTTTTGCTCTTCATCGAATCCTAAAACAAAATTCTCAAAATCTCTTAAAATATCATCCGTGTTATCGATGATAGGATAATTGCCTCCTGTCATCGTTAAAGAGTTATAATGACAGAGTACCTTAATTAGTGACATTGCAGTCTGCTTGCTAATTTCCATTTTAGTACCTTCTTTCTTATAAAATAAAAGGAGAGATATTTCTCAATCTCTCCAAAAAGCTAATTAACTTTTAATAAATCAACGACGCGGCTTGCCTGTGTACTCGTAATGAGTACGTAGGAGGCGATAAAGTGTTCGTGCTTCACGGCCACTAAACTCGACAGTTTGTTGATCAAAATCAATAAAGAATCTAGTCGAATCATTACGAACGTCTGTTGTCAATGCTGCATTGAATCCATCATCTCGACGAGCTGTCTCAGTACGAAGCTTGCCAGTACGATCACGACGAGTACGAATAGTTGCATGCTTGTTTGTCGTTACATCATTCTTCTTATTCTTAGGCATAAAATATTCTCCGATTTATTTCGATTTAATCTATGTCGGCTTGGTGTTGCCGGTGATAAAAAGATACTACTTATGACATGTCGTGTACAAAGCAAAAAAATGAGAGATCTATGAAGACCTTTCATTTAAGAAAAGAAGATAAACTACTTAATCAAACATGAATTAATGAATACACACGATAAGCTTCATGCGTCTTCATAAAAAATACTATACCATTTTAATCTACACGACGTGTAGATATCGTTAGTGGCAATGTAGGCAAATCATCAGTTTTCTTTACAGGAATTGTAGCTTTTTCTGTAGACGCATACGCAATAGGATCTTCTATATTTCGTAATTTTTTAGGATTACGAGGAGGCTTTGGAGGTGCTTTTTTAGCATAATGAGTCTTCCAAACTTCTTTTGTAAAGCCGTAATCTAACAAAACAACCCTTCCATCCGCTGATTTACCCCAATGTTCTATCCTAGCAACATCTCCTAACATCAATTCAGAATTTTCTATTGTTTTTACTGTGTTTGCTGCAAGCTCAGATTCAGGTGGAACAGATTTTACTAGAGCATTTTTTACTTCTTCTACAAAACTTTGGAAAGCTAATCCTGTCTCTTTTTCAAATTCAGATTCATTATTAAAAATTCTTACAGAATCAGCAATCAACCATCTATAGTCATTATCATAATCTTGGATTTTAGATATCATCGGTTTTGTCAACGGGTTCGTAAAAACATCTAATTCTGCAATGTTTTGATCAATACCTTTTTTATTTAATGCTATCTTAAGAACTTTATTGCTTGATAAAGCGTAAGCAACTCTAGAAGAACCTTCACCTAACATTTCAAGGAATGAATCAGCATAAGCTTTCATGAATTCTATGTTTTCAAGAGATTTAAACTTTCTAACGTCAAACCTGTCTCCAAACGGAGAACCTTTTTTGACGGTTCGGATTTTTTCTAAAACTAGACGAACGTATTCTTTTATTAGCTTGTCTTGCATTTCATTAAATATGCGAAAATATTAAAAAATCATTTTATGCTATTAATCAATCCTGAAACGATGTTAGGAGAATTTCCATATTCAGATGCCTTATTAGAATCTCCGTTTGCTACTGAAAATACTGTTGCAGTTGAAGCAAAAGCAGAAACTTGCTCAGACGTCTTTGTGACATCATCCATACCTGTTAAAGGATTAAACCCTACTGCATTTCGATTATTAACTTTATTAGCATAAACATGGCCGAACCATCCATTCTTTATATGACCACGAGGATCCATAACATACATCCAATTACAAGCATCAGGAGTTGCGTCAGGCCATGTAGACCCTACTAACGGAGTATGAGGAGTGTCTCCATAAGCAACAAAGACAGTGCTTTTATCTAACTTCTCAGAAGGGCTTTCAGGATCCACCTGTTGCGATAAATAGTTATAGAAACCATCTAGAACCTTCCCTAAATGTTTCGTAGTATTTCTTCCTTGGTTTAATAAGGTAGAATTATCAAATGTAACGTGAGGATCCGTGAAGGTCGTGTCGCTAGTCGGACCTGGAGATAAGGCTACAATTGCAGTTTTAGATAATCCTAGCGTAAATGCTTTTGCAACTACAATTAAAACCCTTCCAAATTCTTCTATTCCGGCTCTTTGAGCAGCAGTCATATAATTTGAATTAGAAGTTACATTGTCAACCATTTCTTGAATACCAAAATCGACCAAATCTTGAGATGTTGGAGTAAGTTGAGATGCAAAATTTAACCCAATGATTCTAGCAGAATTCTTGGTTATTGACATCTGTGGAATCCATGATGATTTATTTGAAGACTTTCTCAAACCTACAAGAGCCTTGTAATATGTCTCAAACAATTCTTGATCAGTTTTATTCAATAATGTAAATTGGCTTGCAGCGCTATTAAACAAGTCAATCATACCTAAAGAACTTGGAACTGTCGCAACCTCAGGAGCTCCAGGGGCACGACCATATTTTACTGGATCTATACCTAAGACAGGAACTATTGCAGAAGATCCTGCTGCGCCTAATGAAGCTAATGCTGCTTGAAGAGTTGAATTTCCAGATAAAGACATGTGAGAAATTGGAAATTCTGTATGAGTTTCATCTTTTCCTGACATGAATGCTGTCACAGGATATTTCGGTTTTCCAGAAACATGGTCAAACCATGGAGCATCAGGACCATAAAAGAAAGGTTTGTCTCCTCCGTCCCAAGATTTTACGCCCATCGGCAAAGATGGCATTTGATTTCCTTTACCAGTTGTATAAGTTCCTCTGTATCCATTTGCTGGGTTATATCCTCTTTGAGACGTGTAAAGATAAGATGATGTTCCTCCAAAGTTTGAAGACAATCCAGGAACATTAGCGTTTTGACAAGCTTTTAGACCAACATCAGCAACAGGCCACAATTCTTGGAACCATGCATAAACTCCATTTGGCGAAGGAACAAGCAATGATCGTCCATAAGTAGATCCAGCTGCTTCTGCTAAACCATAGCCGCCTTCATCAGCAAGGAAATTTAGTAATTTTGTTCTTTCTATTCCTGCGACTGCAGCTGCGACAGTACACATTTTTAAGAATGTTCTACGTCTATCATTACGAAGATCTTTTAATTTCCAGTTTGACATTTTTTATTTTCCTTCATTGACATGAATGTGCTGCAGACAACAAAACAGATACTGCGATATTTCTTTTTTTCATTACATCAGTCGCATCATTTGAATTAGCTTTTCCAACCAATAAATTACAAAGAAGCATATGATCTTCAGTAGCTGGAATTCCTATCAAACAGCTTACTGATTCCTCTATACAACTTCCATCAGCAGCAAACATCGGTTTGTTTTTACCATTTAATGTACATGCAGGAGCTTTAGAAGGATCGCTAATATTTGCAATAATTTGTGGCGCTGATTGAATGAAAATATCCATCAACCTCATTGCAGATGCAGTCGTATGTTCATCTTTCTCTCCTAATCTAGAATCTAATTTAGGAACTCCTAATGCATCTTTACCAGTAAAGTACAAATAACCTGCAGTAGCAGGTTTTGCGACGCAATATCCATCTGCGGCATCAGGAGAGTTATTTCCTACGTCTAGACAGCTACGATTAACTTGATTCATCTTATCGTCTTGGTTGCAAAAACAAACTTCATTTCCTTGGCAAATAGGATCGTTTGTTCCATTTGCTACAGTAACAGCCATCTCACATGACGCTCCGCTTCCGCCGAATATAGATCCTAATGTTTGAGTCATTCCGAACACTGAAACTTGAGTAGTTCTAACATCTGAAACGCTACCAAACGGAATCGCTGCTCCTCGAGCTCTTAAGAAGTTTCCAAGCTGAGAATAAGAAAGTTTATGACATGAATGCAATCTAGAAGATATTTCATCAGGAGTTGGTACATCGTATGAAGGTAATTGAGAAGATCCTCCAGCACCTGCTGTAGAAACAGGTTGATCTTGTTTCTCACCTCCGCCTGAAGTTACAGAAGAAGTTACAGAAGAAGACTGAGAAGACAAAGTTGAAGAACTTTGTTTTTGCTGTTCACAATCTCCTTCATTTATATCAGCAGCATCGGAACCACATGAAACAATAAATAATAACGTTAATGTACTTAGAAATTTGTTGTTCAGCATTTTCATCTTAAAACCTCGTGAAGTCATCCGATACCAAAATTGTTCTAAAAACTTTCTTCAAGTTGTATCCATTTCCTTTAAACTGAGAAACTAACTTGCTCATAGTCATTAATTCTTCATTTTTATCTTTTCGATCAGGTAAGTTTACCCAACTTCTACCGCCTATCTCAGTTATGTCAGCACGGCCCATGGAATAATTCCAAATTCTTTTGACCGCACATTCAATGACTTCATCATCTTTAGCCATTTGAGATCCTAACTCATTAATAGTTGATGCAAAAGCAGGAACTTCAACTCCATCAACTTTCATAGTTTTTTTCCATGCAGTAAAATTGTTTCCTCCATTAGGGCATTTAACAGGATCTACGCACAACCAATCTGACATTTTTGCTCTAGGAGATCCTTCAACTGGAACAAATACAGAATATTCTCCAGATGGCGTCAATGGTTGAAAAATTCCTCTAGAATCGAATTGACTGAATAAAGGTGAACGATGATTCCACGTTGCATGGCAATTTGCACAAACGTTGCTCGTGTTATACGCATGAAAATCTACTCTACCACCGTTGCATTCTCCTGCAATTTCATTAACAGGCCATTTATTTTGATATCCGGGTATAGGATCTACTCCACTACAAGGTGATACAACAGGTGGCTGATCAGTCGGTTCTCCACCGGCTTGTTCGTTACCGGACAAACACAGAAAAGTTTCATGATAGAAACGATTTCTTCTAAAAGATAAATTACCGTAATATAAGCTTTGTGCGCCGGGGTCTGTGAGAATTCCCGAATGTTTCATTCCAGCAGGAAGATTATTGCAATCTCCGTCTGAAAATACTTTTGTCATAGGATTGTATGTAGGACATGTATTAGAATCTTGAGTTAAAATGTTTCTCCAATCTTTTTCTTCATAAACAGTCCTTGCTGCAAAAGTCGGTGCAGTGTCTCTTGTCGGTTCTCCTGGTGTCGTTGCAGCACCACCCATCTTAAAAGTGTACTTAAAAAATTCAACTAACGTATCAGCAAATCTTGGATCAGATAACTTAGAATCAATTAACTCTTCATACTTTTGCTTTTTTTGATCTAGCGGAAGATCTCCTAATTCATAAATCTCAAAAAGAGTAGGAGAATCTCCGACTATTAAAAAGCTGGCAGTGCGAAGAGCTTCTGAATAGTCTAGCTCTCTATTATCAAGTTCGGTCTCTTCTTGTTTCTGTTCACCAGAACCAGTAGAAACAGCTGAAATTCCTGACGTCTTACTAGATGATGATTCAACACCAGCAGTTGTTGTTCCTGTTACAACATCAACGGTTGTAACGACGTCTGAGGGTGTCGGACAATCATTAAAAACAGCAGACGTATCTCCTGCTAATTTATTTGGATTTGGTCTAACGCAACCATAAACCAAAGTTCCCAGCAGACATGAAAAGATCGTAACTCTTTTTAGAAAATCACTTTTTCTTGTTGACATAGAACAATTATATTTCCTTCACAAAAAAATTATAAAAAAGATTAATGTTTCCTACGTCTTAATACTAAAGGATTTTCTTTGACCTTCCAGAACTCCTTGTCTAATGGAGGATCTTCTCCTTCACGGAACCACATTAGCTTTCTTCCTCCCGTAGAAGAATAAACGCCAATAATTGTAATTTCGCCTGCATGGATTAGGTCGTGACACGTGTGACAAACGACAGCGAGGTTGTGGTTGTCATTTGAACATCGAGGATCGCATCTTGGAATAATATGATGTATGTTCAATGCAGCAGATCGATCACAGCTACAAATTTCGCATAGATCTTTCTTTAATTTGACTTGACCATACGTTCTGCGACGTTTCACATATTGACTATAGGCTAAGGAATAACAAGATAAAACTTATCTTCGCTTACGCTCTCTTGCTAAGTTTTTCAATAAATTGCATATATCGTTGATGTCTGATTCATTAGGGCTCTTCATCAAATCAAATAACACATGTCCTAATGCTTGAAAATCAATAGGCTTCGCATCTTTAGGATCATCAGAAAAAATATGTAATATTGCAGGTCTAATCTTAGATTTAAAATCACTGCTTCTAATGACGCTTTCAAAGTCTTTCACAAAACGATTTAATTCAGTGTCTGTCTGCTCTGTTAACTTCAAAGATTCTATTTCTTCTTTTATAATTTGACGCAAACGCTTTTCTTCAACAATATCTCGAAGATTCTTCATAAAACTATATATCTTCTAGTGATAACAACATCAAGATAAATCTACGATTTAATATTCTAAAGACATGCAATTTATATTATTGCATGTTTATTACAAACAAAAACAAGAAAGGCCTTCTTTCGAAGGCCTTTCCTATCAAAGATTGTCGTTTCCGACTATCAGATGATGTTCATGTCCAAGCAAGTGACTGTTCCGAAGAAGTCGGAGCGAACCATCTTCTTACCGTAGCGAGTCATCACGCCCTTACGTGGTGTGAAGTCTTCTGGTGCGAAGATTGTTGGTGTCACGATGAGTGGAACGTATGGTGCGTAGACGTAGCCTGTCTCGAGGTAGCTGCCGCCCTTGTAGCCGACGAGGATCTTGTTACGAACGAAGTAAGGATCCTTGTAGACTGTGAAGCGGTTGCTGAGTGAACCGATTGCCTCTGCACCGATTGTGAATGGAGAAGCAACTTGTCCTTCACCATCGATGGAGAACTTTGGCTTGTAGAGAACAGATGATTCAAGGACTGTCGCAACATCTGGACCGCAGACGAGGAAGTTTGCACTTCCGCGGAGTGTCTTGCGGTGGATGGTGTTTGCAACGTCGATGATTGTCTCAACGAGTGTCTCGTACCACTCGCGAACTGTACCTGTGAAGGCCGGTCCGATAGAGAGTGAAGATGCGAGAGTAACTGGTGCTCCTGTTACCTTGTTGACGAACTTGCCTGGAGCGCGTGACCAGTAGTAGTTTGCGCCGTTGGCTTGTGTAACGAGGTCATTGAGGATCTCGCGGTCGATCTCAAGAGCGATTTGCTCTGAGAGGATTGAGGTGAGCTCAACCTCTGCATCCATTGAATGGTATGCATTGAGGTCTTGTGCGAGTTCTGGTGACCAGCGAGCACGTAGCTTGCGGGTTGTTGCAGTGATTGCGAGCGACTCAATCTTGATGTCAATCTCTGGGATTGCTGGAGATGGTGTCGTTCCGAAATCAGATTCGAATGAAGGAACTGTGAGTGTTGCACCGGCTCCTGCACCGTCTCCGCCAAGAGCAGAGACTGTATCAGACTTGACGAAGGTAACGCGACCTGTTGCTGATGTGAGAGCAGAAAGTCCGTTTGCTCCCTTAAGAACGAATTGGACATAGTTACCATTGAGTGCGTCTGGTACGAACTTCAATGATGTTCCTGTTCCTGTAAGAGTTCCACGCTTGTTGAGGCGACGAAGGTTGAGAACGCCGCTTCCACCTTGGTAAGAATCTCCCCATGCTGTTGCGTTTGCACCGAAGCCGCTGAAAACAGCGATTTGGTCAACTGCAAGTAAATCAGCACCGGTTAATGCGCTTGTTGGAAGATAGACGAAGAGTGCGTCTAGATCGTTGTTTGTGAGTGCTGTCTCAACTTGGCTATCGAAGTCCATTAAACGAGCATTTGAACCGCTGAAGCTTGTTCCTGTTCCAAGAACTAAGCCGTCTGTCCATGTTAAGCCATCTGCACCGCCCCATGATCCTGAGTAAACTGAAGCTGCAGCGAAGTTGACTGCTGTAAGAGAACCTGTTACCTTTGAGTAACCTGTTCCAACGAGGTCGTACATACCACCAGTTGCAAGAGATCCTGATTGGACTCCGCGGCCGGTTGGGTTGTTGTAGATGGATGTTCCTCTGGAGTATGTAGCCTCAGAGGTTTGTCCAGCTGCTTGACCAACGTTGGTTCCATATGTGTAATCAAGGTAGAAGATTAGACCTGATGGAAGGCTCATTGGTTGGATAGAAACGAGCTCGTTGGCGACGAGGCCACCGAACACTCGGCGGACAATTGGGAAGGCGATGTTAGAGAAGCCTTGGATTTGTCCAGATGATGTTACGTTTCCACCGCCTGAAGAAAGAGCTGAGCTCTCCTTGAGGACTTGTGCTGCTTGGTTTTCAAGAAGTTGTGCCATCATCTCGCGGCGTTGACCATCAAGGCCACGGAGGAGTCCTGTGCGGCTCCACTTTTCTGTTAAACGGGCACGCTCGGCACCGACGTGCTTTTCGCGAATGCCTTGTGAAAGTTGTTCAATTGTAAAAGTCTTCATTGTTGTATCTCCTATACGTGTACAAAAAGTTGTTAAAAAAGTTGTTTACTCGAGGATCACTTGATGCCTGCGAGTCTTGCCCAACGCTCTGCTTCAATGCCTTCGTTGAGTGTTTGGGTTGAAGCAGGACGTGTTGCTTGTGAAGATGATCCGAGGATTCGGCCTTCTGTCACAGTTGTACGAGTCTTCATTAAAGCCTTTGAGAGGCTCTCGTACACAAGCTTAGCTTCACGAATTGTTTCAGCTGAATCAAGTTGCTCAATTATCTGTGCCTTTTGGCGAGCAGTGAGCGACTCTGTTTGAAGAAGCTTATTCGTAAAGAGAAGCTTTGCGTTGAGCAGATTCGTTTCTGCCAACTTCTTGCGTAGCGTATCAGAACCTGTGCTAGCGACAGGGTTTACATCGCTATTTGAGCGAACGTTCTTTGTTAAACCTTCTTCTAAGGTTTGTGAAAGTTTGTTAAATCGTGTTACAGAAGCATTGTAACGATCTGCTGTTTCAGCATATGCTTTCTTGACTTGAGCTTCCTTATGAGAAGCTTCTTTTCTTTCAAGAATTGTAGAAGCCTTTGAAGAAGCTTTCTTTGAAGATTCATAAAGCTTCTTTAATTGAGCAGCTCGTCCGCGAAGTGACTCTTGTAGCTTGAGCTCCTTAGCCATTTCAGAACGAATTGATTCTCTTGTTTGTCTGTTAGGTTGAGAAGCAGAAGAATGCTGCTTGTCAGATTCATCATATGCCTGACCCATCATTTCTTCAAGCTCTTCATCAACTTCATGTTGAGAATCTTCTTCATCGCATGAAGCTTCATCGACTTCTTCATCGACTTCTTCATCGACTTCTTCATACATTTCTTCGACTTCTTCTTTATCTAAAGATGGTTTAGCTTCAGCTGTATAATCTTCAAGTTCTGTTGCAGCTCCTTGAGTTGCTGCACCATCAAGTTCAGCAAGAGCCTCAGAAAGGTCTAATTCAAGAGGTTCTCCTAAATCGTCTGCTTCAAAATCTTCCTCGCTTGAAACATCACCAGCTCCATGACCCCATGCCTGAACATCATGAGCTTCATCATGAGCTTCACGAAGAGTTTTCATACGAGAAATTTCACGGCGGAGCATGCCTTCGTCGATTTCAACGATCATGTCATCAGAAAGTTGAAGAGATTCTTCTTTCTTCCCTGCTTCTTCTTCGCCTTCTGATTCTCCTCCAAGGTCAAGGTCAAGCTCTTCTTCGCCGCCCTCATCTCCTTCAGGAGCTTCTTCTCCTTCTGCTTCTTCTTCGCCACCTTCTTCACCTTCAGGAGCTTCTTCTCCTTCTTCACCGGTTTGTAAAGTGACTCCAAGACCCTCAAGATCAAGATCATCTGGGAGTCCTGTGATTGTTAACATAACGTCTTCTTCATTTAAAAGATCTCGATTCATTTTTGTCTCCTGAAGTTTTTCAAGTTTATTTAAACACTTTCTTAATTTTAATCCATATCCCAATCTGACATTAGGATCCTCTACACATTCTTGGATATATCCATATATTGCTTCAACCATCTCATTTAATCTGATTAAACTTAGACCAAATGTCTTTGATTCAAAGATATGTGATGTTGAAAGTTTGTCCAACATTGTTTCAATGTAGAGTAATTTTTCTTCGACTTCATCTTTTTCTTCAACGATGGATGGAGAAATGACGTTTTCTACAACTTCATTTTCATTTGTCATTTCATCTACACCCATCATTTCATCTTTTGAAGAAGATGAATCTTTGTCGTCATGCTCCGAATCACCATGTTCAGAATCAGCTGGTTTCTTATCGGTTAGAATCTCATCGTCTTTTTCTTCAGATTCACAGCCCATACCTTCCTCTGGGTCATCGACGGATTCACCTAACAATTCTTTTTCAATCAATTCTCTTATACGAGGAGCTACTGCTTCAACGATAGCACGCTTTGCATTATCCTCTGCAACTTCTTTTACTTTCTTTAAATCAGCAATGGCTTCTTCGTATAGTTCTTTTGACATTTTATTATCTCCGAAAATCAACCGTTAGAATCTGAAGATCCCATCTTATTAGCGACACCCAACGTTTGCGCAGCAATCTTTTTTGCAAACTCAGCTGGATTTCTTGTTCCAGTATTGGGACCACCTGGGACATAGGTAGGCTTTAAATCGACTGCTTTTATTCCAGGATCTTCATTTTTATCAGACCCGTCCGTCTTTCCTGGTCCTGGAGATGTTATGTCTGGTGTGTATGAATTTGCAGGATCTCCTGATCTTGTCCACATTCCATCAGCACCTTTGCTGATGTCCGGTGAGCCTACAAAATCCATATTCACACCAGTTCCAAAGTATGAATCTCCCATTTGTAATCCATTCTTTAGATTCAAATTTCCTTGTTCAAGAACGATTTTTCTGTAATCTTCTTCTTTTCCAACAAACTGTGCAGTTGGAGATTTTGGAAATAACTTCGCTAGCAAAGTATTTTTTTCGCCACTAGGCGGAGCATAAACAGTATATTTTCCTTGACCAGCCATATTATTTCCTCCTTACAAAGAAATTAAAATTATAAAATAGATCAATCACTTTTTAGGCATTTTTTCTACAGGCTTCTTAGATGCAGCTTTTTTTGATGCAACTTTTTTTGCAACCTTTTTCTTAGCTTCTTGAATCTGTGAAAGTCTCTTGACTAAACGAGCCTCTTCCAAACCAAGAGCCTTGTAATGATCTACATGATGCTCAAGAGAATCAGCAAGTTCATCTGCATCAACTTCTTTTGCATCAACATCTTCAACTGATTCCATATCGCCAAATAGCTTTGCTTCCTTGAATTTGGCAACTTCTTCTGCAATTATTCTCTTTAATACTGTAGTTGTAAGCTTCATGATATAACCCTCGTGCAAATATATATACTTTAATTATTGTTACTAAAAAAAAAATTAAAATTTCTTTGGAGTTTCTGAAAAAGCTAGTTCAGCCCATTTTGAAGCAACATCATCTCCAAATAATTGTTCAGGAGTACTGCGAGAGACAGTTCCTTCTATAGAGCCTGCAGGTACTTGCGGTTGAGCATATTGATTTTCAGACAACATCGTTTGAAGAGTACTTGCCGCTGTATCAGCAAAAATTGATTCCATTACGGGGTTTCCGTTTGATTCTCTTTTTATTGTCTCTGCTAGTGTCTGCGAATATTTCACATTTTGTCCACGTTTATGAACAGGCTGATTAGAAATAGGCTTTTGAAAAGATTTAGAATTTCTTGTTTCTTGAATAGAATTTTTTGTTGTATTAATTCCTTCAGAAAGAATTTCTACCAAACACTCTTTTACGATAGACTTTAATTGTTGTTTAGTAATACCCATTTTTATCATCCAATCCCATTCCAAAATGGAGAACCATTTAAAGATCCTGTTAATATAGGCATCATAAATGAATCTATATTAGTTAGTTCTGCATATAAACTATAAGCTGCGCTAGTAGCTCCATCTCTTAAAATAAAAACTTCTTTTATTCTAGCATCAAATTCAAAAACTTGTCCGCCATTAACTTTGTAATAATAGCTAGCGCCGACGCCATTGATTCCATTTTCAGTGAACCCTACTCTAAGGTAAACTCCGCTAGCTGCTAAATTATGAATAATTACATGTTTTGTAATCTTTTCGAATGAATGACGTGTGACTACGTCTGTAGCGGTACTAGTTATAACCCATGGGAGACCTGATCCCATGAATTCAGTAACTGAATTGAAACCTACTCTAGGATCTTTCATTCCCATGTTCATTTACCTTTCGAAACTAAAATGTCGTTTAGAATTCTATCAATTCTATCTGACTTTGTGAATACTTTTTGCAATTCTTCTGGATTAATTTGTCTTCCTTCAGCCATCATAAATGCTCCTGGAGTTGAAGGTTCAGAAACAAAGTCCCAACAAATTAATTGAAAATCATCTTGGACTATTTGATAGTCGCCTTGCTTCTTGGTCGTTCCTACGCCTCTTGATGAAATTCCTAATTTCACTCCGCTTTCTACTAAAGACTGTAAGATTTTTCCTGATGGAGTGTCTAGTATCTCTACAGAGCCATAAACAACATCACCGTCTAAATATGCTTCTCTTACAATATGAGAAACATTCTTTAAATTAACAACTGAAGAATCTGGATGGTCTAGTTCGCCGAGCGCTCTATTTTCTACTATAAATTTTTGATAATTTCTTACTTCGCGTTCTAAAACAACTCTAGGATAAATTCTTCCATTCTGATTAAGAGTGTCAGACTTTTGAAGAATTCCTTTCATGACAATTTTTCCAGAATTTTCTTCTCTTGCTTCTCTTATTTTTTCAGGAGTATAATCAAAAATTTGGTATGAATTTAATAATCTTAAGTCAGACATTTTCCCCTCCTGACAATTCATCAATTAATTTGATGTATAACATGTATTCAGCAACTATCGAATCATCAACTTTAGTGTGTTCAACTAAAAGACTTGATCTAACTTGGTTTAATTTGTCAGACAAGTATTTTTCATCTCTAGAATTTTCTGAAATGTATGAATCTATCGATGCAACAAGCTTTTGCTTTATTTCATTTAATTTCAATAAAATAGTTTTGTCATCGTCATTTGCAGATGAAAATGCGTATGCTTTTATCAAAGATTTCTGCTCATTTGTCAAAGCGTTATCATATTTTTCGCCTAGCTTTTTCATCATGATTTTCATTAAAAGTCTGCTAGAACCAGTAGACCCTTCAACGACAATATGATCTTTTTTCTCTTGCTTTTGAGTCACAAGCCAACGAACAAGCTGATCCTCATATTCTGCCATTCTTGATAAATCTGGAGACTTTGATCTCCAGTCATTCAAGAGATTTTGAATTGTAGCGAAAGTTCTATATTCGGAAATATGTTGATCATAAAAATTATCATCATTTAATTGGTGGTTTATTGACCTAATCAATAATGATTTTTCTTTATCAAGAGCATTTAAGTCATGCGATCTTGCGGCAGATTTAGCTTCATTTAAAATTGATGAAGCAACAGCCTCTGAACTAACAGTAGTTTTCATTATAGAATTTACTAATCTAAATTCTTTATATAACTCTGTTCCTGGCTTAAAATGAGTTTTTACTATCTTTAATGCTTTTGATGATCTTTTTTTATCATCATCTACTAATGCTTGTGATATCGTCTTTATTAAAAATTCATACAACAAGCCAGTGTTTCTTTTCTTATTATGAGCCGACATTAAGGTCAGATCCTTTCTTGTGTGGTTACAAAAAATAAATAATATAATGTAATTAAGAAATAGAAATTATTTAATAAAAATTTTTATTATTCTTTTATATCAATATCTATTTCTTGATTTTCTACTAAAAGCCCTTCTTGTTTTTTTGCAATTCCTAGAGAATTTGTCATTCTTTTTAAGGTAGAAATCATATTTGGTGACAAAGGTGGCTGTGAAGATGAAGAACCGTCAAAGCTAACTGATTCACCAAAAGGATCGCTAACTAAACTTTTTATCCAATTTTTGTCATTAGGATCTGACAAGGATTGGTTCTTTGATGATAACATTTTATTAAAATCAGGCATGTGCTTTTGCACTTTTCTTCTTTTTCTGTTATACATGTATTTTTTTGCATAAGCACCTGGTGATACAGGAAGCTTGTCTTTTTCATCTAGGTTTGGCAAAATATCATCGTCTATATCTCCAGACATCAAAAGCTTAGTTCCTAATCCTGCGTCATCCGCAGCATCATCAGAAGCCGTTAGTTCTTCCTCTTCTGTTTCTCCACCAGCAGCTGGTTCTTCGCCACCTGTTTCAGGTCCAGCTTCTCCGCCTCCGAATAGATCTTCAGCTCCACCAGCAGCTTCTCCGCCTTCTTCCCCACCTTCTGCCTTCGCGCCTTCAATACCTAGATCAGTGATTTTTTCTTTCAAACGTTGAGCATTCATCTCATCGATTTGCTCATCGTTAAGACCCCAAATCTCTCGTTGAACAAATCTTCTGCTTCCCATTCCTTCAGGAAGAGCGCCTCCAATTTCAAACTTAGATTTCCACAGTTCAAGTTTTTGTTGCTGAGCGATTGTTGAAGGATTTGAAAGTCTTAATGTAAAGTTTTGTAATTCTTCTCCATCATAACCGTTAGAATATAAATGAATGATTGCTAACTTATTAAGTTCTGATATAAAAGTTTTTTGAATTACGTTAATTGTTCTAGAAAAACGTATGTCTTCTTGAGCTAATGTAGCCTTAGAAGACAACATTTCATCATATCCAAGGTATGCTCTTGGAACTTTTAATGCAGCAAATAACTTCTTTTGCATGTACTGTACGTCTTCAACGGTCGCAGCATTTTGACCTCCTGAAAGCGTATCAATTTTAGTTCCAGACTCTCCGCCGCGAACTGCAATAAAATAATCATCTTCAACGCTTAATGGAGAATAACGCAAGTCTACTCTTCCAGTATTACGATCAATAACTTGATTCGTTCGAAGATTCTTACGTTGTTCTTCAACATACATCGGTACGTTTTCTGGAGGTATGTTAGCAACGTCTATATAAAATACACGCCTTTCAGGCGCACGAACGATTCTATAAACGAGCATAGCATCTTCAAGAAGAATCAATTGTCTCCAAATTCTTCTTGCTGGTTCGATTAAAGATGAACCGTAAGGAAGAAACATATCATTTCCTAACAACCTAAAATGTGTAACTTCCCAATTTTCTAGTGTTCTATTTCCTAAAGTAGACCATCTATATCTAACTGCAAAAGGATCTTCACGGTCATAGTTTTCTTCACGTTCTATTTCGTTTACAGGAATAGGAAATGCATGAACGACGCCTTGTGTGGGAGAAACGTCGTTATAAAGGAAAAAATCTCCGTATTTAACTAAGTTTCTAGCCCATGATCTTAAATTAAATTCTACGTTTAGAACGTTATAAAAAAGATCTTCAAGAATATCCCTTATTTTTTCATCATCAGAATAGATGTGAAGAACTCTTCCTTTATCATCTTGTGCGACAGTTTCATCAGCATAAATGTCCATCGCTGCTGCAATTTCAGCAGTGTATTCCATCTCTTGAAAATCTTGATATCTCATCAAGCGCTCGGAGAGATTATAGGAATTAGCAGTTATTACTGAATATGTAGGAGACGTCGATCTTTGAAAAAGAAGAGCCCCTGATGATTTAACTTTATCAGCGACTGCAATAGTAGTGTCAAGAGATTTTACTTTTCTTTTTACGACAGGGCCGCTTTTAAATAAACGACTTAATCTTTGAAATAAATTTTTATTTTCTTTAGACACTTTTTGCCTTCAACTTTTTAGTATTATAAAACTTAAATTATTGTTTGATTAAAAAAATCAACCCTTAGAAGGCTTTAATATGACTTTTTGTGGAACTGATTCATCTTCTTGCTTAGCATCAGAAACGTAATTCATTGGATTTTGCATCATAGTTTCAAGCATGTCTTTAACTCGTGTCAAATGAGGAGACAATGCATCAATTGCTGCAGAAGGTGCAGAACTTTCAAATTCATTAACTTCTTCATAAAGATCCGTGACGCATTTAAATAAATCTCTAGCTTCTTGAGAATTTAGTCCTTCATAGATAAACTTTGCATCTTCATTTAAAGACTTTATTAATTTTGTTTTATTAAATACCATTTTTAAACTCCTGAAATGCTTATATGTATACTCTCACTTGTATAACCACGTTAAATCATCCATACCATGACTTGCTTTTGGATCTAAGTGTTTTACTTGTGAAGCTTCTCTAAGCTTATACACATTTGAATGATTAATTTGGTTTTGGCCTTTTGAATTTGACCCTAATGCATAAGTTGGATTGTTCGGTATTGCTCTAGCGTCAATACTCGAAACGCCAGTCGCTTTTAACATCGCCATGGCCATTGCGTAACCAGCATCATTATTTCCTGTACCGCCTTCAGTTAGCCACGTTCCTATAGCAAGACTCATGATTAAGTCATCATGGCTATCCTTTGAAGCCATTGGTTTATTGCCGTTCCATATAAAGGCCTGTAGCTGATCATAAAGCCTTTGAGAATGACTCTTTAAAGTCTTGTTACGGATTAATTCCTCTAATTTTGTAAGGATTTGTACACGGGATTTTTGGTTTGTTTGAAACCCTGGTAATTCGTCTTGAGTAACTGGGGAATAAGTAAATGGATCTCCTCTGTGCCCTGAGTAATAAAGTCTTTGATATCCAGTATCTCTAAGTTTTACGTTAACGAAGTAGCCAAAGGTATTATTTTCTGGACATATTAAAGCGTTATTATACTTCTTACCCCATTCTGAAAGCAAATCTGCAAACTTTTCGGGGGGTATCTTACCCATATACTCAGCAACAACTTCACATGTTTTTTGGTTTATAACATGAAATGCAGAATAATCAGACGCATCTCCTCTAGCTACGTCGGCTGAAATAACATAGCTTTTTTCAATTTCAGGCTGTTCCCATACCCAAATATTTCTATCAAACCCAGCTTTTTCAATAGGGTGCCTAATCATAGATCTGAGATCTTCTAGATCTTCAGATTGTAAGAACGTATCACCAGAAGAAATGAAGTCGCATAAATACTCTTGACTTACTTTTCGTTTTGGTAAATTCCTAGTTTCCTTGATGAACCATTCTTCATCGTGTTCAGGATGAACAGTCCATGGAAGTCTAATTGGGTTAAACTCATTTGTTCCAGCTTCTGCTTCTACCCACAATCGATAATATAGTCCACCTACACCATTTGGAGAAGAAATTAAGATAGCATTACCACCAGTCGTCAATGTAGGATAAAGACCTGTCCATATCGTGTCAAAGTCTCGAATAAATGCACATTCGTCAACAATTAATAATGAAAGAGATTCAGAACGTCCTGCATCTTCAGAAGTTGGAACTGCCTTTACTATAGATCCATTACTAAAAGAAATTTGTTGTTTTGAAGGTTCAAATTTTGGCATTAACAACCACTTAGGAAGCGATTGAAGCATTACATGAACTTTTCTAATAAAGTTTTGAGCAGTAGCTAATTTTGTTGCAATTACAAGAATGTTTTTATCTTTATAAAAGATCGCCATCCATGTAGCATATGCAGCTGAGACTGTGGATAAACCTAGCTGACGAGATTTAAGAACTATATTGAAACGATTGTTTTGAAAATCGTTTAAGCAATCTTCTTGAAAAGGATACAGCTCAAAAGGTATTGTCCCTTTTAATGGATGTTGTATTTTAGCGTATTTTTTTATGAAATATGCAGGATCTTTTCCGCAACGTACAATTTCATTAACTTGTTGTTGTTTAGTCAGCGGTTTGTCTTGCATTTCATCCTACTTCAAACATAACATTTTTTCTATAGATTGCTGTTTTCTTTGGATTATGCACTGCCATTCCAATAATTTCTACAGAGTCTCCAGAACTAACTTCTTTTAACTTAAGAGTTTTAGAAGTTAAATCCTTGTAACTATTTTTCACAGCATCAAGGACTGTTTTAATGTTACCAGAAGATAATTCTTGTTCTTTAATCTTCACTTGAAGCATTTGTCTTTCAGAAGCAAAATTGACTATGGTTTGATATGAAACTCTTAGCATATCAGGTCCAATTAAAGACATTTTCACTGAAAAAGAATTGACGATTGGAGATGATGATTTACCCCACGTTGTGTCTATAGCTTGACCTAAAGCGTTATAATCTAAGTCTGACATATTATATCTCTACCAATTAAATATTGAGACAAATCAAATGTGTACACCAACAGATATCTTTTTTCCTTCAGAGAACTTTTTTAATACATCTTTTTTGTCTGGTCTCCACCCATTTCTCCATGCTGTAAGATTGGGGCGTGCCCAATATGTTTCGCAACTTTCACAACAACTAAATTGCCTATAGGATTTTTCATCATCTGAAGATCTCATTAAATAATCGCAAACTGGACATGCTATTGGCACAAATTCTCTATCTTCAGCAGGTTTTATTACGTAAAAACCTTCACACTTTTTTATAACTCTATCATTAAGATATGGTTTCCATTCACTCATACGTAAACAACCCTTGAATCTTTTTCATTTTTAGTTATTTCTAAAACGTGATCAGCTATATCTTTTATACCATCAACGTGAGTTATAACTAAAATTAATCTAAAATATTTCTTAAGACTGGTCAAGAGTCTATTACAAGCTTCAACTCCTGCATCATCAAGTGTTCCAAACCCTTCATCTATTACAAACATGTCTGATTTTGACATTGAAGAAATATTGATCAAAGCAACTCTTAATGCAATTGACGCGATTGTTTTTTCCATGCCGCTACATAATTCTATGATTCTTCTAGAATCTCCATAATTGATGTATATTTCAGAAGCATCAGAATCATCATCATTTTCTAATTCTACTGAAAAGTCTACGATACCATGCAAAATTTTTGATATTTCTGCATTAATAACAGGTATTTGAGATCTTGTGATGATTAAAGGTATTCCTTTTTTAGAAAAAGCAGAAGAGATAATTTCATAAGTTTTCATACTTTTCAGCAAGTTATCTCTAGCTGATTTTTCAGATTCAAGCTTTTCAAGTTCAGACATAAGACGACCACGTTGTGTCGCTAATGTCATTCTTTGCTCATCCCATTCCTTAATTGACCTAGACAATGTTTCAATTTTTGATCTTAAAGAAACAACCTCTGAATTTTCATCATTTTTTAATGCCTCTTTAAGGTCATCCAAACGTTGCTTAGCGTCTTTCAACAGATCTGTTGTAACATCACATGTTGAGCGTATCTTTTCAATTTCCGTTTCTTTCTTTGAGATTTCTAAATGAAGCTTTGAAGATAGCGTTGAAGCTTTTTCAAGCTTACTAAGCTTTGAAATTAAAGAATCCTTTTCTAAAACTTTCAATGCATCATTCAATTCATTTAGCTTCTTTAACAAAGATCTTGTTTTTTCTTCTTGCAAAGAAATTTTTTCTTTGTTTTGATGAGCATCTTTAATAAATTTGCATGTTGGATAATCATCTCCACATGGTACTTCATCTAAAATTTTTAGAGACTTTTGTTGAGACTTTAATAGAGTTGTTTCTTTTTCATGAAGATGCTGAATTTCTAAAATTGATTTTTCTAATGAATCAATCATTGATAGCTTGTTTTTTAAATCTTCAACATTATCAGAAGACTGTACTTCTTCGACTATCTTCAGCTTTTCTGATAAGCTATTAATATCATCTTTTAGAACATCAATCTTAGAACAAGCTTCATTGCATGATACTGTTAATGAGTTAACTCTTTTTTCTTGTATTTCAACATCATGAACAGTAACAGCTTTATGCCCTTGGTGAGTCGATAGCTGAGAACGAAGCTCGCTGCATTTATTTTGAGCATCTGAAATATAAGAGACTAACTCATCTAATTTGTTAGACATGTCTACAGTTTTTGACTCATTTATAAGCTTCAATTCATCCCAGTTTTTTTCTGGAAAGTTTTTTAATTGAGCCTTGTAAGTGCTTAGATCCTTCGATGAAAGATCACACATTTTATCAAAAATGTCTAATCCTAAAAACCTTGACAAAGATGCTCGTCGTTTTGTTGAACCTTGGTGGATAAAAGCGTTGATATCTCCTTGCGCTGATAAAGATGTCAATGAAAAATCTTCGCTACTGCCGATAAGATTTCTAATTACTTTTTCTGTTCCTGTACGAATATCGTCACAAAGATCGTCAACTTCACCATCATCTCTCATTCTAAAAAAATTCAATGAAGTAGAAGCATTTACGATACCTTTTTTTGTAATCGATTTTGTTGTTTGTCGCTCAGTAATATAAAGCTTTCCATTATGCTCAAAAATCGCTCTTGCTGAACAATAGTTTTTTCTAATATTACAAACGTGAAGATTCTTTATAGATCCTCTGTCAGTAGAGTTAAACAATGAATACATCATTGTTCCGACAATGGACGATTTACCGATTCTGTTAGATCCAAATATGCCTACGATTCCATTTAGCTTTGAAAAATCAATTTCGTTGTCTTCTCCATACCCAAACGTGTTGTCCCACTTCAAGTGTTTTAAAGACCACTTTGAACCTTTAACATAGTCATCAGATGATGCGACTGTTGACATGTACTTTTTTATTTGAGAAGATATGCTTTCCCAGTCTGCATCAGAATTTCCATTCTCTTTGCAGTAAGTTTGAATTAATCCTAAAATTACATCTGATGAAGTCAAATCAGATTTTGCAATTGTAGATGATCCAGCTTTTATTGTTTCGCTTTCTGCTCTATATTCAGACTTAAACGTTACTTCAGTAGCAGAATAACTCGACTTCAAAGTTTCTGTTAAAAATGAAACATCGTCTTGAGAGAGATCAATTGCGGATTTGATACGAAATCTTGTTTGCTTTGGATATTTTGAAGCTTCTTTTAAGAAATCTTTTTTTGAACCAACCCATTGAATAGTAACATAAGGTTTTGGATTAGGTAACTTTTTAAAAGTTACATCCCAATTATCTTGAGATTTAATATCCCATAACAGATACCCATGATCAAGCTCTTCAGCATAATTTTGTTGTATTGGAGTTCCTGGATAAGCTATCCATGGTTTTTTATTCCCACTTACATCTTCCCTGTATCCCAAATATTGCATTTGATGAATGTCACCTAAAAATGCGAAAGGATAATCTTTAAAAAAATCTACTTTAATATGAGATTCATCAATCTCCCATCCAGACTCCGTCATGCATCCTAACACTGCACCATGATAACAAGCAATATTAATTTTTCCGGGCTCTGGTTTTACGCTATCCCATCCTTCTTCATCAAAGAGGCTGTAGACGCACCAATTAAAACCTGAAGAAAATTCGTATACTCCGCTTTTCTTATACAAGAAGACATTTTTATTGTTAAGCGCTTGAACAATAGGAGATACGGCGTCTTGCCTTGTTAGATTTGTCAAGTTTCCGTCATGATTTCCAAGCGTTAAATGAACTTTAGCGACTTCAGACATAGACTCAAGCCACCAAGTTAATTGATCAATATATTCAGGAGAAATTCCTGAAGTCTTTGTATGGAAGATATCTCCACCAACAAAAATGTGTTCTACACGATTTTTCTTGCACTCTTTAATAAAAGAGGAAAATACTTCACGATATTCATCGTGTCGACTTAATCCGCGCCAGTGAACGTCGGCAATATGAGCTATAATAGCCATCAGTTAATTACAATATACTATTTGAAAACAGTGTTCAATATCTAAAATCTAAAACTTGAAGAAACAAACTTATCTAACTTCGTTAAAAACCTATCTTCCCAAAGGAGCGGCTTAGCACTATTAAGAGCTTCTTCAAATTCTGCTTTTGACATATTTCCTGGATCTCCCCAGGGACGTACATCAACAACAACAACATCAACGTTGTATTCTTGCAACTTTTTAACTATTCTAGGGGTCTTTTTACTCCACATGTCTCCATCTAAAGCTAAAGCAACTGGTGTGTTGTTTAATAGAATTTTATTAAGGACTTCATGACGTTCGTCTAAATCAGACCCTAACAATGCTGTAGAATTTTCAGGACACTTCACTAAATCGAATGGTCCTTCTACTAAAACTAATCTCTTTGACCAATCGATGTTAATTTCATTAAAAACAATTGGGTTTTTATCGATATCTGGATTGTCGTATTTGGGCTTTTTATCTTTATCGATTGCTCTTGCAACAAAATAATTTAACTCACCTTTATCATCGAATGATGGCATGATAACTCTTCTATGCCATTTTGCTTCATTTGATAATCCAAATTTAAAATACCACGCATCTCTATCAGATAGACCTCTTGAGTAGACATAACGCCACGCAGCTTTTACATCAGGATCTTCATAGTTTGATAATGTCAAAAGTTGAAAATCTTTTGGCAATTCTATTTTTGTTGCTTTGTCAACTTGCGCAGTTAGTAATGTTGACTTGCCATCAATCCCAATTAACGTTCGATATGCGTTTAGATGTTCTTGAGTTCCATATTTTCTTAATAAAGGAGCAAGACTTCTAGATTTCCATCCGCATACCCAACAATGGTTTGCGTCATCAGTTGTTCTGATTGCTAGCTTTTTTTTAGAAGGATCTAGAGGAGCGCAAACTGGGCAACGAACGTCAAAGTTCTTACCATTGCTAGAAATTCTTCCACGTCCAAATATAGACTCATAGAACTTTATCTTATCAGACAGAGAATGCACAATAAAAGCAAACTATCATACTTGATGCAGATTTTTCAATTTACAATTTCGAAGATAATAAAGAGTATCCTCTAGCTACGACATAAGCATCTGTTGCATCACGGCTCCAATCGACGGCTTCACCATTCTTTTTTGTTGGCCAAATAATATGTTTTAAGTCATTTTCTGACATGTATTTAAAGACTTGTTCTTTTCCATTCATGCCTGCAACTGATGTCTTTTGCATTTTAATTCCGCATAATTTTCTTGCTGAAGATGAAGCGATGTACTCAGGATCAACTTTAAATATTTCTCTAGAGATATATGAAACTATTCCATTAAACCTCATCAACGTTGTTATGGTCGCTGCAGAAGACATTCCAGCTCGAAATCCCATCAAAGGCTCTTCTAATGCAACTCTGTACTCACCAGGATATTTTGATAATAAGTTTGAAAATTCATTTGCGACAACGTCTGCTTTTTCCCACAACGTTTTGCATTTCTTAAAATCTACCTTATCTAAATAAACTATATGAGAACCTTTATCATCAGGAATAACTTCAGAATTTAAAATGCATATTCCAGTAACCGTAGTAGAAACATCTAATCCTAAAATCAAATTCATTTAAATTCCTTATGATTTTCTTCTTAAAACTATAGGTTCACCATCCATTAAGGTAAATGTTTCCCATTGTGGATTAGCAGAAAGAAAATCATCAACTGCTGGTTTTACTCCATGCTTTTGAGTTTCAACTTTTTTAGTTGCAATTTCTACTTTTTCATACCCATCACGTTCAGCATACCACAAATCTTTTTCAGCCCATCGACCGTGATAGTCATCTATGATTACTATTCCATTATCAGAAACCAATTCATTAAGATATTGTAGCTCTTTTGAAACAGTGAAATAATTGTGATCTCCATCAAGCAAAACAACGTCAAACTTAAGGGAATTCTCAACAAGCTTAGGCAAAATATCCAAACTATTGTTTTGATACAACGATATTTTTTGACCCCTTAAAACGTCTATGTTTTTCAAAGTGATGAATAATGGCTCTTGAACTAAAACGTCTACTCCGACAAATTCAAAATTTTCTTTTGTTCTTGTCAAAAAAACTATTGTAGGAATAGTTGTTACACCTTTGTCAAGTCCGACTTCTAACACCTTTGGTTTATCAAACTTAAGTAATGTTTCTTTTATAAATGGGATGTATCCATGATATGCCATATCATGTTATTTTAACTCTAGATGCATCCAGTAAAATTGAATTAAAGCAAACCTATATCTTTTAATTCTATTTCCGTCAATATTTTATAGATCATATCGTGCTCTGTGCACCATTCTTTTGCGGCTCTAATCTTCTTTACGACGGTCGCTTGTTGTAATTTTCTTGAAGGTTTAATTTCTACGACGACTTTTCGACCGTCTTTGTATTCGATCTGGAAGTCGGGGTAATACTTTCGAATCTTTTTTGTTTTTTTGTTAGAAACGTATTCAATGACTAGTTTTTCGTACGACCATGAGGCGACTTCGGGATTGTCGTCGAGATAGACCATGTATTTTTGTTCCCAACCCGAACGATACTTACATTCTCCTGCTATCGGTGAAGAATGCACGCCTCTTTGATAGCGACCTTTTCGCTTTCTTTTTTTCTTGGGCTTAGAAGTCATATTTTATTCGAAATAAGATCTTTTCAGAATGACGCTTCATAATAGGTTGAGCTAATTGAGTCTTCATGATAACGTTTAAATTATCATCATGAAAATTAATACCAGTTATATAAACGAAATTAGGATCTTGTTCGTTCGGTCTATTGGTAGAGGGAACTTGAGTATAAGAAGGATTAGAAGAAGAATTTAAATAATTTTGAGGAGCTAAAACTTCAGTTCTTAAAACATGAAGATTTTGTTCACCTTTAAAAGACATTTCATATTGTTCTTGACCAAAAAAGTATAAATGTGGACTCTTTATTGCTATGATTCCTTCATTATAAAAAATTGTTCCAACAGAATTCCATGTGCAATGAGGCGTCAAAGAATCTGCTCGATATAGAGTGCCATTTCCATCATCTCTTATTGTTATGCTAACCGCCCCGCCAGATCCAGTAATCGCAGAATCTGTTATCATAAAACTTCCAGGCAAAATTCTTATTCCATAAAACAAATTGCTGATGTCAAAAAACACTACTTGATTTGATGAAGTGTCTTTGGTTATGAAAGGAATCGACAATGGGATTTGACTTTGAGTAACGAAAAATTTATCTGCTTTTAAAATGCTATTATTAAAAGTATCATTAAGAATAGGATCGACATATTTACTTTTTACGCTACTTCCATAAGACTTTAATGGAAATTGAGGAGTAAAAGTTATTAACTCGTTTAGTTTATCATTGTTAAATAACTCTTGTCTAGACACGTCATTTAACATGTTATTCAAAGTTATAAATCCTTGTAAATAATTTCCGATATCATCAACGTAAGAAACTTTTTTAGGATCAATAGTAAATTTTTTCGTTTCATTATACGGATTTGATCCGCCGCTGGTTTTATCAATAACAAAAATATTTTCTGTTTTTATTACATCATAATTTGGATAAAAGTTTCCGTCATCGCACGGAAGAATCAAAAGATTCCTTTTTCTAATTTCTGGCTGGTTATATAGAATTTCATTCGCTTTTACTTCGCTAGAAAAATTTTGAGTTATCGCAGTACCTGTCAAAAACAATTGTCTAGGATAATAATTTGATGAAAAATCTTTTAAGAAATTTTCTGTATTTATGTAATGACCATCAACGCCAAATGACATACCGACGTTGAATGGAGTCGTAGTCATTCCAGGTAAAGCTATTCTAGGCGTAATGAATACGCCTTTTCCGTCTGCTGAAAGTTGTCTAATAGGAGAATCAACAGTAAAAAATGGAGGCAAATAAAAACAAACGTTAGTAAAGTCAGAAATTCCTGTTGAGCTAGAAGTTAATATATCTGAATCAGTAACATAAAATCTTTTTATTGAGAGATCATGAACTTCTGCTTGAAGGGGGTGATTAAATGAAAAAGAATCAGGAGATTCTACTGCTGATGTATCCATTGTGTACGTACCTTCAGCTAATGAAGATATGTGAGCAAAAAACCTTTTTAATTTGTTGTTACCTATGTTGTTTCCTTCATAGTAATTTCCGATACACAATGCATCTGGATTAGCTGGATTGGTCGTATCATTTGCATATGCAAATGGTGCAATTGTCCCTGAAGGGACAACAAATACACCTTTATCAATTCCATCAATATTAAAAGATCCTGTTCCGTGATTAATGTTATTAGTTCCCCATCTAACGACAACATGATGCCAATTATTTAATTTAAGAGAATTATCTTCAGATAAGAAAATAAGATCTTTTGGATAATTTCCAGCTATAGCAGTAGATGGTGAAATATCAGCACTGTGACTTAATTGTAATTGAAGTCTAAAAGTAGACGGAAGACCATTAACGTCTTTCAATGACCCGGTTATTAAAGATAAAGCGTAGCTTGATGATAAATGAAAAATAGTTCCAGCTTTAAAATGACCATTAGAATCTAAGTTTCTATATCGAGGATTGATATAAAAATCTAAACTGAATGCTCCACTAACTGCGTATCTTCCAGTAGAATATCCTACAGGCATTTTTTTATCATCTACATTAGGATATAAAAGCACAGAAGATGTAGGAACTGTAGAAGACGAAAAAAAGTTAAGGCTATGATAATTGCAATATCCCCAGTGTGCTGATGGATATGCTGTTCTATAATAATGAGATAAATTATCTTTTATTGCTAACTTTTTTAAATTGTTTATTGACCCTATTCCTGAAGTAAAGTAAAAGTTTCCTGATACAAAATTTTGAAAATTTTTGTAATCATCAGAAGGAGTGAACCTTATGACATCTAAAACTTTTTGCTTTTTTAATGAAAGATTTTCACTATTAACTTTAGTTAAAAATCCGTTTACGTCTTGAAAAATATTAATTTTATTTTTTGTAGTAGATTTTAAAGTATTCCAAGAATTAAAGATAGAAGATTCATTAAAAGACGTAGAAGGATCATCTTTGTTTTCTATGTCTTTTTCAACAAAAGATTTTCTTGAAAAAACCCTAACTGAACCTGTTACCCCAATAGAACTTGAAGAATAATTTCTAGAAGGATTTGTAGTAACAGTTACGCTTTGAAAATCAGTAGGATTAAGTTTAAAGATAGACATCTCTAGTGTTGCTAATTATACATCATTAAAGATATGATGACATGACATTCATCAATATTAATGACTGCAAAGAAATCAGAAATCTAGACGAACTCTAAAAGTCAAATCTCTTTCAGGGCTTTTCTCGACAGGACGACTTAGTTTAGCAACAGCAAGAAGATTATCATTTGCATCATATAACCCTACGGATGTAATGAACGTAAACGTTTGCTGCGTATCTTCTTGTCCTGGATCTATTACAACGATTCTATTGTTAGAATCTGTAAACGTAGGATTTGATGAATAATTGAATTCATCCGCACCTGCTCGGCAGAAGATTAGCGTACTATTAATATTTGTAGTGTTTTGGAATGTTATTGCAGTTTGCGATCCTGAACTAAATCTTGTTGCACAAATATGATCAACAACGTTGTCAATGGAAGCTGAAACTATAAAATCAGGTATAAATTTTGAAACTCCTGCAGTTTCTGTTCCTTGATGACCAAGAATTGTATATCCAGTCGGGGTCATCGCATCAATGGTTCCAGACATAAATTGAGATGCTGAAACTACTTTTTCTAAATCTAATAGAGCGATTCCTCTATCATAAAACATCAAACCTACTGTTCTTGTAGTATCAGCTGCATCAACGATATTACCAAGTTGACCACCAAAGACATTAAACTTTTCATTAGAAGATCCAATATCCGTATATACTGAAACGCCTAATTCAGAAGTAGAATAAATGTTTGGGATATTTGGTGCACCATCATATCTGCACAATGATGCAGATTGATAAAATCTCATTGCAAATGATTCACGCTTAATTTGATCTCTTGCAAATAATCTCTTAAAAGCAATGAAAAACGCAGCGTCTATCTTGTCGTTAGCGCTATTTGAATTGTATGGAGCGACAAATTGAGCATTAGAATCTCCTAAAAGAAGCTGAGCAAATTGTCTATAATTGTCCATCTTTTCTCTCATCATTAAAGATGAAGACGGAAATAATTCTTTTCCTACCGAATCAACACCTGCCAAGGAAGAAGAAACTATATCAGAATTTTGAAATAATCCTATTGTGCAATCAAATACTTGGTTTGCTGTTTGAAGAGTAAAATCTTGATCATATACAGTTTGAAATAAAGATGAAGTTACTCCAGGACCAATACCTCCAGTTACGAAAACTTGATACTTTCTTCTTGACGTAGATCCGCTTACATCTTCTTGAATAACGTCAATTAACTGGCTTAAAAAAGATCTAGCTGTTTTTACATCTGAAGGTTCTAAATTCTTATATGTTGCCATTGTTCACTTCATTCTCATGTTGTTTGGTTAATATCAACTGCAATATCTTTTACTGTACCTGATTGCATTCCTGTTATTCTAATGTAAGTCTTTATTACGTTTTTAGAAGTTCCAGTTCCGTAAACATCGTACAACGTTTGTGTTAATGACTTAACGCTAACAGTAAATGTCAATATTGATCCACCTGAAGTTGAAGAGCTAGAAGTCCTAGTCAACACATAATAAGCTCTTTGTTGATTATCAATGTTGTTTGGTGTAACTCTTCCATCATTGAGTCGTAAAAATAAATTAGGTACATCTATTAAAAAGACTTGATCTCTTAGTTCAACATCAATTAACGTTTCATTTAAAATCGTTTGCTCGATTGTTACTGATGCTCCAGTTTTTAATCCTCTACTTCCACCAGTGTTGTATAAAGAAATAGAATTTCCGCTAACTGAAGAATCTCCTGAAAATGAGAAGCTTGGTAGTCTAATCAAGTTTGGATTTGAAACGCTAACTAATTTATATTTTTGAGCGTGAGCTTGATTTGTTAATCCTTCGAATACAGGAGTATTTTTTTCTATTTTTTCTCTACCGACGCTTCTTCCGTATTTTGTGATAATTCCGTAATTAACTTCATCATCTCCAAGCGCAAACTTAAAAAGACTGAATGATCCGTCATTTTTAGACAGAAATTGTCTTCCAGTATCAGTAAGCACTGCATCTAAAATTATGTTATTTGTGCTGTGGTCAAGAAATCCCATATTTCCTCAATAAATCTACAGTAACTATAATCAAAGTAAATTTTTTTAACTATCTATGAATGATTATGATACCTTTTTTGTTATGTTTATGTTTAACTGCCTGCTTTTTTGAACGTCAGTATTGATGATGTTGATACAATATTTTGAATTATCACTACTGTTTGAAAGATCTTTCATTTGTAAAACTGAATATGAAGTATTGTCTTCATTATTGACCTTAATGCAATCTGGGTTTAAATAAACATGCATAGAATTTTTATTCGAAGTTTTAATCGTGTCAACAAATAAATCTCTTTCTAGGTACATGTTGGGGTATTGTTTTGGAGCTCCAGCTATAGAAACTAAAATTTTTTCTATCTTGTTTGAAAACATATTAAATTTTAGCATAAACTGTTCAGAATAATTTGATGTCAATCCATGAGCATCTATGGAAGCAACTGCATAAATGTATTCTGAATTTTTGTAAAAATCATCATCAAAATAATATAAAACAGGATCTTTGCTCTTAGTAATCAACGTTGGATTTATGTTGTTTTCTAAAGTTTCAAACTTTGAAATAGAGTCATCGAAATCGTACATTTTTATTAATTCAAATGGATCATTAACAGATTTTCTTCTAAAAACTTGGAATTTTTTTATATCCATTTGAGAGTTAACTGGCATTGACCAAGCTATCATTAATGATCCTGGTACTCCTGTATTTGGAAATGGCTTATTGTTTTGATGATCAAAAACAATCGTATTTTGATTTACTCTATCATAATTCCAGACAAACATCAAATCTTGTGGAGGAGGAGGAGCAACATTTTCTATCGTTTGTACGTCAATAGTCGTATCTTTTGAAGCAATAAAAGATCCTACTCTCATGAACTTATATTCTTTATTGTCTATAGCATTGTATGTTATATCCATGATAGTTCTAATGCTATAGAAATACATAGCTCCATATCTAACTTGAAAATCTATGTAACTATTTTTTTCCCCTCCTCTTATCACGATAGGATTAAATCGTTTTACTGTTCCATCAGAAAACATTTCGACTTTTTCTATAACATATCCAGTAACATTAAATGTAGACTCATTATCTAAATTTGATCTTGCGTCCCATTGGTAAGTAGTATGGTATGGTATTGAAGCCTTATACTCAGAATCAGAAAGCTTGCGGTTTATGTTTAGCTTATTAATTTTTTTTGAATAATCTATAAAGCTTTGAAAAATTGAGTTGTTCGGATGTTGAGAACTTAACGCATTTATTACTACGCTGTGCAAAAAATTATTATTAATTTGCGAATAAAATTTTGTTGATGATAATTTTTGCAAATACGAATCTTTGGTTTGGTTCTTTAATTCAAGACCTCCCTTTTGATACGCAATTGCAGACATAGAAGCTTGAATTGTATTATCAGCTTCAGAATCTTTATAAACTGTATTAACTTCTTTAACTGATTTTGGAAAATTGTTTCTAAGATCTGGATCTTTTAACAAAGTATTGTCTATCGAGTCAAAAACAGAAGATATTCCATTTATGATATTCCTGTTGCTAGATTCTATAGACGTATAATAGCTGCTAGCAAACTGATCCTCTCTTACAATTTTTGATATATCAGAATCGGTCAGACCTTTTCCTTTAATTTCATTATTAACTTTGTCTTTATAAAAAAAACCATATTTACTTTTAGACAAAAGTTTAAAGTCATTAGCCCAAGTCAGTTTTATATACCGAGGTAACTTTTTTAGATCAGAAATTCTAGAATTTTTGTTTAAAAAACCTTCTATTTCATATCCAGGCTGTTTTAAAACATCAAGATTAAGATTCATTTTGTCTAATAAAATAGACTCCCCAAATTTATCATCTTTATAATCTTGTATCGATTCATTTGGAACATAATAGTTGTATACAAATTGTGCTTGAAAGTTTTCAACTTCAGGAACATCAACTGAATATATCAGTTTAGATGGTATAGATGATATCTTTGGCATATGAATTACTTAATTTGATTAAAATTATAATTTAGTTTTTCCAAACATCAAATACTTTAACTTTTAATGCAGTATCTAGAATGTTTTGATTAGTACCACCAGATTGTGTCATAGGATTTGAAGAATTTGACGGAATAATCGGTTTGGTAGAATTAAGGGTTTCTATATTGACAAAATAAGAATTTAAAGTAGGATCTTTAAAAGATCTATCATTGTCAACGTGGTAGATCTTTCCCTTATATGTAATCTGTCTTATTCTTCCAATTTCTCTCATTTTGACTAATGTATCTACACTAGTTTTAGATTCATCAACGATAAACGAATCTGGATCAAATATTATATTGAAAACTCTATCAAAAGATTTTGGATGTAATAAATTTTTCAATAATACATCTGCAGTCAATGAAAGTTTTTTTGCTATTCTTTCTGGACTATTTGGACCACCTGCTCTATCTTGCCGACTACCTCGACCGGAGCCTAAGCTTATAAAATTACCTTGACTATCAACAGGAATATCTATAAAATCTTTATATAAAAGTTCAACGTCGTTAGGATCTGATAGTATGAATGAAGATTCACTGAATTTAATTCCAGATACTATCTGTAAGTAGTTTTCCAATATAAAACTTACTATATGGTTTTTTAGTATAGAAGACATTTGTTCATCATCAAGAAACTTCGTATAGTCGGCTGATGCAAACGCTTCTTTTGGACTAGATTTTGCTTTAAATTCTTGAAAAAGACTGTTAGATTTTTTACTAAAAATTTCAAAATTTCTAGTTGAAAAAACTTTAAATAATGAATTCTCAAAGTCTGAAACGTTGCTTACTATTAGATCAGTATCTTCAATTTTTGAGTAATCTTTTACTACAAATCTTGATGTTTCAAACAGAAATTCTTGCGGTAAATAAACGATATTATCGTTCAATAGATCAATTTTATAGACAAGAATTTTGAATATATCGTTAGATTTTGATATATCTTTTTCATCTGAATTAATAGATTTTGCTATAGATTTATTGAATAAATCTTTTAATAGCCCTTGCGGAATACCAACAGTCAAAATTTGTTTGTTATACCCCTTAGACATATTGTAGTCTGAATCTTTAAAGAATTGTCTTGTAGCCTTGACAATCTTTGTAGAATACGATAAACTATCTAATTGCTTACTAAACAATTGATCAGTAGGCGTTTCATTTTCATTTTGTTCTAAGAAAAAATTGTAAGAATTATAAAAGTCTTGAAATAAATTAACGATTAAAGAAAGCTGTTGCTCATTAAACATTAATGCAAACTTTTTAGGATCATTGTTTAAGTAAGCTGCAAAGTATTCTGCTATTTCTGATTTAAAAGAATAAAGCTTATTATTAATTTCTTTAAAATTATTTAAAAATCTAGTAACTACGTTAAGAGTAGAAAATGATAATGAAATTAAAGAATTTGTCTCTTCTATCAAGTTATTGATAATTTCTTGCTTATATGTTGCAGCAGCTTCTGCTGCAACAGATTCAGATCTATGAAAGTGGGTAAAAAACACCAAAGCGCTTCTAATTTCGTTGTCAGTACCGAATGTAGAACCTGCTACACCACCTTCATCAACCATCATATAATCATCGATATATACTCTAATGTTTTTTATAGGCGCTAATCCACCAATTAGATTGCAAATTACATCAAAGTAAACTAAAGAAAAATCCTGTGATATATCTGATTCTGAAACCGGTCTCATCAACTCTACAACCTCATCAATAAACTTAGAACTTTGTAGAGTAGTTATAATGTCTTGAATCGCAAAAGGTTCAGCATTTGAAGAAGGGTCAGACCCTTCAGGCTGAGTCTGTATACTCCACATTCCCCATTTAATGAATTCATCAGATGGAGAAGCATTCCTTGGAAAAGGATTTCCAGTTGTCGTTGGACCTACAATAGCTCTTTCTTCTGCACTAAATCCATTATCTGGATCTGATGATACTAAAACGCTTTGTTGCTCTCCTTCTTGAAATTGCTCGCCAAAACCCTCGTTAACTGTTAGATCTTTATAATCATCGTTAGTTATTAATCCTGCCCCGACGACGTCTGCAATATTTGTTAAAACATAATATATTCTATAAGCTATAGACTTAGTAGCTTCATCAATTTGAGTTTCTCCTGAAAGTCTTTTTAACACATAAGAATAAAGTGCATTTTTCAATATTGATATATTTTTTTCAGGAGTTCTAGGTTCTACTTGAAGTCTATAAGTTCCAGCTTTTGTAGATTCATTTTTTATTGGAAGATCTTTAGATCCCATTTTTGATTTAGATATTGAATTTCCAGAAGCTAATCCAAATAGCATCAATGCATCTAAATCATAATTTCCTGCTCCAGCATATCCGCTTAAACTTGTTGTTCCTGCAAGATTTTTAGTTAATAAAAATCTTCCTTTTGTATCTAAAAGTTTTGAACAAACGTCTTGTAAAAATCTAACTGGGTCAGTAGAAAATCTAACGTTTGATACCTTCGAGTCATCTATCGGTAATATTCCTGAATTTAACAAGTAATCAGAAAAAAGTTTGTCAACTTCATTTAGCGTTGAAGTAAAATCATCTATTCTAATCTTGTCAGAAGATCCTTCTTGAGAAAGGATTTGCGTAAAAAATGACTCACTTCCAAAGTCTTTAAAAAAGTAATCATTTCCGTTAGTGATTCCAGGCGGTTTTTGTTTCTCAAGAGGAAAAACTAATCTAGATCGATCTCCAAACTCTCCAAATACGCCTATATCATACAATTTTGTACCAGAAAATACGTTTTCATTACTTCTTTTATAAACATTTCCGTTTACTGGATAATAACTTAAAATTAATGAATTTATTTTTTCATTTCTAGATTGCAAAGTAATATTTTGATTTGACATTTGCAAGCAAGCTCTTTGCCTTATTTCTTTTAGCATCACATATAAAAGAATAGAAACACCGTCTACTTGCCTATTAAACCTTGAAATGTGTTCTTGAATAGAAAGAAATCTATTCGATCCTTCAAGAATATCTTCTGTTTCTCCTATAATTTCATTACCTAAATCGATGATTTTTTGAGCTGTAATTCTATCATTTGAAATTAAATCAGGTAATGAAAGAAATGCTAATGATATTCCATCATTTGTTTTTACATTCATCTTTTTTCTAGAATGAGAATGAATCATTTGTTTCATTTCTTCTAGAGATACTATCCATGATCTAGTAGGGGGAGAATTAAAATAATTTCCTTCTTTATCTTGATTTTTGTTTTTGTAAGACAGACTATAATGTAAAGCTTTGTTTAAAGTTAGATTTTTTTCTAATCTAGATACGTAGCTATTCAATGAATCGTATGTAGAAAAAGATTGAGGATTTTGGAATTCATAAGATAAAAATTCTTGAGGAGAAAAACTAAACTTAGATAAATCAATTGAATCTTGTAAAGAAACGAAAGTTTGAATATAAGATGACAATTCGTTTATTTTTGAATTTAAAACATTTAATTCTTCATTCAATTTTTGATTATTTTTTAAAATTGAATCTTGCTGCTGCTGCGATGAATTTACGAGGTTTCTAGCAGCAACATCAGATTTTCTTAAGGTTTCTACCAAAGCTTCAAAAAGCTTTCCATACTCAGTATGATTCAAACTTTCATCATATAGAGGATTAAACTTAGTTAATGCTATTATTTCAGGACGATATAAAGTTATTGATGATTTATACTCTTCAGAATTATAGTCAGGCTTTTCAGGTTCAAGCAGCTTGCCTGGCTGCATTCCTTCTGGTTTAAGGTCATTAGCTGGAGGGATTATTCCAGGCGCTGTTTTTTGCGGATCTTGATACTTTTTATCATTTTTTTTAGAAGGTTGAGAATCTTGAGAAGTTTGATTTGCTGTGCCACCTATTATATTTTGATCTGTTCGTGAAGATGGACCAACAGCGCTGCCTTCTACAATTGGTCTTACAGTTTGAGCAGTTTGTCCTGTTTGAAATATTTGTGCTGAAGCAGGTACAGTTGTAGTAATTTGAGTTGGTACGTTTTGATTTATTACAACTTTTTTAGGAACAGCCTGTGATGTTGGAGTTCCTAATTTTGCTCTAGAATCTTTTTTTATCCTTGGAATTTTAATCATTTTTACTCAACATCATTAACTAAAACATAATCTGACATTATTGACCTTCCAGTCGAATAATCTTGTAATATCGGAGTTAAAACAAATCTAATGTTACCTATATCATCGCTTGATAAATCATAACCGAATTTAAATTCTTGCTGCAAACAGTGAGTTTTTCCTATTAATGTTTTTATTCCACCTTCATCTTTTAAAACTAAAATATGATCAAACTTCTTTATATCTCCTTCTATATTCCACGTTAAAATAACTTTTTTATTGTTTATTTGATTTGCAACAAAGTTTTTTATCATAGGAAATTGATTAATTCCTACGTCAACATCAATATGAATAGAATTTCCGATCATACCATACAGCATATCAGGAACGGTGTCATTGTCAATTTTTGATTTTGATAAAACGCTTCCTCTCATTAAAGTTAGAGGATGCTTATGTTTTCTAATGTTCGCAGTATATTTTTTCTTTGTTTCTTGATCTATTAATTCTTTTTTAGTTTGTAATATTGTTTCTGGGTCTCTTAACAAGGGATAAACTACATATCTGTATTTTCCTCCTTGTATTGCTGGACTTATTCCTCTTAAATTAGATTGATCGACATCTGAAAAAGAAGAATTATTGCTTAATATCCCTAAATCTGAACAGCTACCATCTAGTTTGTTGTATCTAAAAATTTGAAATGCAATAAACTTCTCATATTCTGAAATTTTAGAATCATAATACTCAGTATCAAAAACTGTGGAGACGCTAGCAAGAAGATCATTTATTTGAGATAATTCACTTTGTTCTAGACTTGCATTTAGGTCAAACGTAACATTAAATCCTGTTGAAGTAACTACGTTTGTTGCTTGAGTCGTCGACACGTTACCCAAATAAGGAATATATTTTATCAAATTAGAATTTTGAGAAAATATTTCTACTCCATTTTCATAAATAAGTTTAGTAGTAATTTCATAGTCGTTATAAGGAATTAACGCAGAAGTAATCAAAATAGACTGTTGTTTTTGCTCAGAAAAATTTAAAATTTGAGAAATTTGATAACTATTTTCTTTTTTAGTAACATTTCTATATAAAATCTTACATGCAATAATTCCTGAATTATAAGAATTGTTAATTACGGTTAAATTAATTTTTCCAGATCCCAACTGAGGAATTACAATAACTTCATTGTTCGTGATTTTTCTTGGATTTTTTACAACAACATCTGTAAAATCATTTGATAAATTACCATTTCTTATGTTCGATGCAACGACTCTATAAATTGAATCTATGTCATTATCGATTAACTTTTTAAATGCTATTTGATTCTTTGAATCAAAAACTAATGATCCGACTTTATAAAATGAAGATTCATTAAAGTTTTTTATATGTTTTCCATATATTTCTGCAGAACAAGCTCCTTCATTAGGATTGCATATCTGCAAAAAAACTTCTTGACCTTTTTTAGATACACCTACTGATAATGGTTTGTAATCATTAAAAAGAAATTCATCATAATGTGATTTAACGTCTAGCTTTTTTTCTACTGTTTCTATTACGATTTGTTGAACTTGTTTTCTGGAATCTACTATTCTTTTTACTAGTTTAAATTCTACAATAAAGAACGGTTGATACATGTATGATTGTTTTAAAACAAAATCAACGTTAATGTTTATTAAATCATCAAATTTTTGTTCAATTATCGTTTCATAATCATTTCTGTCTTTTTGAGTCTTTTCATCTTGAATATCAAAAGTGTGATGAAAATAGGATAAAGAATCCAATAAAGAATTTCTAAAATTATTTTTTTGTAAAGTGTTTACACACCCAGTTAATGAAGAATAAGGAGTTATAGTTTTATTTGAAACAGATGTAACAGAAGATGGAGGTATTAAAGAGTTCAACAATTTAAAACGTTTTTTTATTGCTTCTGGTTCCAGTTTAGGGGTTGATTTTAGCATTGCTAAATCTCCAAAAGCAGTCCTCGTTAAAACTCTATTATTTAGTCCATTTTTATCAAAGCTTGTATCGATGTCTTGGACATTTCTTTTTTTTCTAACAATTACTTTTGTTTTTCCAAACTGCGATTCATCTATAGCACCTGATCTTAAAGACGTTAGAAACTTATTATCTATTCTTGAACTAATATCTGCAGTTTTTTCTGAAACAATAAACGTTTCATCTTGAATGCTTTGATTTTTTATTTTTTGTTTGTTGGTTAAGATGTTATCTAAAAGAGTCTCTGTATTGATTTCTCCATTTCTTACATTCGGAACAATAACAGGTATTTGCTTATTTGCGCTTCTTAAGGTTACAACAACAGAAAAACAACCTTCTTGAATTGCTTTTGTTTGAGAAACTTTAAAATAAAATTTGAAGTGAAGATCTTTATTTATGTTTGTTATAGCATCATTTAAAGGATCAATTTTTTCGAGACTGGCGAAATTATCCTCTACAAATAGAATTCCTCTTTTTTTGTCTATACCTTCTACGTACATCGGATCCTCATTCAAAAACTAAAGTAAATAAATTAATAAAGCATTGTGAATCATCAACATCTGTCTTTATTTTCCCAACAAAGAACATATGTTTTGTTTTACCGTTATTAATATACGTTCCGTAATCAATAACATCTAATTTTTGCATTTCTACATTGCTTATTTCTAAAAATTGAGAAACCAAGTTATTATTTAAAGACGTAGGATCAAAAGTTATAGATTTTTTTAATCCATTCTTTTCAAGATTTGCTAAATCTTTTTCAATAGAAACATAATCATAAGGCTTGTCTGATTTTAAATTTTGGTAATTCCCAATTTTGTTAGCTTCTAAAAACGAAATATTGGATTTGTCTATACTCTTATCATTATTTTTATTTATTGGAGGCAAATACTTAAAATTAATAACGTTTTCTAACCATTTAGAATTAAACAAACTAGGAAATTCTTCTAAGTTTCTTGTTTCTAGAAAATTTTCATTAAAATTATTAACAATTTCTTCTTTTCCATTTTTTATATTGTAATTAACAGTATAAGATATCTCTGAAGGCCCTAATTCAAATCCTTCATTTTCAAAAACATAATCTTTAGTTCCAATAGCTTGCAAATTATTGAAATTATTAATAGATGATGCAATTAAATCTTCAGCTGTTGAAGTAAATTCAGTTCCTGTTAAAAATTCTATATCCGCTGAAGAAGAAACGAAAATTTTTCCAGAGTTAGATACGTTAACGTTTTTAGAATTTTTAAATGGTTTTAATCTTCCAGAATCATCAGCTTCAAAAGTTATTTGATCTTGAGGCAAATGACATTGTTCAAAATATAATCTATTGGTGGCATCAGCTGATCCACTGACAACATCTGGATCATAGAATGTAGAATTATCTGTAAAACTGACATATTCTATTCTTAGTTTACCATCAGCCATTTGTCGTCGACCTTCTAAAGTGACGATGGTATCCATTATTCTCGTTCTATTATCTAAGATTCCACTCATGTTGATATCAACTATTTATTAAATCACACAAGATAACTTACAAAATCTTAGAAGCTAAAGTAGCCAATGGACTTCTTTCTCCTTTTAGAAGAGTAACGTGAGCAGCAATTGAATGTTCTTTAAATTTTTCAATTGCATATGTAAGACCGTTCGTGTAAGCATCGACGTCAACATTGTCAATTTGCTCAATATCTCCAGTTAAAACGATTTTTGTTCCTTCTCCTACACGAGTTACGATCGTTTTTAATTCATGCATTGACAAATTTTGAGCTTCATCTATTATAATGAATGCATTTGGAATTGAACGACCTCTAATAAATGATATCGCTTCAATTTCTATCAATCCTCTTTGTTGCATCAACTCAAGATAAGGATCAGATGTCATTAGATTATCTTTTGATTTTCTACCAGGTTTCTTACCATTAATACCTAAAAGAAAATCTAGATTGTCTTTAACAGGTGCTATCCATGGTTCCATTTTTTCTTCTAATGTTCCTGGTAAGTAACCGATGTCTTTTCCAACGGGTTGAACTGGACGAGACACAATCAACTTTTGATATTTTGATTGTGAACCTATAGAATTTAATTGTTCTAATCCAGCTGCTATAGCTAATAGTGTTTTACCGCAACCGGCTTTACCTATCATGGATAAAAGTTTTATGTTTTCATCCATGAGTAAGTCTAAAGAAAAAAGTTGTTCTTTATTTCTAGGTCTCAATCCAAACACGCTATCAATTTTTGCTAATGATCTTAAAGTTCCATCTTCATGAAAGCGTGACATAGCAGACTTAATAGTGTTTCCTCTATCGTCAACTGTTTTTAAAATAACGATTTGATTTGGATAAGTTTGTTCATCTGTTGCATCTGATTTTTGAATCTTTCCATCTTTGTAAAAAGAATCAACGATGTCTTCATTAACATGAACAAGCTTCACGCCTCTGTAAAGTTCATCTATGTCTGATGAAACTCTCATGTTTAAATAGTCTTGACACTTAAGACCTAAAGCATCACATTTAACTCTTATGTTTATATCTTTAGAAACAAGAACTAGATTCTTGTCTTTTTGAGTTAGCATGAATCCAATGATCATGTTATCCAAACTGGAGCTTTTTAATAATTCCTTTGGTAAAAGAGAACGTGGATCATCCTCTGAAGAAACTATTTTTATAGTTCCTCCACCACGAGTTTTAACTCCATCATGAAAACTAGATTCATTTCTCATGGAATCTAGCATTCTGCTTACCTGTCTAGCGTTTCTTCCTACATCATCATTTCTAGTTTTATGTTTATCTAATTCCTCTAAAACTAAAATTGGAATCAATAAATCATTATCTTCAAAGCTATGAATGCTATCAGGATCACTTAGCAAGACGTTTGTATCTAAAACATATGTTTTTGTCATGTTATTCTATATGAACAATGTAAATTTAACATTTAGATTATAAACTAATTGATAGAAGAAAAATGAAATTACCAGTTATTAACAACACAAAATGTTTCGAAGCACATTCTGCAAATAAAGTAAATTGCCAAAAGAAAAGCTGTAAACATTATATCAATAATGATGACAGCTTTAACTGTGTTGTAATTGCATCTCAAAACGGACCGTATACTCTTCAAAAAATTGGGAAAATATACGGATTAACAAGAATGAGAATTTGCCAAATAGAAAAAACAATCATTCAAAAAATCAAAAACTCAATTTTGATTTGATTGTTCTTTTTTCTTTTGCTTCTTTTTCATAAATTGCTGATTAATTTCAATTTTTTCTTGTTGAATTTCAGTCGTTTCGGCTAAAGATTCAACTAAATTTTCTGTTTTAGATTCAAGAATTTCTTCTTTTGCTTGTTGCGAAGCTTGCAATATTTCTTGATCTAAAACATCATTTTGAGTTTTTTCAACTTTATCTAATGAAGCAAAAACAATAGGCTTGTCTTCTTTTACTTTTTTATTATCTGTAAAAGAAGATTCTTCAACAAGCTTTCCACTTTTGTCTAGTTTTGAATAAGACTTCTTTGGATCTAGTTTTTGTTCATGAATATTTGCTAAAATTGCTCTACGTGGTGCTGGCATTTAAAACCTCTTAGTTAAGTACTTGTTAAATAACAATGGGATACACAAACATATATGTATCCCATTTCAAATACTGACCAATTTAAAATCAATCCTTTTTCTTGGTCTTGTCTAAAGTAAGAGTTAACTTAACAAGTTCTCCTGCTTTTACCTTTAAATCTCTAAGACCTTTTCTTACTCTAACGCCTGCAGCTGCAGTACCTTTTGCGTTCTTTGCAACATCATGCTCTAGAGCTTCTACTAGAGATTTAAGATCTGACCACTTTGCTAAAACTTCATTTTCTGACATTTTGGATTATCCTCCTGACGAAAAATATAGGCATCATGAATCAAGAGTAAAATTTATGATATGACAAAATCATCTGGAAACATAGTTCTATTCATTTTAAAAAATCTATCCCAATCTCCGTCTAGTATGTAAGAGACCGCGTGATCTTTTTCATTTCTAATTGATCTTCCTAATGACTGAATCACGGATTTAGCTGTCATATAAGGATACCAAAATTTATTTTTTTCCATTCTCTTCTTTACGACTAGATCTCCTAAATAAGGGAATGGAATTTTGCAAATTATTTGAAATCTGCTATGATCATCAAATAAATCGACACCTTCCATCATAGATGGACTCAATAAAACAGTTGGTTCAGAAGATTCTAAATGAATCTTTAACATTTGATCACGATTTGAAGAATCATGCATAAGAACCCTATGAGAAACAAGCGATTCATTGATAAATTTTGCAACCTTGTAATTTGAACAATGAATTATTCCTTTTTCATTTGAATGTTTTTCTAAAAGCATCTTAACTGCTTCTGCCATCTTAGGCAACGTTTGATCAATGCTACTTTTAGACATTGAACCAACAGGAATAAAATGAATTGGTCTATTTTCAATAGGAAATGGTGATGGAATATTCAAAAATGCAACATCATCGTGATGTATTCCTAAAGACTCGCAAAATATTTCTTTGTTAACAATCGTTGCGGACATCAATAAGACTCTTCCACCATGTTTAAAAAATACATCATGACTATATGGTGAAACATCAATAGGTTTAAATTCGAATTTTTTTCCGGCTTTCTTGTTGTCAGGAGATGGGTATGAAACGTTCATCACCCAATTGTTCGATTTATAAACTTCTAAAAATCGATTAACCTTGCAAACATGTTTGTCCAGCATTTCGTATTGCTTAGAAAACGATCCATATCCTTCAATATCACCACTAAGTTTTGCTAAGTTTTTTTCTAGTTCTTTAGAATACTTTGAAGCTGCTTTTTTGTAGGTTTTACTTACCCATTCAAAAACAGATTCTTGATCTAAACTTTTTGGTAACTTACATTTCAAAACATCTCTAGCAAACTTTTCTGAAAAAGTTACTTCAATGAATTTTCCTAATTCAGTTTCTGTATTATGCGCTTCATCAACAACCAACAATCCTCTTGGTTCTAATTTTCCAGCATACATTGTTTCTGCAAGAAAATAAGAAAAGTTTGTTACTGAAATTGGTGAATCAATGAATTCTTGCTTTTCTAAAGCGTAAGGACATTGGTTTTTACATTGCTTTTGAAATTCAGTTCCACTTAATTGTTTCGTAAGGCTACTTAGCAATCTTCTAGATTCTGCGCATGTTTGATCAGGATAAAATGAACACTGATAATTTGAACTAGACTTAATCGATCTTACTAAAGAAGATTTTGTAGGACTACCACCAAAGTCTCTAAGATATTGTTCTTGAAGAATTTTTTGAGTCGTGATGACATATGATCCTGTCATCAAATCTCCTTTTTGATCTCTAATTCTTGATCCATGTGCCTCCATGTATCTAGCAATTGTAATTCCAATTGCTGATTTTCCAACTCCAGTACCTAATTCAAGAATTACAAATCTTTTTCCAGATTCATAAGAATCTAAAGCAAATTCGATGGCTTTAGATTGCTCTTTTCTGATCTTTTGAAAAGGAAAATATCTTACATAATCGTTAAGAGGCATGCGTACAAAGGTACAACTAATCCTGCAAACATTGCACAATCATTTGCCGATGATTTTGTCGACGATTCCTAACTTTATCGCATCTTCAGGGGTCAGATAGTAATCATGACCTGACTTCATGATCGATTCAATTTGCTCAACTGTCATCTTTGTTTCATCTTGAAGAGCTGTAGTCATTAAATGATGAAGTCTCTTATGTTCATTTGTCTCATTTACTGATTCAAAAACGTTTCCATAAAATCCGCCTGAAATTGGATGCATCATAAGTCTAGCAGATGAACCAATCATTCTTTTGCCTTTGACGCCCGAGGCCAACAATAGAACGCCGGCAGACATAACTTTGCCTAGAGCGATAGTGTGAACTGGACATGGTAAAAACTTAATAGTGTCATAAAGAGAAAACATCTCATCAACTGATCCGCCATAAGTAGAAACTACAAGATGAATTGGTTTATGATTTTGATTTGCTAAATAAAGAAGTTGAACTATAGTTGCAGCTATTGATTGCTCGCTTACTCCTCCATAAAGAACTACTATTCTAGAATCTTCGCTTGGAGACATTAATATAGCAGCATCTTGCCCATCTGAGTTTGTTTTTCCTGAATGAGCGGTTCGCAAATTTTGAGGTTCAACTGTTCGTCCCATTTTCTTCTCTCTTTGAAATAAAAATCTGATCTCCAGCTATTTCTTTAATAGTATCCGCTAAAGCTTGTACGTATTCAATGTTTTCTAATTCAAGAGAAAGTAAATAAATAAGAAACATATGTTGACGTTGAGTCAATCCTACATTTAAAATTTCTTTTACAATTCTTCTGCAATCTTCATTTTCTTTAGCTGATTTTTCTGAAGATAATTGTCCATAATGCATATCAAACACCTAATGTTTCTTTTCTAGAATGAGAATCAACTTTAAATAAAGTTTCCCCTAAAACTCTAAGATATTTTATAACTTTAGAGTCATCTTCAACGTCGCTAGTTAAGATGATTATTTCACCCCAACGCTTATTTTCCGTAATAAATTGTGCTTGTTCCCATGTAGGTAAATCACATTGATATCTTTCAAGAATTGAAGTTAAAGAAGGATGAAGACCCGACTTTATATCTTCAATTGTTAAAATTGATGACATTGCTTCTTTACCTGACATTATTTCAGAAGTGCATATATCTGTAACTTTATGAATAAGACCGCAATTGTTACATTGAGAAAATTTTTGTTTAACAACATCATCAACAATTTCTGAAAAAACAGTGAATCTATGTTGTTTTTTCTCTGGGTCTGAAGAGTTTTTAAACTGTGGTAATACGCATCTACACTTTATTAAGTGTTTTTGACCAAAGATAGCCATATTCTTTTAAAGAAGTTCACTTTCTTTTTTTTAAAGAATCTTTATCAGCTGTAGCAGCTAAATCTTTGCTTACTTTTAAAAACTTTGTTGAAAAAGCTTTATAACTTTTATTATAACCTTCAGACATTGAAGAATCAATCAAGGTAAAAAGTTTTGGTAAAATTTCTTGATCTAATTTAAGTTGATCATTTTTTACAGCGTTAAGAAGATTTTTCTTAGCAGTATCTTTCAACACTTCAACTAATTCCCAAGAAGCTTTATCTAAATTTACGTTTGACATAATCTATATGTTATGCATCATCTTTAACAAAGTAAACTGGAAATCTTTACAAAAGATGTTTTTACTCTAAAAATGCATGAATGTTTTTTATTAAAGAATAAAGTTTTTTCGACATGTCAATAGAAAATTGGCGACTTCCATAAAGTTTAATTTTATTATTGTCAAAAAATATCCCATAATCTAGCATAGATTTTACTGACCTAAGTACATAATCAATTGATTGAGAAGTTGATACATACTTTGAATCATTAGGCAATCTTATAATTACACAATTATTGGATAATGATTTTATTCTAACTGTTAATAACTCTTCTACATCAACATTCGAAGAATGTCTTTTTTCTATTAAAGATCTTAAATGTAAGTTAACATTTTTTCTAGTTTTTGAATTCTTTATTATTAAAGAATTTCCAGTAATAAAAATCTCATCTATTTCTACCGAATCTTCTATTTTTGTAGCAGATATAAGATCACCTAAATTACAAGATACTGGATTTAATCCTATCACAGTGCTAATATCAGCTATTGTATTAATTCCTTGCAAATCAAAAGGTATTTTAATAGGATAAATAAACATAGTTTTTCTATCCTTGTTAACTTTTATTGTTTGAAGAACTTCATCACTCATTCCTCTACAAACTAGAATTAGTGGATGTTTTAATTGCACAGCTCCTTCAAACAATAAGTTTGCTTCAGAAACAGATTCGATATATCCATCAATGCAAATAATTCTAGGCTTTTTTATTTTTATTGGATGAATTCCTAAGTTATCATGTTTAAACGAATATCCGTCAATAAGTTCAACAGACGTCTCAGAATTTAAACTTTTTTCTATAGAAATTTTTCCGCCAAATCCAGATAAATTTATAGCTTCAAAACATAAAGCTGAAACAACTTCATCTGTAGAAAACACATCAATTATTTTTTTTAAATCTTCTAATTTTGGATGGAATGAAACTTTTACATCATGTTCATTTCTATTTTCATTCATCAATAAATCATTAGAAATTAAAATAGTTTCTTTAAAAGAACCAGGAGATAATTGCTCTGCTTTAAAAGCATGATCAATTATAATTTTTTTAATAGATTCTTCTAAAGCATCTTCAAACTTATAGTTTAAACATGCCTGTATGTCTGTTTTAAACAAAACTTTTTCTTTTTTTGATGATATAGAATTTTTTGAATTTTCAATAATTTCTTTAAGCTTTTTAAAAACGTAAGATATCTTTAAAGATACTTCTTCGTTTAGAAAAACTGACATAATTTTTATTATGTTTCAATTTATTGATGATGTTCAAACTATTTTTACGTGACCACTAACATATTCATATATGAGTTTAATAATCATGCTTATTATGCCGCCGCCTAAAGATACAGCAATCCATTTCGTTGCTGCATTGTATTTGTTTATGCTTCTTTGTAGATCTTTTATTGTCGTCTCATGATCGGATAAGATTTTTTCTTTTTCTACGTCTTTAACTTCTTCTTTTTCAGATTGCTTTTCTTCTGAGTTTTTCCAAAGCTTTATTTCTTGAATATCTTTTTCGATTTCATCTATCATTTCGTTTGGAGCGCAATCATTTTCTACTTTTTTTAGCCTGGCATACAAGCCTGTGTCAGGTTCGTAAAGAACTCCATGAATTTGATCAACTTTTTGTACCAGCTGGCTTTGAGATTTTTCTATGTTCTCAACCTTATACATCAAAGTTGTAAATCCACCATTCATCGCTGGGGCTGACAAGATTCTATCTTGCATTTCCATGATTTGTTTATAACTATTTTCAATAGTTTCAATAGCTTTTTTTGAATGTTCTGAGCCTTGTTCAACTTCTTCTACAGAAGATTGATATTTCCTAGGACGTCCAGCTTTTTTCATAAGTGAATTACTTTTTTCGCTATTTTTTCCCCTAGGCATATACAACCTCATTTATTTAGCTATTATAAATAATCTATAAAGACAATAGATCTATATCTAAGATATTTCTTAGAATAAATCTAATAAGAATTAGATCTTTAATTAAATATTCTTTAACAGTAATTTTTGAGGGAAAATTGAATAACTTTAATGAAAGTATTTTTAGCACAAAAATGATAGATTTATCTATCCCACAAGATGCAAAGATAATTTTTGTTGCTGATCTTTTTGCAGAGCATTATGTCGGAGGAGCAGAATTAACAACTCAAGCTTTAATAGATGAATGTCCTCTTCCGTACACAAAAATTTTATCAAAAGATTTAAGTTTAGATCTTCTTAAACAAGGCGTCGACAAATTCTGGATATTTGGAAATTTTGCTCAATTGAATCCAGAATTAATTCCTACCATCATAGGAAATTTAAAATATAGCATATTAGAATACGACTATAAATACTGTCGATATAGATCCCCAGAAAAACATAAATCAGCATCAGGAAAAGATTGCGATTGTCAAGAACAACTTAATGGAAAATTGATATCAGCTTTCTACTATGGTTCTAGAGGACTATGGTGGATGTCAGAAGCTCAAAAAGAGTGGTATCTAAATTTATTCCCATTTTTATTAGAAAAAACGAACATTGTTTTATCCAGCGTATTTTCAAAAAATACTCTAGGAATGATCAAGCTTCTTAGAGAACAATCTAATTCATCTTCTACGCCTAGAAAATCTTGGATAGTACTTGGATCAGATTCTTGGGTAAAAGGAGCTAAAAATGCGAAACTTTGGTGCCAAGAAAATAAAAAAGAGCATGACGTAGTTTGGAATATTTCATATGATGAAATGCTAAATAGGTTTTCGAAAGCAGAAGGATTTGTATATCTTCCTGAAGGAAAAGATACGTGTCCAAGAATGGTTATAGAAGCAAAATTGTTAGGATGTAAGCTTCATCTTAATGATAACGTTCAACACAAAGATGAAGAATGGTTTAATACAGAAAACATCAAAGAAATTGAAGAATATCTTTTTACAGCTCCAACAATTTTTTGGAATGGAATAAAGAAGATGATGGATTATAAGCCATCTATAAGTGGATACACAACTGTATATAATTGCATTAAACAAGACTATCCTTTTGTAGAATGCATCGAATCTATGCTTCAATTTTGCGAAGAAGTATGTGTTGTAGATGGAGGTTCTTCTGACGGCACATGGGAAAAACTAAAAGAATTATCTGAAAAAAATGACAAGATTGTCATAAAACAAATTCATAGAGATTGGAACCATCCACGATTTGCAGTGTTTGATGGAATGCAAAAAGCAGAAGCAAGATCCATGTGTAAATCAACTTTCTGTTGGCAAATGGATTCAGATGAAATTGTTCATGAGTCAGATGCAGAAAAAATAATTGATTTGTGTTCAAAGTTTCCAGCAAATGTTGATTTAATATCATTACCAGTCATTGAGTATTGGGGTGGTCCTGAAAAGGTTCGACTTGATATCATGCCTTGGAAGTGGAGGTTAAGTAGAAATAAGCAAAACATAACTCATGGCATTCCTGTTGAACTTAGAAGATATGACTCTAACGGAGATTTGTATGCAGCTGAAGGTACAGATGGTTGCGACATGATTGATTCTAAAACTGGAAATAGAATCAATCATGTTACATTCTATACTGCAGAAGCAGATCAAATAAGAAGATCTGCATTATTAGGAAATCAAAAAGCATTAAAAGACTATAATGCTTGGTTTAATAATGTCGTTAATAATTTACCAGGCGTTTTTCATTATAGCTGGTATAATCTTGAAAGAAAGATCAAATTATATAAAGATTATTGGACAAAACATTGGGAATCATTATCTGGTAAAAAATACGAAGATACTTCAGCTTCAAATATGATGTTTGATCATCCTTGGCAAGAAGTTACTGACGAAATGATTGAAAAAAGAGCTAAAGAGCTTAAAGAAAAATTAGGCGGATGGATTTGGCATCAAAAATGGGATGGCAAAACTACAACTCCTCATTTAACAGTTGAAAAAGCGCAACCAAAAATCATGTTAAACAGGAATAAAAAATGAAAGGAATTATTCTAACTGGAGGGATTAGCAGTCGACTTCAGCCTTTAACAAAATTTACCAGTAAATGTCTACTTCCAGTAGGCGAAAAGCCTATGATAATTCATTCTATAAATCTTTTAGTAGAATCTGGTATCAAGGAAATTTGCATTATTACTAGACAAGAGCACATTGGACAATTCGCCATGTTGCTTGGTTCCGGAACTGAATATGGATGCTCAATTTATTACTGCATACAAGAAGTAGCTAACGGAATTGCTTCAGCAATTCAATTATGCGAAGGATTCGTCGGAAATCAAAAATTTGTAACAATCTTAGGAGACAATATTTTTGAAAACTACTCAAAAATAACAAACTCTATAAAAAAATTTAGCGATTCAAACGATGACTATGCGTTGTTTACTAAAAAAGTACATGATCCAGAAAGATTCGGAATTCCAGTTTATCAAAATGGAAAAATAGCCGATGTAGTTGAAAAACCTAAACATCCAACTTGCAATGATGCTATAGTCGGAGTATATTGCTACACTCCAGAAGCTTTTAATGTTATTAAAAGTTTAAAACCATCAGCAAGAGGAGAATATGAAGTAAGCGACATAAACTCTTTCATGGTAAAAAACAGAATTGGAACTTTCACAAATGTTGAAACTGGTTGGATAGATGCTGGTACGCATGAATCTTATAAAAAAGCAAATGAGATGATGAAATGAATAATAGATTTGTGTTTATTTCTCCAATGTATAATGCGTCTGAAACATTACCCAGAATGCTTCATTCTATTTGCGGTCAATCATATGATAATTGGAAAATTATTTTAATCGATGATGTGTCTTCAGAAAATCATTCAAAAAAATCTCTTCAAATTTGTGATGATTTTAAAAATATCTTAGGAAAAACTTATCAAAATAGAATCATTAATATTTGGAACTCTGAAAAAAAATGGGAAGTTGCAAATGTATTACAAGGGTTATCAATGTGTGATGATGAAGACATCGTCTGTAGAATTGATGCAGATGACTGGCTAACAGATTCTGATTGTTTGATGATAATCAATTCTGCTTATGTTCAAACTTCATGTGATACTTTATGGACAGCTCATCGTTGGGGATTTAGTGACAAAAACATAAGTTGTCCAATGTCACAAGAAGTTGATCCGTATAAACATGCTTGGGTTTCTAGTCATTTAAAAACATTTAGAAAAAAATTACTAAATGAAGTAAAAGATGAAAACTATAGAGGAGAAGATGGAAGTTATATCAGAAGAGCAGGAGATCAAGCAATTTATTTACCAGCTCTTCATAATTCTAAAAAAAGATTTTTCTTACCTAGAGTAATGTATCATTACACAATTAATGATGTTCCTGAAACATATCAAACAAATGATGCTATATTTCAAAGGGATGAAGCTGTTTTTTTAAGGAACAGAGGGTATGTAAAATGATGCAAGGCGAAGCTCTTCATGAATCTATTTCTAAGCTTTTATCTGAACGCTTATTTAAAAGAAAAGGTGAAAAACTAACACCACAAATTTGTTCAGAAATTTATCAAGATATTTTCTTTTCTTTATCTGAAATCATTAAAGAATCTTCAGTTCCTTTGACTAATGAATCTGTAAATTTTATAGCACAGATGTATTATGATGCTGTAACTATAAATGGAAATCAAGAGTTAGATCCAAATATATTTACGCAAAGAGCTAGTCTTTCTAACATAGAAACAAAAGAAATTGCTTTGATGGCAATGATGTTTAATAAGACTCCATTTGCAATTCCTTTTATTGCTGAAGTAAAAAAGAGATCATGAAAATACATCTTGACAACGTTAATATGAGCTCAAACTCTGGTCCAAATTCTTTTGGAAAGAGATTAGCTATGGCGTTAATAGAATCTGGTCATGAAGTTGAATTATATGATGGTAGAAAAGCTGAAATTTCAATAGTTTTTATTGAACCTACTGGCAGACCATTAGCAAAAAAAGTTGTTCAAAGGCTTGATGGAATTTGGTTTTCTCCTGAAGAGTTTGAAACAAAAAACTCTTCTATAAAAAAGCTTTATCAATCAGCTGATGCTGTAATATGGCAGTCAGCATTTGATAAAGGCATGACTACGAAGTGGTGGGGATATCCAAAAAAATTCGAAATAATTCGAAACGGTATTAATGCACCAGAAATTAAAAAATTTCAAATACCTGTATTAGAACAAATTAGACAACAATACGAAATGTTATTCGTATGTTCTGCAAATTGGCATCCTCAAAAACGTTTGTTACAAAACATAGAGTTATATAAACATTTAAGAAATTTTTATTCTTCAGCTGCTCTTATAGTTTTAGGATCTAATCCAATAAAAGTCGCTGATCCTCACGTTTTTTATGCAGGATCTCAACCCCACGAAGTTTGTTTAGAAATATTTTCTGCAGCTAATTGGATGTTACATCTTGCATGGTTAGACCATTGTCCAAATACTGTAGTAGAATCCTTATCACAAGGAACACCAGTTATTTGTTCTGAACATGGAGGAACAAAAGAACTAGTTCAGGGGTATGGAGTTATTTTAAAAGAAGAAAAAGAATATAACTTTGAACTAACTGACTACGATAATCCTCCTAAAATTGACGTAGCACAAATAAAGAATCGTTTACCCCATAAGAATGATTTATCTCACTGTTTTGATGTTTCAATGCAACGAACATTAAATGATTATCTTTCGTTTTTAGAAAGCGTTTTACATTCATGAATAAAGTGTATGTCCTCCCGCCATCAGAAGACTGGATTGTTGACCGTTTTGTAAAAGAGTGGAATGAAGACAACAAAGATATCAGCGTGTTAAATCCCAAAGACGCTGATGTTGTTTGGCTACTTGCTGATTGGTGTTGGGAACAAATGTTTTTTAAAGGACTATTAAAAAATAAAAAAGTTCTAACGACAGTACATCATATAGTTCCAGAAAAGTTTAAAGACATTGACGTTCATAATTTTTTGTTAAGAGATAAAATTACTACAGCATATCATGTTTACAATGAACAAACGTCAGACTTTATTAGAAAGTTTACTTCTAAGCCTATTCACTTATTAAAGTATTGGGCAAATCAAAATATTTGGTATCAAACAGAAGAAAAACAAAGTCTAAGAAAAAAACATAATTTACCTGAAAATGGATTTTTAATTGGATCATTTCAAAGAGATACAGAAGGTAAAGACTTAATTTCTCCAAAACTAGAAAAAGGACCAGATCTTCTAGCTGACGCAATAGAAAAATGGTCAAAAGAAAAACAAAATTTACATGTAGTTTTAGCAGGATGGAGAAGGCAGTATATTATCAATCGATTAACTGCGTCGAATATTTCATTTACATATTTCGATAGACCAGATCAAAAAACGATTAATGAGCTATATCAAACATTAGATTTATATCCTGTAACTGCTAGATGCGAAGGAGGTCCACAATCGCTTATTGAATGCGGTCTTTTAAACATTCCAGTGGTTTCTAGAAACATAGGAATTGCTTCTCAAATTTTACCTCAATCGTCAATTTCAGACGATGTAACTTTTGCAATTCCTAGCATACCAGACGTAGAAGAATGGAAACTTCCTAAAGGATATGATCCTTATAGAACTTTGATACAATCATTATAAAATTTATAAAATTTTATGAATGGTTAAAATTGCAATTAATAGAGCTCCTATTTCTGGACCGTACGGCGGTGGCAATAATTTTGTTAAAGCAGTTTATTCATCTGTTCCAGATGGAGTTGAATTAACTGATAAGTTAACTGATGATACTGATCTAATTTTTTTGGTCGATCCTCGAAGAGATAAATCATTCGATATAAATGATGCTGCAAAATTTATATCAAGAAAAAAAATACCCGTCATTCAAAGGATTAATGAATGTGACGCAAGAAAAAACACAGAACATATGGATCAATTGTTATTACAATGTAGCGCGATTAATACAAAAACTATTTTTGTAAGTAATTGGATGAAAAATTACTTTAATAACAAAGGGTGGATTTGCAAAAATCAATCCGTTTTATATAACGGAGTTGATGAAGATTTTTTTAATACAAATTATCAAGAAAAGAATGATGATGTTTTAAAAATTGTAACTCATCATTGGTCTAATAACTACTTAAAAGGTTTTGATGTTTACGAATTTTTAGATTACTTAAGTACTAAAAACGATAAAATATCATTCACGTATATAGGAAGAGATAGAGGAACTTTTTCTAATTCAAAAACGATACCTCCGCTATACGGAAAAGCTTTAGCTGATGAATTATGTAAATATGACGTTTATGTTAGCGCGTCTAGACATGATCCTGGACCTAATCACGTTTTAGAATCAATTGCAGTTGGACTTCCAACATACGTTCATGCTGAAGGAGGCGGCGCCGTTGAATTTGTAGGTAAACAACATGTTTATAAAAATTTCTTTGAAATTGAACAGATATTATCAAAAAGAAATTTTTTAAAAAATTCTAAAACTCCTCCAAAGTGGAAAGAATCTATGGAATCGTTTTGGAAGATTATTTTAAGCTGAGGTTAAAAAGTGAACATAACAATTGGAATAACAACGTTTAATCGTTTAAAATACACAAAATCTCTTTTTAATAGCATAAAAGAAATTTCTAATGATCATCAAGTTATTGCTGTTGACAATTGTAGCATAGAACATGGTCTTAAAGAATATCTTGAAGAGCAGAAAAAAAGCGGGGTTATTCATCAACTATTTTCTAGAAGTCCTGAAGAAAGAAATTGGGTTAATGATGAATATATTGCAAAAAACATTATCATAGAAAATGCAAAGCATGATGTAATCTTGTTTCTTCAAGATGATTTACAATTTATTGGCAATAAAGAAGTTTTAGAAAAAGTTGTAGAAGATTTCTATTCTTCTAAAGAAATGCTTTCTCTGGAAGTTAACGCGGTTAGAAGATCCACTATTCAAAATAAATTTAATAAAAATTTAGTAATAAAAAATAAAAACTACAAATACTATTTGCCGTTAGATAACCACTTTCCGACTATGGGTTTCTTTAAAAAAGAAATTTTTGAAAAGTTTGGAAATTATCCAGTTGATTGGCCACAAACTCAAGAATTTTGGGGTAGATCAGAAGACTGGTACGATTCTCATTTAAAATCAAAATTGCCTAATTTGCAATTGAATTATTGCAGTTGGGTTCCTTTATTTGCCCCTGTATGGAACGACCCAAGAGGAGGATACGCTTTCATACGAGGCAATAAACGATATGGGTATTATTTAGATGCTCCTTCTTCTTCTGGAGAATATTATGAAAAAATTTCTCCAGAAGAGTATTATAAAAAACAAGATTCTTTCGCTCCTTTAAGTTTTGTTGATGTATGCAATCCTATTGGATGGACTTATCAGACTGAAAATGGAGATCAAAAAAAATATCCTCAAAGCAAGGTTTTGTTAGAAGGACCAGAATTTGATTTTTAATCTAATAAAAGAAATAATATGAATATTTTTATTTTTCCAACTGATGATAGAAGTGGATTAACATCTATGATCTATCATTATTCAAAGTTAGGCCATAAAGTTTTTGTACCAAAACCTGGCACTTTAGGACTTAAATGGGAAAAAATAGCTACATGGCCTATCTTATTGTGCAAATCTTCAATTGATAAAAGCAAAAGAAATCTTGATCTTTATCCATTCCAGGAAAACAATGCATTTTTTGGAGAAGATTTTTTTCTGAAAACATTTAAATCATGTTGCTTATATGATGAAGACATATCTTGCGAAATAATAGATTTAAATGAAAAAAATCCCGGAATAGAAATTTTTCATACTTTAAGAGGAGGCGAAGAAAGTTTATTACATTACTTCAAGGTAGCTAACGAATATTTTCCAAACGCAAAATGGGTTTCATCAACAATGAATGCATGGAACCATGATCCTGGAAATCACAGACCAAAAAACGTAGCTAAGTTTATTCCAGCTAACTATGAATCTAAACATACGAACGTTAATAACGTTAATGTTTTTTGCGTAGATTTTGAAACTAAATTGTTAGACATAGATAGCGAGTTTAATGTTGTAGATTCATTACAATTTGCATCATTTAATCATAATTTTGAAGTCAGGCAACCAGATGACTACAAGTTTTTTGTTAAAATGAATTTAATTTTAAAAGAAAAAAACGTTGAAGAAGTAAAAAATTTTGGAGGAAACATTCGGTCAGCCGGCGCAGATATAAGATTTTCTGAAAAAAATGGCGTAACTGGTAAATTTTCGACAATTTCTCCAAGGCAATCTTATAAAATTACTAAAAATTTAAAAGCAGCAGTACACTTCAAACAAACTGATTGGGGCGGCGGAGTTTTTTATTATTGTTTAAACTCAGGAATTCCTATTATTACAACAAAAAAATATGTTCTTTCATCTAATTCTACAAACTATTTAGTAGACAAAATTAACTCAGTTATTGTTGAAACTCCAAATGAAGCTGCAGAAGCAATAGAAAAAATTTTAAAAGATCCAGGTTATGAAAGGAGCTTAAAATTTGGGATGGAAGAAATGAATCTTAAAATTTTTAATGATTATTACTGGGAAGTTTGGGAAAAATTTCTAAAAGGTGTTTATGAATGATACACTAATTCTTTTAGTAACATGTACGAAAGAAAGCACTAGATTTGAAGTGTTGAAGCAAGTCGTAAATAATCTTTCAAGTCTTTTAGATGATGATTTAAAGAAAGATCTTTTAGTATTTGATAATGATTCTACTTATCCAGGAAGTATAGATCTTTTAAAAGACAACTTTAAAAACGTTCTTAAAAGTAAAACTAATATTGGATTTTGGAGCGCTATTTTTTGGTGTTTAAAAAATTACCAAAAAATAATGAATAAAGATTACAAGTATCTTTACATAATAGAATCAGACATTATTCATTTTGATGATGCATTCAGCAAGTTAAAACATTGTGAAGAGTTTTTAAACAAGCATAATGATGTTGGATTTGTAAGGACTGAAGAATTTTCCGTTTCAAAAAGAAACTTATATGATAAAAGAAATATAAACAAAGACTCCAAAAGATACGCGTGGGTGGTTCAAGATAATTTCATAGAAAATAAAAAAGTAGAGTTTAATCTTGTTGATAAAGATCACGAGATATACACTTGCAATTTTTTACCAAAACTTCCTTCTCTTACAAGAATGCAAACAATGAAAGAAGTTTTTTTTGAACTTTTCAATCTTAAAAAGTTTAATGAAACAGATTATCAAAAAATTTATTATAAAAAGTATCAAAAGTCAGCAATTATAGATGGTGGAATTTGGCACTCTAAACTAGGAAATGAAAACCCTCATCTAGTTATAAATGGAAGCAGAAATTACAATTTGTCTATTGATTATAAACCGACAAGAACTGATGAACTTTTTGATATTTCGTTTGAAAGTGTTGTTAAACTTTAAACAACGTTTTTGTAAAAAAATACAATATAAAAATGAAATATCTAATATTTGGTGGGACAGGCTCTTTAGGAAGAAAATTAATTACTAGATTTTTATCATCCAATAATGATGTAGCTGTTTATTCAAGAGATGAAGCAAAACATTGGACGATAAAAAATGAATTGTCTTATCCAAAAAATTTAGAATTTTTTGTAGGAGATATTAGAGATTTTTCTAGAGTAAAAGAAGTCATTTATCATTATAGACCTCAAGTAATAATTATCGCTGCTGCTTTAAAGCAAGTAGATACATGCGAATTAAGTCCATTTGAAAGCGTTCAAACAAATCTTTTAGGAACTCAAAACGTAATAAAGTCTGTTAAAGAGCTTTCTTCAAATTTTAATGACAGTTGGAAATTAGAGAAAGTTTTATTCGTGAGTACCGATAAAGCCTGTTCTCCAGTCAATGTTTACGGCATGTGCAAAGGTATATCTGAAAGATTGGTTACTTCTCAATCAAAGAATGATTTAACAAACATCAAATTTTTATGCACTAGATATGGCAACGTTCTAGAGTCTAGAGGAAGCATTATACCTTTATTTAAATATCAAGCTGAAAGTTCTGATTATTTAACTGTCACTGATCCTGACATGACAAGATTTGTTATGACTTTAGATGACAGCGTAGATCTAATAGTATCAGCTTTACAAAATGGAAATAGCGGAGAAACTTGGATACCAAAAATTCCTTCAATGAGAATTGGGGATCTTGCAGAAATTTTCTCAACATTATATAATAAACCTATAAAAACAATAGGACTAAGACCTGGTGAGAAAAAACATGAAGATTTAGTTAATGAATCAGAATCCGTTCGAACAAAAGATATAAACACTCATTTTGTAATAGGACCTGCTTATCATGCTGGTTCTGAAAAAAGATTTACCTACACTAGCGCAGATGACGTTATGTCAAAGCAACAATTACTTGAAAAGTTAAAAGATCTTGGCATAATTGACATGCCACTAGAAAAATTTCAAGGTTTAAAAATAGAAGAAATTGCAACTAATAGAAAGTAAAAAATGAAAAGCTATCCTCTTTTTAAAGTTCATATACCAGTAAAAGAATCTTTAGAAAAAATTAAAGATGTATTAGAATCAGGATTCATTAATGAAGGAATTCAAGTCACTGAGCTAACTCAAAAAATGCAAGAAATATTTGAAACTAATAAACTAATATTAGTTAATAGTTGCACTTCTGCTTTAACTCTAGCTTTAAAATTAGCTGGAGTTCAACAAGGTGATGAAGTCATCACGACTCCAATGACTTGCGTAGCTACTAATACTCCAATTCATACTATTGGTGCAAATATAATTTGGGCGGATATAAACCCAGATCATGGAATGATTGATCCAGCCGATGTTGCAAAAAAAATTACTGACAAAACAAAAGCAGTTATGGCTGTAGCTTGGGCAGGAACTCCACCTGAACTTTTAGAACTAAGTAAAATTTGCAAAGAAAAAAATATAAAACTAATTTTAGATGCAGCTCATGCGTTTGGATCTCGTTATAACAATTCGCAAATTCATAATTACGCAGATTTTACTTGTTATAGTTTTCAAGCAATTAAACACATAACAACTGGAGATGGTGGGGCATTAGTTTGTTTAGACGAAAATGATTATAAAAAGTCAAAATCTTTAAAATGGTTTGGATTAGATAGAGATTTTGCAAAAGACTCAAAAGGAAATTGGAAGGGTCAACAATGGGACGTCGACATATTAGAAGCTGGATACAAATTTAATATGAATAATCTAACTGCAGCAGTTGGATTATCACAACTTCCTTATATCGATTTCATTATCAATAAACATAAACAAAATTCTGCTTTATATGATAAACTATTTAGTAAAAGCAAAGATGTAATTCCTGCAAAGAAGCCTAGTCTTTCTGAATCATCGTCGTGGGTTTATACCATGAAATTAAAAAATAAAAAAATTTCTAGAGATGAACTATTAGAAAAGTTAAATAAAGAAGGAATTCAAGCTGGTGTTGTACACGTTCCTAACGATGACTACACTACTTTTAAAAAATTTAAATCTAATTTACCTGGAGTTAGAGAATTTTCTTCTTATCAATTTTCTTTGCCATGCGGATGGTGGTTAAATGAAGATGACATAACTTACATCGCAAATCTAACAATAAAATTATCTAAAAAATGACATATGCAACAAAACATGATATTAAGAGAGATTAATCATGGCGACCATGAATGGTTAGTTGAATTACACAATGATCCAGAAGTTTTAAAAAATTTAACCAATCCAAATCCTATAACTTTAAATCAACATTTATCTTGGTGGGAAAAAATATCAAAAGATAATTCTCAAAAAAGAAAAATATTTGAAATAAATTCTGAAAGAGTAGGATTTACTAAATTTTACAATATAGATTTTACTAATAGAAATTGCATATTAGGAGCAGATATTCATAAAAATTTTAGAGGTAAAGGATATGCAAAATTCATGTGGTCGTTAATGTTAGATTATTGTAAAGAGATCGGACTTCATAGAGTAAGTTTAACGACAGCAGAATACAATCTAATAGGTCAAAGAGTATATAAAAATCTTGGGTTTATAGAAGAAGGTAAATTAATTTCTTCTTTATACAGAGATGAAAAATTTTTTGATCAAATTTGTATGTACAAAATTTTATAATTTTATTTGGAGAAATAAATGAAAGTTTTTGTAGGAACGATGGAGTGTGGAGAAAATGAATTTGAGAAATGCAAGGAATCGATAGCTTCTCAAATAGATGTTCAAACATTTCATTATGTTGTTTCTAACTTGCCTGAAAAAGAAGCACATGAAAAGCTTTTTTTAGAATGGAATAAATCAAAAAAAGATTATGATCTTTTTTTAAAAGTAGATGCAGACACAATATTGTCTCACAATTTAGTTATAAAAACATTTGCTGAACTTTTTAAAATTAATAATAAGCTAACTGGAGTTCAAGCATGGCTTCATGATTACATGACCGATAGCCTAATATACGGACTCACATGTTTAAGAAATACAGTGAACGTATCAACAAAAGTAAACAAGTTATATCCAGATCGAGCAGATTCTGGACATAACATTGTTATTAGAGGAAATGAACTTCCTAAAGAATTAATACCCGCTGGAATGCATTGTTGGTTTCCTTCAGATAAACAAGCATTTCACTATGGGTTTCATAGAGGCAAAAAAAATCAGTCAGATATTTTCAACAAAGTTTATGATGCTTGGCAAAAAAATAACTTCGATAAAATAAGAGGTTTATGTTTATTAGGATTTAATCTTTCATCAAAATATAATGATGTAGACTATTCTGATGATGATTTTCAAAATGCATTTAATTTTTCTATTAAAAATTATTCAAAGGAATTAATACTAAATGAAATTAAATCTTCACGTAATTATTGATGATTACCAATATGTAAAAAGCAATTGTTTTCAACATCAGTTATTTAAAACGTTGCAAGATGAAACTAATCTTAGTTTTAGTACTATTTCCGACGTAGCCTCAGGAAAAAGTTTGCCTCATGCTGATAAGTTTTTATCATGTTTAAAACTAAGAACTCTGTACAATAATATTTCTTTAGTAAAAAAGTATCTTAACAATCAAGAAATATTCGTATATGAACAAGATCCTTGGGAATCTTTTAAAGATGATTCTCGTTACAAAGGATCGTATCAAAAAATTTATAATGAACTAAATGTTAAATCGTTTTTAAATACTTCAAAATGGTGGAGTAACTTTATCATCGATAAAGGTATGAAATCTACGTTTGTAAAAATGTGGGTTTTACCAGAGTATTGTTCTTCTGATCCTGCTTGGAAGGATAGAGAAATTGACGTTGGATTTTGTGGACAAATTCACCCTTATAGAAAAAAGTTTTTTGATTTTTTAAAATCAAAAAATATTAACGTTACGATTTTGCAACAATCATCTTATAACGGCTTTTTACAAAATTTATCTAAAATAAAAATTTTTATACACAACGAACAAGTAGAATGGGTTGTAAATTCGAATAAAATATCAGCAAACGCGTTATGGGTTAAAGACATAGAAGCTGCTTCACGAGGATGCATAAGCATTAGGGATTATGAGGAAGAATGTGTGAATTACACAAATAATATTTCTTCAATTTTGACTTATAAAAGTTTTGAAGAGTCCTTGGATTTAATAACAAAAACTCTTGATAACGTTGAAGAAACTCAAGAAAAAATAAATTCTTCAGTTGAGTTTATCAGAAATGATGAAGGATGGAAATCCATTATCAACGTCATCAAATGAACTTTAGCATTTTTTAGATTATATAAAAATCTATGAAAAAAAATAAATCTATCGCTGTAATTGGTCAAGGGTTCGTAGGAGGATCTCTTACGACTGTTTTCTCAGAACGCGGATTTGATGTATATGCTTATGACAAAGCAGGCAAATATGCTAAAGGATCTTTACCTTCTCATGGAGATTCAGCTGCTGGTTATCCTGGGTCTATTGCAGAATTAATCGGAGATAATGAGGAAGGTGGAACACCGGGCTTTTCTAAAGTTTATTTTGTGTGCCTTCCTACACCTATGTTTGAGGATGGCTCTGCCGATCTTAGCATCGTCGAAGGTGCTTTAAAAGAATTAGCCGCAGTACCAGGCGAAAGAATTGCAGTCGTCAAATCAACCGTTCCACCAGGCTCAGTAGAAATGTGGAATAAAAAGTTTGCTGAAACTGGATTGAAAGTGATTTTTAATCCAGAATTTTTAACAGAAGCAAATGCAGTCGATGACATGCGAAATCAAAACAGAATTATCCTTGGAGGCCCTCGTCCTTGGATTAACAAAGTTAAGCAAGTTTTTGAATCAGCATTTCCAAATGTTCCAATTATCAAAACTTCATCAACAACAGCAGAAATGGTAAAATATGTTACCAACATTCATCTTGCTGTCAAAGTCGCTCTTGCAAACGAGTTTTATCAAATTTGTCAAGCTTTAGACTCTTCAGGAGCAAATATCGATTATGATAAAGTAATTGAGTACGCGACCTTAGACAAGCGACTAGGAAATTCGCATTGGAAAGTTCCTGGTCCAATGCCTGCAGATGATACAGGAGAACCTGCTTTCGGTTTCGGAGGAAGCTGCTTTGTTAAAGATATTAACGCTTTGATTAGCATTGCAAAGACGCTTGGAGTAGATCCAAAAGTAATGAATGGCGCTTGGCACAAAAACATGGAAGTTCGTCCACAAAGAGATTGGGAAAAGCTAGTAGGTAGAGCAATCTCAAAGAAACCTAAAGTTTGAACTAACAATTAAGAGGGTGTTACTATCGTTAAATGCAAGAAGTAACACCCCCTTTTGAGGTATTACCTACTGGTAAACCTCATGTTTCATTTTCAGAAATTAAGCTATGGAAAGAGTGTTCGTATAGACACAATCTTATCCATATCAAAAAAATTGACCTTTCGAAACCATCTCCTGTTCTTGAATTTGGAACTGCAGTACATGCTTCATGCGAACATTATCTATTGACTAGAGAAATGAAATTTGAAATTGCTTTTGAGCACATGGAAAAAGCATGGGCACAGCATGAAGGAAATCAAGACTTTAGTAAACAGTCATTATCTAAAGCTAAAGTTGAAGCTGAAATTATTTTATCGGAAGTTCCAAAGTTTTTAGACGATACTTTTCCAGAATGGGAAGTCGTTGACGCAGAACATCAGCTCTACGAAGCCGTAGAGAATCATCCGCATGCTTTCAAGGGGTTTATTGACGGTGTCATTAAAGCTAAGGGTAAGCGAGGAGAGACTATTTACTGGATCCTAGACTGGAAGACAACCGCCCGTGGTTGGTTTCGTGAAAAACGATCCGATGATATGGTCAAGGCGCAGTTGGCGCTTTATAAAAACTATTGGTGTCAAAAACATCCCAATGTCCCAGTTAAAGATGTACGTTGTGGATTCGTGTTGTTAAAAAAGTCTGCGAAGCCAGGCGAACATTGCGAATTGTTCTCGGTTTCGCTTGGAGAAGTTCCTATTAAACGATCTTTAAAAGTTGTTAGCAATATGATAACCTCAGTAAAAAGAGGTATCGCTCTAAAGAATAGAGATGCTTGTACGTGGTGTGAATTTAAAAATAGTGAACACTGCACTTAAAATATTACAAATTTTTCAAAAGTTAGTAATATAACGACATGCAGAAAAAAACAGTATTAATGCTTTCAGACCATCCGTTAAGTTCAAGCGGCGTAGGTACACAAGCTAGGTGGTTAATTCACGGATTAATCGCAACTGGAAAATGGAAGTTTAAGTGTTTTGGAGGAGCTGTTAAACATGAAGATTATAGAACTGTCGTAGTTAACGACGATTTTATAATCAAACCCACTAATGGATTTGGAGATAGAAATATGTTACGTCAGGTTTTAGCTACAGAAAAACCCGACGTTTTATTGCTTTTTACAGATCCAAGATTTTTTATTTGGGTTTGGGAAATGGAAGATGAAATTCATCAAGTGTGCCCAATAGCATATAACCATCTATGGGATAACTATCCTTGGCCAGAGTTTAATAAAGTTTTGTATGAATCTACCGATTTAATAAATTGTATTAATTGGCCAACATATGAAATGGTACATTCAAGATTTCCTGAAAAAACGAATTATATTCCTCATGCAATTCCTAAAGAAATCTATCATCCTCTTCCTGAAGAAGAACAAAAAAAATATAAGTCTTCATTGTTAGGAAAAGAAAAAGTTGATCATTTTACTGCGTTATTCGTTTCAAGAAATGCTCGTAGAAAAATGCCATCAGATATACTCGTTTCTTGGAAAAAGTTCATTGACCAATTAAGAGAAAAGCACGGTCATACAAAAGCAACATTAATAATGCACACTGAACCGTTAGATCCTGAAGGACCAAATTTATTTCATGTCGTAGAAATGTTGGGACTAAGAGATCATGTAGTATTTTCAAAAGATAGAATAGAATTTAAAGACATGAACAAGTTATACAACGCTTGCGACACGGTTGTAAACCGTAGCTGTAATGAAGGATTTGGGTTATCAACATTAGAAGCAATGATGTGTGGAAAACCAATTATAGCAATAAAAACTGGTGGTTTGACTCGACAAGTTGAAGATCATGAAACTGGTGAGCAATATGGAATTGCACTAACTCCTGATGCAAGCTCTCTTGTAGGAAATCAATTAGTTCCTTACATTTATGAAGATTATGTCACGCATGAATCTTTAACAAACGCGTTTATGAAGATGTATGAATGGGGTCCTGAAAAAAGAAAATCAATTGGTCAAAGAGCATTTGAACATGCACAAAAAGATTACAATATCGAAAATGTCATCTTACAATGGGATGAAACTTTGACGGATTTATGCGAAAGCTGGAGCGAAAAATACAAAAGCTGGAATCTTACAGAGGTTTGAAAAATGAAAAAAGTAATTTTTAGAGGGCCTGCTTTAACTCAATCTGGATATGGCGTTCATAGTAGACAAGTAGCAAAATGGTTGTTGTCTAGAAATGATATAGATGTTAAGTTTTTATTAACTCCATGGGGAGACACGCCATGGATTTTAGATAGAAATAAAGACAATGGTCTTATTTCAAAAATAATGGAAAGAACAGTTAATCCTGATTATAGAGCAGACGTTTCAATCCAGCTACAACTACCGAATGAGTGGGATCCAAATCTGTGCAAAACAAACATTGGAATTACTGCAGCAGTTGAAACGGATATAGCAAATCCATCTTGGGTTTCAAACTGCAATAAAATGTCTTGCATAGTTGTTCCTTCTAAACATTCATTGCAAAGTTTGCAAAACTCAGCAGAGTTACAAACACCATCGTACATAATACCTGAATCATTTCCAGAAGAAATTTTAACGTCTAAAAAAGAAATAGACTTGTCGAATATCAAGACTTCATTTAACTTTTTGTTGTTTGGACAAATGACCGGAAACAATCCATATAATGATAGAAAAAACTTACTTTTTACCATTAAGTGGATTTGTGAAACATTTTCTAAAGATGAAGATGTTGGAATAGTAATAAAAACAAACGCAGGCAGAAATACGAAGATAGACAAAAATATTGTTTTAAGAAACTTAGAAGCTCTTCTTAAAGAAGTAAGAAAAACTCAATTTCCAAAATTTTATTTGCTTCATGGAGATATGAACGATGAAGACGTATCTGCACTTTATAAACATCCAAAGATAAAAGCTTTAGTTTCTTTAACTAGAGGAGAAGGATATGGATTACCTCTTCTAGAAGCAGCTGCATCTGGTCTTCCTGTCATCGCTACTGGGTGGTCTGGACATATGGACTTTATGAATCATACTAAGTTCATAAATGTAGATTATGAACTTAAGCAAATACACCAAAGTAGAGTCGATGAAAAGATATTTGTAAAAAATGCAAAATGGGCAGAAGCCGTTGAAAAAGATTTTAAGAAAAAAATCTTAAAATTTAAAAGCGCTCCAAATGCGCCAAAAGAATGGGCTGAACAAGGTTCAAAAAAAATAATTGAGCTGTATAGCCATTCTCAAATTTCAAAGATTTATGATGAAAAACTTTCGAAATATTTAACATGATATATCTTTTACTAATAACAAATCTCATTACATTGTTTTCGCTACTAACGATGATAAAAAAATCGTTAAAGTTAGTAGAGCAAATAGATGAGATAGGGTCGCAAATAGAAGAATCTTTAGACATTATAGATAAATCTTATCAAGACGTATCTAGGCATCTAAAATCTCCTGTATTATTCGATGATCCAGTCGTTATATCAATGGTAAAAGATGTAAAAAACGCTAGAGAGGCTATGTTATTAATTGCAAACAAAGTCATTGTACCTTTTGAAAAAGAAAAAGAAGATGGGATGATATCGTGACGACTGGAAAAAATAAAAGAAATAACAAAAAATTAAAAAACGAAGAAGTAAAAGCGGATCCACAAAATCCAAAGTTTTATTTTACGAATGAAACTCAAGAAGCAATCGTGGAATTTCAAAAATCTTCAGATCGTAAAGTAAGAGAAAAGCTTTATGTTGAAAAAATATTACCTGCATTCGAAAAGCTTGTAGAAAATTTAATCAACATTCACAAGTTTAGTGGCCTTCATGACACGTACGAAGATTTAAAGAATGATTGCGTTAATTTTCTTTTTGAAACGATTCATAAATTTAATCCAGACATGGGTACAAATGCGTTTTCTTATTTTAACGTCGTCGCAAAAAACTGGTTGATCATAAAGACAAAACAAAAGGTGCAAAGAGGAAGAAGAGATGTCAGCATAGATGATCCGAAAGGATTAAGCACCTCAGAAATTCAAGTCGTAGAAGAAAGAAGAATGATTCCATCTCAAGATTACTTCTTAGAAAATTCTGAAAACATTGCAGAAATATTAAAGATGATGTATGAGATACGATCTAGAGTAAAAGTTGAAAATGAATTGCTTTGTATCAATTCAGTTATAACGATATTTGAAAATATTAATGACATTGACATCTTAAATAAAAGCGCAATTCTTCTATACATAAGAGAACTATCTGGCTTGAGTCCTAAACAATTAACTACTTCGATGCAGGCGGTAAAAAAACATTACAATAAATTAAAAGTGGAACAAGTTTCAAATTATTAAATAATTTTTATAGATAGCTAATAAGGAATTGATAACATGTCTGATGACGACCAAGACGCTTCACAAACAGAAATTGTTGAGATATCAGATAGAAGTATAAAAGACAGAATCAAGGATTTTAGTGGTCTTTTAAACCAGATTGAATCTATCAATGATAAAAAGAAACAACTGTGGAAAGAAATTTATGAAAATGCAATTTGTGACAGACAAAATGCGTACATAATGTTCACTAAACTCGTTATGATAGTCCAAGATAAAAGCACCGAACATGCAGTACATGGAAGGACGATATCTTCATACATCGAAAGAATGAGTAAAGCGAACGATCAGCTAATAAAATTAGCTGAACTAGTTGCAAGGGCAGAGGCTGCTTCAGAATCCATAAATCCAGAAGATTTATTTGATAAAATAAAAAACTAATATGTCTGAAATACATGTAAAAACAGCAGAAGGTTTTCTAAAGCGAGATAATGAAGTACAAAACCGATATAATACGGTTAGAGGAAATCAATTAAATCTCCCGCCAGTTTTTCAACGCTGGGTAGTTTTAGAAACTGTTTTTGATCCGAATATTATAACTTTAGATAAAATTAAAGAGCTTGAAGGATTGCACGGAGAAATAAGAAATCGCGAATTTGCGATTGACAAAACTTTACCAAGAAACTCCATATTAGCAAGACCTGTCTATAAATCAGCTGATGGAGACATAACATACGCTAAAACAAACTTATTTTTATATCCCCTTTTTCCATCAGCGTTATCCATGCCTTGTAAACCCGGAGAACACGTCTGGGTCATGTTCGAATCATTAACACAAAGACAAATATTAGGGTATTGGGTATGTTCTATCGTAGGTTCTGGACATGTTGATGACGTAAATCACTCACATCATCCAAGAGAATATGACGAAACATTTTTAATATCAAAAGAAGAAAATGTAGAAGCAAGATTTAAACATCAAGAAAAAATAAAAAAACCAAGATATCATTTCAAAAACGGGGTCTATAAAAAAATATTTTTAGATGATGATTCAACGATAGTAGATCCAGACAGCGCTCTAATATCGGGCGATGAAGGAGAATACGAAAAAATCATTCAACAGTCAGACGCAGCAAAAGCTTCTGTCTACGAAGCAGTTCCTAGGTTTAAAAAAAGGCCAGGAGATATTGCGCTAGAAGGAAGTAATAACACCCTTATTGTTCTAGGCAGAGATAGGTTAGGAAGAGTTGCTTCATACAATCCTAATGATATTTTTGAAAATTCATTTTCTGTTGATAGAACAAATCCAAATCTATCTAAGAAAAATGCAGGATCTATAGACATCGTAGCTGGAAGAGGACAACGACCAGAAACTGGTGGTAAGAAAGTTATTAATCATCTTCAAAACCAAGAATTAGCTAAAGATAAAGTTTCAACAACTCAATTTTCAAATGAAGGAGATCCAGATTTTTTAAACGATAGAAGTAGAATTTATGTCTCTCAAAACACAAGAGTCGATGAAAGCCTTTTATTAACTCAAAAAAATTCTTCAAGAACTCCTAAAGTATTAGATTCAGAAAATGGAGATGCAGGAATAATAATAAAATCTGACAAAGTTAGGATTTTTGCAAGATCAGATGTGCAAATTTTAGTAACTGGATTTTCTGAAGAACCAATAGAAAGTGCAGTCGGTGACTATGAACCTGATACGATTTCCAACGACAATTCTGCTAATAACACAACTCAGCAAATAGGAGAAAACTCTATAAAAACCCAAAATTCTGATTCAAAAAAGTGGGCATCGATAACTATAAAATCTAACGGTGACATCGTATTTGAACCATCAGATACAGGGTATATAAAGTTAGGTGGAGAAGACGCAAATAGAGGAATAGTATGCACTGCTCAACCTGTTATTGCCGTAAACGGTGGAATAGCAGGTACTTCTATAATGACGAATGGTGGCGGACTCATTGCTGGTTCGCAAAACCCATCGCCTTCTGGAAATATACCAGCTCTTCCGCAACAAGGAAATGCTGATTTAGGGACTTTTGCTAATAAAGTTTTGATTAAATGATAAGGGTAAAGCTATGAGTTGCCAACAACACGTAGGTATTTTAGACGAAAATGGAAAACTTACTAAAGAAGCAAAAAATAGTTTCATTTCTCAAGTTCTTTTAATTCTTGAATACGGTACAGATAATATACCAGAAGCACTAAAACCTCCCATTCCATTTCCTGATAAAATTGCTCCGTCTCCTGTATTTAAAGACTTAATAAGAAGAAATCCAAATTTTTTAAAAGATGAAGTTGTTTATTCTTCATTTTATGAAACCTGGATAGCAAGGTATGAAAAACTTGCAAATGATTATAACCTAAAACCAAATTATAGTCTGTTACCAGCTATTGCTGACCCTATAGCATTAGGTAAAGATGCTTTTAATGTAGATCTTCCCCTCATAGATTTCCCAGGAGGATTCATACAGTATTTGACCGGTCTACTTCCAATAAAAATGATTGGAGATTTAATAGATGCAGGAGAAGTTAAATTTCTAGCTCCAGATGGACCTGCAAAATTATTGAAAACGTTACTAGAAAAAAACCTCCCTCCCCCGCCAGCAATTCCAAAACCTCCTATTATTGTTCCACCGTTACCTCCTTTAGGATTTTCTTTACCAAATATTCCTGACTCTTTGCCAAAATTTGAATTAACCCCAGAACAAATAATCGCAAATGCTCCAAAGCCTCCAGAAGTAATATTTTCTTTCTTGGCAGCAAAAGAATTTGCAGCTTTTCAAAATCTTCCAAAAGTACTATCAGAAACAGTTTCTAAAGTTCCAAACTTTATTTCTAAGATAGGAAATCCTATAGAGATAGTTTCAGAAATAGCAGGAATCATAAAAAAATCAGGAATGTTAGGTCCTGAACCAAACGAATTTGCAGTCTTAGAAAGAGCAAGTAGCTCAGTTCTTGCTGTGAAAATAGCAGAAATGAACCTAGTCGCAACTTTAGCATTAACGATAGGTTCTGCTCCTGGATCTATGACGACAAGTATAACTCAAATAACTAGCGCAAAAGAACCTGCAGCTAAATACAGACCTGTAGTTATAGAAAGAAAACAACCATTAGAAAAAGAAGAACTAAGACCATCAGAAAAGGCGCATTCTTATGCAGTAGGATTAAAAAATTCTTATTACGGGAATGCCGAACACGCTTCTGAAAGAACACGGTACTTACAAGGGCTATTTTACACAGAACATCTATTTCAAAGCTTTCCAGACAACTTTTTAAATGTATTCGGAGAACCAGTAACCAATCCAGAAAACGCGATTAAGTTTGATGTTGGTCCAAAACGTTTGTTAAGCGAAATTTCACAAGACATTCAAGTTTTGGAAGCAACACCTGTTCACGACAAAACAGGGTTTTTTAGAGAAGCTGAAAACAATTCTGGTAATTTATCATCATGTGGAATGTTTGTTCGGTCGTGCTTAAGAGCTGGTGGAGCTTTAAACCGTTTTTTCTTATCAACGTTTTCTTCAGACGAAGGAACGGTTAGGATAGGATTGAACATAGGATTAATGAGAAATTTCCGTTGGGTTTCAAAAGGGTGTAAAAGTCCAAATTATGAATATAACTTTGAAAATCCTACTGGTGGCAGAGGAATTATAAATGATTTATATGACGTTACTATAGATGAAAAAACGAAACAACCAATTATAACGCCAAGAGTAGAAACAACTGTAATACCTGGAACTGGTCTTACTGTAAAACAACTAAAAGAAAAACTAGAAAAGTATGCAGGGGAAAAATGCAGATATAATCTGGGCTCCGGCGCTGAAATGAAGACAAGTAAAGATAGTGGTCGCATGGCGTTACATGTAGGAGAAATGTTAGCTACAGATGCATTTAACGAAGACTGGAGTTTAAAAGCAGATCAAGCAAATATTGTTCCTTCAGAAAATTTGCAATTTTTAAAACCTTATCTCAAACCAAGACAAGAACGAGCTATTTTAAGCGGTTTTGATATAGGAATAATGTTAAGAAACAATAACTCTGAAGAACTAGGGTTTCCTTCTTTGTCAAAAGGAGATGCAGTTCTAATCGTCAGGACTGCTAACCCGGGTCCTAACACATATGGCAAAACATCTGATTGGGCTATAAACGGAGAGCACGTTTTGCTTGTTGATGTTGATAGAAAAGCTGGATATGACTATAAACCGTTTAAACAAGGAGGTCCTAAGTTTGATACGTTATCATACAGTATACAAGCTATTGAAGGTGGATCAATCGACGACTATAATTCAAAATATGTAGAAAAAGAAGAAAAATTCATAAAATCAGATAATGAAGAAACGAATAAAAAAATAAGAGAAAACATAGGATATCAATTAAGAATACGGAAAAAGTTTTCTAATAATGTCGCAACGCAAGTATCAGCCGATGAAATAAAAGGTTACCAAGCAAGTTTTGATGGACTAAACGCTGGTGATAACATCACTATTTCTTTTGCTAAAGAAGTAGGTAAACCATCAGCTATTTTAGAAAATGTGTATGATTTAGGGCTGTTTCGTCATTACAATAAGAAATATATCTCTAATAATTTTGATGGTGACGATGGTTTTTTTATCGGTTGTTCTAAATTACCACAAGCTAGCACAATTAATTCTAAAGATGGAATCGTAATATCTCCTAATGAAAGAAGAATTATTGCAATTTATAAGACGGATAACTACTGCAATAAAGAAGAAAATTCAGGACCATTAGCTGCTATAGCAGCTGACTATATGGATGAAATATCAGTAAACAGTTCTAAGAACTTTAAAAGAATTAAACGAGTATATAACCCTTTTGGTCCTTACGTATTTCCAAATTATTGTAGACCTTACAAAGAATCTGAAAAAAATGAATCTGAAAAAAATAAAGATACTCTTTCATGATACACAAAATTTTGCATAATTTATGTGCAAAGAAAATTGCTCTAATTATATTTACCGTTAGAGAAATAAATGTCTTCTTACAAGTTTAAGAGCGTCGGTAAAACAGCATCCGTTATTGAAACAGAGAAAGTTTTAGTAACGAGAACCCCTGTTGGAATTAAAACCCCTCTTAGATTAGATGAAAAGAACATATTTGCAATGCACTATAGTTTTGCAGACCAAATACATGATAACTTAAGAAATTTACTTCTTACAAACTGGGGTGAAAGACTTGGTCTTTACGAGTTTGGTGCAAACTTAAAAGAGTTGACTTCAGAGTATACAGACATAGAAACTTTCGATGATGAAGCTATAACTAGAATAAGAAATGCAGTTTCAAAATGGATGCCATTTGTTAGTTTGCAAAACTTTGCTTCTTCTATCGACAGAGAAGAAAACAGACATGTAGGTATATTAAAAATAATAATAACTTATAATGTTAATGAATTAGGAATAAAAGATAAAGCACTTCAAATATCAATGTATGTGACGTAAAATGGCAAAAACAGAATTAAAACGTTTTAGAAGTAGAAGTTATCTTGCTAAAGATTTTGATGCGTTGCGCGCAAATTTAATTCAATACGCAAGATTATATTACCCTGATAGAATACAAGATTTTTCAGAGACTTCAGTCGGTGGACTATTGCTTGACATGGCTGCATACACTGGTGATGTCATGTCATTTTATCTTGATCATCAATATAACGAACTTGATCCAAACACTGCAATAGAAACTCAAAATATAGAGAAACTTATTAGATCAGCCGGCGTTCCAATAACAGGAGCTACGCCGGCTACTGTAGAGGTTACTTTCTTTATTGAAGTTCCAGCAGTATTATCTGAAGGAAGCTATGTTCCAAGACCAGGTTCTTTACCAATTGTAAAAGCAAATTCAACGTTTACTTCTATAACTGGAACAAATTTTATTCTATTATCAGACGTAGATTTTGCAAAAAAAGATGCCGACGGAAACTATATTGCAGAAATAAAAGTTGCAAAATTAAACCAAAACGGTAATCCTAACACTTTTACTATGGCGACCAGAGGATTATGCATTTCTGGTACGCAAACAACGGAAAAATTTAACCTTTCTAACTTTATTCCCTTCAAGTCGATCACATTAGCTCAAAACAGTGTAACTGACATCATATCAGTAAATGATAGTTTAGGAAATTCATACTATGAAGTTGGAAATTTGACAGAAGATGTTGTATATAGAAACGTCTTAAACACAGCTAGTGATTCTGCAGACGTACCTGATTCATTGAAAGTCGTTCCAGCGCCTTATAGATTTGTTAGCGTTGTAGACTTAGGATCAAGGTCGACGACTCTTATTTTAGGAGCTGGTGATGACAACAATATAGATGATGATGCAGTCCCAGATCCTTCTGAATTTGCAATATCATTTCCTTACTCAAAGACTTTTTCTAGAACTTCAGTAAATCCATTAAAACTTTTAAATACAAGAACTTTAGGGGTATATGCTCCAAACTCTATATTAACAGTTACTTACAGATATGGAGGAGGATTAAGCCATAATATCGCTGCAAACAACTTAACAAATGTTTCACAACTTCTTTTAGAGTTTCCGTTAAATCCAAGCTTAGAAATAGTGAATTTTGTTAGAAAAAGTTTTTCATTAACAAATGAAAGACCAGCAGCAGGAGGAGAAGATGCTCCCACGATTGACGAATTAAGAGCGTTGATATCATCAATAAGAAACTCTCAAGAAAGAATTGTTACTAGAGAAGATTTGCTTGCTAGAATTTACTCGATCCCATCAAACTTTGGAAGACCATTCAGAGCTACTGTGAGGTCTAATCCTACAAATCCGCTGTCTACCCAGCTATTCATAGTTTGCAGAGATTCTTTGTCGACTTTAATACATGCTCCAGATACGTTGAAAGAAAACATAAGAAAATATTTAGCTCCTTATCGTTTAATCACGGACGCCATAGACATTTTAGATGCAAAAATAGTCAATTTATCGTTTCAATTTGACGTATTAATTGATCCTTCGCTAAATCAACAAATCGTATTACAAGAAATTATTACTTTGCTTGTAGAACAATTTAACACAAAAAGATTCTATATAGATCAACCTATAGTTTTATCTGATATTCAAAACATAATATATACTGTTTCTGGCGTAATATCAGTTACCAACATGGAGTTCAGAAACGTCAACGGCATAGTGAATGGAAGACAATATAGCGATGTAAGCTATGACGTAAAGAACAACACTAGAAAAGGATTGCTATATCCACCTGAAGGCGGAATATTTGAATTTAAATATCCTGAATTTGATATAGTAGGAAGGACTGCTTTATAACATGTATAAGATATTAAAAGCAGATAAAGATGCTTACATAACAAATAGATTTATTAAAATAGCAAGTTCAGGTTCATTGCGTACAGGTTCGAATGTAGGCGCAGCAGGAACTTTAGATTTGTTCAAACTCTATGGAGTTACGTTTGCAGACAACAATCCATCTTTTCCTAACTTGGAATTAAGCAGGATCTTGATTCATTTTGATTTGCAACCTATAAAAGATCTAATTTATTCAAGCTCTATTAATATCAATCATAAAACATTCAATTGTTCATTGAAGCTTTTTGATGTATATGGCGGCCAAACAACTCCTTCAAATTTTGATGTTTCTATATTCCCAATGTCAAAATCTTTTGATGAAGGTGTCGGAAGAGACGTCGTTTACTATTCTGATTATGACGCTTGCAATTTTTCTTCTTCATCAATTGGTACAAGCTGGGAAATGTCAGGGTCTGGAAAAGGTGGAGGAGCTGAAGAAGTCTGCGATTATATAACTTCTTCAGTCGATTTAGGAGGAACGAATCTTGAAGTTACTCAACACTTCTCCACAGGAGAAGAAGACCTAACTGTTGACGTGACGAAGATAGTTTCTGCGACTTTAGCAGGAATTCTACCAGATAGCGGATTCAGGTTATCATTAAAATCGAATCTTGAAGATGACAAATATTCGTACTTTGTAAAAAGATTCTCTAGCAGAACAGCTTATGATTCTACTAAGCACCCGCGTCTAATCGTTAGATATGACGATTCAGTGCAAGACGATTCTCAAAATTTAAGATTTGATCAAAACTCTACTATATTTTTAAGGAATTATTTACACGGAGAGCCTGCAAATATTTTAAGCGGATCATCTTTAACTTCTATAACTGGATCTAACAGTCTACTTTTAAAATTAGTAACCGCAGTGTCTGGAAACGGAAGCTACTCTTTAATTTTTACAGGATCTCAGCATTCAGATGGTGTAAACTATTATCCAGGGTTATATTCTGCTTCGTTTACAATACCTCAAACAAATCAAACTCTGTATAAAGAACTTCAGCATTCAGGATCGGTTACGTTCACACCAATCTGGTTGTCTCTTGATGAATCTGTAGCATATTTCACCGGTAGCAAATTGACAGTCTATCCTTCTCAAAGATCAAATTCAACGATAGATTTCAAGAATTACGTTGTTACTACTTCAGGACTTCAAGCATTACACAGAACTGATGAAAAAGTTTTCATTAGATTAAACATATTCGATCATACGTCTCCCACAATAAAACTAGTGAAAAGACCGATTGAGCTATCAGGAGTAGTCGTAAGAAAAGCTTATTATCAAGTAAGAGATATTTCTACAAATGAAATCATTCTATCTTTTGATGAAACATATGGTTCTACAAAAGTTAGCAGCGATTTTAGCGGAATGTATTTCGTTTTAGACACTTCTAATCTAATGAAAGAAAGAAGCTATGTTATAGATGTAATGTTGGTTTTAGGTGGAACTAAGAAAACCTTTAAATCTGTTTCAAACGTCTTTAAAATCAGTGATACACAGGTTGCTTAAAAATGTCAAATTACAATCAATCGCAATATATTCCTTCATTTTTAAAAGCAGCTTCTCAAAACGGAAGATCAATTTCTTTAACGTTTTCAGACGTTTCAGGCTCAAACATTAACAATGAAAATTCTTTTGGGTATTCTATACAAGGAACAGGTTTAAAGTCAACCCAACAATTAAATGTAGACTGGTCAAAATTTGAAAATCACACATTTTTCATGTCCGCAGAAGCTAAAGTTAATTTAGCTTTTGAACAGATTATTAACGGATATCCATTCGACGGAAACAGAGAAGAAATAGAAAACTTTTTTTCTGACTTAACAGGGTTTGATAAATGGGTTTTTGATAGATTTCCAAAGTTTAAAGGACAGCTACATTTTTCAGGAACGCAACTTTCAGAAGCATCTCCTTCCTTCGGAACGTACATTCAAGTAAAAGACATACCAGGATCTTTATTCCCTGGTCTAAGTCCAGATGCATCAGCAAAATCTTCAATAATCAATCCAGGAAACAACAATTCTTTAAGCATAGAAATGCAATTAAAAATTCCTGAGATTTCTACCGATGGAACACAAATCATATTACAGAAAATTAATCCTGATGACAACCAAGGGTTCTCTATACGTTTGAATCCGACTGTGTCGACATCAATAGTAGAAACTGTTTTTGACGTTTTTTCTGGATCTTCCAGTATGTCTGTTTCTACAAATATAGACAAAGGAAAATTCAATCATTTATGTTTTATATTTGACAGGGACTCGGGTCTTCATAATCTAAAAATTTACAATCAAGAATCTTTAGCTGCCGTATCAACGAATCAAACAAAGATAGATAACTTAAACATAAATTATGCGGATCTATTAATAGGAAGTGGATCTAGTTATACCGTATTAGGATCTTTTATTGCTCCTCAACAGACATTGTCTGGTAGCATGGATGAGCTTAGAATCTTTCATTCCGTTCGTACTCTGGGTCAATTAAAATCGTATGCTAAAAAATCGATTTATTCATCACCAGACTTAAAACTGTACTATAAATTTAATGAGCCACCTCCACCATTATCTCCTATTACTAACGACTTAGTCAATTCAATCGTTTTAGATAGCTCTGGAAATGCATTACATTCATACATTTCAAACTTCACGGGAAGCTTAAGACAATCTACGGAAAATGATGCAGACAGTAATATGACATACGAAAAAGACAGTTTATCTCCTGTTCTTTTTCCTGCTTATGATGATGTCATTACTCTGAACGTGGAATTGTTAACTAGCGCTTCAAGCTATGATGAAGAAAATCCAAATATCATTACTAAATTAATTCCTAAGCATTATTTGTTGGAAGGAAGCGCTTCTGAAGGTTTCATATCTGAAGATCAAAATGATGGAACAAAATACGGTGGAAACGGAATACCTGGACAAGGAGAATTAAACAATGTCCAAGTTATGCTTTCTTTGCTTTATATTTGGGCAAAGTTTTTTGATGAAATAAAACTGTTTTTAGACGCATTTAGCTCTTTAAAAACAGTCGATTATGACTTAAACAAAAGCATACCTAATAATCTTTTATTTGACGTCGCAAAACATTATGGGTTTTTTATACCTCCTCTTTTTACGACTTCAACAATTGAGCAATACGTTTCTGCTGAAAACATCGACCCCTTGGTCAAAGGAAACGAAAACCTTTCATTGCAATCAGTTCAACATGAACTTTTAAGAAGAATTTTAATCAATTTACCTTCAGTTATCCGCTCGAAAGGAACTCAGCATAGCATCAAAGCATTTTTACGTTCTATTGGAATAGAACCAGATGCAAGCATGAGATTTAGAGAATATGGCGGAGCAAATTATAAAAACATTTCAGATTCAAGAGAATCAAAAACTGACGTAGTAGGAATCGTAAGCTTTTCGACTGGTTCTCTTGTTACGTCTGCTTTCTTATCTGGTTCTAGAACTGAAGTTGGATATCCATATCCTGAAGGAACATTTACAAACAAACAAGAGTATCCACCTCACGGCATATCAAATTCTCTAAATGATGGTTTGCTAACATCAGGATCATGGACATTTGAATGTTCTTACAAATACAATTTGAATACAGTAGAATTAAATTCTTTGACACAATCTTTAGCAAGATTGTGTGTTACTGGATCTGGAATACAAAATCCAGGATTAGTAGCAAATCTAGTAGGATACTACGATGAAACTTCTCCAAGAGTATCTTTGTTTTTAAGGCCAGGAAACGATTTTGATGCTCCAGTTTTAAACATGTCTTTAGACCTTCCGAAAGATGCAATATTCGGGGGAGATGTATGGAACGTTTCTTTTGGTTGCAAAAGAAATGATTCTTTTTCTTCTATTTCATCATCATCATACTTTTTAAGAGTTGGATTACAAAATGATGGAGAAATAAGTTATCTGTTATCAACTTCTTCATATTTTTATGAATTAACTGGATCTTCTTCACCACTAAACTCTAACGTATTTAGAACATTAGATTTAGTTCATCAAACGAACGTGTCTGGATCTTTCATTTGTTTAGGAACCAATCAGGCAATTTCAGCTGGCAGTTCAACGTCATATAGGTTTTTAAATAACGAAACAAAAGTTTTTGATAACGCAGCTCGCCAAACGACGTTTGATGGAAGAGCAATGAAATTGAGATTTTGGTCAAAATCTTTTGAAGAAAATGAATGGATAGAACACATAAGAAATTATCAATCTTTAGGAGTGAATGATCCATTAAAAAATTTCAATTATGAAAAGATATTAACTGGATCTTTTGAAAGACTTCGAATAGATTCTTTATCTAAACAAGAAGTTAAAAAAGCAGATAACAACGGAAATATAGAATTTATAGATTTTAGTGAAAACAATGCTCATCTTTCAGGAAGCGGATTTCCAAATGACAGAAATTGCATAACTCCTGAAATAATTCGTTATTCTCATCTTTCTCCATATTTTGATGAATTGATTACTAATGACAAAATAAGAGTAAGAGGTTATAAAAATGAAGAGCTCATAAACAGGAATCAATGGTCACAAAAAGCACCTGTTTATGAAATCGTTAGATCAGAATCTCCGATAGATGACACAAGATTTTCTATAGATTTTTCTTTAGTTGATGCGTTAAATAAAGACATAATCAACATGTTTTCTACATTTGATTCCATTCAAAACTATTTAGGAAATCCAGAATTGATGTTTTCTTCAGATTATCCTGATTTAGAAAAACTAAGAATGGTTTATTTTAATAAACTAAAAAACAAACTTAATTTTAAAGCGTTTTTTGAATTTTATAGTTGGTTCGATAATTCTATTAGCTCTTTTATAGAACAGTTAATCCCTAGAAAAACTGTGTTTAAGGGAACAAACTTTTTGGTTGAATCACATATGTTAGAAAGGCATAAATTTGAATATAAGTTTTCTAACAATTATTTCATTTCAAGCAATTCAAGAAAAACGCAATTTGATTCCGGGATGGGAAGTTGAACAAATTCATAGATAGTTCTTATGTCAAAGCAAATATTAAATCGTGCTAATCAGCTATTAACACCTAAAAAAAATGAAGCGTTTTTTTACAATTATTTGCCAAAAAAAGATGTTTTATTTTTTGATGATAGCCCAGGCGTAGATTTAAATGAAAGAATAAAAAATTCAAATGCTAATCAATATTTGATCACCGGATCTATAGACACAAAATTAATAGACGGGTTTAGGCAAGGTGTAGAGATAACACAATATTCTCACTTTTATGCTGGTAATTCTATTAGAATACATGCTGGTGAACCTGGTCATGTTATAAGAAAAAATTTCTATGGAGCAGATAGAAATTTCTTACGTCAAAATCATTTTAAAGAGTTAGAATATTACGACGCATTAAAGTATATAAATTTTGAGCAGATAATAACCTACCCTTTAGTAACGCATGATAGCGATGAAACTGAAAATTATAATTTTAACGGTGTAATAGAACCGCTATCAATAAGAGCTGTTGCGGCTTTATACAGCATTGACGTTCCATTCGAAGCTCATTCTATCAAAGGAATGATGATGGATGGAAATTCAGATATAACGACGTCGACGAGCAGAATCAGCAACATAAAATTAAAAAAAGAAAACTATAAAATTCAACCGTGGCTAGATTTGATAGACATGATGGGAACAGTAAAAAAAATTCCCACAATGGCATACTTTAATGATGATAAATCTTACATAAATCCTTTTAATGATTCTTTAAACAAAGTACAATTGTCAACAAACCTTCCACAAGATATGCTTGATGATGCTTTAAAATTAGTTGGGTCGACAGAAAATTATATTTCTGAAAATGAAATCTCTGCAGGATGCGGATGGATGTACGATGATGTTACAACAAAGGGTACAGACTCTCTAGCATATGGAGGCTTAGGTTACTGATGCCAACTCCAAAATCATTACGCCAAGCGCCCGCTAGAATATTCGAGAATTATATTCTAACGTTATCAGTAGACAGCAACTTAGGATTAACTAAGGTTCCTCAAGAAAGATTTTCACAAGCACCAGGAAATGCAGGTAAATCTGGACAAAGCGGGGGGTTAAGTGGAGATACAGATATAGGGTTTCCTTTTATTTTTGATGGAATAACTTATACAAAGTTTAACGTTAGCGTCGATGGATGGATAGTTTTAGTTGATCCTGCTACAACGTTTACAGCTTCAGATGTTTTAGGAGGTTCTACTCCTTATGCAAATATTATTAAACCTACTTTCTTAGCAAACCATGCTTTTTTTGCAGTATGGTGGTCTAACTTAACAAATTCTAGCAACGCAGAAATCTTAGGAACTGATGGATATAATAAAGGAATAGAACCTCCATTAGCAAGAGTTAATCCAAGAAAATTTGCGATTCAATACTGTAATGACATATTGCCCTTCGAAGGAAGGCGTTTAATTGTAAGATGGAATTCAACAAACGCTGGTGGATTAAGTAATAGATTAGAATTTGAGATAATTTTTTATGAAAATGGAAAAATAGAATTTAGATATGCTCCAAGAAATCAAATTTCTGTTTTTGATTTTCCGGTAAATGAAAGCGCAACAATTGGCATTTTTATGCCAAATGGAACTTATAGATTTCGTGATTTTTCATATGAGTTAGGATATGATCAGTCTTCTCGTATCAAATATTCTTTAGGTGGATCAATTTCTGGGTCATATGTTGATTCTGTTTTAGATGACTTTACAATGACGTATGAAAATGTTCCTTATGGCGGAAATTTAACAGTTAACAACTACTGGCCAGGCCAGACAAATTCAGGAGCTGTTTTTACATTTCAACCACCCCTAAATAGAAGAAAAATTTTACCAAGACTATCATTAAGAGAAAAAGACTCTAAAATAACTTTACCTACAGTCGCTAGAACAGGAGATTCTTCTAGACCTGGAAACGGTTCATCTACATTCGACGATAGAAAATCAATTAATTACACAACAAGAAATGACATAAATTATCCAACAACTCTTCCTAGATTCTATGCTCCAACATCATTTTCAGAAATAGCAAATCAGAATCTTTTTTCAGAAGATATAATAACAACCGGTTCTGTTAATAAAACTTTAGTACAAGATTTTCTAGAAGATAATTCTAAAAGTTATATCTCTCCATTTACTGAAAATAAATTATTTGAAAATGATCCAGGTTCAGATATTGATCCATTTTTTACGGTAGGTTCTACATTAAAAGATGTAGGCGAAGGTTTTACCAGTCCGCTAAAATCAAAAACGCAAATTAGATTATCTTATAGAGTTGATCACAAAACGACGATGTTTGGAGCATCATCAAGCATATATTATTTTAACAAAAGAACCGGAAGATGGCAGTATCCGACATCATCATTTTTGCAAGGATTTGACATAGCTGATCCTTATGCAGATGCTTCAAATGTTAGAATTATAGAAACAGATAGAGGGTTTAATGCTTTCGGATTTAATATATCTTCAGGAAGCAATACGAGAAGTTATAGCTCTTTAGGAACTGACGAATTTATCGGCACAAATTGGACCAGGCAAAATGAAATTAAGGCAATAACTAAATCTTATAATAAAAGTATACAAACAGATCAGCGGTATTCAGCAATAGAAGATGAATCTATAAGCATACCAATTCAACAACCATTTTTATTAGAAAAAGCAGTGATTGAATTACCTTTAGAAGCTGGTCCTGGATGGTTTAACGATAAAACAAAATGTTTTATACCGTTAACAGATGATTCTCCATATGCTCCAGATGAATTAAATCATTGTTTTGATATAGGAGGTCCAGGCTTAACAATATGTTTGTACAATCAAGTTTTTATTGGTCCTAACAAAACTAGAAGAGACTTAATTTTGAGTGGAACTGTCACGCATCAACTAGACAATACAGCTGAAATAGTTTTTTCTAATTTTCCTGACATTGATGCAGCAAGTAGCAATTGGGTTGATAACGGAGGACAAGTCTGGCAAGTGGTTCCTCAAGGATTTAATGCGTACGGAACGCCTTCAGCTGTAATCATTCCAGAAAATGTTGGAGGAAATTATTATTACACAGGAAGTGTTGTTTTTAAGTGTAAATCAGAAATATCGAATGGAACATTAATAAGAGATTCAATATTAATTAATGAAGGTTATAATAACGGTTCTGGAGGGAATGACATCAATTTAGCTAAGGCTAAGTTAGATTTGTTATTTAGTTCTTCTACATGGAAGTATGAAGGATCAGAATACTTTTTTAATCCAAATCCTTATGGAGGATTGTCTTCATTTAGATATAAGGAAATTTTATCAATAAATAATTTTGGTCGTGGAGGGGTTGGATTCGAACCTTCAGGAAGATCATTATTAGGTAAAGAATACATTACAACTCAAGGAAATTTAGATTATTATGATAATCCATTTTACCTTTACCAAGGGACCACTACTCTTTCTGATATAAAAAATGCTATTGGATCTTATGCCGATGCTAAAGGAGTAGTAATAGCATCATCTATCGTAAATAGAAGTAAATCGTTTACTTCTCCATATCTTTTACTTCCTGGAGATAGACTGATTTTAGCAGCTTCCAAATCTAGACCAGCGTTTTTTTCTACGCTAACTTCTTCCCCTTGGACTTCTGGATCTATACAACATGATATTAAATTTTCAACAGGAAGCATAAACATAACTTTATATGGAAGTCTAGTGTCAAATGGTAGCGAATTCCATGATACTTTGAATCAACCTTTATCATCAGGCGCAGTACATGAAGTTGTCATTGGAGAAACAAAGAAATGACCACCGTTTTAGATCAATTTGAAGTAGAATATAAAGAATGTTATATTTCAGGATCTTATGACCAAATTGTCATGGGAAAAATGTTTAAGCAAGTGACAGAATTTGGAATAAAAAAGTACATCTATTCCAACAGGGGTGTTGTTTATGGATCAATAAACAGTAATCAAGCGCAACAACCTGGTACTGGAATATTTGATTCTAACACTTCATTATCTTATAGACTACAACCGTATAAAGAAAAATCAGGGAATTGTAGAGCTGCTAAATTTATTTGTCAAGAAGAAAGAATATATGATACGACGTTACCAAATCCATTAAAGTGTTTTAACATTAATGGTGCTAGCGTATTTGCAACGAATAATAATCCTTATTCCACTCCTGGGCAGAGAAAGGATTATACAGGCGTGGACACATTTGGTTCTGCATTTATCATGTTTGATACCTACGTTCCAGAAGATAATATACGTTTCTTACCAGGGGGAACAGAAACAATCTGGAATGGAATAACAGGTTCAATAAATCCTGGTGTTGACAAACATTGGACTAAAACATTTCCGTTTGAACCAAGATATTCTTCAATAAAGAGAGAAAAATATCAAAATTTTTCTAACATAGAAACTAAATTAATAGGATCTTTTTTTAGAGATGGTTTCACGTCTGCTAGTTTTTATTATACTAATATACCTAGAAAGAAAAGCGGATTAGTCATAGGAACATTCGGTCCACAAAACATTTTTAGAAGTAATGTTACTTCAGGTTCTTATTCTCCTCCGATTAGCGGAAATTTTTACCACAGATGGGGTGCTGACGTAAATTTAGGATCAACAGTTAGTTTAGGAGGAGGATTTTCAACATATGTAACCGGTGCTTGCAACGTTGAAGACACAATAAAAATTTTATTCGGATTTGGAGATGCAATAACTACGTTTTATGATAGAAGCCTTATTTCAACTTCTAGCATAACAGGATATGGTAGAAGAGGAACTAATAACTGGCCAGAATTTAGGACGAACAAAATAACAACAGTCCCTCCGCTTGGAGGGGCTTATATAGGATACGAAAACTACACTGGAAGCATATGGTGTACATCACCTGTTATACGCGGATGGAAATACGGCATTTATAATGGCTTACCAGATTATACATCAATGTACTATCGTCAAGGCAGATACGGACAGTATAGAGACATGTTGGAACAAAGGATATATACAAAAACGTTATTAGAAAATAAAGAAGAATTAATATCACGAACGCAAATATCGGATGGACCAATTACTGTAAAGTTTTTAGATCAAAATGAAAATATAACTGATCCTGAACTTACAATGTCACAAAATTTAAGTCAATTTGCGACTTCTTCATTACCATACTTTGATTTGCAACAAAGGAATAGATCTAACGTTCCATTAATGTCGAATTTAACGTTAATAGGCTTTTCAATTGATGATGTAGGAAATGTAACTATTTAATCATGAAACAAGTAGAAACAAAAAAGAAAATTGATGAATCAGCTTTTTTATTAGTCAGAAATAGCGCTACTAATAACATACAATTAGTTGCAAGTCCTTCAAGTTTTCAAGTTGGTTTGTCACAAACACCAGCCGATATGATACTAAAAGGAAAAATTTGTTTATCTGAAAAAAAATATACAATTAGTAATTCGAATTCCTGGTCAATAAACATAGATGATAATGTTACAATTGCAAGTATAATAACTTCATACTCCATTGCAGAAAGACCTTCAAGGGGGTATTCTTCCGTCGTTTTACCTAATAATTCTAGGCATGGTCAACTTTTAATAGTTAAAGACTTTTCAGGAGCTTCTGGGGTTATTCCAATTAGAATAACAACCGAAGGTGGATTATTGATAGATGGAGCAAGCTATCAAACTATAGCTACGAATTATGGTTCTACCAGATTGTGCTGGCACGGAGAAGGATGGATGGTGATATAATTTATATCAGCAAGAATTAGAAACTTCAGAATTTCTTATTATATCATCAGCTGTTTCATTATCTTGAAATAACTCAGAAAAATCATACTGTTCATCAGTCGATTCAAGTAATTTTACGCACAGTTTATTCTTTTTATGGTTCTTAAAGCGTAAATGATCTCTAAGCATCCATCCGAAATAAACTGAAACCAGCGCATCATCATTTTCTTGATTAGAAGTTAATTTAGAAACTTTTACCAAACGTACATAATTCATTCTTATTGTCGAAAAATCGTCAGTAACGTTCTGGCATCCGTTCCATTCTGCCTCTATCCATTCGTTTTGATCAAGACAAATTTCTTCTACATCAGGGTTGGATTTAAGGTTTTTTATTATAGTTTTATTCGTAGAGATAGCCGCCGTTAAATACAACAATTCTGCATTAGGAGCTAAATAAAAAAATTTTTTCTTCGCTCCTTGATCAAGCGTTATCTTACATTTCTTCATTTATGTAATTTTATCTACTATATAACAACAGTTTAAATCTTATAATGGTTTTAGTCCATGAATAAGCTTGTCTATGACATTTTCTTCATCAGGACCTAACGCAATACAAACAGTTTCTTCTGATTCTTCATTTTTTTTATCGAAAACTGGATATGCTTCTATTCCTAAAATTTGTGCGCGGAACATTATATCATTTAATTGTTCTTGATTTTTTACCTCTAAAATATCTTGAGAAAAAGATCCTGTCAACCATGCTACTTCATCGCTTGATAAACTTACGACTAGCTTTCCTCCTCTATCTGCCTCATTGTTTTCTAAAATAAATTTTAGCGAAGCTTGCGCAACTGTGTTAGCAACTTGTCTCTTGTTCAGATTCAAATCTTTTCTAACTATTATAGCTTGTTTCAATCCAGTCATGTTACCTCCGTAAACTAAACGTCAGAAGAATCTTCAGCAATAATTTGACTTCTCACCTCCTCTAAAATCTTTCCAAGCCAATTTTGGCCTATACCATTTGTCATTCCCCAAAACTTGTCATTCCATTTATTTTCGTTAATTAGATTATATCCATCTGTTAACAACAACATGTATCGTAAAAATGGATTTTTAAATTTTTCATTTATTAAAAATCTCATTGTGTCTACTTTCAAATCATGCCAACCCTCATACAGGATGACTGATTTCCCTAACTTTTTAGCTTCATAAGGAGATTTTGCTTTTTTGATCAAGCTTCTTGTATCAAGATTTAAACTTTTTGAAGCTTGGTATGCATGTTCTACAGTTGGATATAAGTCACCTTCAAAATAGATTGTTGAAGGATAGAAGTTAGAAAGAAATTCAGAATTATTTTTCTTATTAAATCCTATGATTTTATTATCATGATTATTAAAAATATTTCTATGATGGTCGGGATCACACGCATGATCCTTTACAAGCATATTCCAGTATTGTTTAACCAGATTCATGGTTAACATCTATAAATATTCGTTTTTTATTATTACAGCACAAAATTGGGCAAGCAATGTTTAAAAGTAAATAATTTTACTCCGTAGGATATAATTCTGCATAATATGTAATACAATCTCATGGGTTGTCCCCCAAATGGTCGAAGATAAAAATAGGTTAAGAAAAACGTATTCATTTTATAGGCAGCAACCTGTCTATGCATCTGGTGGTGGGGGTGGAGGTACAACTGGAGGAGGCGACCCTGACGCATCGTATCTAGTTCTATCATTGACGTCTTCACTATCCAATGAAAGACGATTTATTCCGAGCATCGGATTAAAAGCCACTGATGGAGGCGCAAATTCAAATTACACGTTGTCCATAAATGATGGTGAAGTAGCAACGATCAGCGGATCAACATTTACTGGAGTTACGAAGCATACATTAGGACTTTCAGGATCGCTTACAACATTAGTAGACGGTACAAGTTATTTAATCGCTGGAAATAACATATCGATATTTTCTTCTTCAAATGGTTCTGTAACAATCTCTTCTACTGCAGCTACCAATAACTTTTTCAGCAGCACTACGAATGGATCCATTTTCACAACAGGATCTGCGGCATTCATTGGTAATGAAGCCGGGATTGATTCTCCATCAGATAAAGGAACAAACGTATTCTTTTATATCTCAGGATCGATTAGCGGAAGCGGAGTGGATGATAAGCGCTCATTATTTGGTGGCGATGTTGTCATAAGTGGATCTTTAAGACAAGGTTTATTAGTAAACGCATCAGGGTTGTATTCACACGCTGAAGGCCAAACTACCACGGCTTCTGGTGCTGCCGCGCATGCAGAAGGATCTAGCACTACGGCTTCTGCTTCTGGTGCGCATGCTGAAGGCGCAAATACTACGGCTTCTGGCATTTACTCACATGCTGAAGGACTTACCACAACAGCTTCAGCAATTGCTTCACATGCAGAAGGTCAATTTACGATTGCTTCTGGATGGTATTCTCATGCTGAAGGCGCATCAACAACAGCTTCTGGAATTGCATCACATGCTGAAGGTAGTTCTACTGAAGCTGTAGGTACTTATTCGCTAGCAGCAGGTATAGGAACAATAGCTTCAGGTTCTGGACAAAATGTCTTTGGACAATACAATTTAAGAAATAATTCTACATCATTGTTCATCATTGGTGACGGGACTTCAACCAGCAATGCTACGCGTGGAGATATAGTACGCGTAAATAAAGGAATCTCAATAGGAAGAGGAATCGTTGAAGTTACAGGTTCTTTTGCAGCAACTCTTGGATTATCAGGTTCTCTTACTAGATTAACTGATGGTACTTCATATCTTGTTGCTGGAACAAACGTTACAATATCATCGGCGTCAAACGGTCAAGTAACAATTTCATCTACCGGCGGTGGAACGCCAGCTGGTAGCAATACTGAGTTACAATTTAATAATGCAGGATCTTTTGGGGCTTCTGCGAATTTAAATTTTAATTCTTCTACAAACCTTTTGTCTTTGACTGGATCTTTTGGTATGAAAGGTAATATCATACCAGATGAAGATACAACTTATACTTTAGGAACGTCTGAAAAAAGATGGGGTCATGTTTATACAGGCGACTTACATCTCAGAAACGACCGTGGAGATTGGACAATCGTAGAGGAACGTGATTATCTCTGTGTTATCAATAATATAACAGGTAAAAAGTACAAAATGATGTTGCAACCGATCGATAGCGAATCTTGACAATATTTACTCTTGTCATTTAATAGCTTTTATAACAGCAGGAGTAATCTTTCATGGCATTAGTCGGTCACATATCAGGTAGTACACAATCGAATTCAGTCATCGGAGTTTCTGGATCAGTAATTATAGCGAACCGTCCAAGTTCACTGTTTCCATCGTTACCAGGAACTGACGTAACGTTCTTCGTTTCAGGATCGTCGTCGTCCGGAGCAGCCACCGGAATCGACAGGGCTGTATTCGGAGGAGATCTTGTAAATTCCGGCACGCTTCTCGTAAAGAACCCAAGCACTGGAACTAATTCTTTTTCTGCTAGCACGGTTGGTGTTTCCATAGGAAGCACAGTTTCAATTACGCTTTCAACAGGAAACATAACGACAAGCGGAGACATCGCTGTTAACGGTGGAGATATTACTACAACTTCCGCAACAGCTACATTATTCAATGCTAACGCAACAAACGTTGCAATCGGTTCATCTGCAACTGCATTAATAATAGGATCTGCTGCTGGTACCGGTACAACGACTGTAAACAACAACCTTATTGTTTCAAAAAATGTAACAGTAACAGGTGATCTTACGGTTAATGGTACGATGGCTACTGTTAACACAACGAATCTTGAAGTCAAAGATTCAGTGATTGGTCTTGGATTCGCTTCAGGTACGATAGCGCAAACAAACGGAGATCGCGGGTGGATTGGAGGCCTTACGACTGGTGGCACAAATGTAATGAATAAGTGGGATAACACAAATTCTGAATTTGCATTTGCAACCACTACCTCATCAGCAACAGGAAGCTTTGCAATATCATCTTATTCAAACCTTCATACAAACGACATTCAAGCAAACATAGTTTCTGCAAGCCTCGGATTTAGCGGATCATTAACTCGCTTGATGGATGGAACTTCATACATGATCGCGGGATCTGGAATTTCTATCTCATCTGCATCAAATGGTGCAGTTACGATAAGCTCTTTAGTAATTGGAGATGTTACAGGACCTGGATCGTCTACGCAATACGCTGTTGCATTGTTCGATGATACAACAGGAAAAGTTTTAAGAAATTCTTCTCTTACGACAAACGGTGATACATCTTTATGGATTGCAGCTGATTTAGGGGTTTCTGGATCTGTTGCTCTTGGTGATACTACTTCTGATACTGTTACATTCACAGCAAGAGTCAATTCTGATATTATACCTTCTGGAGATAATGCTCAAAACCTTGGTTCTGCAACGAACCGTTGGGCTAACGTGTATACAGGCGACTTACACCTCAGAAACGACCGTGGCGACTATACCCTCATCGAAGAAGAGGATATGCTGACAATTCGTTTCAACAAGACCGGTAAACGTTACAAGTTCTTACTTGAAGCTGTTCCTCACCTTGATGAGGATCCACAGCTCAAGTTCTGACATTAACGTTTATTTAAATCAAGATAAATCGGAAGGATGAACAATGGCTTTAATTGCGAATAATATTTCTGGATCGGCTAGTAACTCTTCGAGAATTGGCATTACAGGTAGCGTCATATTCGCGAACCAGCCAGGTTCATCCTTCCCTTCTTTTCCAAATCCTACCGTCACCTTCTTCGTCTCTGGTAGCTCAACGGCTTCGGGGGCCGATACCCCATCCATCGTTTTCAAAGGTGATACATTCGCTTCTGGGGCCTTCGGCGTCTCTGAATACATCCAGATGAAACCAGTCGGGGCGCTTAGAATCCCAACGAATCAGTCGGCTTCTTACATCTATACCTCAGGATCCACAAACGACCTCTACTTCACTCAATACCAGCCAGGGACTGGTTACACGAACACGACACGTCTTCGTTGGTTAGAATCGATAATGTCGACGGGTCTTCTCCACGGCGGGGTTCTATCAACACAAAACGGTACGACAACGTTTTCAATCACTTCAGGCTCGGCTCTTATCATCGCGCCGAATGCATCATTAATTTCAGATCCGTATCCAACAGTGCAATATGTCGAATGGCCCACCTACGTTAGCCAATCGTTGACGTACGTCGCGACCCATCAGATCACATACGTTGGTATTAATCAGAACGGTGGAATTATTCAGCAGACAACGCCATTCACGAATGGAGACTTTTTAGACTACGTCAAAATAGGTCAGGTGCTACACCAATCAGGTAGCGTCACGAACGGTACGGCCACGACTCCATCTACAGCATACTCTGTCCCGCAACAAACGAGCCATTTCGTCCGCGCGTTTGGACCCTTAAAGATTTCTGGTCACGTGCTAGCAGCTAGCGGGTCTACATTATCGTTAATAAAATCAGCCGGTGAATCATATGCGGAAGGCAGAAATTACACCGTCGATCCAGACGATCCAAACTACGTCATGTCGACGACAGACACGGCTGTCACTGTTTCAAAGATATACAGAGAATATGTCAGTGGCTCTACAGATATCATCGATTCCGGCGTAGGTGGAGCAGGTTATACCGTAATCGATCCAACAAAGTACAACAACAACGGAACGCTTGGAAGCGTCACGGCAGGACAGTTTACGATACAGAGAGTCTATTGGTTCCCGAATTCTGCAAATAGAGCTTTCTATGTTTATTACGGTAACGCTACGTACAATTCGTTAGACTTAGCTGAAGCTGCTATTCCAACAGAAACATTTACTGAAGGAAAAAACACGCAAAATGGAGCGATCTACGTCGCCTCGCTGTTAGTAAAAGGTAATGCAAGCAATCTATCAGATACAGCTCAGGCTAGGTTTGTTCAAGGCGGTCTCTTTAGAAGCATAACTTCTACAGGAGGTGGTGGTGTATCTCCAACGACGCCGGGAGGATTAGACACATACGTTCAGTTCAACGATGGAGGATCTACATTCGGTGGTGACGCCGAATTTACTTATAATAAAACGACAAACATCCTCACGATCGGTGATGTTTCGATCGGCGATTCTGGATTAATCTCCACTTCAAACACGACAGCAAACGTTTTCAACACGAACTCAACGACTGTCAACTTCGCCGGCGCGGCATCGACAGCACTAAACATAGGAAATTCTTCTGGAACAAACACCGTCTCCGGCCAAACGAAGTTCTCCCAAGGTCTCAGCGGTTCATTAACAAAATTAACTAACGGAACATCATACCTCATTGCAGGAAGTGGTATCTCTATCACCACGGGCTCTTCTGGTGCAATCACAATCACGAATGATGGAACGGTTGGCGACATTACTGCAGTTAATGCTGGAACCGGTCTGACAGGAGGAGGATCTTCAGGTGATGTTACGCTAGCAATCAACGATAACATAGTTGCCACTGTTAGCGGCACTCAATTCAGGGGAAACGTTGGGATTACAGGAAGTTTAGGAGCTTCAAACTTAACAATTCTTAGCGGCGTGCTTTATCAAGCTAACGGAATAATTCAACAAGATTCTGCTTTTGTTTGGGATTCTGACAACAATAGACTTGGGATAAACACAACAACTCCTGTACGAACTCTACATATAGGAACCAGCCCGTCATTTAGAATCGGCACGACCGACTTTGCTGAACTAATTCAAGCATCTACAGCAGTATACCGTTGGACTAGAGGAGGTTCTGTAACAACAATAGAACATAATGCTGATCTTTTATTCCCGCCATCTACAACCGTCGGATTCCAACCTGGGTTAGGTCAAGCAAAAGATGCAGGATTCATCAGAGGTGGAGCAGGAATTATAAACGTCAGCGGCTCAGCACCAGGAGCTTTGTTTAGGTTTAATGCGACTTCAACTCCTCTTTCTGCTGGAGATTTAGGTATGAACACGACGACTGGTCGTCCTAATTCCTTAATTGGAGGAGTTCCAAGAGAATTAGCACACGTTTCTGAAATAGCTCCAGTGACTGCTTCTTATGTTGTAATTTCTTCTGACTCTACATTGACTAACGAAAGAACTCTAGGCGCAGGAACTGGATTAACACTTACAGACGGCGGTGCAAATAGCTCAGTTGTTTTAGCTATTAATGATTCTATTGTTGCAACCGTCAGCGGAACTTCTTTTACTGGCGATGTTAACGTAAACGGCGGTAATCTTAACACGACGGCTTCGACATTCAATCTTCTTCAAAGTGCATCGATTCTAAACATAGGAACGACTCCTTCGTCGCGCGCAGTTAACTTAGGTACAGCTGATGCAATTCAGGCAGTAACAGTAGGCTCTATTTTCGGAGCTTCTTCGTTAATGCTTGAAGCAGGAACCGGTAACATGTTATTAACCGGATCTACATCGACAACATATACTGTCGGCGGAGAAACAGGCACAGGCACGATAACGTTAGGACGTTCAACATCTTCTAACACGATTAATATTGGCGCAGCTGGTAACAACGGTACCCTTATACAAACAGTCAACATTGCCTCTACTACAGGAAGAAACAATATTACGATTGGAAGCTTATCGACCAGCACAGGTTTTACGATCCTAAGATCAGGAACAGGCGGTTTTAACCTAACAGGTTCAGGTAATTTTTCTCTAGCTTGCGCAACGGCAGGTACGTATACATTTGGATCGGCTGACGCTACTGGAACTATGACGTTCGGACGATCAACTGCTACAAACACAATTAACATTGGAAGCAGCGGTAACAATACGTCCAATACACAGACGATCACTATCGGAGCAGGTACAGGACTTTCAGCTGTTTCCATAGGAGCATCGACTGGTGCGTCAGCCGTCACAATCAACGCTGGTACAGGTCAAATAAACATTGGTACTAGCGCTTCAGCCAGAACTACAAGCATTGCCACAGGCGCAGCCGCCCAGACAGTTACTCTTGGATCTACAAATAGCACTTCGTCTTTGACACTTAATGCTGGAAGCGGAGGAGTTTCTCTAACTGCGAACACAGCTTTAACGCAAGGAAAACTTTTCAACCTTGGACAAGCGACTGTAACTCAAACTGGATCGATTACTACTGGAGTTACGATAAACTCATCATCAGGTGTTATCACAACAGTTTCAACGGCCATCAGCGCAAATAGCTCGTCTTCCTTTACCGTAACGAACAGCGCAGTCGCTAGTTCATCAGTCGTCGTCGCAACAATTGGAGATTATTCAGGTACAATAGGCACAGATGGTCATCCATATGTAATGGTAGACTCTATTACATCAGGAGCTTTCAATATTAGAATTTGTAATGCTCACAATACTAATTCAACAAACGGAACTTTAAAAGTCAATTTTATTGTTGCATGACGTACTAAGAAAGAATAATTAAATTATGCCTTTAACTCTTAACAGTCCAGAAACAATCGTTATAGACACCGTGAAAATAACCCAATTTGTAGTTACGCCTGAAAGCGGACTAGTTACGATTCATTATTCTTTGGGTTTTATCGACGGATCAGGAAACTTTGTTTCAAAAGAGCATGACAAAGTCGATTTAGCAAATGTTGAGTTTGAGCAACCTCTTTATGAGGCTGTAAAAAACAAGCTATACAGCTTGTTAAATGACAAAATTAACTCACCTAATATTGAATCAATCATCGATTGATTTTGTGACCTCGCAGAGGCTTTCACTCTGATTTCGGAAGATGTTGTCCGTATCTTAGATTTAGAGGACGAGGTCACCGTATAATTTAAAAACTCAATTATATTTTTTCACTTCTTCTCAACTGGTGCTGCTGATGCGCTAGCTGAAGGAGCTGGTGCGGCTTCGACAGCTGCGGATGCAGTGGCTGTTGGAACAGCTGATGGTGCGGCTTCTGCAGTAACAACAGCTGAAACGGTTGAATCAGTTGCAACAGGATCCTTACCAGGGCATCCAGCAATGCAGCATGAAACAATTGAAAGTAATACAAAGTTCTTCATTTTTTTCTCCATTTAGTAACCAAATGTAATCTTCAAGATTACGCGATCATAAAATATACATGATGAGATGAGTTGTATTAACAATTTACATTGTATTACAATTCACTTATTGAGATAAGTTTGCCCTGCGACAACCACCTTTTGATCGACGTCGCGAGGGTCTCTTTCTCGAATAAACACAGGAAATCTAACTTTTCCATCCTTCGTGAGACCATCGCCAGTCTGCGGATCAGGTTGGCCTTCCATCTCGACGATTCGACCGATCCACGAATTTGGATCAACATTGATTTCGGCCTTCATCTTGTCGGTAAATCCCCCCGCGACTCGAGTCACAACTCCATTTGGCAGGACAACTTCAAAGCCTCCCCACAAGCCTTCTCTCTTCGATCCCCTGCGGCCCTCATAATGACCCACAATAATTCCTTCATATGTCGCCACAGGTTTCATCTTACGAATATTCGAAGATCTTTTAAAGAGGTATGGAGCCACCAAGTCCTTCACCATGATGCCTTCGTAGCCAGCATCAGTGTCGGCGACATATGCTTCAAGTAACTCCTTTTCGTTACTGACCAATCGACCTGGAACTTGAACGACAGACGAGTTTCCTACCTGTCCAACGAGTTCCTTAACGAGTTCGACTCGATCCTCGAGGTCTAGGTGATTATCTTGGTCGCGCCAGTCAGAGAAGTGAAGGGCGTCGAAGACGTGGAAGATCATATTCGAATCATCCTTACCTTTCTTGTGAGACATCACGACAGAAGCTGATTCGTTCCAGTCCACACCCATCACTTCGCCATCGAGAACAAACTCATCCCATGGAGCCGCTTCAATCAAAGACTTGATTCGTGGAAGAGTCTCAAGGACCGTACCATTCCGTGTGAACATCGTCACTTCGCCGTTATGCTTTACGGCAACGCACCTAAGACCATCCAACTTCGGTTCGACACGAACAGGATACATGACCGGGTCTTCGATGATGATACCCTTACCATCCTCATAACGAGTCGAAAGAGTTTCTGCAAGCTGCACAGAGAATCCGACGATGGCAC